GATACGAAATGAATATTTACTCAGTGTAATTAAATAATTCGTATATGGGGGGGGGTAATTATATACCATTTTCGTGTAAATCAATAAAAAATAAATTTAAAAGTCCTTATAAATAACATTTACATTTATAAGGCAGAAAGGACATATTATGACAACAACAACAATTCAGAAACTCGTTAATCTTACTCCTCATGCAATAACAATGATGGACGATAATGAAAATATCATTTGCATCATCGAACCATCTGGAACTCTTGCAAGAGTTTCTGTTCGTACCGAAAGAACAGAAACTCTTGATTTTGATGGAGTGAAACTCGCTACATCAAAATCCGTCTACGGAGAGGTTGAAGGCCTCCCAGATGAAACAGACGGAGTGGCTTACGTTGTTTCCTCTCTTGTGGCTCAAAGAGTTCCAGAAAGGAATGATGTATTTATCCCGAACGAAAGTGTGAGGGATGAAAAAGGAAGAATCATCGGATGTAAGTCCTTAGGACACATCTAAAATTCTTCAACGGGAAGGAATGCTATGTTCCTTCCCGTTAACTATTATTTTTTTTTCATTAATATAATATTTTTATGTAAAAATAAACATGTACTTTTAAAAAGGAGAACGCACATATGAGAGTACCTTTTATTAAATCCACAATAGAAAAAGTGGTAGAAACAGAAACTATTTACAATGAAAATAATAATATTCATATGAAAATGGATATATTACGGATAGTTAATATGATACGATGTCTAGTTGCTCAAAGAGAAATTGACCAAAATAATTACGATAATCTAATGAATATTATCTTATATATTATATGTAAAACATTAAGTTTTATCACGAGCAATATATCAGATGATGAACCAGATCCATTTGATAACGAATTATATGAGAACTTTATCATTGATCTTACAGAACAGCTCCGCAATGCTTATTGTATTGGATATTATAAATTAGGGTCATCACCATTAATACGATTAATGATATACCAAACAATTGATTTATATGTTGATTTTTATATTAAAAATAAATATAATTTTAATAAGATAAAAGATATTGAAAATCTTATTAAAAAAGATTTATTGAATGACTTTTCAGAATCAGATAAAAAGACTCAAACACCGAGTCTTATAGTCAACATTTATTTTACATTAATAGTTTCATTATTACAGTATAAACATATAAAACTAAAAAAAGTAAAAAGAGTATTAAAGAAAATCAATATAGATGACGTACGGGAATCATGTAAAGTACTTGTCAATCATTCTAAAAATTATTATGAAGATATTGATAATATTATTAAAATATTCGAAGTGAACTGTATCACTTTATTAAATTTAGTTTAAAAAAATATGGAGAATGAAATATTTCATTCTCCATATTTTTTTTTATTCATTAGAATCAGTTTTTTCTTTTGTAGGAAGATTTTCATTTATTCTATTTATTATTTCAATTTTTTCATTAGTTTTTGATAATAAGGATGCCTTTGATAATAGGGATGCCATAGCATTATCTACATTTTTCATTATTCCTCGTATTATTTCTGCAGAATGTTCACATCCTTCATGAAAATGATTTGTCAATCGTTTCATCTCTTTACTTGTTTTTTCAAATGCTTCATTGGTATATGCCATTAATATACGGTATTTATTCAAACGTCGTTCTCTTTGTTTTTTTCTAAATTTCTTGGCTTGTCTTTTATTCATGGTTTTAACTCCTTTTTTATATGCAAGGGATATCATCATCTGGTGTAGAACTAAAGAAAAATTTATAAGATGTTTTTAATTCATTTGATACCATTTTTAGTCCTCCATTCATCAAATTTATTTTCTAAATTCTTACTGATTATATATTCATTTTGTGGTGGTTTGTGATAACTTTGATATTTATTTCCTTCCATCGAAGATATATAATCTTCATATTGTTGCGTCCATATATGTATACATTTCGAATTGTTTATCCAGTTTTCAGCTCGTATACTAAAAGAAGGTTTTGGGTACAGTGGTAATCTTGTAGTATCAACTGTTTTATCAGGTTCAACTACAAATGAATCAAGATATTCTTCTATTTCTTTATCTTTTTCTTCAGATAGATTTTTTAATAGTATTTTATTTACATCAGAAATCCAATCATAATTTTCCATAATAAACCTCCTAAAAAATATTCATCTACTAATAGTAGATGAATAAGAACTATGCAAAACGATTGCGTTTTTTATTTTCTTCGTTTAAATAATCGACAACGGACTGTAATGTAGTAAAAGATTTACCACCATTTCTCTCAACCATCTTTGCAACTTCATTTAATGAATATAATTCCTGTTCATCGAACTGAATCAATGAACCATCATCACCTTTATCATATTTACTGATACAGAATAAAGTTTTCTTTGGTCTTTTATTTGAATCATCTATTACTTCTGCAATACTATAAACACCTTTCATTCTTGGTGTGATAGTATACAAACAGAAATCACAAGTCTTTCTTTCTTTTCGTTCGATTGCTTTCGCTTTTTCATCCCAGTCTACTACAACTGGGTCAAAATAATAACAATCTGCTTCCTCTAATAATGGGATGATTGTATCTCTCCATTTACTTTCATTACATGTTCCTCCTAAAAATACTTTCATTGTTTATCTCCTTTCTTCACTAAACACATACAAATCATGATTAGGATGAAATAATTTTTCATAGTTAAACTGATTTGCAAAATAATTATATAGCATAGCTGATGCTATAGTTGTATTATTATTTTTAATATTACCTTTTTTGATACGTATTTGATATTCATCACATGCTCTAAATAAATTACATCTCGTATCCATAATAGATATATAAATTTGTCTACTTATACGAAAATTTTTATCCCCGTTATCAAGTATAAAAAAAATATGATTAATATCCTCCAAATCAATGTTTTTCGTATCTACTTTATTGTGAGCATTATCAATAAATTCTTGTAATTCTTTAAAATAATCATTCATTACTTTTACCTTTTTTCTGATGAAGAATATCTATAAATTCTTTCATCTCAAATTCTTTTACAACATCTTCTGTTTTTAATACAACTGCACGCATATTACGATAATTAGAAATACATTGGTTGTAAAAATAATTCATTTTTGATTTCATTTGATCAGTATATTCTTTTATATATGGATCATTTGAAGTTAATTTATCTGTATATTCTCCATATGCTTCTTTTATTTCTTTAGGATCTATCATATCAATACTCCTTTATTTTGCTACAGGAATGTTTTTAATATCTTTCCCATATTTGTAATCCTGTATTTCAAACATATCAGTGGTATATTCGAAAAAGTTTTTGCATTCTCCAGGATTAAAAGTTACAATTGGTGCATCATATATATTACAATTTTCAATCATATCCTTAACGATAGGAATGTGTCTATCATAAATATGACAATCGCCAATAACATGAATCAACTCCCCAGGAATCATATCAACAGTATGAGCAACCATCATAAGTAATGCTGCATATTGAACTACATTCCAATTTCCTGCTACTAACATATCTTGACTTCTTTGATTCAAAATCATATTCAATACAGGTTTCTCCGAACCATCATCACTTACATTAAATAAGCAAGAGTACGCACAAGGCTGTAACATCATATAATAAGAATCCTCATGATTATACATATTTGTCATGATTCTTCGGCTTAACGGGTTATTCCGTAATTGATATAAAACGTAATTGATTTGATCGGCATATATATTAATTTTCATTTTTGTATCAATTTTTGATAATTGGTACCGATCATAATCTTTATTTACAAAAATCATCTTTTCTTTATTCATACTTTCATCATAAAAGATGTTAAGATTATAAACACCCTTTTCATCAATGAAACTACTCATGAAATGATAATTGTCTCCTAACTTCATATTTCCAATTTCATTATAATTGTTTAATTCATCAACTCTAATCAAACTAAGTTTTGCAATCTGATAACCATACGCTTTACCAATCGTACCAGAGTCATCTGTCCATTGATCCCAAATTTTAGAATTCAGAAGTCTTACATCATTACTTCTTTTCTGATAAATCCACAAAATTTCATCAATTGCGGATTTAATATAGGTTTTTCTTATTGTAATAGCAGGGAATTCTTCCTGTAAATTATATCGGTTTACAACGCCAAACTTTTTTATAGTATATGCGTTTTCTCCTGTATCTTCCCATATTGCTCTACAAGGAAATCCTTCTGTTGAATCCCCCGTAAATAAAATATTTCTACATGTATCAATGTAGATATTGTCTGCTAAACTCATTTGTTCATTCCTCCTATATTTCTATTTATTATTGAGTTAAAATCCCAATAGAAATATATAAAAAACATATAGATAAAATTTATATAAGAAAAAGGAGGAAAACTCATGGATTTCATTAGTGATTTAATGGGTATCATTCGTAAAGGACCAGAGTTGGCAGCACAGATTGATACCCTTGATATTAATAATAAATCAATCATTCGTGGAGCTAATGATGCAACGTTCCAATTTCCAGTTTTAATTACTGATACAATACCAATTGATATGGCAAGTACTTTTGCACGTACCATGGATCGCGTATATGCTTCCTTTACACAAACATGGATTTCATTACATCCTTTTATGGATATTTCTTTAGATCCAACACCAATTTCATATTTAAAGAAATTACATCAGAATATGAGAATGGAAAGCGTAGAGGAATATGAAGACCAAGGTGAACTTCTCAATCGTATGATTACAGAAGCATATGCAGGTGAAAATTTATTATATATGAATAAGGATAGATCTCATGGTATCATGTTTAGTGGTGTTGATAAAGTGTCTGGAGATATGTTGAAATCACATAGAAAAAATTTAACACCTCATATGGCAGGTTATCGTTTATCACCAGTATGTGAAGCAGAAAGTGATGGAACGAATGAAATGGATTTAACATCCATGTTTTTAAATGCTCGTATGAATAAACTGGACAAAGAGGATAGAGAAACAAGGATGACACAAACAAAAGATAATAATCTCGCACCAAAATTATTAGATAGAGATGTAAAGAAATCTAATGATATGATGCCTTATGGTGTTCAAGTACGATTGATTGCAAAAAATGAAAAGAATGAATTTGTGCAATATATTGATTTTGTTCTTGGTGTAAAAGCAGTTCTTCATCCAATTAAATCCGATGATATGATTAATAATTTACAACGTGCCGTACAAAATAAGAGTTTATTCTTTAAATTCTTGCGTTGGACTAGCGGTGAAATCTCATTAGTTAAAAACATTTTATTTGATATGGATAATATCAAGTTTGATGCTCAGAATCGTGCGGCTGGAAAAAGCCCATGGTTTGGTTCTTTACGAAGATTGAGAAACAAGAAGATGGGAATGCGTAATTTTACCGTACCAAATAAATTAATTCCTAATGCTACTATTGTTATTTCTTCTTTAGAAGCAGATTATTTAGAAAATAATTGTGCTTTGTTGGTAAGAAATCCAAAGATAGCAAAGAAGTTAATGGAAGCTATGTTTTTAGTTGCTTTCGTTATTATTGATGATACAACAGGAACTATTGATGTATTGTATGATGGAAGTGATTCTTATCAAACATATGCATTAGAAACATTAGAAAGAGAGAATTCGATGGCTTCTAATAAGCTCGGTAGAGAAATTGGAAGAATGATTTCTCATTAATTTTTTTAAGAAAGGAGAGATAACATGGAATATCCGTACTTATTTAAAGAAGCTGTGGATATTTTACTGGAAGAAGATATTCCATTTAATAAGATTGGTTATCGTATTAGAGATATTCAAACAGTATTGGAAGATGCAAATTCTCCAGTAAACCGAAAGTACCACGAAAAATTATTTCAATCTGTCATTGATAAAAAACATATCAATTTTGGAGGAATTGAAAAATCTCGTGGTAATATTAAAGAATATGAAGGGTATTCTAATATGATTGAAATATTAGATACTCTTGAAAAAATGGCAATCAGTGAAAAATCTGATGATGTGTTAAAATATACTAAAGTAGTAAAGACTGCAGTAGATAATATTGTAAACTTATCAGCAACATATGAAAAAGGTTTTAGCACCAAAACGGATTATGTTATGTTAGAATATAACACATATGTTTATACTGTTATTGAAGCGACTACTACTTTATTATATGAATTCATTGATTATGTCAAACGACCAGATATGATTACAATGACAATTACTTTAAAAAATAATAAAACAAGAGCCAATCTTTTCTATTTTGAACAGTTAGAGAAGTTTAATAATGTTATTGACAAAATGGGTATCGAATACCGAAAGATGTTAGAAAATCTTTGTACAAAAGGGAAAGATAATTTTATCGGTGTAGATGAAATGATTGGTATTACTGCTATTTCTGTTGTAGCATTTGCTATTATCCCAATTACAAGAGAACTCATTTATCAGTTCTATCGTATGCGTGGAAATATTGCTACTTCATTAGAAATGCAAGCTAAATTCTTAGAAATGAATAAGACGTGTGTGGAAGCAAATGATGCATTACAACCAGAAAAGAAAAAAGAAGTTATTAAAAAACAAAAGAAAATGGCAACATATTTATCAAGACTTGCAGAAAAGATTAAAGTAAAAACAAATAAATCAACTGTATCAGCAAAACAAGAATTGAAAAAACAAAACAAAATGTTATCTATTGATAACTTACAAGATGAGATTGGAAATTCACCATTAGAAATGATTTAGGGGATTATTGGAGGGAATAAAAATGGACTTAGGAAAATTATATGCAATACGTTCGAAAGGACATAATGAAAGACAAAGTGGTGAAAAAACTTTAGGATCACTCACCGCAAGCATTCTAAATGAATTGACCGCATATGAAAATTATATTGGAGATTTCTTTTCCGATAATGATCAAACAAAACAAATCAAGGTGATTTACGAATCTATTCAAAAACCAATCTTTGAGGATTACATGATTGAATGTGGAGATTTATACGCTGGTTTAGATATTTATAGAGAATATCATGAAGGTATGTTCCAGTTTGTTGATGAAATTTTACATTCTAAATTCATGTGTGAATCAGAAGAAATAAAAGATTATTCAGAAAAATTAGAACGAGCAAAAAATAGTGATGGTGATTTTGTACTTGCCTTATTTGATGGAGAATATAACCCAAATAAAAATATGGTAATAAATGAATCCGTTAGTAATATTGCTTGTATGGTGGATACAACTGGTTTTATTCAAAATTTAAAAGATAAATTTAAATCTATTCCAGATTTTAATAACAATGATGAAAGTAATGTTACATTGGAAAGTGTTGATTTAATGTATGAATCTGTAAGTTCTTTTCTTTATGAAAACATTGCTTCTGGTATAAGATATATGGATTCAATCAGTAATGAAATTGCTAATCCTAAAAAACGAACATCTAAGACAGAAGAACAATATGAATTATTTTAATTTAATAGGTATATAGGAATTTTCCTATATACCTATTAAATTATTTATTATATTTAATACCATAAATTTTATAAATAAAACCAGCAGAAATATAATCTTTACTTCCATCCCCATTTTCATCTAATTTATTATGTTTATATTCTACAATCATTGTTGGATTTGATTCACCTGGGCCAATATCAATATAAAAACAATCTGCTTTACTACATGTTACAGTTGTATCATAAAAATCCAAGTCAATATTTTGAATTCCCATAGTTCGTTTTAAAAGATTATTATTATTATATTCATTGATATATGAATTGCTAATTTTTGCAGTTAACTTACTTCTACCAAGAATAGGAAATCTTTCAATAGCCATAGTATCTAAGTATTGATAATTGTTTAAAGTTAAATCGACATTATCACTGGTTTCCCACCCTGCACATCGTAAAACTTGTACTTCCAATTCATCAAAACCAATAATTGATTTTTTTAAAGTTTTACTTTTTCCTGCTTCACATAAATAAGAAAACGAAAATGAACCAGCATTTGATAATTCCTCTGCTTCATATAAGACTTCTCTTGTAATATAGTCTTTTGGCATATCAATACTAGAAATTTGTTCGTTACCTACGCTTAAAACAATTTTTGTTCCACCATTTTCTTCTTTTGTTCCTAAAGATGGTTTCTTAAAATTACCATCACCTGCTAAGAATAAATTCTGTTGTCCCTGCATTGGTTGTGGAACTAATCCACGAACTCCATCTTTATTGGATGAACATCCGGTCATTGTTGTGTATGTAGGAATATTTGGTTCTACCCATTCACCATCACCACGAAGATATGCGTTCTCTTTCCCAGCAACAGGTTTTGGTACTAAACCAAGTTCTCCATCATTAATATGGGTGCAACCTCTCATCAAATCCAATTCTACATTATTTACACCAACGGTACGAACTAATTCATATGTTGGATTACCACCAGGTGTATATGATTTTTTATATACTTTACGAAATGTATTAGCCATAAACTCATTCCTTTCTAATAAGATTCTTAATTATAAGTTTTAAATATGAATATGACCCGCATCATCAGTAACAAATCAAATTTATCGTTAGAGCCAATTTAGTTATGATTTAGGTTATACTTTAGATAGCAAATATAGAATAAAAATATCAGGATGACTAATATAGTCATCCTGATATTTATTTTTTCATTCATTAAATATGAATGTACTGCTCTGCATTAGAGAGTTTCATATCTGCCTGAATAGCCTGAATAGATGCGTTTGTGTAACGAGATACACCCATCAGGTTAGTCATGGAACCACCTGGAAGGTTAGGATCACGGTATGCACTATTCTGTGCTGTTAAGATATGAGTTGTATATTTGTAATGTTTGAAAGTAAACTGCTCCTGAGATAATGGGAATGGAATAATACGTAATCCATCAAATACCTTATTATCTTTATCATATTTAGCATTTACTTTCTTTGTAGATACTACCTGCACTTTAACATCACCAGATGTCATAATACCATATCCGTAATCAAGTTTAACACCATTAGATGTAGAACCTGGTCTTGTTACCCAGTTAACTACTGGATTTAAGAAACGGATAATTCTAGGGTTACCATAGATTACAAATGTCATATCTTCAAGTTTAGCACTATCACAGATATCAACAATTAAACCGTCGATACTGAACTTTAACATCTGTTCGATGTATTCGTTTGGTAATGCTGTTGTTAATGAAGAAGAATCACAATCAAATGTACGTTCTGTAATAAATCCAGACCATCCTAACATCTGATCAGTTGTAATCTCAACACCTTTATATAATTCATACTGGCTATCTAACCAATCTAAGATATTATTATCTTCCATCTGTGTTAAATAATCTGCCATCTGGTTATATGTCTTCTTATAAAGGTCAATATCCATTAATGCTTTTGCATCTTCGAGCTGCTCAAGAGAGAATGAGATATTTGCTCTTGTACCATCTTCGATCTTCCATTCACGCTCTTCACGAGTGTAATCGAAGCTTACAGATCTTTCATTCTTTTCATTTGAAAGATATCCATCAAATACAACGGATTTTACTTTTCCGTTTAATGCACCAAGAGATGTTGTTTTATCTACAAAGTCAACCATACCTGTAATATAATCCTGAACTACAAGATCATCACCAGCAGAATCTTTAACTGTGGTATCAATCTTACCACCAAGCCATGTGTTGTCAGACATGTTAATTCTCATTGGAGGATTTAATACGATTTCAACATCCTGTCCTTTTTCATCTTCTACTACTGCTTTAATGATACGAAGATCCATTGTGAATTCTTCTCTGGAAGAATCCTTTGCATCTGTTAACTCTTTAACAACATCATAGTTGTAAATTGGTAATGTAACTGGTGTATTCTTAATTGGAAGACCTTTACCTTCATTGAAGATTTCTTTAAAATCATCCTGGAAGAAACACTGAGGATATTTCCATCTCTTAGTCTTGTCATTGTTAGAAACAATGTAAGTCTGTTCGATATGCTTTTTGATTACAGGTGTTTTTGTAACTTCTGTCTGGATAATATCCTTTGTAGCTAATTTGAGCTGCTGCTTAATTAAGATAGGAAAATCGATTGCTTTGATAGGAAGTAACTGTGGTACTCTTGTAGACTCCTTAACGAAATCCTCTACACAGTTATCAAACATATCTGAAACCTGATCATAGATTTTAGCATGTGTACCATATTCCTGATCACTATTTGCCATCTCCTGAGATTCAGAATAAAGTTCTCCAAGTAAAGAATCTTTATATGCTTTCAGTTTTCCTTTATTTTTAATAAGGTCATTGATATCAACCATAACATCCACACCGTTGGAAAGCATGTTGTCATATGTTTCAGTGAAAATATCTTCAAAGCTGTTTTTTGTCGCACTATTATTAAAACCGCCTACGGTAGCAGTTTCCTGAAAATCTTTTGTGCTTTCTTGCAGAAATTCAAGCATTTTAATATTCACTCCTTTTCTAATTTTTTATAAAATTATATAAATTTATTATATATCTGTTTATTAATGGTTTTTCTCTATTAGAGAATGACCAATAAAACAAAAACGAATAGATAGCTGAACTTCTATTCATAATTAATGTAATGTTTTTTAATTCACTATTGTATTTCATCCGTTGAATCTGTTGATTTAGTTATATCTGCTTGTTGAAGTAATTTAAACACCATCTGTACGGATACAATAATAGTTTGATAAAATACTAATGATTGTGTATATGAAGAAATTTCATATTTTATAATCATGTAATCATAAACCAACGTTCGAATTTCTTTCAAGCGATTATTAGCTTGAGAAATAATACGATTTAATTCTAAATCATCATTAATCATGTTATCAAGTTTACTAATGTAATTATTCAAAGCATTATATAAAGAAATATATTCTTTAAATAACATGTGTTTTCTAGTAGACTCATATTCTAGCCCTGGTCCTTTTTTATCTTGGTTTTCATTATCTGTATCTGTATCCGCAGCTGTGGAACTAACGTCTTGACCAAGGTCATCAAAATCGGAATCTGGTTCATCTTCTTCACCACCTTCCTCGCTACCACCTTCATCTCCAGCATCCTGACCTGCATCAGCAGTAGTGTCATCTCCACCATCGGATGAATCTTGATTTTCATCGTTTCCTTCACCATTATCTGTGGTATCAGCATCTTGACCTGGGTCGGCTTCTGTAGATTGAGAAGCCGCATCTGTAGTATTATCTGTATTTGCGGTGTCTTCTGCAGGAGCTGTATCAGATGTTGGTTCTGTTTCTCCTTCTGCTGGTGCAGCTGGTGCTGGAGTTTCTTCTGACGGAGTCTCGTCATTCGTTGTAGTATCTGTGGTGGTTGAAGTGTCTTCTGCAGGAGTTGGCTCTGAAGGTTGATTATCAGCTGGTTCTGTTGCAGCTGGAGTTGGTTCGTCACCTATATCAGAACCCGGGTCTGCTTCTGGTTGTTCTTCTGTACCACCAGCATCATCAAATACTTGACCCGGATCGCCTTCATCACCATTATCTGTATCATCTGGTGGGTCTGGTTCAGCTTCTCCCGGATCACTATCTTCTGTTGGTTGTTCTTCTGTCTGTACTTCAGTTTCCGGTGGTGGTGCAGCTGGAGCTGGGGTTTCTTCTGACGGAGTCTCTTCCCCATTTTGTTCATCAGTCTTTTCTTCTTCATCACCTGGTGCTTCGAACATTAAAAAAAATCTACCATATTTTGGTTTTTCTTTTTTTTTAATTGGAGGTTTTGATATAATTTTTTTTATCATATTTTTCTCCTCCTATACATATTTACTATTCGTTTTAACACGTAATAACTCTCTTTCAAGTTTATTTTTAATACGCATTAATTTATATTTTTCTTTATTATCACCATTTCCATTTGCATCGGATATTTTTTCCTCACAAATTTTAATATCAGTTTCGATTTCTGAAATTAATTCATTACGAACACGACGGTCTTTTTGTTTACTGAAATGTCTGAAAATAGCCGTAATTGGTAATAATGCTTTATCAGTATAATAAGCTCCACCATATAATAAAGCCAATTTAAAATTACGAAACGCATGTTTTCTATAACCAGGCTCTATCATAAATTTTTTACGTTTTTCTATATCTTTTTCTTCAAGTTTCTTTTTAAAATCCGTAATAGATTTTATTACATTTTTTGGTAATTGGGTTACTGCTTTCAATGCATTTTTTCGTTCTTGCCCCTTAAGCGCTTTTTCACCCTTTTTCTTCATTTGTTTTGCTTCTGCATCCATTGCAGCAAACTGTACTTTATTTGAAAGATTTTTTGGCTTAGGGGCTTCATCTTTTTTTGATGATTTACCTTTATCATCACTTGAATCAGTATCTTCTTCATCACCAGTATCAACTTCTCCAATTGCTTTATCAAGTTCATCATCTTCTTGACTTTCTTCAATTAATCCAAGTTCATAATTAATCTTAGAAAGTTTTGTAATGACTTCATCATAAGCTTCTTCTATTGTTGTTCCTTCTGTAAAGAAATTATAAGAAGAAACATTGTCGGATAAGTTGTTAGCATCCCAATATTCATATAAAAGAATATCAGAAAGTTTTTCATAAGCAACTTTCTGCATTGTAAGAATATTCGTTTTTGTTCTTAAATGGTCTTTCATGAATAACGCATCTTCAAAAGATGATTCAAATAAAGCATTGACTGCGGACTTTGGAGATGCATAATAAGTATCAATTGATTTTACTTTTTCTACAGCTATGCTATCAATTTGTGTTCTTGCTGATTCAGAGAGATACCCTGTAAACAGATTACGTGTTCTAAATGGTATTTCAGACACAGCTTCTGAATATACTGCATCGTCATTTAATTTAGAAATAATGAACACTGACTCAATATATGATTCGAATTTTGTAGTATCTGTCATAATATCAGAAATAGAACCTACTTCTAATTCTGGCATACGAACCATTAAAGCTGGGTCTTTTGTAGCTTTGCTTATATATGGTGCATATAATGCATAAGCGGTTTTATCCATTGTTTCGATATCATCCCGTAACTCATCTTCAGCATCATCTTTCTCAGCACCATCCGAATGATTGAAATTATAAATATCATCACAAATTTTGACTGCTTTTCCACGAGCTTCTGGGTCATCTTTGGAAATATATTTACAAACACAAAGTGTATTTTTATGTCCGTCTTTTTTATCCTGTAAGATATGTTTTAAATCTGTAAACATTTCAGCTTGTTTTTCTTTCATCTTAGAAGCATTTTCTTTAATAAAAGAATTCACGGATTCTAACTGTGTTTCATATTCATGGAAAATAGGATAATCCACAGGTCCTGCCACAATATTTTTATAAAAATCATAACCATAATATGGCTCGGAATAAATCATTCTTGCATTCTCTAAAATAAAAGAAAGTGGTTGGTCTTTATAGGTGTCCATATATGCTAATGCATTTTCTTTAGTGTAGTTTTCTTTTAAATTACGAAATGCAATTATGAGTTTCTTTTTGGGATTCCCATTTAAAATTCGTTCTTTATCTACTAAACTCATTTTTCATGAAACCTCCTTTAATTTATTAGTTATAAACTTAAATATTTGTTTTCCATATGAATTAGAGGAGGTTTATGCTTTATCCACTTGAAAACATTTCCATAAGATATAAATAAGGAAAGGTGTGTGAAAAGACGATGATAATGTTAGAATCTTCATTAAATGATTCCGTCATTTTTCAAACTTTCAATCGAAATTCTGAAATGATGAATATCATTAATCTCTGTATTAAAAACGGATTAGTCTTAGAAGACTCTTATATACAAGAACAAATTATTCAAATTAAACGTACTCGTATTTCACCAATTGCAGATAAAGTAATTGATGCCTATGAGAAAAAGGATATTATCATTATTTATGCAAAAAATGTAAAAGTACCACAAGCACTTCCTTATTCCATTTTAAAAATACAAGGTAAATTAAAAGCTTTCATTTTTGTAAATAACTATGGTACCATTGCTAAAAATAAAGATGGTATGGAAGAATATTTAAATATGCCAATGAAAGATTTATATGTATTAATGGAAGGTGCTTATATTGGTCTTACTTATTACAAGTATCCCATTCAGATTACGAAGAATTTAGGATTGATGAAATTGTGTTCTCAAATTTATGCAAATATGTTTATGCGTATTTTAAACAAAGAATATGCTTTATCTTTACAACAAGAAATATATGATCAAGTATATTTTTCTATTGCTAAGTTTTTCTTAGAAAGAGTGTGGGAAAGTAAGAATGATGACATTAATGTATCTTATGCAATGAATGCTTTATTGTCACCAAATAAAACAGATTTAATGATAGTTAATGATGAGTATTCACAATCGGAAATTACAAACATTGGTCAATTAATTGATTTTATTGCAAAACGATCTGATCGAATGAATAAATTAAACCTCCGTTATTTTACTCAATGTTGGTTAAATACATATAAGCCTGGAGCGATTTTTGGTATGGAAACATTACCATATTTCCTTTATATCATTGAGGCTACAATGATTGGAAGCTTTTTAATTAATCAACCGATTGTTTCATCTATTGTAAAAAATATAAAAGGAATGAATTTATTCTATCCAGAATTAGCAAAAGCTTTATACTAATTAATAAAGGAGGTGAAACTATATGAGTGACGAACAAAAATATTACACCTGTAATAAAGGATTATTGGTAACAAAAGATGAAGATGGTAATTATTTACCATTTTTTATTAATACACGTTCCAAAGATATTTCATACAGTAATAGTAATTTTGATGATAATTTCTTAAAAGATTTAATCAACATGGGGTGTACCGAAATAGAAAAGTATTATCCAACGCCTACATACTTCTTTGATTATTTAGGATGGCATATTGAATTAAATCATGAAAAAAATATTATTGCTACAAAAGAATTAAAACTTGATAATTTTGCAGATATTTTCACATTAAAAAATACAATTGATGGTATTTATTATGAAGAAAATGTCCTTCGTTTTCAAAGACAATTCTTCGATGCTACTATTAATTTTCCATTCCGTATGAAACGACATGGTATTAGTATATCTACTGTTTTAAATGCTATGGAAGATGATATGAAATCTTCTTGGCTCCATGTAAGAATGGATGAGAATGGTGATGATATTGATGTCATTGAAAATATGACATTATCATTAGTAATTAATGACGTACCAGATCAAACATCAAATGATGATATTATGGAATATGATGAAAAAACTAAAAGTATTAAATTCTATAGTAAATATGTAGATTATTATAATGAAGGTATTGTTATTAATTCGGATATGGATGTCGTTGAAAAAATGGAAGATAATGGTGATGTAGGACTATATTTTTCAAATACAACAAAAGAAGCAATGCTTGCAAGTTCTTCGATTTTCATTCGATTAGAAGGTGAAATTTTCGGAAAGAATATATTTACAGATGCACAAATACCAGAAAAAATAGTATTATCAAAACAAGAAGAAGATGTTCCTACAGAAGATGCTGTTAGTGGTTCTGAAGATAGATTGGATCTTGCGTCATTTGATATTAGTGATGCTGAGGATCGAATCAATTTAGATTCGACTATCACGGCTCTCAATTATGAAAACGTGAATGGTGAACAAGCATTAGTTATTGAATTTTTGAATAAATAAAAAAGAATAGATGAGAATTATTTTCTCATCTATTCTTTTTTTATTTGTTTTCCCATTTTATAAAATATTTTCTTCCATACGTATCAGTAGCAACACCAGTAGATCTATTGATACTAAGGCTTGTTTTCACTGGTACAGGATAATCGTCAATAATTTCATTATTTTCATCATATGCGACAAAATCATAATCTTCAGCGTTATCATTATAGATAACAGCATAAATTTTTACATTAAGATTTTCATATTCTAACTGTTTTTGTGCTGCTTCAGTTCTATCAGTTTCACCGAGCTGTTCATTTAGGAATGAAGATAATTCATCATCATCCTCACCATAATCAATAATTTCAGTATCATCACTAGAACCATTTACAATATTTTTACGTTCATCCATCATCTGTTTTAAATAACTAGAAGCGAATTCTCCTAAGTTTTCAGTATCTCCAGATAACAATCCAAGTTCTTTCTTTTGCTTTAAAGAAAGATCCGCAATAAGTTTCTTTACATTTACATTTTTCTCTACTAATTGCATGGATAAAGAACGAGCAGATGTGATTTGCTGGATAAGTTCTGTAAGAGTTTTAGTTACACCCCTTGAAGATGATTTAGTAGAACGAATGGCATCATATTCTTTTTGTAATGAATCTGTAAAACGAGTTTGATCTTGAAGAAGATTTTTATATAAAGCAGCTTCAACTTCAAATTCTTTTCTATAATCAACTTCTTGTTGCTTCTTTTCTTTCTTCTTTTTCTTTTTTCCACCACTTTCTAAAAAGAATGGATCGGAATTTTTCTTCCCGCCTTTACGACTTGGTTTTTTCATTTTAAGATTTTCACATATATCCATCCAATCATCCATGGATTTTTCTTTTTTCTTTTTCTTCCCACTTAATTTACCATCAAAAAATGAAGATGGTAAAAAAGATGATTCCTCTACTTCTTTATTAAAGGAATCTGATTCTTCTTCCATCTCATTTAATTGAGATAAAAGTTCTTTCCGTCGTTTTACTTTATCAGAATTTTCCGGAAAGAGATCATCTACTTCATCATACATTCTTTCTTCACCACCTTTATACTAAATTAATTTTCTGTTTTCAACCTACATTTTTATAAGGTAATACAGAAAGAAAGGGATGAAATCTATGGAATTACTCGAAAAAGAAATGGATTTAGAACTCCTTCAATTAGATAATTACATTCGAACACAAAGTGATATGATGATAATCGAAATGACTCATCAATGGATGTATAATGAATATGAAGGTGTATATACAGAAAAAAGTAATACTTCTTTTGTCAATAAAATTGGAGAAATATTTAAAAAAATCATCAAAACTATCCATGATATTATTGATAAAATTATATTAGCTGCACAAACAAAAATCCAACAAATATCTGTAAATCAAAAATTAATGCAATTAAAAATTACTCTTGCACAACGTAAAGATATGTATAATGACATGGCAATGACAATAGGTAATACCGATATTGTGTATAAAAATATTAACGAATATTATTTAGATTACACAAAATATATCAATGATATAGTAAAAGGATACAAAAAGATTTATCATATGAAATTAGATAAACCTGGAGATTACAGAAAAGAAGCAACAAAATTAGAAAAAGAACTTTCTGAAAAATATTCAGACCTTTTGACATGTAAAGAAAAGCAAATTCTTAATAAAAATGTCATGGCGACAATTCAAATGACAGAAAGAGAAACTAAGAATTATAAGAAATCTATTGAAAACATTAAAAAAGTAAACGACAGAGCTCTCACACAATTACAAAAAATGTCAATGGATTGCCTGAATGAGGTTATGGAATCTGCTGGTAATAATAATGAAGCAATTAATATGGAAGCTTCTAGGGTTATGCAATATGGAGCACAATCGGTTACCAAAACTACAAAAAAAGTAGCTAAAACAATTGCATTTCATCCAATTGAAGTTCTTCTTTTATTTTCTAGTAAATTTGATTTATATTATAATGATAAAAAATATAGAAAATTTAAGAAGAATATTGATAAAGGTATAAATAAAGAATTAGAAAGACGTGAAAAAATTAGTAATGAAAATAGAGAAATAGCGAATAGAGTTTATAAACAAAATACAGGAGTAGATTTATATGATTAACGTATTTAAAGAATCTTCATCGGATACTCTCGTTGTACTTACTAAAAATATAATGAATTATAGTGTTAAAATTGTCGGTCTTTATGTACAAAAAACTGAAGAAAAAAGTTTAAAAGAAACTTTAAAAAAAATAAAAAAGAATGTTACAGTTACCAAATCTTCGAAATTAAATGGATATGGAGAAAAACGATATCAAACATTGAAAAAAATGTTAATGAGTTTTTGTAATGATAATAAAAAACTTTTAAAAAGTTTACGAGGTTCGAAATTAACAGAAAAGGATTTTCAGTTTTATCTTCGAAAATTAGATGAAAGTAGAATTGCATTGCATGATGATATGAAAGAACTTCGAAAAGACACAGAAGAAATGATTAAAAAATATTGTGTTTTATCTAAAGAAACAATAAATGAAGTAGAGTATGATTTATCTCGATTCAAAGAAAATGTAGATGAATTTAGTGAATTAAGTATTAATACAATCAATGATATTTATTCATTTATTTTAGCATCTGATAATACACAATTTAATTCTATGTGTCGTTCTATTTGTTTTCGTATTATCTCAGAAACACAGAAGATAATCGTAGAATACGCATCATATCCTAATCGATTATTAGTATTCTTTGATAAATTTGACAAATAGAAACGAGGAGAAAGAAAATGGAAGACAACAACACATTCATACCAACCGCGGCAGGTTTTATTGTAGCATTAGTAGTAATGCTCGTTGGAAGTTATATGGTTTATAACTACGTCGAATATAAACCAAAATATCTTTACAACAAATCCACACAAAAAGTAACAACAAAAGAAGTGACTGTAAAGATAGAGGATTCTTATTATAAAGAACCAGAATACAGAACAGATTTCAATGGTCATATTTGGTATTCACATGAAGTAGAAAGTGGGAAGTATATCATTATTGTCAAATATAATAATGAATTATATCGTGTCAAATGTGATAAAACCATATGGAATAAATATGCTAATAACATCGGAGATTATGCCGATGCGAATTTGATGATTACAATAAACGATTCATCAAAAGAACCAATTTATTCCATTACAGAATTATATTAAAATATAGAAAGCTAGACATAATAATCTAGCTTTCTATATTCTTTTTGACAAGTATCTAAAGAAAGGAAGGAAGATACTATGGCAACTTTAACAAAAAATAATGCGATGTTGGTAGATATTCAGTATACTAAACCAAATCGTAGAGAAGGAAAAAAAGATTATTTGTATCTAATATGGAAAGATTTAGATACTTTAGAAAAACATTTACAAATCATAGAAGAACCTATGATAGATATTTATTTTGAAAAACCAGAATTTAGGACGCATTTATATAATAAAAATTATGCGAGATTAGAAGAAGTGAATAAAGTATCTTGCAAATATAAAGATGTAATTTATGCTATTGCAAATGATATGGGACAAGAAGGAAAAAATCGTTTGCAAGATTGTTTTAATACATCTAATTATAGAGGGTTAAAGGAATTTTATATTTACCCATATGTATTTGGAGCTGATTTTGATATCCGTGCTTGGTATCGTTATAAATGGATGCAATTTTATGATAACGAAAGACCAAAGAAAATTTCAAAAGGATTCCTCGATATTGAGGTAGATATTATGGAAAGTGTGAATGGACCAGACCCTGTATTTAATCCAATAGACCTAGTCACAGTAATTGATGGTGATAGTAAAAAAGCTTATACTTTTTGTTTAACTGGGGTTGATTATCCTGGTGATAAATCTATGAAAAATTTAACAGGATTTAAAAAAGCAAATGCAAAACGTAAGATTTATATGTATGAAAAAAGATTAAAACAACAGGAGTATTGGTCTAATAATATTGATAAATTGGAAGAAGAGGCTCATAAGATGTTTGATGAATCTTATCCAGACTTTTCTTATTCTTTTTACTTTTATACGAATGAAGGAGAAATGCTTTGCCATATTTTTAATCTAATCAATCAATTAAAATTAGATTTCGTGGAAATATGGAATATGCCTTTCGATATTCCTTTCATTAAAAATAGATTAAGTAATATTGGTTATAATCCAGCTGATGTGATGTGTCATCCAGATTTTCCATCAAAAGAATGCTGGTTTAAAAAAGATACCATTAATTTTCAGATTAAAAATAAATCAGATTATTTTACTTGTAGTTCATATACGGTATTTACAGACCAAATGAGAAATTATGCTGCAATTCGTAAAGGTTCAAAAGAATTACGTTCGAACCGATTGACATATGTAGCATCAAAAGAAATCAAAGATGAAAAGTTAGATTATTCTGAATCATCTACTATCAAAACTTTATCTTATAATAATTACTTAATGTATATTCTTTATAATATAAAGGACGTTTTACTTCAATATGGAATTGAAAATAAAACGAAAGATTTAGAAACTTTTTATCTTACGAGTTATAGTAACTTTACTCCATATGAGAGTGAATTTAAACAGACAGTGAAATTAAGAAATATTCAATATGCTTCTTTTATGGCTCAAGGATTAGTTCCTGGGGCAAACGTAAACGCATTTTTAATGAATTATAAAGAAGAGCGAGAAGCAGATGATTTTGATGAAGAAGAAGAAAACGAAGAAGAAACAAAGAAGAAAGAAGATAAATTTGAAGGAGCATTGGTTGGTAATCCAGCATTAATCAATCCTTTTGGTATGGATTTATTTGGAAAGAAATCCAATAATATCTTTCGTTATACTATTGACTTTGATATGTCTAAGTTTTATCCATCTTGTATTGCTGCTATGAATATTGATCCATCTTGTCTAATATTTAAAATGATTTTATCATCAGAGCAATATGATGTTCGAGGAGGAAAAATACCTTATCATGGAATGACAGATGTTCAATTGGTAGAAGAGAATGATGATTCATTCGATGGAGATATTGCAAAAGAAGTTATGGATAATTTTCAAACAAGAAACTATTTAACATTTGGTCATAAATGGATGAATCTTCCATCTGTTAATGAGGTATATGAAGAATTAATAAAAGAACTGGGAGATGAATAACTATGGCAAAAAAATTAACTTTAAAAGATGTATTGAATAAATTGTCTTATGTATTTCCAGATGATGCATATATTAAAAACAATCGGTTTGTGGTAGAAGGAGAAAAAAGTGAAAAAAGAAACTGTGGTTATTATGCAGTATATCTTCCAGAAAATATTGTAGAAATATTAGATGAAACTTATTCAAGAGAAGATATTATTTTTTTCTCTGATATTAAAAAAGCAAAGGCATCTCTTGGTACAAAGGATAGCGAGAAATATATTACGGTATATAAAAAAAATGAAATTAATAAAGAATTAGAAAAGAGTATTGATGATAAAATTCAAGAATTAATTAATACCCCATTATCTCATGATATATGGATGCCATTTGATTTAAGTGGAGAACAAATAGAAGATATTCTAAATAATAAGAATGTAAAATATTATCTTAATGATGATAAGTATATTATTTTGAGTAAATCGTTATTACCAATGATTAACAAATCTTCATTTTCAGATTTATCTTTTTATCATTTTTATAATGTGATGGAAAACAAAGAAGAAATCAATACCGTAGTTATTCAATTTAATCATGAAGTTTTTCAAATCTTTTTAACTTTTAAATATCTATTATAAATCGTTTCCAGACTGGTAACTATAATACCAGTCTGGAAACATTTTTTTAAGTTTATAAGAAAAAGAAAGGGGTCGAAGAAAAAGAATGGCGAATGAACAACAACAAAATGAAGAAAAAGAAAAGCTCACTAAAGAGCAAAAAAAGAAAAATAATATATTTCGTCAAGGCTTGCAACAGATTAATGAGATCATTGGTAAAGCAAGTTTAAGTCTTTATGGTACTGACCGAACAAGTGATGTTGATAAGCTTAACGACAGCTTTCAGAATATATTACAAAATGAAATTGGATCGATTACAAATAAAGATACAAATGATGTCACATCATTTTTATCTAAATTATTTTCTCAAGAAAAGAAAAATAATGCATTAGAAAATCTTTTAGATAATCAATTCATGTCTATCAGTGGAGATGAGTACTCCACTATGCAAAGTTTTATCTATGAAGCATACCGTAATAAATTATTGGAGCAGTCGGATTTACATGAAGTATCATCTCAATTAATTGAGCTTAGTGAAGCTATTTTAATTACCAGAGATGCAATCGTTTCTACAGAAGTAGTAGAAGGACGTATGAATCGTACATTAAGCTTTGGTAATATTGATGATAAAGATGCCGCTGATAATGCAATACCTACAGTAGAGCATATTGAAAAACGATTTAAATTACAGCAAAAGATTAAAAACTTTATTATTCCTAAGACGTTAGAGTATGGTGAATATTATGTATATATCATACCATATTCTAAAATTTTCAATGACTTTGTACGTCAAAGAGAACAAACTGTAGGAAAAAGAATTTACCGTGAATCTACGTTATTAGAATCAGTAGAGATAGAAGAACGTAGTGATATGACTGGTAAACAAAAAGGAAATAGTAAATTTATTGATGAATTATATACAGAATATGTAGAAAATTGTAATAGAGAAAACGGGGGTGTTTTAAGTAAAGAAAAAACCCCAAACAAAGAAGAATTCTCTAAGGATATTAAGAACATGCTTGGTAATATTACTATATGCAATGAATCTGTTCCACTTCCAATACTGGAAGAAGGGTTTGGTAGTATTGAACACTATATGACAGAATACGTGAATGAATCTGGTGATTCCTTTGTGGAAAAAGATGAACTTGTAAATAGTATCCAAAGTGATAATAGTAATCTCTTTAATAAAGTAATTAATAATAATCGTTTACGAGGAAAAAATCGCCAAGAAGGACAAGAAGGTATTTTCTATCAAAAAGACACAAAATCAAAAGAAAACTTTGATGATATTAAAGATTGTTATATTCAATTGATAGAACCGACAAGAATGTTACCTTTAAAGATTATGAATCAGGTTATTGGATATTACTATGTTGTGGCTGAAGATATTACTCCTTTATCTGGAATGGTTTCTTCTACTCTTTATTATAGTAAATTCGATGAAGAAAGAAAAGAACAAAATATCATTGATAGTATTGCGGAAAGGATTGTGCAAAGTTTTGATAAAGGGTTCTTGAAAGATAATTTGAAATTTAAAAAGACAATTGTCGATGCAATTAATCACTATAATTTAAATGTCAATAAATTAAAATTCCAGTTTATTCCTGTAGAATATGTTCAAACATTCAAGATTGATGAAGATGAGAATGGGAATGGAACATCTATGATTAAAAAATCATTATTCTATGCTAAATTGTACTTAATGCTTCTTTTATTCAAAATTATGTCAATTATTTTATATAGTAATGACCAGAAAGTAAACTATATCAAAACAAGTGGTATTGATAAAAATATAGCAAATAAAGTACAGGAAATTGCAAGGATAAAACAATCAAGACAAATAAATATGATTGATTTATTTAATTACACTACACTTATTAACAAGGTAGGTAATGGTACAGAAATGTATGTTCCGACAGGAAGAACTGGTGATAAACCTATAGAAACTGAGATTTTATCTGGTCAAGATGTACAGTTAAATACAGAGTTATTAGAAATGCTTAAGAATTCATATATCTTAGGTACTGGTGTTCCTGCTGCTATTGTAAATTATTTGAATGAAGCAGACTTTGCAAAAACGGTAGAACAACAGAATACAAAGTATAACGGTCGTGTTGTAAATTATCAGTTGGATTTCAATCCATCAATTACAGAGATGTATAAAAAGATTTTACGATGGAGTACCGATTTACCTGAAAACATTATTGATAATTTTATATTTACATTACAGCCACCTAAATCTGTTGCAACAAGTGCTAAATCCGATGCAATTAATAATTTCACGTCATTATCAGATTTTGTGGTTAGTCTTGTATATGATGATCCAAATGAAACAACAAATCCAGACTTAAAGGATGAAATTCGTAACTTCAAGAAGTTGTATGCAGAAGAACAACTTCCAATGATTAATATGGATAAAGTAAATGAATTAGCGGATAAAGCTAAGATTATAACTAAAGAAGAAAAAATAAAACCAAATCCAGCAAATGGTGATAGTAACGATGATGGATTTGATGGAAATTTAACAGACTTTTAAAAAATATACTAGAGATAGATTATCTATCTCTAGTATATTTATTTCTATTTTATTTTTCACTTCCTGCTAACCATTCGGTTGTAGGACTATTAACTTCTTCAAATGTTGCAGAACCATTAACAAGTTTTCCACTCTTGTTATCGTAATGTCTATCTGATCCTGAGATATGGCTTGTATCAATTCCACTGTAGAAATTCAGAGAATTAGATAACACTTTATATTTCTCAAGAAGAGCTTGTGCAAGTTTATTAATCTGTATAGATTCATACTTCGTTGCAGTAAACTCGATAGTTGTTTCCACTAATTCATGCTGTCCAGAAGAATAATTAAACTGATCTAATGGAATGTTCTTAGGGAAACAGTTTGCAAACATACATGCATATTCTACCTCTGTTCCAGTACAATCTGTAGCAACGTAAATGAATTCTGCAGTCTGATTTGCTTGGTTGGCAGTTAATGTTACTTTATTAGCTGCATCTTTACTGTCATGACCGAGATAACCATTATAATGAGTAAGACCACTCATTAAATCTGTTGTACCATTAATCCATTCATGTAATACTTCACGAACTGGAGAACCGGAAAATTCATATACCTGAATTGATAAACTGTTTGTACCATCGGAAGCATATGATGGGATTTCGAAAGACTTTCCAGTATATCCACCAGTAATAGAATTTGTTTCTACGCTAATATCAGAAAGACCGGAAATACTAACATTACCATATTCAAGGATGTGTTTAAATTTATCTAATTTATTTACACTTCCACCTTCACCTTTACCATTACCACCAAAATATGCATCTAACCAAACAGGTTTACGAACCATAAAAATTCTATTGTAACCAGTTTTTAATGGGTCGTATTGTGCAAGAACATCGTGAGCTACATTTGTACCACCCATGAATAAAGCATAATCAGTAATAGAATTACTGTAATCGGAATTGTGAATACCAGTCTGAATTGTAACTGCTGACATTTAATCAACCCCTTTCCTAATTATCATCATCTGTTGAAGATGTGGACGATGCGTTACGTTTATTGATATCAATTTCGATAATAGCACGTTTCTGCAGTCCTCTAAATACTACAGCTAAGTAGCAATGAAGAATGCTGTGCTCAGTCTCCCAAGCATTAGAAGTAAATTCAATGCTAATGGATACAATCTTACTTCCCACCCATGTAGCAAATTTTGCTTCTTCGGTATTTTTGAATGTAGCACGGATGGAAGAATCAGCAAAGTTATATAAGTTCTGCTGAACATCAGTTTCGATGATGGATTTAATTGTGTAAAGCATTGTAGCATTACTCTCTTCAACTAAATCAGTTTCAGCCTTCTGAGATGTACTCTGTGTTGCACGTTGGAATACATTTTCATCAAGTGTTTCAAAGTAATTGAAACGATGGTCATATAACTTCTCTTTTAATTCTTTTTCGTAATCTTCGATTGTAGGCTCTAATGAATCACGTACGTGACCACTTAACTGACATCTTGATTTAACAAATGGATATTCAATTCCTTCTGTTCCTCTATGGTAAGCATATTGCTGAGCTAAGAAGTATGTAATAGATACTTTAACTCTCTTACCTGTTGTATCTTCTCTTACAGTATAATGCTGTAGATTGATAGAAATAGCATAACTATCAAAGATATCATAATCATGGATGAGTCCTTCAATAACACTATCTGAATATACAGTATAATCAATACCTGTATCCAAATAGCAAAGAGCATCATTACGAAGAATAGCAAGATCTGCTAATGTTTTCTTTACTGAATATGGGTAGTTTGCATCCCATAAAGCATCTACATGAATACGTCTTGCTGTTAAGATACGTCTATCATATGTACCATCAAATGCAGAATTATAGCATTTTTCGATAGCTTTCTGACGTGTTGCTTCATCTACATCTTTACCAAAATCACCTTCATCACCATTAAGCATAGTAATTCCTTTGGCTGTACCAAAGTCAGCTAATTCAGAAGCTTCTGTAGATGTATAATCATTTGCATCATAATCAGGGTCATCCTGATCTGCTTCGCTAATTGGTTGTGTATAAGAAATGAATGGAAGCATTTGTGTACTAGCTACCTTTAATCCAAGTAATGGATCAAAACCATCAAGGTCAGGTAACTGGTCATCTTCTGTAGCATCAATCATTTCCTGAATAGACTTTAATTCAGAAACTTTTGCAGCCCATTCTTCTGTTACATCTACAGTTCCATCCAGCATACCATCTGGAATATTGTATTCAGCAACTTTCTTATCATATTCTACCTGTAAAAGAACATGCTGTTCTTTACAGAAAGTGATATATGCATCATAAACTTTTTCTACATTATCTTCATTGACATGTGTATTAACTGGAGCTACACCATCATCTGTATCATCTAAGATATCATTTACTAAAGTAGCTGTCTGATATTTTGTAGAAGAAGTAAATGCACCTACATAATTTGCGGTTTTAATCAGTCCTGCTTCAATACTTAAAATATCAAAGTTAAACATCTTAATACCAAATTCTTTTTCATAATTTACATTTTGGGATACTTTTACTGTGTAGTTATTTCCGTACTCTCCACGACCATTGGAACGAATTCTCATAAATGGTAATGGTGTATAACCTTCTGCATCAGTAAATTTTAATTCCTTAAATGCTTTCTCCAGTTCTTCTTTCTTGGAAATATTCTCCGCAGCTTTCTGTAAGAATTTAATACGGAATTTTCTCTTACTAGGAGTGTCTGGATATGCATTTTCTTCATCTGCTTTATACGCTAAAGCAATCATGTTATTTGCATAACAAGCATTATCTGGCATAACACGCATACACCATACGGATGTATTATTGCGATTTAAAACAGCAAGTGGCATCATCAGAGGCTGACCATATTTCTTATAGTTCGAATCTCCAAATGTATTTTTGAAGCTTTCCACAGATCTCTTACGAATAAATTTATTATCCTCGCCTTTCCCGGATGTGAAAGCGAAGACATATTTAATGGTAGGATCTAAATTGGAAGTAGCTGTTGTATTATCCACTAACGTATTATCGTTTACAATTGTTTCCACATATGGGAAAGAAAATTTAGGTACGATTTGTGTTGCTTGTGGCATTTACATGACCTCCTTTTTCTTTATATTCTTATTTCTATTATTCATAGATTTTTATATATTTGTTTAATTTCGTTTCCACCGAAAGATACATCACATTTTGATAATATCTTCGAGTGGCGATGGTTTTTCTGGTGTTTTATTACGAGTACGGTTTAAAGAAGATGTAATCATAGAATCAATATCTTCAAAGGTAACACCTGTAAAGGTAGAAGTATACTGACATACTTGACGAGCACTTACCATTTTGTAATCGTAATCTGAAACATTCTCTGGATCTTTTCCTACTTGATAAGCAAATTTCTTTGTTTGGTCATTTTTTTCTCGATACATCGTTGAAAGAATCAATTCTTCAATAACTGATGGTACTCCAAGATTAACACCATTCAACTCCTGATTCTTTTGCCATATTTGTAAAGCTTTGGAATATGGAACAGATGTTGGTACTTTACCATTTAATACGAATTTAAGAAAAATCTCTGCATTCTCACTATCCTCTACAGCAGTAGCATCCATTACTTTATTTCCTTTGAAAAACTTTAATACTTTACATGGAACTGGTAAAGGTTCACCCGGAAGTTTTACGGTACGAGCTTCAAAGTCATAAACGTAAATACTAATCCATGATGGTACGTTTAATACTTTCTGTTCTGTCATTTTGTCATTCTTAAAAAATGCGACATCAAATACACCAAGTGCTTTGATTGTTGTTCCTAGGTCGGTAGCAAACCCTGCTACATTTTCAAAATATTTCATTGGAATATAAAATTCACAATATGGTTTTTCTAAATAAATATATTGTCCATCTGATCTAAAATATTCTGACATATTATTCTCCTTTCTTTCTACATTTAAGAATATGTCGTAAAATCTAAAATATAAAGATTCTATGTTCCCCGTATTTGGTATAATGATAATTATATACCATTTTCGTGTAAATCATTAAAAATAGCATAATTTGATAAAATCATAGAAATTAAAGGAGGATAAAATTATGTTAAACAGTAAGAAAAATTTAAGTAACCTTTCAACACTCAAAGCAGGTTTAGATTTAGTAAGAGGAAATTCTAAGCCGAAAGAAACTCGTAAACAGTCATCATTATTTGATGACATCTTTGAAACTCGTAAACCACAGCCAAAGAAGAAGAGTAATAATTCATCATTGCTTTTCGATATTCTTTCTGATATTACGGAAGAAAAGAAAGAAACAAAACCGAGTATCAATATTACTATTGATACAAGAACTCGTAGACCTAATTATTACTGTGATCCGTTTACTACAAACGAATATAGCAAATGGAACAACTTCGAACACAACGTTCGAAACCGTAAAGGAAAAATCGTTGTTATATGTAACGATAACAGCTATGGTAAAGACCTCACTATGATTGAAAACCTGATGTGTGATGCGTCTTTATCTTACAGAGACTATCACTTCGTTTATTGTAGATCATGGGATATTGATAAGTATATTGACGAGATTCGTAATGGTGGAAGATATGAATCTTATGTATTTATCGGATTTCCACTGAGATACACAACCAAGTCAGCTATTAATGATGCAATCCGTAAACAAGGAGGTATGACTCATAGAGAATTAGAGACATACATTAACTGGATAACCTCCGATAGAATTTATGACAGCGAAAGCTGGATTAAATGGTATCATTCTGATGACTACAGAAGTATGTGGGTCAACAATTCGTTATGTGCGACTCTCTCGTATTTATGCGATACCGAGATTCTTTCTAACTACGAGAAAGAATACTTATTCCGTAAATACGCAGAACAGACAAAGAACTGGTAGAACAGTTCTTACATAATGAAAGAAGGTGATAAAGAGGGGATGAAGAATATTCTTCATCCCCTCAAAGCTGTTTATTTTTTTATTCTTCCACAGCATCTTTTTCTTTTGTTTCCATCTTTGGTGTAATACTTACAACACCGTCCTCGTCTTCATCTACATTGGTTTCTTCGCCCGGTTTACTCTGTTCCTGAAGCATCTTTTCGATAGAATCATTTAAATAATTCTGTAAGTCATCTGCACAAGCATCTTCCGGATATCCAGTAATACCCATCTGATCCATCTTAGTCATTAAGAATTCCCGTCTTTCTTTTTCTCTTTTTTTCGTAGCTTCGATTCTCTTTGGATGGTTTGGATGCATGGCATTATACTTTTCAAAGAAATCTTTGTATTCTGCAAAGTTGTCTAATAACTTCTCTACGATGGTGATAAACTCATCTTCATTGATTTTTTCTTCAAATCTATGATAGACTAAGTTTGCCATTGTACTGGTTAAAGACTGTACAAAGAGTTTTTCTGTTTTATTATTTGCATCTGCGTATGCAACCATTCTCATGTAAATAAATAAGTATAAGTTATTATAAACATGATATTCTTCCGGTAAGAAAGTCTCTTCGATATTAAAGAAGTATCTATATAATTTATCTTTAAATCCAAAACTCTCAATCTTCGATCTATATTTATCAATAATATAAGAACCTTTTTCTTTATCAAAGAAAGCATCTTTGATATTCTGAATTTCTTTCTTTCCGAATTTTTCAATTCGAGTAAATAAGAAAGATAAACTATAAGCTGCTTCCATATCAGCAATTTTCTTTTCCATCTGTTTTTTTAACTTTTCATCGGATTCTTTTTCTACTTCTTTTTTCATAATATCCAGACGCTCTAATTTCATTTTCCTTAATTCTTTTGAAGAGCAGTATGAGAAGTATTCTTTTAATACATCAGAAGACTGGTCTCTTAAATCTTTAATAGATTTTTCTGTATTGAATAAAGTCATAGAATCCTGTTTGATATCTAATAAAATATAGCGATACGCACCTTCTAATGTATTAATGGTTTCCATTTCTTCATCTTCTGTAGAAGTCTTGATGATACTCGCACCAACAATACGTATATCTACTAAAACGTTTTCTTTGTTCTTTTCAAGGAAATCTTCCATTTCTTTCATTGTCATTTCATTTTTAATATATTCTTCTTTTAATGGAAGAATTCGTGTAAGAACATCAGAACTTAATCCATACTGAGAATTGACATGAATAGAGGTGATTTCTTTTAACATCTTATACTCACCTTCCATTTCTTTAATCATATCAATGATGGCTTTGTAATTCTCTGGGGAAAGACTTTCCTCTTCATCTTCTTCGTCAGTTTCTTCTAAAACTTCTTCAGTCTTAATTTCTTCATCCTGTACAGTTGTTTTTACATTTTCTTTGTTTTCCATAATATTCAATCTCCTTTTTTACTTAATTATAATAGAGTTTTCCAGTTAATTACTTATAAACTAATATCAGTATCTGGACAAAATTTTAATAATACAATATTTAAGTGTAAAAAAATAATTTATACAGAAAGGAGAAAATAACCAATGAAAATTTTCACGAAAGATCTATCAGAAAAAATAACAAAAGAAGGAGGTGTTTCTTTTATTCTAAAAGAACACAAAAATCTGCTACTTGGTAGCATCATAATTAATAGTAATGATGATGACATGGACGTCAATTATGACGATTCTGACTGCGTCGCATTTTAAAAAAAATGGATATGGAGATATTTATTTTGTCTCCATATCCATTTTTATACATACTCTTTTTTTTTAAAAATTGTTTAAAGTATTAAAGAAATCTAAATCTATTCCACCTTGATTTTCTTCAATCTCATCCATAACAGCATCTGGTGTATGCTCAAAAATACTATTTTGAATTTCTCCCGATTGCTGTAGTTTATAAGTATGCTTCTGTGATTCAAGCATTGCTTTTCTCATGAGTTCTTCCCAAGTTGGTTGTTTTTCTAATTCTTCTTGACGTTTGGCTGCGGCAATTAATTTAGGATCAACTAATGTTGGATCAATTTCTTCTGGACGTTTCAATCCACTATTATCTAAATCTTCTACTTTAGCTCCTTTATGAATACCAAAAACAATAAGATTGTTACCATGATAGAAAATATATAAGGCAATCAAATATGACATAATACTATCATCATGAAAACCTTCCCCCGCTTCTATTTTTCCGGAAGGTTTTTTAATAAGACGTGATAAATCTCTTGTTACATTTGCAGTAACGAATTTTTCTTTGTATTCATTTACGTGTCTTGATAAAATTGCAAACATATCATCTCTACTTGGACCAGATGTATATACACCATAAAATGTTTTTTGTTTTGCTTGTTTTTTAAGCATAGACTCTACAGTCTCATACTGTTGCATATTATCTTCCATTAAGTCTTTTGCTTTATCGAAGTAAATTCTATCTCGGATTTTACTATGAAGCAAATGGTCAATAATACCATCACCAACAGAGTTACGCTCGATTGCCACACAAGCTTTAGGTACATACTTGCTAACAAATTCAATAATCAGTTGCTCATATTTTGTTTCACCAATATAGCAACACTCAAATTCAGCATCTGGTTCAAAAGTATAAGGATTAAGAACTGTAATAGCATTATTGTCACCAACAGTACCTGTAGAACAGTCAATACCTAATATATAAGGTATTTTTTTATCCAATTTTTTATAGACATCAAATTTATAATAGTCCATAACCCAGATTTCATCAATTGGTTTCTTCTGTACCTCAACAATATACTCGATATCTTCTTTTGGATAAGGAGATAAAGAAGAACCATGAAGACGCTGTAATAAAATCTCACGTCGTACTGTTGTTGCATCACCAATCTTTGCGGCGATATTTGTAAACCATTCATCGTCAAGTCCAATCTGATCATATGTATATTCGATATAGACAATCTTATTGCATTTTTCATGAGCTTTAAAATAATCTTCAATTTGTTCTTGTGTCCAGTCATACATCTTTTCTGTCCATGTTGCACAACGGTCAAGAATTTTTTGTGCCTCTAATCCACATTTTGTATCTAAATCACCTGGTGTACATGTAAAAAGACGTCCATACATTGCTCCATTTTCTTTTGCACGTCTTGCAGATGTTTCATAGGTAGATACTGAGTTAGATACAATTGTACCAATATGATTGGTGAACTCTGGCTCATCGAAATGTAAGATAGGTGCACTCAAACCACGGGCGATGGATAACGCACTGTCATGAGATGTTGCTTTTGGTTTTACAACAATACTATTTCCATTAACAGGATGTGCGATAGATGTAGCGTTTTTCTTTGCTTTTACTACTTTACCATCGCCATCAACCATAGAATCAAAGTGTAAATACTCTGGTAATAATTCAATTTGTAAACGTAAACGTCTTAAATTTTCTTTTGCATTATCACCATCTTTATTGATAAAGATAAATTGTGATTGAGAAGTACCGAAATTATATGCCCAGTTTTCTATTGCTAGTGCTGACTGTGTTTTACCTTGCTGACGAGGAAGACAGAGCCATGAGTCAATACCATGAATAAAACACCATGCTTGTGCAATATTTCCACGGTTTGCTTTATATGGAATAGAAACACCACCTGGGTCTGGTATTCTTGCAATTTCACGTAAATAATACCATGGATTGATATAAAGTTCCATCATGATTCTTGTTACTTGATCTTTTGATAATGTGGTATGACCTTCTTTATCAGCAGCAAAGGGATTTACTTTCGTAAGAGAGATATCATTAATCTCTAACATAAAATACCAGTTTTCTATTCCTAGTGTTTGTAAATCCTTTGCTAATTGTAAGAAAGATTTATTTGCAGTACCAAAGTCATATAACTTTCCTTTGATACGAGCTATTCTTCTTGGCATAGTTTCTCCTTTCTTATGTTTTATACATTATTTTATAGTAAAACATATAAATGGAAAGAAGGTAAAAAAATGAAAATAGGCATTCATTTAAAAAGAACAGCCGATACTGAATATGTAATGTACATAGGTAAAAATATATCGACTCTGTTTGAATATAATTTTATTACAATGAAAAGTAATGTGTATCATTTATCTCATGATAAACCAGATGATTTATTATTAATAAATGAATTTTTATTATCACTATAACTATTTTATAAGATAGGGTAGTATCCCCAAATAAACCCTATCTTGCTCATTTGTCGCTTATCCCATATAACACAAAAAAGTGACACACGTCGATATTTGTTACCAAACCTCGTAACAAACAACTATTTATCCTTTCCTATGATTAGGATGCCGTTATAAAGAGAGATGACTATGTAGTCATCTCTCTTTATATTTTTTCTATCCTTCATAACCTGAAGGCCATTGTACCAATAATCCTTCTTTTTTTGTAGGAATTTTATATTTTAAAATAATCATATGGAGTCTTTCTAATCGTTGCTTCATTTCAACGAGTTGACGGTATGAATTAGGTATAGTATATTTTTTACTTAAGTTTTCATCAGCAAGAATAGATAAATAATAATTAACTATATCCAATTTACTATTAAGATAAGATATTAACATCAACTTATCCCCAGCATTCTGGATCGTACTAATTTTAACATCGATATAATCAATTTCTGCAGGATCAATTCTTTCTAATTTTTTTGGACCAAATATTAAAAATCTTTCAATAATATATTCATCATCATTATAAGATGCTGCTTTTTCCTGAATAATATCATAGATATGTTCTCTTTCCGGGAACCATGATTCATATATTTCTTCAACTACATTAGCAAAATAAGGACTAACACATTCAGTTTTAATTAATTCTAATTTATCTTTTACTACATTATCTTGTCTTTGTTTTAATTGATCAAGTGTTTCTGTACTAAAATTTGTAAGCGTTTTTAAATTTTCATCTTTATCTTTATTAGAAGTTGATGATGATTGAATTAATTTCTTTAATACTGAATTTAATTCTTTTGTATATCCCATTTTTTTCGCATATGTGTCTGCTTTTATTTCATTCTTTAAAGACTTCTTAGACTTGTCATCTCCGATACAAGCATTTAAAATTGGAATACATAATACTTTACGAAATATTTTATCTTTTAACATCATTTTCGTTTTCATGTTAGATTTAGCCACCTCATACTGCAATAATGTAACAAATCTTGTTGGTAATGAATTACTACAAACAACATGACCAATTTCATGAAGAAGGAGTGCTGTTAATTCTTTTTGATCTACTTGTATGATTGTATTTGTGAGAAGTCGTTTATCTATTTCCAACGTCCATTTTTTATTCTTTGCCCAAATTTTTTTTACGGCTTCGTCTTTCTTTTTATTATCTGACATAATAGAAGAAATTATTTTATCCATTGTACTTACTTCTGGATATACTGACATTACAAAAAATGCTGAATCTTCTTTTTCTGGAATAACAACATTGATGTCAAAATCATATCCGAACATTTCATCTAATTCTTTTTTAATCATCTCAATCGCTGTTTTATTTAATGGGTCTTCTTTTAAAACAGAAAATCCTGTTTCAATTTTTTCAAACTTTTCTTTTTTTAAATTCATTTTCATTATCACACCTCTTTCACTGTATTATATTTTTGTAGATTGTCAAACACAATTATTTATATAATATTTAAATGTAACCAATAGAAATATTACAGAAACGAGGTAAAAAGAAAATGACAAAAATAACCAAAAGAGGAGAAAGCCTCTTAAAAAAACTAATCAAAATATATCTCAAAGAAAAGAGGAAAGAACATGGAAAAAGAAAAAAACGAAAAGATTGATTTTGGTGAATTAGTAACTTCTGTAGATATGTGTTGGGATGAATTTAAAGTCAATCCTTGGAATGTAGATTATCCTATAGCAGAATTTATTCACAAAATGAGGTATGAAACATATCAAAAAATTGTACCGGATATAACAATAAGTGAATATTGTATTATAGATGGACTTGTTGCATTAATAAAATTCAAAGGGGATACAGTTTACTTTGATTCCCTTTATTCAGAGCCATTTAAAAAATCTGTAAGAAATTTTATCAAGTACATGTGTTATATAAGTAACGTAATGCAGAAAAATATAAAAGTTTCATTAGCATATGTAGAAGAAACATATAATAGATATAAGAAGCTTTTCTTTACAGATAAGCATCAAACATTTGTTATTGAAGAATTTCTAAAAGATATGCATTACTTATATAAGTAAAGGAGATAAAGAAATGAGAACAAGAAAACGAAGAGTGGAAGAAAATTTTCAACTTGCATTAAAGCGTGAATTGGCAAATGTAAAAATGCTAGGAAGAGAATACTTCATCAAACGAATGACTGATCATCAGTTACAGTTCATTACTGGCAATTATGACTATTTCAAAACAATGTTAGAAGTTGATTTTAATGAAAAAATATCCGTCAATGAGTTTGCAGTAATCTTTTTATTAAAATCATTTGCCGAACCTAAATCATTGTTAATTGGAGGATTTGCACCAGAACTTCCTAGAAAACTGTGTATTGTTAAAACGGTATTGGAAGATTATAGTTCATTTGATTTCGCTGACTTCTGGTGTTACTATATCAAATGGAAAGATCGAGTGTTTGATGACTATGAAAGAATGAATATAGAAAAACTCAGATTTTTCTATATGGATTATTATGATTAGAGGTGAAGATAATGAAAATGGAAAGAACGTTTGATGAAATCATCAAAAGCTTAGATGAAAGCTCATTAAATCGAAAAGATACCATGTCTCTCGATATAATTGAGTTAACGAATAAACCTTATTCAAAAAATTTTATGGGTAAGGTTAAAAACACGAGTGTTGAAGAAAAGGTTAGAAAACGAATTGATTTTATGGATTCAATATTGGTACAACATATCGTAAAAGAAAACATAAACCACGATATAAAAAAAGTATCTAAAGATGAACTTTCATTTATCTACGCATATAAAAAAGATACTTTGGATGATTCTGTAAGATTAGAAAAAATTTTATCAGACTACTTTTTCTATCGTAATATTAATAGTGTGGTAGAAACACCGACTGTAGAAAAAATAAACGGTTATATGGAAAAATATGTAAAATTTGGATTTATTGAAAAAAATGACTTTTATAATAAATTCAGCACAGAACTCAATAGACGATATGAATAAAAGTACATTAGGGGATGAGTTTTCATCCCCCCATTTTATAAGTAAAGGAGAAGAAAAATGGAAAAGAAAGATATTAAAGGATTAACAAAGAAAATGGATTTAATCATGCAATCGCCGGAAAAACTTACATTTTTTGCGAACCATGAAACAACAAAAACAAAAAAGAAAACTTTAAAGAAATTAGAAAAAAGTCTTTTATCAAAAGGATATAATGTCATAACATTATTATGTAGAGATGAGTTGTTAGCTTATGATGTTAATAAAAATCTTTATTTTATTTCTTCTTATGAATTAAAAGAAATACAAGAACTAGCAGCAAATATTTTTATTGAAAAGAATACTGTTGTTTTAATTCATACGGTATTCTCCAAATGTATGACACAGGATGACATCATGCCATTGTATTTAAATTTCAATTATACAAATGGAAGATATAACACAAAAATGGTATTCTATGTAATGAATGAAAACATGGACTGTGTATTTGATACTTATATTGGATTAAATAAAAATGAGTACTTAATTGCAACTGAAGAACGTATCAAGAAACAACCAGAATATGCGTATTCATCATTAATTAAAAAGATGGCTAATGAATATCGAAAACGAAATGCGTTTATGATATTAATGCAGAATTTTATCGGCAAAGATATTAATGAATTCTTCACTGATTTCATCACCACATCAGATGAAACTTTTTATGAATATTTCTGTTTTGACTATCTAGGATCAGATGTTGAATATGCGGATGATTATGAATTGGATGGAAAAGTATTTAAAGAATTCATCATTGATATGTTTGATGATGAATTACAGCCATACTTCAATAATAATTTATCATTACTGCATAGCGTTTTAAGAGAAGAAATCACCTACCTGATATTGGATCAGTTATATAAAGTAGGTGAATTACAAAAAGAAAAAAATATATATCTTGATAGCAACTCATATAATGATGGTGTCGTATTCATTTGTTATACCAAGGAAGATGTGACCAAACATGAAGAAAAACCTAAAGTCCTTCATAGTTATAAAGCTACATTTGATGTATTATTTAAATTTATTTTAGACAATGCAAAAAATAAATTTACGAAAATGGTTGAAGACTTTGATAAAACTGAGGACGTTTATCTTGAAGATAAGAAGACTGAAGAAGATGGTCAGGAAGAAGAGGTTAGTACGGAGACTAATATTGATGAGAAAATCTTTCCTATCCCTGCAAATAATAAATCTACTGAATTAGAAAAATTTTATATATTAATTGAAAAAGCTATATATAAAATGGATCGATGGATGAAATTACCTGATTTGGAGAAACTTCATAGAAAACATTTTGAAAGAAATACTTTGCGGTATCTCCTTTATAAAAAGAGAAAATTAAAAGTCGACCTTTTTACAAAAGGAATGGAGACATTAATGAAAGAATCCATAAAAGAAGAAACTATACATGAATGTATTAATCCATCAGTTAAACAACGCTTGGCGATTTTATTAATATCTATGAATGATGGTGCCATGTATGTTGAGAAGACTAAGTATTTATACAATCAGTATAAATTCGAAATAGTAGTAACGGATATGAAAATATCAGATTATAAGCCAGATGTAAAAAGAATAACAATAGAATATTACCTGAAGTCGGACAAAGACAATAAACTTACAATATCTTTATTTGATCTTGATATTGTTGCTACTATCAATGATATCAATTTTAATTAATCGTTAATGTTATATAACCATGTAGAGATAAATATTTATCTCTACATGGTTATATTTTTTTTATTCTTTTTATACTAATAATGATTCATAGCCTTCTTCTATAAGTTCATTATCAATGTCATGCATCATTTCGGTAACGAAATCGTTAAAGTTTATTTCATCTTCTGTATTTTCTAACGCAACTTTTCTTCCTTTTGTATCTTTGGCTTCTGCTTTGCCAGAAGTTTCTTCATGGTCTGGGAGATTTTCTACCCATGTTTTTAATGTACTCATATAAGACGCTTTCCATTTTCTAAATGCATCTTCTGGGGTATCCCCTTTATCAATACTATATGCTTTTGGATCCACGTCAAGATAATCTTTCTCATCAACAGTTCTCCAAATCCAGTATTTAGGGGCTTTCGGGAAGTTATAATCTCCATCAAACATAATACGAGCATCAGAATATAATTTTCCTTCATAAATGCCATCACGATACTTATCTTCTTTTCTTCTAAGTTGTGTATGACCTGCAGAAGAATATTTAGTTTTATATCCTTTGCGGTTTAATGTTTCAATGATTGGTTTCATATCTTTGTCGATATCAGCTTTCTCTGTTAAAATTGCTTCTTCCGTAGCAATTGTTTTCTCGTAATATTTAATCTGATTTTCATATCTACGAATTAATGACTGTTTGTTATCATTCTCTGCTTTTTCTAATAAGAATTTTGCTTCCTGGTAATCATCATATAAATGATCCAAATAATCACAATCAACAGATTCTCTGAATGCACTTCGAACTGTATTATCTGGGAAAATTCGATTAATCAAATCAGTTCTACCATCGAATAATTCATCAACACCATTACGTACGAATGCTGTTGCAAGTAAACCACTATCATTTCTATCACAGTTAGTATAGTTTCTGTACACGCTTTCAACATCATCAATAGATTTCAGAATGTCTTTCTTTAACTCTTTTGGATAATCGCCACCTCTGATATTATCTACAAGGTCTTCTTTAATCTTTACGATACGAGAACCTGATGAACCCCCTTTTAATGTGATATTTATTACTTCCCTCATAAAGAGAGCAATATCTGTGGTCATTTTATAGAACCCATTGGTTTCAGTAGGAAATGCTTCCATATCTTTAATCCAATTAGATGCTTCTGCTTTATTAATTACGGATGCCATAGCAGCACCATAACCATAAGAAGCTGCAAAAGAATCTGCGAATTCTAATTCTTTTCTTCCAAATAAAGAAAATAATTGACTAATTGGAGCAGTTATGAGGAAAAATGGAATACGGAAAAACTTATATGCATCTAAACCGATTTCTCCAATTTTATATAATACATTTTCAATCTTTCCAAAGACTAAACTAATCTTCTTTAAAACTGGAACTTTATCAATCAATTTCTCTAAAAGTTGATTTAACTTTGCAAGAAGTTTATGACCTGGATTAGTCGAAATCATCATGATAGAAATAATTTCTGCAATAATTGGTTTTACTGCCATCATTGCATCACCGAGCATGGTACCAACCATTAAACTATACAATGCACCGAAAACTGCATTTACATATCCTAAGAGAATTTTAAATCTACCATAAACAGAACCATCAAAATTCGTTCCAAGATTATGTAACATCAATGCCATAATTTCTTCTGGTGTAAAGTTAATTGATGTGATTAAATTTACAGACAGACGAATATACGCAACATGTACATGGTTTTTATCATAAAAACCATTCCGATTATCTTTCTGGATAATATAATGCGAATTAAATAAAATATCAGAGGAACAAAGAGAAAACTCGGATGGTTTACTAATTGGGGTTCTATCCCAAATAATATACATATTCTTCACTCCAAACTGTTTTTCAAACAGCATCTCTAATTTTTTATTTAATGGATGATTGGTATAATCTCCAGATGGATTTAACCGAATCACTCTCATAATTTCTCCAATAATACTTTCCGCTTGTTCTAAAGTGGCGGATTTTCCAAAGTATGCTTCTTTTACTACCATTACAGATTCGTTGGTATTTTGTTGCTCTTTGGATTCATTTTCCATATCAAGAACGCCTTTTACTAATTCATCTGCACTGATATTATCATCAGAAGCATCTTCTTTCTTTTTAATTGCTTGCTCCATTTTTGAAGTTGCTCTTTCAAGTTCTTGTAAGGTTTCAGGGGTTAATCCTTTTTTTAAATTACGGATATTTTCTTCTACCTGTACTAACTCGTTCTTTAAATCATTTAATTTATTTGGGTCAGCTTTTTTAATTTTAGCAATACGAATCTTTGCCTTTAAAGCAACCTTTTTACCAACTTCCTTTAATATCTGACTATTAATAGAAATCTTGGAACCTACGGTATCCTTTACTTTTGTTACCATATTTTTAATGGCTCCTTCAACATAAACGGTATACTCATAAGTAGGATTATTGATATAATCAATAACAGCTTCCTCAATTTCTAATTCGTCATCTTCATCCTCTTCTTCTGTATAAGGGTCTTTTCCTTGCCCCGGTTGTGGAAGCATAGCACCAAGTGATACATTTTCTTCACTCATTGCTTCCATCATAAGAGAATTAAAATCTCGTAATAATCGCTTATATCTATCCTCACTAATCGCTTCCATCAGATAATCTGTTTCGATACGTGTTTTAATATCTTCACAGTATTCTGATTCCATAACATATGGACGGATAGCAGAACTATATTCTACATTTTCAAAAATATCATCTACTTTTGTATGCATAAATTTTTCTACATATTCTGAAGGAACTTCACGAGGTTTGATATATTCTTCTTTAGAAGATTCAATCATTGTTGATAAAACATCTTCAAGATCAGTAATCTTACTGAAATCTTCTGGAAAAATAATCATTTTCTTTTCACCCCTTTACTAATATAAAATACCTTCGAAATCGAGTTCGATATCATCGGTACTTTCACCCATTGCAGTTCTTACTGTGTTAGCAGGGAAGAGTTTCGCAATAAAGTCGGAACGACCATTGAAAATAGTATCCAATGACTGACGTGCGAATGCTGTAATAATGAAGCTTGTATCATTTCCTTGACATTCAATGATTTCTTTATGAAGATTATCTAATTCTTTAATGGAATTAAGGATATCTTTTTTTAATGCTGGTGGATAATCAGCATTATTTAAATCTCGAATTAATTCTTGTTTAATACTAACAGATCTTGTAAGTTCTGTTCCATGATCACCATTTGCAAATGCCATGATTTCATGTTGAAACATACAAATATCTGTAGCAATTTTATATACTGGATTTGCATAATCCATATTTTTTTTATTATCTTTCATCCATGGTGCCCCACTCATTTTGGCGAGACCAGAAATAACACCTGGACCATAACCATATGCAGCAGCAAAAGAATCCGCAAATTCTTCACCCTTACGTGTAAATAATGTCATCAGTTGTGTAACTGGTGATAATAATAAATTTAATGGCAATGTAATCAAACCAACAGCACTATCAAGTACATCTAATCCTGCAAAAATAACATCACAAATTTTATTAAGAACCAGCTTCATTTTCTTCAGTGCTGGAACATGATTTAAAAATTTATTGCATAAATGATTTAATTTTGCATTAATTAAATGGCCTGTATTTGTAGTTGATATTAATAAACCTGCGAATTGACCAGCATATTGACCAATTAATTCTGGATTTTGTAATAATACTCCATTCATTATACCAACAACATTGTACATATACGTAGCACCAAGAGATATTCTTGCATATAAACTATCATCAAAGTTATGACCAAGTTCATGTAAGATAGTACCAAGTAATTCTTCTGGTGTAAAATTCAACTGTAATGGTATTTCTACAGAAACACGAATATATGCAATATGACTATGACTTTCATCATAGAAACCTTTCTCTTTATTTTTTACCGCATAATACTTTGGATCGAATAAAACATCCGAAGAACTTAATGTAAATGCTCTAAAAGATGTAAGTGGTGATCTATCCCAAATAATATAAATACGTTTAAAACCAAACTGTCTTTGAAAAGTTTTTTCTAATTCTTTGTTTAATGGATGATTTGAAAAATCGGCATGTGGCTTTTCTCGCATAATTTCTAACATTTGCCCGAGAATATGTTCAGCCATTTGAAGATTTTTAGTTTTACCGAAATATGATTCAGTAAAGTACTCATCTAAATAATACATGAGCTCACATCCTCCTTTCATAATCTAATATATTAATAAGATGTTTTTTGAATGGAATCCCACGGTTTTGTAGAATTCCATTCAAAAATATTATTCATCAAGATTAGCTGTAATAGATGATGTTGTTGTTTGAGCATTAATATAACCTGAAGCACTTTCATTTACTAATACACTATATGACTTTTTATTTTTATTTTTCTTTGCCGCTTTTTCTGCAGCTAATTTTCTTTTCTCCATTTGTTTCTTACTCTTTTCTTCTTGTTTTTTACTAATCCAAGAATCTAATTTACCTAATAAATCTTGAGTTACTAATAACTTCTCCAACCCCTTCATGAGTTTATCAGTATCTAAAGAATAATGTGCAGTTTTATTTGTTTCTGTATAATAAATATTACTTCCATCCCATCCAATAATACCAACTTCATCAAGTACAGTACCTTCATATTCTTTTTTGTTTTTACTTTCTGTAATAACTGCTTCATAAAGTGATTGAATAGATGAACCCATTAAAGTAACTGGTTTTATTTCTCCTTTTATCAAGAAATTTAACGTATATGCTTTTATTTGTTGCCATGCTTTATAAATCGTTTCATCAATATCACTTAACTTTCTTATAGTAATTTTTTCTTTTACACGAGCAAATGAATTTGCAATTGTAGCATTGTAACAAAAGATAAGATTTTTATACGTAGAACACCAGTCATGAATGGTTTTATCCGATCTACCGCGAGGTTTAACTGTAAACGATTTATTATTCTTTTTAATCTCATAACAGTTACATGTTCCTAATGCAATCATATGATATGTTTTTCCGGAACTTTTACAAAGACTTTCAATACCCTCATAAGTGTAAACACATTTAACAAAAGTACCCGGAATATTTTTTAACAAACGATCCCAATCTTTTGGTGACAAATCGAGTTGTTTTTTTATTTGTCTAAACGCTCGATTAATATTCGTAGTAGTAACTTTTAAAGTTTTTACATTTTTCTTTTTCTTTTTTGTCTTCTTTTTCTTTGCACCAAAAACCATTTCACCATCTGAATCATACTCTATCGGTTCAGAATCAATAGAATAAAGTTCTACATCGTCATCATCTCCAGTAGATGTATCAGTATCTTCCATATTGTCTTCTCCAACCTCTTTTGCAACATATTCTGCATCAATAACCAATTCACTATCAATTGATTCTTGACTTGCTTGTACAAATTGAGGTCGTTTTGCGATACTTTCTAAAATTGAATATGTACTACCAAATCCTAATGAAACTAATTCTTCAATCATCAAATCTACATTATCAGAATCTTGGAATGTAATTGTTTCAATAGAAGGTAAAGCTTTCATATTTTCATCAATAGTATTTTCATTCTGATATGTATAGTGTGAAATAATATACTTGGAAATATTATCTTCATCATCACTATCATTTTCTCCAAATAATACTTTAGAAAAAATGATTTCATCCCCTTTATCTTCATCATATGTCTCTAATATAATTTCATCCATCGTTGCAGTATAATGACTACGCATATCATCTATTTCTGGAATAGAATCTACTATCTTTGTATCTTTAATATGATTAAAAGCAAGATATACATTAAGATTGTCAATTTTTATTGTTGCCTTCCCCATAGTCTCTATAAATTCTTCATCATTTATATCTTCACTCATCATTTGATCATATGATTCCTTACTGTCAAGAGTGATTGTATATTCTTTTTCTTCTTCATCATAATCAATCCTATAAACACTCGGGAACATATAAAACATGACATAGAATGTAGTAATTTTATTGTTTTCTTTTTCAAGAAAACTGTCTATCATTTTTACAATATCATCATAAGAAGTACCTGTTAACATAAAAAAAAATAACCTCCTTGTCCTCTATATTTCTTTAGATAATTAAAAAGTTGTTTTCAGGCTACCTTTATAGATAACCTGAAAACAACTTGATATAGAAGATACTATTTTATATGAAGATAGTAATTAATTTCTTCTAATACTTTGTTAATCTTTAAAAGAACTTTTTGAAGTTTCTTATTTAACTCCTTATACTCTTTTAAAGTTTTATTACCTCGTTCACTTTCTTTTATTATTCTTATCTTTTGAACGATTAGTTTTCCTAGCTTTTTTTCCAGCTTTCTTATTACCTTTTTTCTTGGTTTGCGATACATCTTCATTCCTCCTTTCATCTATTAAATGTAGAAAATGTTTCATCTTCGCTGAATCGATTTTGCAAATTCTACGATATATTATTGCTGATCTGTCATCATCAGAAAGATTTTGACAATCCAACATATACATCAAATCAGATTCAGATATTTCAAATGTCTTATCTTTTATCTGAGTACCAAAAACATGTAAATCATGATTTTTTGAGTGTAATGCTATACCAGCTGCATAATTTACCAGCATTACAATATATATTAACTCTTCACTATGTTCTTTAATAGCTAAAGGTTTTCTGTTAGTTATTATATTCATAGCTTCTCTAAATGTACGCAAATCCAACCTAAATACATATTTAGCATTTGGATATAATTTCTTCTCTTTTGAAGATATTTTTTGTGATACAATATCACAATAATCTCTATCAAAACACGTTGCTGCAGTAGTGTAGATTTTTACATAATCAAATCCATTTTTCATGAAATCGTAATAATCATCATTTACATTTAATGAATAAATAAAATTCCATTCAATACCATCCTTTCTTTTTTTCTTTACATATTTATCTTTAATCTCCACATTTACATCTTTAAATAAAGGATAAAAAGGATTTCCTTTTGTTTCTTTTAAATACTGCTGTAAATAGAAATATCGGATTACTGGTACTCCTGTTTTCATTATTCTATCAAGTTTTTCTTTACTGTATTTTTTAAATCTACTTTCTATCATTTTTTTTCTCCTCTAAATTTCAATGTACTGACCATATTGATTTTTTACATTTCTCAATTCTTCTAATGATGGCACATATCTACTATCATCTACATGAGATTCTAAAACCTTTATGGCTTTTTTAATCGTTCTTTTTTCCTTCAAAGATAAATCTGTATTTAAAAATATATAAAGATTATCTTTTGTATTTCTAAATTCATTATAATCTTGTGACATGATATCATAATAAATCTCATATCCCGAAGGAACATAGATACCATCTTTTTCTATTAAGTACAATTCTTCTAATTGGTTCGTTTGTATTTTCTTCTTTTTTATTTTACCAATTAGAAGATTCATAGATGGATGGCTATTAATAAGTGAATTACAATATTCTTTTATTACATCTTCATCTTTATGATACGCAATCACTTCATTATTACAAATTACACAATACATAAAAACTACCTCCGAATAAAAGAATATTGTAAAAGAAGTTATCGACCAACTGAATATGCTATCTGATATACAGAAGACATTTTATCTAATGTACCTTTAGATATTGATGTCTTTACTGTATCAATAGATAATATTGATAATATCAGACTACAGATTAATCTTCCAATAATAATAATAATTGGAGATAAATCTTTTAAAGCTTTTTCTACTCTATCAAAGAAGTTGTTTGATTCCATCTTTGCTAGAGTTTTCTTACGTGCTTTTGATTTCCCACCCGTATCAAAATAATACGGATCTTTTTTTAGTTTCTTTTCAAGTTTTTCTCTATACTTTTTATCTGCAATATAGATCTCCATTTGATAATCCTGAATCTCCTGCATCAAATCCGTATAGGATTCATTTAAAGAATTATCTATTTCATTTAATATTGAAATAGATTTTTCTTTTTTCTTTTTCTTCTTCCCCAAAGGGATCACCTTCTTTCTTTTGTGTTTTAAAGTTATTGGTCAATTAACTTCGCTGAAATAATATATAAATAATTAGTAAAATAAAATTTTATTAAATTTTATTTTTTATTAACATATTAGTAATATAGATTGGTTAGGTATTATAAGGGGGGACCCCTAAAGAATGATAATAATAGAAATAATAAAAAACAATAAATAACAATCACTAACAATAAAAAAAAATAATAAATATATAAATAATATTATTTATATATATTTACACATTTTTGAGAATTGAGATTAATCTCAATTTTTTTTACCGTCTATTAGTATTTTTATATTCTATATATTATTTAAATTTATTATATACAAAAGTATAAAAAAGAAATAAGTAAGAACATAGTACCTTCGTTTCTGTTATGTGTAAAAAGATTTTTCATCTTATGTGAGATAAAAGTTGACTTTATTTTTTATTGTCTGTAAAAATCTTGCTTATTATTTTTAGTCTACTAGGTTTTCGAATCTAGTAGATATTTTTTTATCCAACATAAGTTTAAGGAAGTATATATTTATAAAAATATAATACTGAAGATATTCATGTATTTTCATAGTATTCTCCTTTTGACAGTTGTTAGAAAATATAGATAGTAGAGATTTTAATTTTTCTACTATCTATATTTTCATCTATTTAATTAAAATAATCTTTATAAACCGTTTTTGATAAACTCTTCATAAAATCAATAATATCTAATATATGTAATGATAAGTAATTTTTAGAATCACCATATAATTTTTTAGATTTAATTTTTTCTTCATATATTTCTAATTCATTTGCAATATCATATAATGAAATATTCATAGTAAAATGAATATTCGATGATAAAGGTATATAGAAATATTTATCCAAAGCTTTTTCATTTTTAATTAATTCATTAGAAGATGATGCCAATTTAACAAAATAATCTGTTAAACGAATCTTATACTTTTTATCTAATACCATATGATTTCCATTATAATCTTCCTTTGCAGCAACGGAACGAATATCCTCACTATCTAAGAAAAAACGAGAAGATAAAGCCATCCGCATTTCTAAATATGCATAATATGGTGCTTTAATAGAAAATACTAATTTTATATCTTTTAATAAAGCAACTTTATCAAAAATAGAAGCAGGGATTTTATCTTTATTTACTTTTTCTTTATGATAATAAGAATTTCTTCCTAATGCTGAGTTTGTTTCTATTAAACAACAAGAATAGTCATTCAATTCAGCTATATCATAATAATGATAATTAATACTCGAATCTGCTAATAAATCCATTGTATGATTATCTCTATCAATGAATTTATAAATAGATTGTAATAATGTACTGAATAAGTGATTTTTTAGTTTTTCGTAATCATTTTCCATAATTACATCTGAATTAAAATCTTTATCTTCTTTAAAAGAATAAAGTTCCTTTAGCATTAAGTCAGGGTTTGAACCAAATAAAAATCCCAACGATGAACCTGTAAATGTTACATGTAATGATTTCGTAATACAAATAGCTGGAAATAATTCCGAATAATCTTTTTTAATAGTATCACTATCTTTAGAGATTGCTTCTATTAATTTTATTGCAACATGCGTATTATTATATAATTCTTTATAATCTTTTTTTACCAAGCTATTTGATAATTTTGAATCAATAAAAATGATATTATCATTAGAAAATTTTTTTAAATAACAAGCAGTTACGATATCCACATCTTTTAATAAGAATTTAACTTCCACATGATTGTAAATATTATTAATATGAGGACCCAAATCTTTTCTATGATCTTTACTTGTTCTACCAGCACATATGGTATTAATTAAAAAATCAATATTTGAAAAATTAATTCTTTCCAATATCATTTTGTATGTTCCTCCTTTGGTTTTTTGCATATAATGAGTCCATTTCTATAACTAAGATAAGGACATGAATTGCATAATTCCATAGCTTCCTCTGATTCTCCAAAATATTTTTCAATTTCATTATCAGAATAGTTATTTTTACATCCTAAGTTTTCCATTTTATTTTCTTCCTTTCTGTTTGATATTTATTTTAGAGTTTACATAATAATTACATATCAACGTATAAGTTATATATTATTTTTTTGATTTAGAAAGGAGAAAGGCTTTGAACGCAGAACCAAAAATGATTGTAGAAAATCTAAAAACAATCAAGGAAATGTCAGCATTTATTTGTTATAAAAAATTAAATGTTGAGAACGTAAATAAATTAAGAAAGAAGGTAGATAAAATGATTGATATGATTGAAAGTGATAAAATTGATAAACTAATGAAAAAAGGTGAATATTATGATAGAGAAGAAATATAAATATTGGTTGATTTATATCAAGTCTACAGATATCAATATTGCTTATGAATTATATGCTTATACCGATAATAAAAAATATATGAAGCAATTTGTAGAGGAACGTGATATGAATAAATTTATTATTATGATGAAGAAACTAACAAAGAATGAAATACATAAGTTAACAGAAGAGTTTAATTCATCATTCTTAATTCCATTAGAAGGAAAAACAAGAACCGAAGGTAAAAAATATATAGGTCAATTTTCTATTATTGCTACAAAAGCAGAAAAACTTAATGTAATGAATACGTGTACTGATGTAATAATGTCAAAAATGTGGTCAAGTATTTGTTATGATCCAATGTTATTTAAGAATAAATATAAAGAGATGTTTGTTCGTTTAGGATATTATAATGCATATAGATATCTTTGTTTGGATTTTGATTTAGATTATTTTGAAGATATTGCTTCTGAATTTGAACCAGATTATCTTTCTGCATTTTTAAATATATATTCGAATTTAATGAAAGGAGGAATACAATGAAAATATATATGCTTTATATAAAAATACCAGTAAAAGATTTTACTAAACGTGTAAGAGAGATTTTACCAAAAGTATCAAATTATAGAAAAAAAGATGATTATTATATTGGTTTGTATGCATGGACGGAAAGCAAGGCATTATTAAAAGAATTTTTTAAAATAAGAAATAAAGACAAATATATTTTAAAGAAACATGAGATTGATGAAGATTTATTTACGCAGTTTCGTGTATATAACAAAGAATATCAAATTGGTTACTATTCTTTTTATAATGAATTAAAATTAGGTGAAGATACAGAAAACAAGCATGAAAAGGAAAAACATATCTTATCTGTTTTTCATGAGAATACTGAAATTATGTATGAGGGTGATGCATTATTTTATGATGAATTCTATGAATATACATCTTATGATTACATGTTTTTCAAAAAGAAATATCAGGAGTGCTTGGAAATATTAGGGTATTCAACATTATTTGATCAATGTTGTATTTCTGATGATGAAGATGAAGATGGTAGAAAGGAAATAGCAGATTATCAAGCTTCATTTGGATTAACAATAAATGGTTATAAATTATTAGATTTAGTAGATGATAAATTAACGATGTTTCTTAAAAAATATTATTTTGCGTTTTAAATTAAAGGGGGTGAGAAAATGAAAGTATATTTATTTTATATTTGTGACCATGATATGAGTAAGTACTACGCTGTCTTACCAGATGATGTAATCGATGATGGAGGTATAAGTTATTCTTTATATGCATTTACTAACTCTAAAAGATATAAGACGATGTTTATGCAGACACGAAAAAAAGATATATTTTATTTGAAAGAAGTTAAGATGAATAAAGCGAAATATGAATCATTTATGGATCAACATTCAAACCAGCTTCTTGATACACATGCGTTCAATGGCAGAAGTATCAATGATAATAAAGTTCATTCTTATACCTATTTCTTATTATCTACTATAATGGAATATGAATGTGTGAGCTATTATGGTTTTGATTATATTCTGGAAAAACTCTCGACTATGGATGATACTTATTTAGAAAAGAGTAAAGATTTTTTAAAACCATCCATATATAAGATTGTCCGCGATAATATTGTAAAACAAATTGATGAAATCACATGTATGCCAATAGATGAAAATTATAGTAGTTATTTTTCTCTTAACGAATTAGAAGTTTATATGGATATATTTGGTAATACTTATACAGATAAAGGAGTGTATGAAAATGCGTTGTTACAGATTTTATAGAATACCAACAGAAGAAGAACGTGATTATATTGAAAAGCATATTGATGTAGTTCATATTGAAGATAAGTATGTTTTATATGCAATCACGAATGATAAGAATATGGCGAAGGAATTTCGTAATATGCGAAATATGAAACGATTGTATGAATGTAGTTCGAAAGTTAGTAAAGAAGAATATAGAATCTTTGCAAATCGAAACCGAAGTACAGTTTTAGACTATTATGAATTAATTACAGTAGTCCATAAATATGAGAAAAAACAAGAAACGGTAAAATTAAATATATTAATGACGATGGCAGAATATCAATTTGTAATGGATGCTGTAGAAGATACTGATATAATATTTGGTGAAGCTGATTTTTGTTCACCGTATATGAGAGTTGCGAATCCAGCATTTTTCAATACAAAAATTTTAAGAATGATGGATTTTTTAGCATATAAACAACTTTATTATATGTATCGTTCAGGAAGTTATAATGATGAGATTGATTATGATGGTGGGGATGATCCAGATTATGATTTACCAATTATGACAATTGATGAAGTGGAAGTTTTTCTTACGCAATTTTCCGACTTATTAAAATAAGCATTTATATCCATCACTGACATTATAATAAAAATTATAATGAAAGGTGATGGATGAAATTATGAAAAAACAACTAAGTGAATTTATAGCAGAACGTACAATACCTACTCCAGAACCATTTGAATATATTGTTGATACTTCTACTGGTAAAACTAAAAAAAGATTTTTAGATCATGTAGAAAAAGTAGTAAGACAATCAAATGAATACAGGGATTATATTAAATTCTTAAAAGAGAATATGGATATGAACAAATGTATATTTTTTCAAAAAGTATGCAATAATAAAGATAATCGGAAGCGTATTTCAATAGAAATTCATCATGCTCCATTTACACTTTATGAATATTGTGCGACGGTTGTTGAAAAATTTCAGCAAGAAGGAAGAGCTTTAAATGACTTATTAATTGCAGATGAAGTTTTACGATTGCATTATGAAGATAAGGTTGGATTAGTACCATTATCAAAAACTATTCATGAAGTAATTCATGCAGGTACAGATAAGTTATTTATTCCTTTACATATGGTATATGGTCATTATACTGAATTTTTAAATGACTACGAAAATTGTGAATATATCGATACTCTCTGCGATAAGCTAGAAAGAGAAATGGATAAAACTAAGAAATGTACAGCAGAAACATTTGACGCTATTGTAAAAGAATTCACATATATTAAAGTACCTGATTTTAATGATATAGAAAAACTTCCTGTTAAAACAGACCAATCAGCTTAAAAATAAATCGAATATGGTATTATCCATATTCGATTTATTTTGTTTGCGTTGAAATAGGAATCGTTGTATTCATAAACATATTTTCTTTTCTTTTTTATAGTTTTGTTAGATAGTATAAAAAAATATTCACTCTTATTTTTTGTTTAACTCTAGCTTAATATGAAGATTTAAAATGTCTTTATATATTATTTTCGTGATAAAAAATGAAAGGGGTACTTAAAATGATAAAGATAGGCTTCGAAGAGACTTTTGATCCGAATGATAAAGAAGCCGGTCAAAAGTTGATTGATGAAACTAAGAGTGTCATCAAACACAGAGATGTTTATATCTCTGATAAAACTAAAAATAGGCTTCTTGAGGAATATGATACAGTAGCTGTATATGATTATGGTGATGATTATCATATTCCAGAAGATGAACTGAGAGCAAGAAATAAATTTTATGATGCTTTCAGGAAAATTAATAACAAGAAAAAGAAATATAATCGTCTTGATGATTATGTAGATGCAATGCGTAAGGTATTATATTGTCTTGATCTTGTAGCTCAAAACAATTTTGTCTATGCTCCGGATGTGTTTAAACAGAAATGGTTAAATGGAGAAATAGAAATTTCTGGTCTTGACCGAATTACTTATAAGGGAAAAGATAGAAAAAGAATCAATTGGAAATATGTCATTGATTTTATTTTAAGTGACAGAGATCCAAAAGAAATTCTTGAAACAAAAGAAGATGATGAATATATGACAGAAGAACAAATTCATGCATATTATGATTCACTTTTTGATGAAAAAGAATTAAATTATCTTTTAGACCATTCTGATGATGCTGAAAATGAAATTAAATTCTGCAATAATATTTTGGATAGAAAATTAGTTGCAGCACCTGCAGAAGATAAAAGTAAGAAACTCTTTAAAGAGTTTCCAGAAGTTATTGTAGGTTTGAAGCATTATAAGAAATCCAGAGATGATGCAGACATTGCAGCAGAATATGGTACAAATTTAACTTATGAAGACATGGAGCAAATACAACGATATGATGTTCAGCAAAACTTTAAAAATAGCTCTAATAATGTCATGCCTGTTTATAAAGGTAGTTTGTTAGATGATGATGAATTTGATAGTTATATGTGGCGTTTACGTCAATGGAATGACGAGCACATTAAAGAAAATTATTCTGGAAAAATGAAATCCATGAAAGAAATTAATGAACTAGAAATAAAAGAAGTTCTGCAATCGAATGGATGGAATATACGTAAGCTCTATGACAATGAACGAGAATTGGAGAAACGGAAAGAACAGAAAAAACAAGCTGAAAAGAATATCAAAAAGATCAAAAAGCGTTTAACAAAAATGACCGAAGAGAAAAAGAAATTACAGGAAGAACATGACAGTTTAACCGGTCGTAATGATAATAAGAAGAAAAAGAGAAAGATGGGAGATTATTATAATGACTATGATACCAGACGAAGAAGAAAGACTAAGAAGGGAAAGAAGAAGAATAAAAATTGAAGAAATGTCAAGAAATATTCCAGATAATGCTCGTATTAAACGAAGACGTATACGAGGTATTAAAAAGGAATATCGAGAATCTTTTGATAATATTCTTCTACATTCAGTAACAACAGAGCATGAAAATTTTAAAGATTATGAACATGAGATAATGTCTCAGTGGGAGGAACCGTACCATGGAGAAAGAAAAGAAAATAATGAAATCACTGATAAAGAAATACATTAGTGATGAATTATACATTGAATTGTATAAAGTAACAAAGATGGCTACAGCCACGAATAATGAGCGTGGAGTTGTAATTGAAAATTTATTAAAACGATTTGGTATTGAATATGGTAGGCTTGGTTCTGGTACAAATCGTATTGGAATCTTAATTGGTGGTTATGTATTTAAATTTTCTTTAGATAAAGATGGAATGATCGATAATCGAAGAGAGTTCTTATATGCAAAAGAGTTACAACCATATTGTATTAAAGTCTATGAATGTATTCCAAATGGTTTGATAAGTGTTTCAGAATATGTAAATGTATTAGATTATGAGGTATTTACAAAGCCTGAAATTCAGGAAAGAATGAGAGAAATTTTATCCGATATCTCTGGTAGATTATTGATTGGAGATGTCGGTATAACATCTAAAAATTATGCCAATTGGGGTATTAGAAATACAGATGGTGAATTAGTGATGTTGGATTTTGCATATGTGTATAATATGTCTTATAAAACATTTTTATGCCATTGTGATGGTAATACTTTATTAAGATATGATAAAGATTATATCAATTTGTATTGTCCACGTTGTGGACGAAAATATACATTTGGACAAATACGTAAACGTATTACAAAAAAGATTCAGGAAGAAGAAATAGGTGATATTAGTAGATTAAGCTACAATCTTTCTAAACCTGAACAAGAGGTTGAAGTTATAAAAGAATTTGAACCGGAAGATGTCCAAAAAGAAATTGAACAAGAAGAAGAAACCAGACCTTTAACAAATAAAGAAAAATTAAAGGAAATAAAAGATTTCTTGAAAAGTCGTCGCATAACTGATGATGATGAAGATTACTAAGTTATACTCATTTAGATAGTATAGTAATATACTATCTAAATGTAGAAAAATAAAAATTACACAACAAGACAAGGAGGAAACAAAATGAGTTTTACAGACGAATTATGGAAAGTGGAGTTAGAGATGCAGAAGAAGGATCAGAGCCGATTAGAAGATTCGATTGAATTCGCACAGAATTTAGAAGATGAAGATAACGGTGGTGAGAAAGTAGAAAAGTATCGTAAAAGAAATAAGAAGAAGTTTAAGAAACAAAGACGTTCTTCCATGGATATTTTCTATGATCCAAATGGTCAGGATGAAGAAGTGGACGATGAAGATGATGTAAGAAGCATCATATCAGAAGAAATTAAACGTCGGAATAGTGATGATAATAGTTACTTTGAAAATGAGGAAAGTGAATCATATGACGATGAAGAAGATGAATGTGATGACATTGTATTTGTACATCGAGATTTTATTCATAAATTAGTCATCGCAGATGCATATGCACCATTTACAGTTAACTGCTTATCCAGCTATCCTTCAATCACTCATCATGCTCTTAAAGAATTTGATAGTGATACAAAGATGAGTAATGTATTGATGACATTTTATCTTGGTATCATTTTAACAAGACATCCATCTGCAGTATTTACAAAAGAAGAATTTAGAAACTTCAAAGATGTAAAAGAGTATGATTGTAACAGATTTATCTTTGCTGCAGATAAAGACAATAATGTATTTGCTTATGATGTAACAAATACAGCATCAGTAATTAATGAACTTGAAAATGTATATGGATTTGAAAAGACATTACAAATTCTTCTTAGTGCATTTGTATTAAGTAATACAGAATCAAATGTGTTCCAATATGGAAATGCAAAATATATCAATGCATATCGTGAAGGAATACACAATGAAGATTTTATGAAAGTATTTTCTAATACCGAAGGAACCAAATTTGGTAAAAGTATGGAAGAAGATATTGTAAAAATCTTCACAAATATGGATGTATTAAAAATGGAAGAAGCAATTCATGCTGCAAAATCCACCGCCGATTATTTAATTGACGATGAAGAAGAGGAAAATATTAATGATCCAAATGATGTACCAGAAGAAGAGGAAGCTGAAGAAGAATTGGAATCCGTTCCGGTGAAAAGTGAGGAAGAAGTAATAAAAGATACTTTCATCTCTTCTGTAATGTCATCTTCACAGCCATCGAAACCTGTTCAATCAGAAGAACCACCTAAAGTAATTATAACACCTCCTAAGGAAGTGGAAGTAGCACCAAAGGAGGAAAAGCCTAGTGGTATTTTCTATACAAAAACAAAACCACAACCTGCTCCAGTTGAAGAACCAGTAGTAGAAGATTATGATCCTTCTCAACCATTGGATGAAAATTTTGATCCATCTAATCTTGCAAAAATGATGCAAACATCAAATACAATAATTAAAAAGGAAGAAGAGTCCAAATCTCAACAAACGACAGAAACCAACGATGATGGAAAAGTTGGAGTCTTTCCTTCTTTTAATTAGAAAGGAGTTCATCTGAATGCTTTGTTATATGGATTCAAAAGTATTTCAGAACGAATATCTTGAGATTGAAGATGACAAGGATATATTGAGGACGCAATATATCCTTGTCACAACTAAAATAAGAAAACGTAATGAGAAAAATATTATTGTAGGTTATCGTTTCTTTTATCCAAGAAATTCTGTTTTTGAATATACTGATGAACAAGATATGAAAGAAGAATACTTTAATCAGTTAGATGATCAGATACCACTTCTATCGACACTTATATTGGGTTCGATTGAAGAAAAGTACACGATTGTTTTTCTGTGTACTAAAAAAGAAAGCAAATTAAATTATTTATCTTGGCTTGCTGAGTATGTAGAAACTGTTTTCCGTTATCCTATGATTGATTATCATCACTATATCAATTGGGGTGATGTGATGTCATATGATGAAAAACAAGTTGCGAAAACATGTAAAACGGTTTTGAAAAAATCGTCTAAGATAAATTTAGAAAAGAATAAACGAAGTGAAAGAGGAAGAAAAACTCTTGAACGTCAGGTTGACGGTTATGATAAAAAAAGATTGAAAAAAGAATTAAAGAAACGAGGTTTATACAGTGACAAACTTACAAAAAGTGAAATGAAAGAATTACTTTTAATCAATCTTTAGGAGGGGTACGATGAAAAAGGGTGCAACTTTTTGGGTAGATATAACAAGATTATTCATTGTGGATTTTTGTCAAAGAATCTGTAAAGGTGTTAGTCTTGTTACTGCTCATGAAGTAAAATCTGATGGGACTTATCCAAAAATACGTTTCTTCTGGAATAAATATAATCCAGAAGAAATTGAAATCTTTGGAGAAAAAGAATACAAATCTATTCAAATCAATGAATACGATTCTGAGGAAATAGAAAATGGGTAGTAATCTTTTTATGAAAGATTCTTTTATCAATCCAAATATTCCATATCTATTCAATGCGAATATTATTGAATATGATATGAAAGAAGCAGGGTTCTCTTTAGCAAGAGAACTCAAGCTTCTTCCAGAAAAAACAATTGATAGTTTGAATCATATGAGTAAAGAAAAAAGAAAAATAGAATTGGGTAAAATACAAAGGAGTGATCCGAAGTATAAAGAAGAAAATAAAAATGCATTTATCTATGCGAGAGAATTATTTTTTAAAAAAAATCAAATTGAAGATAATGATATAATTAGTATAAAGAAAGATGCTATTTTTATGAAACGTACATGTGATTATATTAATTTTGGAGAATATATTGATTTTCGTCCAAAACATTATTATACCTCATACATTCAATTTGAAAAAAGAAGAGAATTCTATTATTCACCATCAGAATATTCTTATAAAGGGATAAGTGATAAATTAATAAAGTATCATGAGGAATATATGATTGATTTTTTATGTCAATATTGTAGAATGATGGAAACATCGGATAAAAAAAGAGTTCTGAGTTTTCTTAGACGATTCATAGATAAATATAAGAAAAGAGAACTTAATATAGGTTATTACCGATGCTTTAATCCAAAGAGTAACTATGTTATTATTGGACAAGATGACGTAGATTACTATGATTATGATATCGATGATATTGATGATGTTGATATATCTTTTAACTATTTCAATGTGATACTAAAATTAGTAAAAATGGCGATATAGGAGAAAGTAAGAATGAACGAGATAAAAAATATTGATTTTCATGATAAGATACTAAATGAATTTTATCATGAGTTTCCTATTCAAATTAACTTGTCAGAATTAAGTTTTTATTATGATAATGAAGACGAACGTTGGAAAATCGATATGTGTATTTCAACAATTCACAATTCATTTATGAAAACTATTTATACTCCAGAAGAAGATATGTTAGATGATAAATTAATAGATCTTATTTATGAATTTGAACCAGATTATATGGAAGTAACTTATGATCAAGTAATGAATACAGATAATCCAGAAGAATTTATCTATAATGCAGATTTCATGGAAGAATTAAGAAAAATAATGGAAAGATACATTGACAAAGAATTGGATAGAAGAATAGATAAAATAAGAGAAATCTATTATCAAGTTTATTATTTAGCACGTTGTACGAATTAGAAAAGGAGAAAGAAAATGAAATTTTATTTTGATACAGAATTTACAGGATTAAAGAAAAACGCAGCATTAATTTCTATTGGTGTTATTTCAGAAAGTGGTCATACATTTTATGCTGAATCTACCGAGTATGAAGAAAAAGATCCATTGGTAAAAGAGGATATGTGGATTCAACAAAATGTCATTGCTAATCTTTGCATTACTGAAAATGATGAAAACATGGTAAACTATAGATTCTCTGGAAAAGAAAAAGAAATTGGCGAAAGATTAAATCGGTGGGTTGTACGAGAAATGTGTACACAGATATCTGGAAGTACCGATATAACTTTATTCATTTCAGATTGTGCAGCATACGATACCGTTTTATTATTTGATTTATTGACTTGTGGTAAAACGGCGTTGGAGTTAGACGAGTACATTGTACCTGTTGTACATGATTTAGTTGAGGATATTCAAAATTATTCATTAATCATTGGAGATTCTATGGAGGCTAATTATCGAGACGCATTTAATTATAATCGTGAAGAATATATGGAAAATATTTTCCAGGATTATATTGAACAGTATTGTACTGTGTTTGATATTGATAATAAGATGAAAGAATTGTTCCCAAAAGGAGAAGTTAAAAAACATAATGCTCTTTGGGATGCTATGGTCATTAAATCTATTTCAGATATATTAAATGAATTAGCTTAATAAAAAAGAGAGTATAGAAAAATCTATACTCTCTTTTTTTATTCATCTATTGGCATTCTTAATGATGAGTTATATTCTGTAACAGAATTAAATAACAATAATCTACATCGTTCGGTGATATATTTCATCATATATTCTTCAGTAAAAATAATACTATCATCTTGCAAGAAATCTTTTTTTAAACCATTATAAATCGTTGATGCCAATTTCTCTAAATCTTCATCAATTTGCAATGTTTCATAACGATTTCTCAATAATGCATACGTTTGTAATATTCTTGCAATTTCATTTCCAATAATATAATCAATCATATCAATATAATTTCTACTGATATTAATTTTTTCTTCTCTTTTGAGAAGTGTTTCTGTTTTCATGTTCTCAGCTTTTGCTCCAAAATATTTTCCCACATTACTGATAATAATACATATTCCACAGTAAATATTTATCACTAAGATAACTCCTACTATAATACCAATAATTTCTAAAATACTCATAGTTATTCTCCTTTCGGTTTTTCCATTAATGATTTATTAAGTTCCAGAATACCAAAATCGTTAGAATCATATAATAACGATCTATCTATATAACGATTGATTTGGTGTTTATAATCTTCTGAAATTACTTTATGGTATTTTTTAATAAATGATTCTACATCCCCAAACATCATATGATAATTGATAAATAAATTATTATTATGAATTTCTTCATGCATTGTTTTACTTACCATAACAATACCAATACGATTTGCAGCATGTTCATCTAATACCAAGTCAGCAATTTTCGGTGTACTAATTCTCCATTTTTTTATAATAAAATATTCTAAGATAATAGCACAAATGTCAAATAAAGTAAATATAGGTCCATGATGCATTTCAATAGATGCATCTTCATCAGTAATATTTTTCAATACCTGACACCGATCTAATCGAACCTCTTTTTTTAGATATTTAATGTATTTTCTATATTTGTCATTTTGCCTTACGAGTCTTTCGCATCCATTAATAAATGCAACATAGCTCTCATAGTTTTCAAAATATTTTTCATTTTTATAGTATGGCATATTATAAAAAGAATTATTTGAATCAATAACTGGAGTTATTTTTGTTTTATCATATATAATATCCGGTAATGATTTACCCATTGTTATAAAAATCTCCTTTCTACATATATTACTTATACTATTGTCATTTTAATAAATAGACATTTGATTAATAAATACAAGGAAAAGGAGGTATAATACGCAATCATGGGATTAAATAATATGAATCCAATGGCAAATATCTATAAAGATTTCATCAAAATATTACAAACGATGACAATCAAATATAGTTATTTGGCAGAAGAGAATGAAACCTTCGAAACAAAAAAACTTGCGGATGGATGGATAGAAGCGAAACAGAAAAAAGATAACTTCTATACTTATCGTGATTATTCAAAACAAGAATTAGATGCAGTTGGTATTATTGATTATAAAATAATAACAAGTGTATTACAAGGTGAAATAGATTCTGTTCCAGAAGACAAAAGAGAAGCATTACTTTTATTGCGTAGACAACGAGTGTTAGATGCATTTGAAGAACAAAATGAATATTATAGAATGTTGAATGGTTATCCACCAATAAAAACAAAACCTAATAAAATGCATTATATTCCAAAAGAAATTGCAAAAGCTTATAATATAGAGAAATCTGTTCCTATTCATAAACTTCAAGATTATTATAATAAAATAAAAGACGGAGAAGGAGACCGAATCATCAATCTTATTGATGGATTGGGAATTATAAAAAACTTAAAGAACGCTCATCCTGATGAAACCTATTTAAATTATTTAGGTTCAAACCGTATTGATTTAATAAAAGCAAGACGAGCAAAGAATTTTGAAATTCTTGCTCTTGATAAAGTAAATATTAAATCAAATGTATTTGATGCATTTATCGATATGTATGGTAAATGCAGAGATTATTTTGTCAATACAGTTTTTGTAAATACATTTCGTTCTTTTTTTGATTATTATGATAATTTTATTGCCATGTGTATTATGGTAATGACGATGCAACAGTTAATCATGAAACAAATTCCTTTTGAAGTAGAAAGAAATTTCTTTGATGTTTATGCTGTCCAAATGTTATATGATGCTTATAATATTCCATATGATTTAGATATTGATGAAGAGACGCAAAATAATATTGTAAGAAATCTTAACCTTATTATTCAAAATAAAGCAACCGATAAAGTGATATATGATATCGGTAAAATTTTAGGATTCAATAATTTAAAAGTATATAAATATTTTTTAGGAAAAGAGCATCGATATGATATTTACGGTGTGCCAATATTTAAATACAAAGAGCAATTTAATAATGATACTGGAGAAGTGGAAACTGTTCCTGATTATGAAGCAATGTATGATATTTATTTTGAAAAAGAGGAATTAAAGAATAACGACTTTATTCAAACCTTTAATTCAAAAATTAATCGTGTGGAATATGAAGATGTGACAACAGGTGATCCTTTTTGGTGGGAAGACCAAAATCTTTACCATAGAAAATGGGATGTGGATTATAACTTCGTTGAAACAAAATATCTTTCATTGGGTCTTTCGTATAGTATGACAGATATTATTTTTGAGAATATCATTCTTCTTAAGTTACTAATCAGCCAAGAATCTAAAATTAGTGATATTACTTTATCAGTACCAAAAATATTAGATGGAGTAAATGTCCCTATTTTTGATTTGGTTATTTTATTAATTTGCTTAGTTGCGAAGAAGCATAATTTGACAGGAGAAATAATTTCCATTCCTACACAAGTAATCAATGTCTTAGATTATTTACAAAATACAGAAGGTGGAGAAGAATATCTTGTCGATACTTTTTCTTTTAATTTCGATTATCTTCTTAGTGAAGAAGGAATTAAAGAAACGAATAAGTTGAAAGATATGCTCGGTGAAGAAGATGCTAAATTATTTACATCATATATTTCAATATTATCTATAGATTCAAATGCTGACCCAGCTACAAAGATTAAAACTTTGAATTTGATGTATGATAATATTAAAAAATTAAATGCTTTTTTACAATTAAAAATGACTGCTTGTGCTGATAAAGAAATGTACTACTGCATCAAAACTTTACAACGAGCAATTTTTTATTCTAAAGAAGTAAAATCCGTTTTTACTATTACAGGTAAAACAACTGGATTTAAAAGAACCGCATTTAATTATTTTGAATACTTACATTTTAAGAATCCAAAATTATACTCTGCTATTTTTAAATTTGATGAAGAAGATGCATATAAAGAATATTGTGAAGTATATCCAGATAAAAATATTACTTATGAAGAATTTTTATCAAGATTGGAAAAAGGTCTGATTCAAGCATCTTATGATAATTTAAAAATTGATGAAATGAGTGGTAATGCCAAAATATCTGAGGAAACGATTTATTACTATATCAATCACATTATTAGCCGTTTTAAAACGATTATAAATAAAATCAATTTTTTATATATGGAAAATGATGCTGCAGTACCATTACAAGAATTACTTGTAAAGTTGGTGAAGTTTGCAAAATCATTTACAGTAGATATGTTAGATCTTGATATTATTTATATTTGTGACATGAAAGATCAAAACATGATTCGATTAATTGATGTGCCATGGTATGTAAATAAATTAATTGCTCCAAATGATAGAATCAATTTATCTCATTCCGATATTGTGAAAAAAATTATTGCACAATATGAATTGGAAGATAAGATTAATTTGAAAGATATTGTGGCATATAATAAGGAATTATTTATTGATAAAGATTCGAATAATCATGTAATTAAAGATGATAAGTTACATTATATGGTAAAAGATATTCAATTAGAAGATGAAAAGGCTATACAAATGTATGATACCTATGAACTTCAGAGTACAATTTTATTAAAGGATAAACACAAACCATTGTTAAAAGATAAAGTAAAAGTATGGTATAGTGAATAGAAAGGAGTTAAATATGTCTGATACAAGAATTTTAAATGATAGAGTTTGTTTTAAAAAAGAGGAATTAGATATTCATGCTAGTTCCGGTATTTGGGCAAAAACAGAAATTCTTTGTAGTAATGGAGAGGTAATCAATAATCCAACCGGTAAAAGTTCTTTTGCACCGGGTTGCCCATTTACAAAAAGTAAAAACATGGTTCCAATTGGTGGTGTAGAATATGTATTTGAAAAACTCTTTGGAGTTGCTGGTACACAATTCGAAGTTCCTACTTTATATACTGAAGCTGGCATTGGCAAACCAAATTCTTTACCACCAGCTGAGACATATCGTATCCCAGATACAGAAAAAGGATTGATGCAGACAAAAAATATTGTTTATCGTCATGGTCATTTAGTGCAGCTTTTTGGTATTGGTATTACAGGAACAGCAGAAAATGATATTACTGTTTATCCTGTAGATTATAGAGAAAAATCCATTACATTAAGCCGTGTAACAAAAGACGGATTATCATTAAAAGGAACTATGGTTCCATTTCGTTATACTGCTGAACAGTTAAGTTCCGTAGAAAGACAAAGATACTTTGGTAAAAAAGCAGAAGATGATGGAAATACTGCATATTATTTAAAACGATTTGAGTCCGATCCAGTTATTAAACATGTGTGGGTAACAGGAGAAGATTATGAAGATGGTGATGAAAGATTAGTATCATCGAGTGAAGTTTGGGATAATACAGTAGGAACAAATACTGTGGAAAGTTTTACAGAAATCATTCTTAAAGTATCAAAAAAAGATGTCAAAGAATGGTTTGTAAACTTAGAGCAGGAAGATCGTACAAGAATTAATACAATCGCATTATTTAATGGTCGATTTGTTAAAAATGATGATGACCCAACAGATTATGGGGACTATGAAGATGTAAGATTATTCTCTAAATTAAATATTCCAGTAGAGTTTTTATCTTTATCAAAAGATTTAAATATCATCTACAGAATCTACGGAGCATAGAAAAGAAGTCATGCAAGAATAAAACTTGCATGACTTCTATTTTTTCTTAATATTAATACTTTTAAAATACAAAAGATTAAGATTAAAATGAAAGGATGTAAATATATGGGAATATTTGAAGATATTATTAATGGTAAAAAACCGACAATAGAATCAGTTAAAGAAGAAAATGAAAATGTTTCTTTATTTTCTGAAGCTAGCTATATTGAAGATTTACCGTATTTAAAAGTTATCCCACGAAAAGTTTTCTTACCAAAAGGAGAACCGATGGGAAGAAATAACCTTTGTTTTTTATATACACACGATACAAAAGAATCCTTTGACCAAATGAAGAATAATATTAATTTTATAGCGAAAAACTATTATCATTTTTATTATTATCAACCTCTTTACAAAGGAACGCTTTATAATCGTACTTATAAAATCCGAGAGGTAGAAGATAGAAAAGCATTGTATAAAAAATTGGAAAGAGATAAAACGATTAAAGTTCGTCCATATATTAAGTTAGGTGTGGAACCGTCAGAGAATCGTAGTATGTTTTATGATTTATCCAAACATCTTTCTATATTCTTTTCTATCTGTAATAAACTTACCCCAATGAAAAAAATTGATTTATATTGGGAATATATGAAAAATATCTATACACAAGAATCATTAAATGGTTATCCAAATCGTTTTGTTCTTGTAAATATTGATAATTTTGTGTTAAAGAAAGATTTGAAAGATAACTTATCAAATCCACTTTATATTATCTATTATTCTTTATATAAGAAAATGGAGAAGCTGCAAGAGATTGATATAGATTATTATTTTTATAGTGGAAAGAAAATCCTAAAAATCAATCCATCTAAGTTAACTCATGAAAATGTAAAGATGTTGAAAACACAAATGCAAAAATTATTTAAAGCCATACCAAAAGAAGTATTTCAACAGGCTATGGATGAAGATAAAACAAAGAAAGATGAAGCAGTTGAAGAAACGATTGGAAAGATTCATGAAACGATTGCTGATACACCAAAAGAAGATCTGACAACAATTCCAACGATTAAAAAAGTAACATCAGAAGATAAAGTAGAAAAAGAAATTACTTCAAAAGTACAAGTCGTTCGAAAACAGTTAGAAGAAATAGCTCCAGATGTATCGAAAGTACCACAAGAAACAGTAACATCTTCTATTCAAGCTAAAGCAGAAAATGATATATCTGAAGATAAAGAATTAATTTCTGCTATTTATGATAAGTCAATTGCAAAATCATTACCTAAGAAATCTTTCTCTACTGAAAGAGATAAAAAACTTAAAGAAGAACAGAAAAATATTAAGATTGGTAATATGACAATCAAAGAGATTGAAAAGATTAAAGCAGAAAAAATTGAAGTTCCTGTTCACGATGTATCAAAAACAGTTAGTACACCTAATAAGAATATGACAAAGATGCGATTTGATAATATCGAAAAAACATACAATGAAAAACTTATGAAAAAAGATATTACGGATGCAATTCTTTCCCTCAATAATAAATCTATTCCAATGTATGTACGAAAAATTGATGTGGTAGATAGTTCTGATGAGCTTAATTATAAAGATACCTATACAATTTATTTAGAAGATGCGAATCGTAAACGTCATACAGTTAAAGTAGATATTCCTAAATTTATTGAGGATAAGTTTATTTATATTGGTGGAAATAAAAAAGTTATTAAGAAACAAAATTTCTTATATCCAGTAGTAAAGTTAAATTCTGATACTGTACAGATTGTTACAAACTATAACAAGATGACAATCACAAGAGTAGGAACGAAATCAATTTCTTCTATTGAGCGTTTGAAAAAATTATTAAAAAACAATGATACATTAAAATCCTATTTCAAATTTGGTAGTGCTTTAAATACAAATAATAAGCATATTACCACAATTGAATATGATGAATTATCTATCATTGCAATTGAATATGTAAATAAGAAATGTAAATTATACTTTGATCAGAATGAAGCAAAAGCAATTGCAGCAAAGAATCAAGTAAAAATTCCGAAAGATTATATCTTTATCGGATATGATAAATCTGGTTCAGCAGTATTTATCCATGAAGATACTCAAAAAACAAAAGATGGTAAAACCATTATGGATGTATTATATGATTCATGGTCTGATGAATTACAAAATGAATATAATAAAACAAGGGCACCGATTCGTTTGATGTATGCAGGAGTAACTGTCATGGGTAAACCAGTTGCAATGGGAATTTTAACAGGATTCTGGGAAGGTCTTGATACTGTTTTAAAGAAGGCGAATGTGAAGTATCGTTTAGAAGATAAATATCCATCAGAAATGAAATTGAATGAAAGTATTATTCGATTTGCTGATTGTTATCTTGTATATGAATCTAATCCAAAAACAGATTTACTCATTAATGGATTCCGTTTAATGAATACAAAAGATATTCCAATTGCTCAGATGAACACTCAAGAGGCTTATCTTCCTTATTTGGTTAAAGTATATGGCAGAGCAGCAATAGCAAATGCTTTAATGAATACCTATGAATTCTCAATCGATCCAATTACATTAGAGGTAATTAAAGATTTAGATTTACCTCAGGATATTGTATCCTTGATTATTTATGCAGTATCATTATTGGCAGATTCACAATATACTCCAGAGATAAACCAAAACTTATCTCGTATTCGTTCTAATGAAATAATTCCAGCTATTCTTTATGAACGATTAGCAAAGAATTATGTTAATTATAGAAACTCTGCTGGTAGAAAGAAATTCTCTATTCCTCAGGATTCTGTAATTAAAGAATTAATTGGTATTAAAACAGTGGAAGATTATTCTACATTAAATCCAGTTTTAGAGTTAGAGATGTTAAGGGGTATTTCATCCAAAGGATTCCGTGGTATTAACTTAGATGAATCTTTTACTTTGGACAAACGTAGCTTTGATCCAAGTATGACTGGAACGGTATCTCCATCTACTTCTCCAGATGGAGGTTGTGGTGTAAATAGAACACTTACATTAGAGCCAGATATTACTTCTTTAAGAGGTTATGTAAAGACGCATGAAGAGGATGTGGATAAATTAAAAGATGTAAATTTATTCTCTCCGGGTGAATTGTTAATCCCACTGGCAGCTCATAGAGATGACCCAACTCGTCTTGGTCATGCATTAAAACAGTCCAAACATAGTATTCCAGTTAAGAAATCTTCCCCAGTATTGATTTCTAATGGTATGGAAGAAGTTTGTCGTTTTGGATTATCTTCTGACTTTGCAGTCAATGCGGAAGAAGCTGGTGAGATTGTTGATTATGATGAAGATGCACAAATCATGATTGCGAAATACAAATCTGGAAAATGTAGAGCAATTAATCTTTCTGGTACGATTGTAAAGAATGGTGGTGGAGGATTCTTCTTAAATAATAAATTAGTCAGTCCGTTAAAAGTAGGAGATAAATTTAAGAAAGATGATGTCCTTGCTTATCATAAAGACTTCTTTACCAATGATAGATTTAATAATTGTCGTATGAATGTTGGTCCTCTTGTTAAGGTAGCATTAATGAGTACTTATAATACCTATCAGGATGCGACCATGATTACAGAAAAATTCTCTGAAGATGCTGCTACAGAAATGTGTTTCCAGAAGCAAGTAACAATTGGTAAGAATGCCAATGTTGAATATATGATTCAAGAAGGAGAAGAAATTAGTGTTGGTGACTCGTTAATTCAATTTGATACTTCTTATGATGATAATAGTTTAAATAACTTATTGGCAGCATTAGGAGAAGATGACCAGAAGTTAGTAATGAGTGGAAGTAGAAATGATGTACCAAGTAAATATTCTGGAGTAATAGAAAAGATTAAAATATATTCTACTGTTCCAACTGATGAATTATCTCCATCTTTACGAAAAATTGTAAAAAAATATTATAATAAGATTAATCATAAGAAAGAATTCTTAGAGAAATATGACCCAGAATCAAAGAATTCTATTGTAAAGTGTGGTTTATTGATTGATGAACCAACGCATAAAATTGAACCAAATAAGTTCAGTGTTTTAAAGGGACAAAAAATTGACGAAGGTGTCTTAATAGAATTTTATATTAAACATTCGGAACCATTGGAAATTGGTTCCAAGATCGCTTAGTAAAATTGGTGATCTAAAACCCTCTTAACTGCGGGGATAAACTCGTTAAGTTCTAACTACTAAACTATCTATGATAGTGGCAATGGGTAACTCCAAAGGTATAGTAACAAGGTTAGAAATAGAGACAATCCGCAGCTTGTATATGAATTACTATGTAATTAGTAAAATCATATATGTAGTTCAACGACTAGAAAAAGCTAGACATCCATATTGATAGAAATATCTAAATAAGTTTATTACTTAGGTGGATTGAAAATAAGGTAGGTTGAAATACTTACACGAAGCGAGTATCGTAGGGAAACCCAAACAGAGGGCTTTAATATTACTGGTAACAGGTGGTATTAATGAAGATATAGTCTGTATTTATATGAGAATATAAATGTAATAGAATTTTACCGCGTTAAAAAATACGATAGGTGAAATCATTCCAAAAGGATATGAGCCATATTCTGAGTTTCGTCCTGATGAAGAAGTAGGAACGATTATTGCATCTAATAGTATTTTAAAACGTATGACACCAAGTGTAATTTTGAGTACATTGGGAAATAAAAATATCATTGAACTTAAAAGAAAATTAAAAGAAATATATGATGAAAAATAAAAAAATAAAATCCTGTAGTATAATAGCTACAGGATTTTATATTAATCGGTTGAAATTTCTATTCACCTTCTTTTTAGATGGGTATTTTGATAAGGGGGCTATCTTGCCCAATAATCCTTATTATCAAGATAAACATTTGGTATTACGTTATAATAATACCCTATAATATATAGGGTATTAATGAACGAACATTCTTTTTCGTTCATATTAGCAATCTTATCAAAACGATAAGATTGCTCATTTATTGATACTTTTTTGTTGGCTCGTTTTTTGTAAAGAGCCAACATATGTGGGCTTAACTCAGCCGCCATAGATATTTTGCACGGTTTAAACCGTGAAGTAGAATGGTCAAAATAAAACCCTTCTACTTCACTGTCTCTTTCGAGACAGCTTTTTAATAATGCATTATGATTGATACATATAAAATATGTATCATTCATGTTTGTTTTGGTGTTTATTACATTTATTGTCCCAAACCAAGTACCTTTTTTTAAAAGGTAACTTTTATAATATTCGTCATTATTAGTACGACGAACATTAATGACTTCTCTTGTAAATAAATTAAATAATTCTTTCATGTTATGCCTCCTTTGCCTTGGTAGCCGACGACTTCAAGGTCTTTATTAAAATTATTATTTTTTATTTTATTTCACGAAAATGATATATAATTTTACCCTCCCCTCCTATATACGAAAATAAAAGAGAAGTATCAAATATACTTCTCTTTTATGACTATTATTAATTTACATATCTTTTTAATTTCATCCAGTATTCTTTATCATTGTTTCCATCACCAATAATTACAAATCCATATTTTTTATATAGATTAAATGCTATTTTGTTATCTTTTTTAACAACTAAATCTATTGCATTATATTTATCAATAGCATCTTTTAATAATTTTTTACCCACCCCTCTATTTCTATATTTTTTAGAAACCCATAGTGGAGATATAAATCCTTTTTCTTTTTTATTAGTTTTAATAAAAATATATCCTACTAATTCATTTGAAGAAGTATTTATTGCTATTTCTCCATCATATTCATTTCGTATTTTAGCGTAGTATTTTTTATAATCCTTATTTTGTTTTAAATACTCTTCACACCGCATGTCATCTAAACCTATATATTTGATATTATCTATAGATTCTACAATGTATTCATCAATGTCATTAGCATACTCTTCTATAGTTTTATAATTTCTACTTTGATGTCTATTCATTTTTTATTCTCCTCTGTTTTATTAATTTAAATAATAGTATATAATACAAAATACCCGGTACATAGAAAAGATGTGAAGAATATTCTTCACATCTTTTCTTATTTTTGACAATATGGTTAAAGTGTATTTTAAAAATTCAAGGGGTTACTTAAATTTATTTTTTATAACCATATTTATCCATTTGTTATATGTGCTATAAAATTATATACTATTTACTTGTAATTTATTAGGTTTTTATTCATAATAAATTATTGTAACTCTTACATCTAGTTAAAAGAAAGGAAGAAATACTATGAAAAAGAAAAGTCGAAAAATTTATCGTATAAAGATAAATGATTTGAATTCATTCTTTCTTGATGACGTTCTCAAACAAGTAAAAGAACGCCACAAATTAACAAAAGACTCAACTAAAGGAGGAAGAAAAGATGAGTAAAATTATGTCAGTAGAAGAAGCATTAGAATCCATGAAAGGAAAGAAGAATGCTAAAGGTGAGATGGTAATCAATCGCTTTAATAAGAAAAACTTCAACACATTAATGGTTGCAATGGCTAATGATGTTGATTTTAAAGCAGAATATGTTAAAGTGAAAAAAGATGAGATTGATTCTATCGAAGATGTTATGGTAACCAAAGGATTCAGAAAATGGTGCAAGAAGCTTGTAGAAGCAGCAGGTGTTGATAAAGCAGAGTCTGAAAGAGTTATGTCTTCAGATTTTAAGATCGATAACATGGATGGACTCTATGAATTCTTTGCAACAGCTTTATATGAATATATGGAAGCAGGTAACAGATTTGACTTTATTCCTCGTAAGGAATTCAAAGGTGGAATCTATATCAAAGAAGTTCCAGAAAGAGAAAGAACAGCAGATGCTTTCAGCCCTAAAGACAGAACATATCTGGGCACATATAAGACAAAGAAGAAAAAACATAAAGAGGTATTTGTTAAATCTTCTTGTCCGGCATATCTGCAGGAAAGAATCAAAATTAAATAAAAAATAATTAAGAGAAATACAATTATTTAGGATGAGAAATCATCCAATAAAGCTATGTTTAAATCAAGTAGCTTTCCTATCTTTCTTGATTTTATAGTGTAAGAAGACTCGTGAGTAATTCACGAGTCTTCTTTATCCCCCAAATGAAAGGACTAACAAATGACAGAACAAGATAAAAAAAGAAAAATTGCAATGTATAGAGGAATGTTAAATGACTATACTTTTGAACGAAATTTTACAAGAATATGTACATCAAAGAGTGAATGGAAACAAAATATAAATAACTGGATTGATACTTTTAAAGAAATGGTTAGTGTGTTGGAAGATGTACCAGGTTTTGATGCATATATGAAACGTATGCATTTCAAATTATTTTTATTAAAAGATAAAAGTGATCTTGACAATGATGAATTTTATAAAGAAATGTTATCACTCTTCAGTTATCAACTGGATAATGCAAAAATCTATAAGGTCAATGCTTTTGAATATGAATTAAATGCAAAAATGCAGGACAAGATTTTGTTGATACTTGAAGATAAAAATAAAAAAGAGAGATTAGTTCTTTTTGTGGTAGAACATCGTCCTGATTTTGATGACCAGATGGAGATTACAATACCTGAAGAAAAAGAATATAATTTTTATAAAAATAAATGTGGTAAAAAAATAGATGTTAGTAATGAAAATGTCTATGTTAAATTAAATTTTGATAATATGAGAAATATTCTCATTTATACTAATTATTTCATTATAAATACGAAAAAAGATTTTTTCCATGTACCATATATCTCAATATCTAAATACGAATAGTAGTACTTTATATTTGTATATAATTTCAATGTAAATAATGAATTTTATACAATGGAGGTAATATTATGAAGTATGAAATTTTATTTGTAAACTATCACAACACACACCTGGAAGATTCCATCGACGATGGAATGGGTCCAGAACCAGATGGACAAAGAGAATATAAAGAATTAGAAGTATATCTTAGAGAAAAAGATACTTCTAATATTTATCTATTACACGTTGGAACAACGCAAGAAGATTACGACGATCCGGTCGTCGAATCTTTAAAAATGGAAAAAATAAATAACTTTAAGAATCCAGAAGTAGATATTAATCTAAATAATCTGGATTCATTAAAGTTTATCACAGATTTTATTTCTGTCGATATACCGAAAAAAGATATTAGAGCTGGGAAACCAGTTCGATAATATCATATTCTATTTTTGAAAGGATTGCATAAGCAATCCTTTTTTTATTTTTTTACCCGATTTTCTCATAAAAAACATTTTTATAATGTAAATTATTACTTGAGAAAGGGGTGAATACGAATTATGCCGAAAGCGTTTCGTAATATTACCAAAGCCTCGGTTCAAACAAAATCGAAAGGTTTTAATGGTAAATGGATTAAGAATGCAATGAAAAGCATTGGACTTACCACCCAAGATAGTTTAAAAGAATTATATCCAAATTTAGCAGAAGTTACCACAGCATCCGCTGATGCTACGAAAAATCTTATCGGTGTTATCCGACAAAAATCTTCTGATGTAAATGGTGTTAGTGATTCTTTAAAGAAAAATAAATATGTAAAAGCAGCTGGTACTGCTTTTAAAAATGCATTATCTGATTTAAAATCTGGTAATTTAAATAATACCGATCGAACGATGGGAGCAATTGCCGGAGATGCGTCAGGTGATAATGATTTTAGTGATACCTTTGATTTTAATGACGATTCCTCTGATGTAAGTTTTGGAGATGATGATACACCCACTACAAATAACGTCAGTTTTAATGTTGTAAATCAGGGTAATTCTGATAATGGAGCAATGCTTGCATTCCAAGAGCAATCAAGGAAGCAAACTGAGGTTATGTTAAAAACCAGTAAAGCAACAATGGATGCTCAAATTGCAACAGCATCTGCATCTATGTATCAGATGGAAAAGATTGGTTCAGAGGTTATTAGCCATTTAAGCAATATTAGTAATAGCTTGACCTCAATGGTAGAATATCAAAACCAGAATATGACTAAATTTATTGAAGCAAGTTTAGCATATTATGAAAAGATTGGAGCAGCACAAGTATCAGATGAATATGGTGAAAAAGAGAAAAAACTCGTAGGTTCTGATATATTTAATAGTGATACTAAAGGTGGCGTAAATATTGCAAATTATAAGAAATTGATTGTACAGCAATTAAAGACCACTTTCCGTCAATCAGAAATTAGTGGATTAGAAATGTTAGCTGATGACGATACTCTTAATATGCTTGCTTCTAATCCATTAGGTTTTGGTACGAAATTTTTAACCACAAAAATGATTACTACTTTAGTTGGAAGTACAATAGATAGTGTAGAGAAAACATTTTCCACATTCCTTCCATCTATGTTAGAAAAACTAGCAGACTGGGGAGATGAATATTCTACTGGTGCTGTTGGTCTGTTAAAACAAAATATTGGTAAAATTTTCGGTATTCGTGTAAAGCAGGATAATAAAATAGATGCTGCAAAAATTGACAAAGGACCAGTTCCTTTTGATGGTGAAACGAAACACGCAATTACAGAAGTTATTACCAAAGAACTTCGTGAACAGACTTCTTATTTACAAGCAATCGCAAAGAAATTGCGTGTAAAAACTGACGATGCGAAATTAGATGCCGAAGTGTGGGATTACGAAGAAAATAAATATGTTAAAGTCCGAGATGTGCAAAGTAACATTGCGAGCCGAATTCAAGATACCTTCTTAAATACTATAAAGAGTGGTGAATTTGGTAAAGCAATGAGCAACTTAGTAAATTCACAAGAGGGTGAAAAAGCCCAAGATTCCCTTAGACATACATTAGATGAGATGTTGACATTGTTAGGTAACATCGATCATAGTGTAGACTTAAAAGACTTTTCTAAAGAAGGAGATTTGGCTCAAGTAGCAAACAAGCTCATTTCGAATAATAAAAAAGAACGATGGAATGTACGAGTAATTATGGATTATCTCCAGAAATTACAAGAAGAAAATCCTAATTCTTTAAATGACTTTACAAGGGCTAGATTGAAAGCAAATTCAAATCGTAATAATATTCTTAATGATATTAATAATAATCCATCAGAATATAATTTATTCGCATCAGGATTAAATGGAGAAGATATTAATAAATTAATTGACAGAGAATATGGTTATGGTGATTATAGTAAGAATAGTTCTACGATAAAAGTACGTAGAGCACAGCTTGCTCCTAAAGAAGAAATGAACACTGGTCTTATCGGTTCCATGTTTAGTAATATTACTGGTCATTTAAACAAACAAATGAACAATGCAATGCATGGTAATTATGCGGAAGCGAATATGGAACTTGGTGGAATGGTTACAGACCAAGCAAAAATCATCATGGATAAAGCTGGTGACACAATTTTTAAACCATTAAAAGAAGCCATAGTAGGTCCAACTGAAAGTGGTGAACCATCTGTTCTGGATAATTTAAAATCCTTTGGTAGTACAATCAAAGATGGTGTAATGACAAAACTCTTTGGTGAAAAAGATGAAGAAGGAAAACGTGAAGGCGGTTTACTTTCTAAGATAGGTAACTCTTTATCCGAAGGAATGGGTAAATGGCAAGAAGCATTTATTGGTCATCCATTAAGTGATGAAGAAAAAAAAGAAGCTACCGACAACATGATGAATACTTTCAAAGATAGATTACCTGCCACATTAACTGGTACTGTAATTGGTGCTGGTGCAGGAACTGCATTTGGTGGTATACTTGGTAATTTGGTTGGTGGTCCTTTTGCTGGTGCTATCCTTGGTAGTTTGACAGGTTTCTTATCTAAATCTGAAAAGTTTAAAACAATGCTTTTTGGTGAAGAAGATGAAAATGGTGAACGTACCGGTGGTATTATTAGTAAAAAAATACAGGATTTTGCCAAAGAACATAAGTCTTTATTAGTTGGTGGTGCAACGATTGGTGCTGGTTTAGGTGCTGCCGGTATTACCGGTGGTGGTATGTTAGGAATGTTGGTTGGTGGTCCAGTTGCTGGAGCATTAACCGGTTTAGCAAGTACCATCTTCTTGAAATCTAGCACATTTAGTAAGTTCCTCTTTGGAGATGAAGACCGTGGTCAAAAAGGAATTATTAGTGCAGTAAAAGATGCATTTTCTGCTGGTTTTAGTAAACATGGAGGCGGAAAACTAGATGCTGACGGTTCATCACTTGGTATGAGTGCGATTGGTGTTGGAGCTGGAGCTTTAACAGGTGCAATGCTTACTAAGTTTGGTGTTCTCGGTGCTGCTCTTGGTCCGTTTGGTCCTATTGGTGGTGCATTAGCAGGTCTTGGACTTACTATCAAAGCTAGTGGTGGTAATTTTAGAGAATGGTTATTTGGTAAAGATGAAAAAGATATTCATGGTAATGATGTTCATAAAGAAGGAGTAATCGGTCAGTTTAAAAATATGCTTAATGCAAATCTTTTTAAACCTGTATTACATAGTGGAGAGTATATCGTAAAAAAACTTCAGTTTACATTACAACATGATATATTACAACCATTTGCGTTTATGGCAGAAGAAGTTGTTGGTATTGCTGGTACGTTTGCTGGTGGTATTAAAGAAACCGTTGTTTCTGGTTTAAATACATTTGGTACTTTAATAAAAGATAATATTATCAGTGAAGTAGGTACCGTTTTAGTACCATTTACTGAAACAATCACCAAAGCTTCTGAAGTTATTAGTGATGTAGCTATGAAATCTATTTCTCTCCCATTCAGAGCAATGCGTTGGGGATTAAATGCATTTACAAGTAAACTTGCTGATTTAACAAGACCAGTACGTTATTTACTTGATGAAACTAGAAGACTGATTTTCAAGAGTATTGGAAAAGTGACAAGTTATACTATCAAAGGAATTGGTGGTATTCTTAAAACTGTTTCTGCTCCACTTCGTTTTGTTGGTGGATTAATTGGAACTGGTATTGGTAAAGCTAGTAATTTTGTGGATAAAAAATTACACAAATATGGCAAATATGATACAGAACAAAAGCTTGGTACGACAGAAGGTAGTTTGATTAAACGTATGGAACGTGAACGAATTAGTCGTTTACATGATAAAGAACAGATTGCCAAATGGAAAAAAGAGACTAAGATTCACGATCAAAATGCAAAATTAATTGCAAAATACACAAAGAATCAATATTCTTCTGATACTGAAGAAGCTCGTATGGCTTTACGAAGAGCGAAACCAGAAGCTTATCGTAAATTAGTTGGAGAGAGTGAAGATCGACAAGCTAGAATTGCAAAAGAAGGCAATGATGTATCAAAAATGTCTAGTGATCAAATCGCTAAAGCAAATGTAAAAAGTTTAAATCCTATTGGAAAAATTGTTTACTATACTCAAGGTTTATTTAACTCTTTAGCAAGAGATAAAAACTGGGATGGTAAAAATAAAAAAGATGGAGAGAAACTTACACAAGAAGAAAAAGACGAAATTAAAAGAAAAAAAGAAGAAGAAAAGCAAAAGAAAAAAGATGAGAAACTACAAGAAAAAAATAAAGATTATACTCCAAAAGAATATAGTTTCCGTGAATATATAAAATCTAATGCTTTAGGTCTTAAACGACATTTATTCGGTGGTGATGATTTTGATCCAGTTACTGGAAAGAAATCTAATCATACAAAAAATATTCTTGCTCGTCAGGTTGATAATGTTAAAAATGAAATAAACGGTGCAAAAGAATACGTTCGAGGTATGAATGACCGTTATATTGAAGCTCAATTAAAACATTATGATTTTCTCGAAAGAGGAGACGCACGAAGAGAATATGAAGAACTAAAAAATGGAACTTATTTAACACCATTACAACGAAAAATAGAAGAAGCTAAGTTGGCAAAAGCTGAATCAGAAGCTGAAAAAGCAAAGCAAGAAGAAGAAAACAGCAAAGAGAACGGTGGTTCTGGTCGTGGTATTGTTAAAAATCTTCTTTCTAGGATTCGTGGTGGTCGTGGTGAAGACGATGATAAAAAATTAGTTTCTGTTAAAATCGAATCTTTATCACAAAATGTAGAAAATACTCTTTCTAATAATTCAGCAAAAGTAGCAGAATCAATTATCAATGAGGATAACAAAGATGATGCACAAGATAAAAAGGATGAAGCAAATGCTAGTCGTATTGCTGAAGTAAAAGAAAGAGGAACTTCAGCAGAAGAAAAGAAACAACAACAAAAAGATGAAGATGCTAAGTTAGCAGAAGCAAAAGAAAAAGGTAAATCGGCAAAAGAGCAAATCGATGAAAAAGAAAAAGAAGAAAGTAAAGAACGAGAAGAAGAAATCAAAGAGAATACTAAGAAAAGTGCAGATGCTACTTTTGATTTAGGATTCCACTGGAAATCTATCTTCGGTAAAAAAGGTTTAGTTACTGGTGGATTATTATTATTAGCTCCATTAGCAATTAAAGTATTTAAATGGCTATGGACAAATGGTAAAAATATCATTAGCGGATTTTCACAAAATGGTCTTGCTGGTGCCATTGCTGCAGCTCTTGGACAAGGAGAAGGTGGTGATGGTGAAGGACTATTAAAACCATTAAAGACAATAGCAAACGGTGTTACTACTGTGAGCGATTTCGTTTCTGAAAATAAAGATGGAATTAAAAAAATTGCAGATGGCATATCTGAAGGTATTACTGGTATGGCTAAAAATGTTGGAGAAGTAGCCGGAACTGTAAAAGATATCTTTACTGTTTTTTCACCTGTCATGAAAACTATTGGTACTATATTAAACGGTCCTAGTAAAATTGTTGGTAAGGCATTAGCATCATGGGCTAAGAAAACAGTAGAGCGTTCTACAAAAGGTTACAATACAAATGGTCAATCAATGGCAGATGCTTCTAAAGCCGAAAGTGATAATACCAATGCTGCAATTAAAAAGCTTGGTGATGGAGATATTGCTGGTGCTGTTGGTACATATATTACAGATAAAGATGGAAATACAAACCATGAAACACTAGCGAAATTAAACTTTACTACAAAAGGATTACCTTATCTTGTAAAGAAATCTATCAATAAGCGTCTTGGTAAAAATAAAGAAAAAATTATAGCTAATGCAAAAACTTTAAAAGGTGGAGCTAAAACGGCTGTAAAGAAGACATTAAGTGGTACACGAACGGGTATTAAAAAAGGAGCAGAACTTGCAAAATCTGGTTCTAAATTACCTGGTAAACTTCTTAGTGAATTAAAACCTGGATTAAAATATACTATGGATGATGCTAATGGATTAAAAGCACTTACAGAAAACTTCGGTCCTGAAGGTGCAGCCGCATTGAAAGATCAATATGGTTCATTTTCTGAAGCAGCATCAGCTGTGCTTGGTGCAGATACTGTTGGTTATCGTCAAACACTAGGTGGAAAAGTAGCTAGTAAACTTGGTGATAAAAAACGTAAATTAGTTAATAAATTAAATAAAACTAAAGCAGGAGAAAAGGTTGTACAAAAAGCAACCAAAGCATCTGAATCAGCAAAATTACTTGCCAAAAAAGGTGCGACAAAAGCTTCTGTTGTTGCTGAAAAAGGAAAAACTAAAGCTGTTACTATTGCAAGTAAATCTGCTGAAGTAGCTAAAACAGCAATTCAAAATGCAAGATCACATAGTAAAATATTTGATAAAATTGTTTCCGCTATCGAATGGTTTATTAGCAAAGCATTTGGTAACGTCGCTAGTAAGCTTGGTGAAAAAGCAGCTGGTAATGGTGGAAAAGGATTTGCTAAAACTATCGTTGAAATATTAAAAACTAAAAAAGATACAGTTATTGCAAAAGCTAAACCTTTATTTGCAAAAGGAAAAACGATTATGAAAGCATTGTCTGGTCCTGTAGCACAGTTTGCTATGGGTGCAGTAAATGGTGCAACTGGTGCATGTCGTTTATTCCAAGTAGATAAAAAATATGTTGATGCTAAGATGGTTATTATTTCTACCGTAATCGGTGGATTATTAAACAATACAGTTGGTTCCATCGTTGACATGGTTAATGAAGTTGTAGCTGAAGTATCGCAGGTAAACTTTATCACAGAACTTGCTGCTAGAATTTACGATGGTCTTTCTAGTAAGAAAGATAGTAAAGAACTTGAAAAAGGTCAGAATGCTTTTGAAAAGAAGTATCAAAAATATAAAGAAAGTAAAATGACCAAAGCTTGGCAAAAAGCGTTAGCTGATGGTAAAATCGAACCAACCACTTCTCTTCAGGAATTTGAACAGTTAGTAGCTGAAGGTAAGTTTAAAGTTAAATATAAATCTTTCCAAGATTATAATGACGATAAACATCAAACTTTAGCAAGAAAACTTAGTAAAGTTGCTGAGAAAGGAATTAAGTTTGGTAAGAAGACAGTTAAAACTGTTAAAACGGGATTGAAGAAAGCCGGAGCAACAATTGGTGAAGGAATTAATAAAGTAAATACTAAGATTGATAACACTATGAACAAAGTTGGTGCCAAAGTAACTTCTGCAGCAAAAACTGCAAAAAAGAAAGTAGGTTCAGCTTTATCTAAAGCAGGTAGTGCAATCAAATCTGGTGCTAAATATGTTTACAAACATCCTAAGAAAACAGCAAAAGCTGCTGCTAAATTAGTAACAAGTGCAATTAAAGAGATGTCTCCATTTAGAGCATTTACAACTAAAAAAGAATCAGTGTATCTCGATGATAGTGATGGAAGCTACTATAAATCTGATGGAACTCATTATAGTGCCAATGGTACTAAGATTGGTTCTATTAAACAAACTGAATTATTAGAAAAGATGAAGAATAATGAGGTGAGAGAAACAAAAATGAATACAGACCCATCTTCATTAGAATCACTTTATAATAATACAGTAAATAAGTTTGTCCGAGATAGTGAAACTCAACTTAAGAAATTAAGTAAGACTTGGGCAAAAGGAAGTAAAGTAAAACAATCTGCATTGAAAATTGCATCCAAAGGATTGAAAGCTATTAACGATACAATCAAAGATTCATTATTTGGTGGGGTGTTTAAACCAAAAAGTACTAATATGGTATATACTGATGTTAGTGGAAACTATTATGAAGCCAATGGTAACAAATTTGATTACTATAGTGCTAATGGTGATTTAATTCAAAAAGGTGTTAGTGCAGATGAAGTTAAACATAAAATGCAAGTAGGCATGATTGTGAAAACTAAGAAAGTAAAAAATACAGCTGCACAGAATACCATTAAATCTATTCATGAATCATTAAGTGATTTATGGAAGAGTGCTGGTAGTTTAGCTAGTAAAGCCGTTAGTGGTGTAAAGAGTTTTGTTTCTAATATCTTTAATAAAACAGACGATTCTTCTGGTTCTGGAGGAACGCATACTACAACCACGACAACAACAAATGGTGTTGCTGCTGGTACGAGTGGTGGTTCTGGAAAGAGTATTTATCCATCTTCCGGTATTCGACAAAAAAATGTTGTAATGAATATTTCTGACTATGTACCAGAAAAATATAGAAAACAACTTGGTGGTGCTGGCAATGGTTTTACTAAGAAAAAGAAATCCATTCATGGTGGACGTGGTGATGAGAAAGTAAATGGTTTCAGCTATTATTCTCAAAGTGATCCAAGATGGAAAGATAAAGCTTATAATACTGGTCAAGACAATGCCACAATGGATAATACTGGTTGTGGTCCAGCTGCAATGTCCATGGTTGCAAGTCAAATGACTGGTCAAAATGTAAATCCAATGGAAACAGCTTCCTTAGCAAAAGCAACAGGAGATAGAGATAATACAGGAACAAACTGGAACTTTATTAACAAAGCTGCCGGAGCATATGGAATCAATAGTCAAGAAGCAGACAATCCTTCTGCTCAATATATTAGTGATCAGTTAGATCAAGGTAAACCTATGATTTTATCTGGTGCTAGTGGTGGTGGATATGGAAATAATGTAGCAGGAGTAAAACATAATTCGGCTTACACACCTGCTGGACATTATGTTGTAGCTGTAGGAAAAGATCAAAACGGTAATGTATTGATTAATGACCCACGAGGTAAACGATATTCTGGAAAATACGATTTAAATGATGTTGCTTCTGAAACAGGAGCTGCTTGGTCATTTGATAACGGTGGCTCAGGAAAAGGAAACAATATTATACGTAGAAGACGTTTTGGTGGATATGGCAAAAAGAAAAAAAATAAATCTACTGGTGGAGGTAATAATTTTACTGCACAAGACGTAATCAATGTTGCTATTCAGGAACTTGGATATCTTGAAAAGAAATCTAATAGTCAATTAAATGATAAAACAGCTAACACAGGTAAAAATAGCGGAAATTATACGAAATATGAAAAAGATATTTTTGGTTCTAATGGTAATTTCTGGTGTTGTACATTTGTTACATGGTGTATGTGGACAGCTGCTAATCATGATAAAGAAAAAGTTAAATCTGTAATGGGTTCATGGAGTGCAGCTTGTAATACCGCAATGGAAGGTTTCAAGAAAATGAACCGCTTTGATAAAAACCCTCAACCTGGTGATTGTATTTTCTTTAGCGGACATCGTCACGGTGGTTCGAATCATATTGGTATTGTTGAGAAAGTTAGTGGTAATCAAGTTCATACAATTGAAGGTAATACAAGTACTAAAAAAGGTGTAGTAGATAATGGTGGAGGCGTAGCACGTAAAACATATTCTCTTAATAATAGCAGGATTATGGGTTACGGTCATCCTAAATACGATGGAACATCTAATTATAATGGTAGCACTGGTGCTCAACAAAATGCTACCACGTTCCCTCAATATAAATTAAGTAGTAGCATAAAAACACGATTAGCAAAATTAATCGCTGGTGAAGCTGGTAATGATAGATATGCTGATATGGAAGAAGCATCTCAGATTGCTAACTTAAACGAATTACATTTCCACAAGCCTGCTACAGAAGAAGGATTGAAATATAGTATTCGACCACATAGTCAAGGTGGTTGGTATGCTGATAAATCTTTCAATGCATCAGCAACGACAAATACTAAAGATGCAGTTAAATTAGTATTTGAGGAAGGTAAGCGTACATTACCACGATATGTAACAGAACATGACTGGTTCCCACATGATATCAAAAATCCTAAGAGTCGTAAAGCTTATAAAGTTGGAGACGATGTTCATAATAAAATGGGTAGTAACTACAAATTCTATAAGTTCTTTGGTAAAAAAGGACCAGAAGGTAGTGGTGATATTGCAGGTTACTTCCCTAAAGATTACAAGAAATATAAAAATGATGTACCATGGCAAATGGATAAGGATGGTAATATCACAGGAGCTGGTTCTGCTTCTGCTGATGGAACGGGTGGATCTTCAGATGCTACAACAGAAACAACTGAAAAGACATCAATTCTTGAAGGTATTACAAATTATATGTCCGCTGTTGGAACGGCTGCTATTAATGGTGCCATTACAGGAAACTATGATTTGACAGAAGCTAATAAAATTTTACAAAATATTGATCTCGGAAATGGTTCAACCGCTAATGTTTCTGTGGCAAATGCAGCAAGCAATAATGCAACTAATTCTACGAATAATACTTCTGTTGCAAATAGTACAGGAAATCATATACCAAAGAAAGCAAAATCAACCGGAAATGCAAAAGCTCCTCACACTGTAAGTGTAGATGGAAAAACATACACTATATCTAATAAAAAAGCATATGGTGGATGGATTAACAAACATGGCTGTAGTTTGGAAGCTATGGAAATGGGAATTCAAAAAGCCGGTGGACCTGTAAAAAGTTTAACAGACCTTTACAAATGGTCTAATAAAAATCTTAAGGATAAAGGTGCTAAAGTTGGTATACATGGTGTAATGAAAGCTGTTAATTCTATTAGTGGTAATTCAAATGCTGCAACATGGCACCCAGTAACAAAAAATAATAAAACTGATGTAGTAAGTGGAATTAATAGTGCTCTTGATAATGGTTCATTTGTATTACTTGAACGTGGAGACCCTGTTCATACAACAACATTTATTGGTAAACGTAAGAACGGAAATCCAGCAGAAGTAACTTATGGCACATATAGACAAGAAAAAAAATATGACCACCCTGCATCATGGTACTATAATGGTGCAGCCAAAGGTACTAAAAGTGAAAAGAATCAAACTGATTGGTGGCATGGACAAGCAAAATCATCTGGTTATGTTGTCGTAAATGGAAACGGACCAAGCGGTGGTTCTGGTGGTGGATTTGGAACTGGCGTAAAACAAACGACACAACCAGTAATGACAAAGAATACACTTACACGAAATATTAAAACAAATACTACTGGTGGAAGTGGTAACAAAACACAAAATATCAATAACTTTATAAAGACAGATACAACTAATAGCGATAAAGCATTACAAACAGTAATTAATTTATTACAACAGATCGTCAGCAATACAGGTGACGCTTCTAGTAAGTTGGATATGTTGAAAAACGTAAGTAACACAACTACAAATAATACTATCTATACTGGAACTAATAATACGACACAAAAAACCACAGGTGGTTCCGGTAAAGGAGTATCTACAAAAACAGAAAGTAGAAATGGTAATACTGGAAGTACTCGAAACAAGAAATTAGCTCAGAAAATAGCTATGGGAGTATAACCAGAAAAACAGTAGAATAAGAGAATGACTCATATCATTCTCTTATTCTATTTTTTTAAAGTAGGTGAATTTATGAGTCAATTAATGAAAAGAAACATGAGATTATTTGGATTACCATATCAATTTCCCGATGCAGTTGATCCAAGAATCGATGGACTTTCTGATACCATAGGAAACAATTTCCTTCGAAACATAGTTATTGAGGGTCCTTTGATAACAGTTATACCGGGAGAACCTGATTATCTCCCAGCCGATACTACGAAAGATAAAAAAGTAAGTACAACAGCAGCATTGATAGAATCTGCTTCTGACGGTTTTGCCACGTTATCATCAGCAATCAATACAACAAAGACTGAAGATTTGAGATTGTATGATTTTAAAAGAGCATATCTTAGTTATATGAGCTATGTAAATATTCTTTGTAGAGTAGGTGCTACATTTTTAGATATAGATGAAGAAATTGATGGCACTCCTTTTAATCAATATGATTGGAAAAATTATAGACAAGAATCAGCAACATACGATACATTGGTCAAAAGAGCTGGAAAAAAAATTAAAGAATCGTCAACGGATGCCGCAGCATCTGATGATAAAACAGCTTCTACAAATCCAATTGTTAACGTTGCTAAAACAGTTGGTAGCATATTTAAATCTACAGCAAAATTAGCAAAAGGGTTATTATTTGAATCTACTGGTACAAGTGATGATAACGCTGATGTAGAAGAAGCACTTGCAACATATAACTTTGTCCAGTTCTACGTAGACCCGGAATCTGGTGTGAGTGAAAGTATGTCTAACACAACTGGTGAATCTTCTTTAAAATCTATGGTTGATACAGGTTCTAATTACTTAAAAGATTTAGCTTTCATGTTAAATTCTGGTGGAGTTGGAACAGAAGGATATAATGCTTTTGTTGATAGTGCTGCTCAAGGATTAGATGGTATAACTAATACTATTTTAGGTGGAACGAATGCTGGTGGTGTTTTATCACGAATTATCAATCTTGGAGGTAACGTGTTAAAAGGAGAAAATGTAATTATTCCTGATATTTATCAGAGTAGTGAATATAGTAAATCTTATTCTATTACTGTACATTTAAAATCTCCTTATGGAACAAAACTTGGATACTACTTGAACGTATTTGTACCAATGATGCATTTATTAGCATTGGCATTACCGAGAGAAAAAACCTCTAATTCATACGGTTCACCATTCTTAGTAAAAATTACAATGACTGGAAGTTTTACATGTAATTTAGGTATCGTACGTTCAATTTCGATACAAAAAATGAGTGAAACATATAATATCGATGGATTACCAAATGAGGTTGATGTTAGTTTAGAAGTAGATGATTTATATAGTGATTTATCTATCACACCACAATCTAGTCCAACAATGTTTGTGAATAATTCTTCCTTAGTAGAATTTCTGGCAGTAAACTGTGGTTTATCATTGACCGCACCAAACATTCATAAAAAAACACAAATGATTATTAATGTATTAAGTAATGCGATAGGAGATATCCCAGACAATGCAGTCAATTATATACAAACAAAAATTGATGAAAAGATTGCATCATTTACATCTCTTACATGGTAAAGGAATAGACTCATGTTAAAAATACAAAAAGATTATGAAGAAAAATATGGGGATATTAGTGAATCTTGTGAAGAAAGATTAAATCAATTAATAAAACCCATTAAAACATCAAAAAGAAAAGATTTATTACAAGAAGAAATCCAAAGAATAAAAAATATTAATTGGATTACGAAGACGTTTACTATTTATCTTTTGCCTAAAGCAACGCCAAGACCAAGACTTGGTCGTCGTGGTGTTTTTTATGTAAAAGGAGCGAAAGATAATAAAAAACTCTTTAAGCAATTTATTAAAGATATGGATGTAGACATGATTACTACTCCAACAAAATTTATTTGTAAATCATATTTGCCAATTCCTTCTTCTATGAATCAAATAGAAAAAGTCTTAGCAGAATTAGGATTTATCCGTCCAATATCTAAACCAGATTGGGATAATATTGGGAAAGCATATTGTGATATGTTACAAGGATTAATTATCTACGACGATTCTTTAATTGTAGAAGGAGTTTCAAAAAAATATTATTCTATTAAACCACGAATAGAAATTACAGTTTCTTATATGGAAGAACATGATAGTGGTTATAATAGTAAGAAAATGCAAGAGAAAGGGTGATAATAAGTGAAAGCAGTTTATACGATTATTGACGATACTCTTTATAAAATGGATCAACCATCGTATATTCCTTATCATGTAGTGCGTACAACAGAAAATCATTCATCATTAACTTATGATGAATCGAATAAGAAAGTACGAGTACAACTTTGGTTAGACTTTTTTAATAATAAAAATGTTAAAACCAATAAAGCGATGTATCAAGAAATGGTATCAGCATTAAAATATCATTTAATTACACAAATCGATACTATCCAAAATTTCTACAGAATGACTATAGACTATTCTTTATTTACAAAGAACGGAAAAGAATTAGAGCATTCAATTACGGTACAGAATATCAAGCCAGTAGATGCTATGGTTCCATTAGGAATTGCAAAAAATAATGAATTGGTATATCGGTTTGTAAAGAAATTTGAAAAACAACTTGAATTCCGATTTAAAGATGGTTTACCATATGGTATTATGAGACAACCACATGATAAATTTATCTTAAAAATCAATAACATTAATATCTATCAGGATACTAATACAATTGAAGAAAGACATAAGTCTATGGAAGAAAGACCATTTAAATATGGTTCTCATACTGTAGAATCATCTTTGGAATATACTCGATTAGTATTTTCTTCTAAAGAACAAGGTATTGAATATACTCCAATTGAATTAAATTATATCCCTAGATTAATTGAATTTGGGGTTGAAATTTTACTTGATAATTTCATTGTGGTATATGATGACAATGAAGTATCCAAAATACTTCAGGAAAATATTTGGATTAAAAATGGAAAAGATGATGGATTAGACCCAGATCCTGGTGATGAGTGTCCACCATGTAAACCACCAAAAGATCCAAATTGGGATGTAGATGATGGTAACGACCCACCATGTCCATGTCCTCCGGTAGAAGAACCACCAAAACCTAATTGTCCTTGTAAACCAAGTCCGGATATTGATGGTCGCGGTTATTATTATGAAAGAACAACTTTTGAAAAACCTGGTGCGTTACTTGTTGTAGAAGATAAATACCCAGAGTCTATTTTTAATTCATCTTGTATGGTTAAAAAAGGTGAAGTTATTATAGATATACCAAATATTACAATTGGTGATTATGTAAGGAAAGTCTTATAAAAAAATAAGAGAGATAGATTATTCTATCTCTCTTATTTTTAAGCATAATAAGAATTATTCTTTTCTTCTATTTCATAACAACCTGACTGGAATTGTTTGATAGCAGCATCAGACTGAGTTTCGATTATAACACGATTACCATATCCATAATTTGATTTTAAAAAACCATATAAAAGTCTTTGATTAGTATAGCTTCCATCATCTTTTATCGTAAAATTACAATTATTGATATTTTCGCAACTACAAACTGCATTTACTTCTTTTACATTTTTTATATTATCATTTAATACAATTGTTAGATTCACGTTTTCAATTTTATTAAATGACAAAAGTCCACATATATATTCCATAACATTTTCATATTCTTTTGTAAATCGCATTTCAATGTCGATATTATTTAATATTGCATTTTCCCAACCTCCATTACCATGAGCACCCAAATACTTATCAATGCAAATAATTTTTGTTCTACCATTTGTAGATCCATTTAATGATAAAGTCTTTTTTTTAGTATGATTAAGATTGATGAGCTGTGAATTAAGTTTTGAATCAAAGATATATTCTCCAGGATACATTAAAACATTGCTGTAATCTATTTCATCATCATTTTTACGCAAAACCCAGTCATTAAATTCTTCTTGATTATGGATGATATATGTATAAGGACTGTCCCTTTTAAGCTCATCAATTTTTCGTTCCATATCTTTAATCACATTTTCTAAGACACGTCCATCATCTAAAACTATTTGAGATGCACGATACATTGGATTAAATTTTGGTTCATAGGCTGTTATATCACTTGAATTAATAATATTCTTCATATTTTGTTTCCTTTCTTATTTATAATTTAATCTTATTAAACACAGTTTATTATTACTTGGTGATGGGATAATAGAAAGTAAAATTTTTATAACTGTTTTCGATATTCCGCTATTATTTACAATAGTATCTAAAATGGTATCTTCACTTTCTTCTACAAATATTCCAAAACCTTTGTCATCTATTTCGTATTTAATTTCTTTTTCTTTTAAAACACTTTCTACGGTATCCATGATAGTATCTTTGTAATTTTTACATTCATTTAGTACCTCTTTTGTTACATTCATATTTTTCAAATCCTTTCTTTTCTGTAATATATTTTAATCATAAGTAAAATCAATAATAAAAATATAGTAAAAAAGAAGACAATTAAATAAGATTACAAAAGGAGAAATATAATATGAATGATATGGAATTAAGTTTAGATCTTATTACAGAATATTATTTAGAAGAATTAGATAATATTGAAATGGAGTATACAGAGAAAGTAAATCCTCTTGCTCCAATAGACAAATTGATACAAGTTTTTGATACATATGTAACACAAATAAAGAAAATACGTAAAGAAAAAAATGATATTAAATATTTAAAAGAAGCGATAAAAAAATGTAAATACATCGATAAAAATATTCCTGAATTAAAAAATAAAAAATTCATATTTGTGCATTATATTGAAACGGATGATTTACGCACTAATAAAACTGCACAATTACATTATGCCAAAAATATAGCAACAGCAATTATTCACCACGATGAAGACGGTATTATGGATATTTTAGAAGAGTATTGTATTAAAACATCCAACAATTCTTCTAAATATATGTGGAAAATAAATTTATCTGAAGCAAGTGAAGTGATTGAATATTGTGCTAATTTTTTAGAAACAGATCTTGATAACGATGTTGCATTATTAAAAAATGTATCTAAGATGCTTGAAAAGGCGAAAAGGAATGATACTTATACAGAAGATTTATTCAAATGTGCAGTTAAAAAACTTATGAAAATGATTAGACGCCGAAGTGAAATTATTAATGGTAACATCCACGATAGTTTATTTAGTATTAAAGAAGGATTGACTAAGAAAATTAATATGTATTCAAAAAATTGTGTAAAAAAAATAGAGGTGGATCCTGTGAAGATTACTGATGAAGATATTATGAAACATTCGACCGCAGTTCGTGAAATGTGCTGGGGATCCCACAAATTTAAAATTTATCAAACCGATTATCCAAATGTCAGTGCTTTTAATTGTGGTGGTTTAAATATTTTTGTTTCCAAAGACTTTTTTGAACACTCTAAAGAAATGCAAAATGTGATTTTATATCATGAATTAGGGCACTATTATGAGGATCATTTTAATGAAGTACCATATTCTTATGATGATAGGGAAGTTATTGAAAGAATATATAAATTGAGAAAAGAATTTAAAAAATTCTGTAAGAAAAATAGTGTTAGATGCCAAAATACAAGTACATGTTTAGCAACATTATTGATGGAATTAGAAGCTGACCGTTTTGCAGTTAATTTTATGGGAAATCGTCTAACAAAAAAATCATTGGATCAAACTCTTCATGGATATATTGACAATAGTGATTCTATGGACGATGACCAAAAATTAAATTTAAAATTAAATGCAGATTTTAGAAAACAAATGATAAATAAATTACGTAAAGACACATTAGTTGTATAAAAAAATAACAGATGGAATGAGCAGTTCCATCTGTTATTTCTATTAAAGAAACATGTTAATTAGAGTCTAAATCGTTTTGCTTTATGTTTCTTTTTTCTTTTTTTGATTTTCTTCATCTCCTTTTTCTTTTCTTTTGGGGACATGTACTCACCGTTGATTGCATCAGGAATACTTCGTGTGGTACCATCAGAGTATTTACCACAAACCATTTCCTGAAATTTTTCATCATGCAGAAGTTTGTTTGCTGCAGCAATACAACCTTCCATAATTACCTTTCCTTTTCCCATGGGAATGAACCTCCTTTTCTTAAGTATAAAATGTGTTTCATATAATTAAATACGCAAAAATAATATATAACTAATACGAAAAAGCATAAAAAACAATAAGGTAAAGCTATATTTTCATATAGAAAGGAAGTGAAAATATAAAATGAGTGGTAAAGCATCTTATATAAATAATAAAGGAAGCAATGGTTCAAAAAATTCTAAAGCAAAAGACATATCAGCATATAGTGAAATAAAAGATTTACCAAAACAATGGTATGCGAAAAAAAAATGGACTAAACCAGATAATATTATTAATAAACCACATGAACCAAAATATACTTATTCTACTAATTATGATGGCGATGTTAGCGATTTTTTAAAAAAAATCCATAAAAATTTAGGTATAATTGATGAACCCGATCGTTCTGCTTTGGATATATGGAATACTTCGATTAATAGTTACAATCGTTTCAAATTACCAGTAGCTAGTGATAAGTTACAACGTGGGTTTGCTCATATCTTTTTTGTTCGTCCAAGTTGTAATCTTACTACCAATAATGGTGCGTCACTTACAACAAGCGTAAAAAACAATCAAATATTTGATTATGTGATGAAACAATCCCCAGAACTAATTAAAGAATTGGTTATGGATAATGGAAAAACACATCAATTTATGATGTCTTTATCTAATCATATTGTTTCTTTTTCACCAAATGATGAAGTATTGGAAACTTCTATGTATGGTACAACATATACTGGATATAAGATTGCATATGGTAAAAATAATATAGATTCCAAAACGGCAGGAACACTAAGTATTAATTTTCAGGATGATAAACAAATGCATATTTATCAATTACATAAATTATGGATTGAATATATTAGTGGTGTGTATAGAGGATCTATTTTACCAAAAACGTCTGATGTTATGAATAAAATCATAGATTACATGAGTGCAATTTATTATTTTATTTTAGCAGAAGACAATGAAACAATTTTGTTTTGGTCAAAATATTATGGGGTTTTTCCATCTTCTTTACCTACAGAACAATTTGCATGGGCATCAGGAAATACGATTAAAAATGCAGATAATATATCTATTACTTATAATTATTCATTTAAGAAAGATTATGAACCAATTATTATTTCAGAATTTAATAAAAATTCTAATGTTTCAGGTATATCTAATTTGGAATATGCTCCAACATATGATGAAAGTTTGCATAGTATTGGTCAAACATGGGTTGGTCGTCCATATGTAGAAAAAGTGAAAAACGGTTCACAATATTTTTATAAATTACGATTTATTAGTAAATAGAAAGGAGAAATTATGGCAACAGATACAAACGAATATACCGTGAGAAGTTATCGAGATAATTTTTCTTTTAAATCCTTTACAAAAGATAATTTAGTTGGAAAGTATTTTGGTGAGATAGATCCATCTTTACGAAGTATAGGAATGATCGGTTTTACTACTGAACAAATTGGAAATATTTCTGAAGATGTATTTAACTCTGGAAGTGTATTATTTCGAGAAACTTTTCCAAATAGAGCACAAATACCTGAAAGTATTTATTCTCATGCGGCTATATTTCAATTACAAAATGTATTCTCAAATGCTGCAACTTGTAAATTTCTTTTAGTAATGGAAGAAGAAGCAATTATAAAAAATATGGTTGACCATTATGTCAATGGTATTTATTATTTTTATATTGATAAAAATACAATGTTATACGTAGAAGATATCCCATTTTTAATGGATTATGATATTGAAATGCGTATTGTAAAAAAGACAAATGAATTAACCGGAGATAAATATTTATTTTCTGCGTCTTATATGATTCCAGAAAATTTCAAAAATTCTATCTCTGAAATAACTGACCCATATATTAAAGTAAGACGTAGTGATGATGGATATGTTGCTCTTGAAATACAGTGTCATCAATGTACAAGAAGTGTGGAATATCATGACGTTCTTACAAATAACACGATTAATTATAAAACAGTAGATATTAATTTTGATGGTAAAATTGCAGGATTTGATGTAATGTATCGTTCTCCAACAAGTGAGACTTTTGATACACAGTTGGAAAAATTAGTAATATATTCTCAGCCAGTAAATAAGCCATTTTGTTATTACCAAATGTTAGATGAAGATACCGTAAGATTATCATTTAATACGAAAGATGATTTCTTTTCTCCAGAATATGGAAGTGAGTTAGAAATTACGGTATATAATACATTGGGAGAAAAAGGAAACTTTGATGTTTATAATGGTAAAGATATCTCAATTATTCCTACTGATGAAAAATATAGATATGCAAATAATTATTTAACTGCTACAAAACCTGTAACAGCATCATCCGGTGGTAAAGATCAAATAACCATAGATGAATTACAATCCTTAGCTGTTATGGGATATCGAACTGCTACTGCGTTAACAACAGAAGCAGACCTTTATGAGTATTTTAATAATTATAAAATTCTTTATAATAACAGTGATATTCTTTTCTTAAAAAAACGGAATGATATTTATGAAAGAATATATTCTGCTTTTATGATTATGCGTAAAGGAGATTATATCTTTAAGACAAATACATTAAATTTGTTTTTAAATCTTTCTGAGATGGAAATGCCAGAAAAGAATATTTATATGCTAGAACCGGGTATGTGCTTTACTTCAAACGATACATCTGGTTATGCTCAATTTTTAAGAGATCCAGATGATAATGAAAGACTGTATAAAGATTATCAACAGGCATTGAAAGATGGAACAATCGATTACATTACGGATGATACTGATAAAACAGAATTGCCAAAATATTTAGATAGACCGGCATCTTTCGCAGAGTTTAAAAGACGACAAGGAGAAGATGACAAACTATCTGTATTTGATTTTACGTCATATGATGATTTACGTGAATACGATAATCCATCAGAAATGAAGTTTCTTTATATCAATCCTTTTTTAATTCGATTTAAAAAACAACCGAATCTTGTAAGTCTTTATATGACATATATTGACCAGAAGTCATTGTTAGATTTTACATGGCAAAACGTAAATTCTTATGTACAATTTATTTTGTATCAGGTTCAATTAACTAGAGAGTTTTCAGATGAACGAAAATATCATATTATGACAAAATTGTTACCATCTATTAATGTATCTAGTGATTATCCTATTATTCAAGAGAAAGAAGAAAATAACCAAAAGACTTATATCTTAAACGATCGTTACGGTGTGGTAAATAATGATTTGCGTGTATTTGCTGTAATCAAAGATGGTGTAAGGGATGTTTGTGCAATTGAATTAATCCCTACGGATTATGATGTTACAACTCAAAATATTACATTCTCTATGGATTTTTATACGGATGACCATATTACAAGTGATGGAAAGTTACGATTATTACAACAAACTAAATATGTAGATTTAACTGACAATAGTTATTATGAAGTAATGGATGAAGATCCTGCTTACTATAATCATATAGATGCAGAAGGTGATATTGTAGAGCAGTGGATTTTGGCTAAGAGTATTTATCAAATGGAAGATGCAGGCGATGTAGTGAAATATTGTACTGTTTATCCAATTGATACAAACTTAAATGATATCCTTATTCCTATGACTGATGTTACATGTAGAATTTATACGTTATATGGAAGAAAGTATTCTCCAGAGACTGGAAAAATGGAGACAATCCCAGCTTCTGAAACAAATAATCCATTAGCATCTGTAGAAGACCTTCATGTAGAAGGTTACTTGGAAACAAATGAATATCAAACTGCTTCCGATCCTCTTACATTTTTAAAACCCCTTAATAATGTAAGATCTAATTTAATATTTAAAGATTATACGTTGGCAAATAAAACAGGAGAAGATGATGAAGGTAATCCACAATATGAATATGTATACGATATTAATGATGTGGAAATGATGTCTTTACCATTTATCAAATGGAATATCAATGAAAATCCAGAGAATCTTTCTTATTTCATGAACTCTTTCTTAGAGCAATATGATAATTTAATAGATATCGTTCATAATCGATTACGTAATGAAACGACAATCGATGTTAAATTCTATAATACATATGGAAGAAGTAGAGACTTTAGAATTGGTGAAGAATTAGAACTTCTAAATACCGTAAATCTTTCTCTTAACTTTGATATGTGGTTTATTCCAGGTACAGATGTATTGAATGTCAAAGATGAAGTCAAAGAGTTTATTAAGAAAGAAGTAGAAACTGTAAATTCTTCTGGTATGAATAATCTCTTTATTTCAAATTTAATGCGTAAAATAGAATTACAATTTTCATATGTTGATCATATTCGTTTTAAAGGTATTAATCATTATGACACAAATTATCAGGCAGTGAAAAATTACGTAGAAGACTTGGATAAATTAACAGTGGAAGAACGTCGTTACTATGTTCCGGAGTTGTTAGTTGTTGATTTAGAAGACATTACAATTAACGATTATTTGATCAGTTAAAAACATTGATTTAATAAGGAGGAAGAACTATGATAGACAAAAAATCTTGGAAAGAATTTCAAAACTCTGGGTTACTTTGGTGGATTAATATGATTCTTCATACATTCGGTTGGGCTATTGTAATCGAACAAGATAAGGAAACAAAAGAAATTATTCAGGCTTATCCAGCTAGAGTTTCTTTTAGAGGTTTTGACAATTCTTCAAATTCAAAAGGATATATTAATGTGAGTCAGTATATGAAAGATAATGCTGATACATTACTTGATGAATCAAAAGAATGAGGTGAATAAAATGGATTTTAATGTTGGGCATGATAAAGTATTCGACTTTATGGATCAAGTTCGTGCTGTGAAAGATCAAAGACAAGCAGATGAAGACTTTAGAAATTCTGATAAGTATAAGCTTCGTGTTCTTGATAAAGAACAAAAGGATGCAAATGGTGTTTGTTTAGACATGGTGTTTGCTAAATTATACAAAGATGCAGTTCCTTTAAATGATGACTATAAGGTTGCTTATGGAGATGATATGGATGCCGAAATTCATGATTTTATTCATGATAGATGTCCAAAGGGAATGGAGTATTATGTAAAAGAAGCTATTAAAAAAGGCAGCAAGCCAGCCAAAGATATCTATGAATCAGTAGAATCTATCACTGGTGATTTCTTTATGGAAAAATCTTTAAAGATTGAAGAAGTTGATCCTGATGATTTAGTATTTCGTAGTGGCGAAGATACACAACAAAAAATCGATGCTATGAGTAAAGATTTAGCATTAGACGACGTTACAAGTATCATTCGTGATAATGTAAAATCTTCTGCTATTTCTGAAATTACTAGAGCAAAGAAAGAAAAACAAGAAATTAAAAATCTTGAAAATGAAATGACAAATGATATGAAAATCAATACAGAATCTGCTATTGATGACTACTTAGAATTAAAAGGAATTACGGAAAAGAAAACTTTTAATCCTACTTTATTCCAAGGTATTATGATTGGAAAGTTAAATGAACTTTCTACTTTACAAGAATCTGGTCAATTAGAAAACCAGCCGTTATATAATACATTGGAAGAATATGGTATGATAAATGAGTCATCTGAATCTTCTATCGAAGAAAGAGCGTTTGTAGAATCTGTAAAAGAATTGACTAAAATCGAATTACTTTCTACATTACGTTTAGAATCTTTTGGTAAGAAAGCAATTGATGATATGGCGAATGAGTACGCATATACAATTAAATAAAATATAAGGAGTATATTTTTATACTCCTTATATTTTCTTCCGTAAAAATGTTTGACATTTAATTAATAAATTTTTAGGGTAATTAGTATATTACTACTTTAAAAGAAAGGAAGAATGTGATATGAGTATTAAAAGTTATAATCATGTCCAATTATCCAAACTTGATAGCAAGGGTAACCAGGATATTATGTGGCCTGAAAATACAACTAAAGATATTCTTTTGAAATCACAGAATGAAAATCTACCTGCTGGTAGCACTACACTCTATGACTTAGAAGATAAGTTTGGTATTTTGGCTTTTATGAATAATGTATGCATGGAGAATCTGGATGACAATCTTCAAAATACAATTAAAACTTTAGTTCAGAATGTTTCTGATTTAATGTATAAAGCAATTAGTATTACAAGTTTCAATAATAATACTAATATACTTCCTAAAGGTTCCTCTATATCAACAGTGGTATTCAATTGGGCAACCAATAAAAAACCTACTGCATTAAACTTTAGAGGTGGAGGTATTAATGAAGCTATTGATGTAGGACTTACATCAAAAACTTTTACTTTCCCTACATCAATCACGCAAACAACTTCATTCACATTAAAAGCAACTGATGAAAGGAATGCAACTATGGAAAAGACAACAAGTATTGTATTTGCTAACTATATTTATTATGGAGTAGCATCAACAACAGAAAGTGTTGATGAAACAAAACTTTCTTCCGTTTTATCTGAATCTAAATCCAGAACGATTAGTGTAAATTCTGGGGAAGGACAATATGTTTATTATTTACTTCCAACAAGATTGGGAACCCCTACATTTGTTGTTGGAGGATTTGAAGGCGGATTTATTAAAATCGGTTCTTCAGTTGATAAGACAAACAGTGCAGGATATACTGAACCATATGATATTTGGCGTTCAGTAAATGAAGGACTTGGTTCTTTAAGCATTACTGTAAAATAATAAATCTTATATAGAACGGAGGTGAAAAAAATGGCACAACATGAACACAAAGAAATACAGGGTGGCGTTATCGTTATAAATACTTTGGTGCCAGCAAATGGTAGTAGAGATTATCCTGTTGCAATGGCAGATAATATCAATATGTGTGATGGTACCGACGTTGAAACTAAGATTAGAGAAATTGAAGAGTATATAAAAGACCCATCCGTTAATATGAGTGAGATTGATGATGATATTATCTCAGATAGCACCACTTGGTCTAGTAAGAATATCAGTAAGAAAATTAGTGACTTGTATGACAATGTACCAACCTTAGATAAAGTTTATTTAAAGGGGGAAGTATATACTCAAGCTGAAACGCTTGAGGTAATTAATCAAGCAATCACTAATCGTTTAGAATCTTATTATACAAAAGATGAAACGGATGGAAAAATTTCTCAAGCAGTTAATGGAGTTATGAATTCAACTAAAGAATACGTTGACAGTCAAACGACAGTGATTCGAAATGATATTGCAGCCTTACAAGAAAAAATAGGTGCTGGATTTACTCCTATTGATAATAGTTATATTGTCAGTCTTTTTCAAGATTCATAATATAAATTTTTAAGAAAAGTGAGGTTAGAATATGTCGGATACAGATGTAAAAGTAGCTGAATTGAAACGCTATTTAAGTCAAGAAAATCTTGATGTATTAGTGGATCAATTGAAGCAATATATTTCAAGTAAAAAACAAGTTTTTTTCTATCCAGATAAAGCAAATTTTCCCGAAACAGGGAAAACATATCTTCTTTACGTTAGTAGAGAAACGCTTAGTATGTATACATGGAATTCAGATAAAAACATCTATGAGGAATTAAAACCAGCAGATGTTATTTATAATCATGACCATGTTATTCTTGACTGTGGGGATGCAATCACTGCATTTACAACAGAGGTGGAAGAATAATTAACAAGTAATTAATATCTATAATAGAAAAGGAGATTTATAATTATGGCTAATAAAATTTTAACTACCCGTATTCAGCTTAAACATGATACCGCGGAAAATTGGGCTAAATCTACGCTTCCATTACTCGCTGGCGAAATTGCGATTGATACCACCAACCTCATTGTTAAAGTAGGTGATGGTACAAATGCATGGGCAAATTCTAAGCAGCTTGGATTAACTGAAGCACAGGTTAAAAAGTTAATTCAGGATAATGCAGTACAGTCTGTGACATTGGCTTCAGGTACAAAAAATGGTACTGTAGCTATCACAGTAGATGGAACAACAGTAGATAACATCGCTGTTAAGGGTCTTGGTTCTGCAGCATACACAGATTCCACTGCATATGCAACAGCAGCACAGGGAGCAAAAGCTGATGCAGCTATGCCGAAAGCTGGTGGAACATTTACTGGTCCTGTAACACTCGCAGGTGATCCAACAGCAGATATGCAGCCTGTAACAAAGAAATTTATGGAAACAAAGATCGCAACAGCTGTTTCAGCATCTGATGCGATGATCTTCAAGGGAACAATCGGTACTGATGGTACTGTTACTGCTCTTCCTGAATCTTCTCATACAGGTCATACATATAAGGTAATTGCTGGATTTACTTCTGTACCTGCAGCTTCTTCTGCTACAGCAAAAGATGTTGCAGTTAAAACTGGTGACTTAATCGTATTTACCGAAGATAGCAAATGGTTAGTAGTTCCTTCTGGTGATGAAAGAGAAACTACAATCAAAGCTGCAACAACTGGTGTAAATCTTGATGGTACAGCTAGAGCAGGTTCTGTTGTTGTTGGTATGGCAGCAGCTAAACAGGTAGATGAATCTATCGCAGCAGCTTCTACATCTGTTAATCTTCCTACATCCAAAGCAGTTGCTGCTTTCGTAGAAGGAAAGAAATATACAACAACAGATGAAAAGGTTAAGAACGTATTAAGTACAGCAGAGAAAGCTTACCTTACAGGTACAACGAGTGCTACTACAAACACTGGTACACAGATCTTTGATACAGGTGTTTACTTAGACACAGAGGCTGGTACACTTGTAGCAACTAAGTTCAAAGGAAACTTAGTTGGTAATGTTACTGGTAACGTAACAGGTGATGTTAGTGGAAATGCTGGTACAGCTACAAAACTTAAGACAGCAAGATCTATTGGTGCTACTGGTGTTGTTACAGCGGATGCAGCTACTTTTGATGGATCTGGAAATGCTAATATCAATATCAAATCTGTAAGTACAGATGGTCTTTCACAGGGAACAAATGACTTAGTATTTGATTGTGGTGGAGCAGCTTAATAAAAAAATATATAATTGGAGAGATGAGTAATGAAGCTCATCTCTTCGTTTTACCCTTTTTATTCTATTTTATAATTACAAATATATAACGACATATATTTTTATAATAAAAAATATTAAGAAAGGAGATGCTACATATAATATATTTTACTATGTAGTAAAAATTAAGCCATGGCTCAAAAAGTTATTAAAGTACGAAATAAAGTAAAATATGATACTGAAGCTAACTGGGCGAAATCAGATCCAGTGTTATTAGCTGGTGAATTAGCAGTTAGCTCTGATAGAAATAACAGGATTAAGGTTGGTGACGGAAGTAAAAAATGGTCTGCATTATCTTTTTCTGGATTAAAAGTCGGAAGTAATATTACATTAGCAAATGATACAATCAGTATTACAAAATCAAATGTAACTTCTGCTTTAGGATATACTCCACCGACAACAAATACAACCTATAATGATGCTACCCAAAGTGCTCATGGATTAATGACCGCAGCTGATAAAAAGAAACTCGATGGTATTGCTTCTGGTGCAAATGCTTACACTCATCCAAGTGCTACAGCATATGCATCTGGTCTTTATAAGATTACAACAAATAATCTTGGTCATGTAACTGCGGCTACAGCCGTAACAAAATCAGATATTACTGCATTAGGAATTCCTGGGCAGGATACTAATACAACCTATAATGATGCTACTCAAAGTGCTCATGGTCTTATGACTGCGGCAGATAAAAAGAAACTCGATGCTATTGCTTCTGGTGCTAATAAAATTACCGTAGATTCTTCTATGAGTACAAGTAGCACAAATCCAGTACAAAACAAAGTTATCAAAACAGAACTTGATAAAAAAATGAATATCGAGGCTACTGCATTAATGAAAGAAAATTTGAATGATATAAGGACTTATGGTTTTTATTTTGCCGGAGGAAGTAACACAGTAACAAATAAACCAGAAGGAATAGATGCATTTGGATTACATGTGTATAGAAGTGCTGGTGTATATCTAATTCAAGAATTAACTGGTGCTAACATTAATGATCGTTCTAAATATATTAGACAATATAATGGTAACACATGGACAACATGGTTAACAGAAGCTATTTTTTCTGATACACCAGTTGATGGAAAAATTGTTGTTACAGATGGAACCGGAGGAAAAGTAAAATCAAGCAGTTATACTATTGCTTCATCTGTTCCAGCAAATGCTAAATTTACAGATACAGTATATACGCATCCAAGTTATACAGCAAAAGCGGCTGGATTGTATAAAGTAACTGTTGATGATAAAGGACATGTAAGTGCAGCAACTGCTGTTACGAAGTCCGACATTACAGCTTTAGGCATTCCATCTTCTAACACTGATACACATTATACTACTGGTTTAAAAGTAGGTGCTTCTGCAACAGCTACTGCAAATGCAGCAGCAACTAATGGTAACGTATTTCTTAATGTAATGGATAATACAACCATTAGAGATAGTCATAAAGTAGTAGGTAGTGGTGCAACATCAGTAACATCGGATGCAAATGGTAATATTACTATTTCATCCAGTAATACAACATATAATGATGCTAGTCAAAGTGCTCATGGTCTTATGACTGCGGCAGATAAAAAGAAACTCGATGGTATTGCAAATGGAGCAAATGCATATACTCATCCTAGTGCAACTGCTTATGAGTCAGGTCTTTATAAGATTACGACAAATGCACTTGGTCACGTAACTGCAGCAACTGCAGTAACAAAATCTGATATTACTGCATTAGGAATTCCTGGGCAGGATACGAATACAGTATATACGCATCCAAGTTATACGGCGAAAGCAGCTGGATTATATAAAGTGACTGTTGATGACAAAGGTCATGTAAGTGCAGCAACAGCAGTAACGAAGTCAGATATTACAGCACTTGGTATTCCGTCACAGGATACAAACACACATTATACTACAAAGTTAATCGCAGGTGCGTCAGCTACTGCCACAGCAAATGCTGCTACAAAAGCAACTAACAATGCTGTGTATCTGAACTTAATGGATGATTCCACAATCCGTAATTCTCATAAGATTACCGGTGGTGGTCAAACATCTGTTTATAGTGATGCTAATGGTAATATTACCATTAATACTACTATTTTAGCAGCAGCTACCACTAGAGCTGGTCTTATGACTGCTCAAGATAAAACCGATTTAAATAGATTACACGATACTGTCTATAGTGCTAGTCAGCCAACTGGTCAGAATATCGGGGACTATTGGGTTAAATTAGAAGGATAAAAAATAAAAAAGGATGAAGTTAACTTCATCCTTTTTTATTTTAACTAATTATTCTTCATTATTTAATAAAATATATAATGAATGAATAACTTTTGCATTATATAGTGCATCATGAGTATTCTTTGATGGTTTGAATTTCTTGGTAACACTCTCTACGATTTTACTATCGTAATCAAAATCATCCGGACCATAATCATAGTGATATATGATATAAGCCTCTATCAAATTATCAAGAAGTTCTTCTCGATTCATATCGATTGCTTCTTTCATAATCGTTGCTGTCAATGTGATAGGATCATCGTCGATCATTATCCATTTTACAATATCATGGGTAATATCATATACCATTGGTATAATATTATTCATTACACTACTTTTAGCCAGAAGATCAAGAAGATCAAGAAGAATTGTACTACTGTATGTCGCACGATCTGAAACAAAAAGGGCACTGTTTGTGTTTTGTTTATCACTAGAATGATTCAATGTACAATGTATCCAATTATTTAATGCGATAATAATCTCCTTTTCACTACCAAATATTCTAGTATGCTGTAACGTCTCGTCGTTTTCTTTTTCTGTATCACATTCATTAGAATCTGCGTAGAAGGTATATCCATTTTCAGCTTCTACACCAATAGAAATTATTGTGCCTCCTGTAAGTTTAGTGTCATAGAAAAATAACATGTTTTGCGTCCTCCTTAATGTTAATAGTTTTTATTGAAATATTTTATACGCTGATGGTAATTGGTTCACTATTTTTTCATGAAATACATTTTATCAGTTTCTTTAAAAGTTTTAAAACCTCTTTCTTTGTAAACATGAATTGCTACCGTATTTGTTTTACGAACAGAAAGATATTTTGCTCCCAATTTATCTGTAGCGAAATCTAACAAATCATAACTCAAACCTTTTCGTTTGTAAGGTTTGAATATTTCTAATGCTTGTATCCAAATCGCGTCATCTTTCTTTTCACAATTTATGATAGCTACCAATTTATCTTTATCAAAGAATGCATAACCATTTGTATTCTCTGTCAATCGAATATGATTGACAGATTTGTATTCTTTAATATATTTATATCTCACTATAAATGGTTTATCTATTTTGATTTTATTGAAAGATTTTATATCCAACTATTTTATCTCCTTTCGGTGTCTTTACCATTTTTTCTCCTTTAGCTACTCGTGTAGAAACTGGGATATTTTCTACATTGATGGTAACTGGCTCACTATTTTTTCTGTAAACCATAATTACATCATCTTTACTTACTGTAGAAATACCCACTAATTCCTCTTTTGCTCCAAGAGAAATTAATGATAAGCTCTCTTCCCTTCGTTTCATTGGAGGAAAATATTTTAACTCCGTTAATTTTAATTTTCCTGATGATGTCACATATAGTAAGTATTTTTCTTTTGGTTTGATTCTTGAAGCACTTACTACATATTCTTCTGGTTTTAAATCAATCTGTGTTAAACCTTTGGCATTCTTACCAAGAAGTTTAATCTCATTCAATTTGATTCTAACGCCATTACCAACATTTGTGCAAATAATAATATCGTTTTTACTATTTGCTAAAGCATAATCAGTAGAAACAAGTTCATCACCATCATTTAATTTAATAGCCATTTTGTAATCACTGATTTTTTCAAATTCAGATAATAAAACTCTCTTTGCAAATCCTTGTTTTGTAATTAACACAATAGTCATTTCATTATCTTTTTTAGAAGACATGGATTTGTCATTCACTTTTAAGATAGAAATAATCTTATCATGAACAGGGAAATATCTTGCAATTTCAATTCCATTATCATCATATTCCATCTCCGGGATCGCAGTAATTGCAACTTTACTAACTACTCCAGTAGAATCAAATACGAGTAAATCATCATGACTGCTAACTTGTAATACAGAGAGTTTTTCATTTCCCTTTCCAACAATACCGATAGAACGATATTTCTTTAAAGAAAGTTTCTTAATGATTCCACTTTCAGTAATACCGACAATATAATTTTTCTTTGGTAATTTTGCATTTTCATCATTACCTTCTTTTACGATTTTACTTTTTCTTGGTCTACCATATTTCTTAATACCTTCTTTTAATTGCTCGATAATGAACTTATCAATTTCATCCTCGTCATCAAGGACCTTATTGATATGCTCTAATTCTTCTGCAATTTCTTTTCCTTCCTGTTTATATTTTTCATAATATTCATTATTGAAATTATAAACATGCATATCCGCTATAGTAGAAGCCTGTAAAGAAGATATTCCATATGCTTTTATCAGTTTCTCAATTGTGTCTTTACGACTTTTTGATTTCTTAGCAATTGCTACAGTTTTTTCAATATTATCTTTATTGAAAACCATAACAAGCACCTTGTTCATATGCCTCTTTTCTTCAAGAATCTGTAAAGAATACATGAACATACTTCTTACCACATCTCTACGATATTCAATCCACTCTAAAAGTAAATCTTTAATACCATATGAATATGGTTTGTAATCATCAATAACTGTAATTCCTACGGGATAAGTCATTTTCAGATTCGTCTTCTTTTTGAATAATGTCTCCAATACTTTATCCGGATTTGCATCAGATTTTAATCTGATAAGTAAATCCACTTCACCTTCTTTTGTACTATTTTCGATATCAGTAATCTCTTCTAAGATATGACTCTTTCGAAGACCAATAATTTTCTGAATAATTGTTTTTGTCTTTGTCTGTAATGGTACAGATGTAAAACGAATAGTATTCTCCTGATAGTCAATACTATAAGAAGCACGAAGTGTGAATTTACTAATTCCAGTTTTATTCATTTCATTGAATAATCCTTCATCCAAAATATCCGCACCAGTTGGTGAATCTGGTACTAATAAAATTTTTGTTTTTGGATTTTCAATCAATTTGATTGTTGCATTTAATACTTCCTTTACATTGAAAGGTGGGATATTCGATGCCAGTCCATAACCAATACCTGAAATCTGCGGATTAAACAAGATATGAGGATATTTTGCAGGGAGAAATTCTGGTTCCATTCTTTCCCCATCATAACTTGCTTTCATCGGAACACAGTATTTATCAAAGTCATCAAAGAAGCAATCAATCATATATTCTGAAATCTTTGCTTCAATATAACGACCAGCAGCTGGATCTGAAGATTCAAGGTTTCCATAACTTCCTCTAGGAATAACTGTCATAACATTATTATTCCAGTATTGTCCTTCTCTACCAATTAATTCACTATTGGCAGTTGAACCATGGGGATGATAAATCATTGCATTGGATGCAATTGTTTCTACTTTATGAAACTTCATCTTTCGTAATGTATCTGGTTTTGTATTCTTTGGTTTACCATCTCTTTCCCACCAAGACCAATATAATCTTCGTTTACCTGGTTTTAAACCATCTTGTAAACTTGGTGTAATACGATACACGTTTTTATTTGCACCAAATAATTTTGAATATTCTTCTGATGCTTCTGCAGCATTCTGATGTTCAATTGTTTCCTTGCCAAATACTTCCTTTCCATCGATGACGATAAAGTCATCTGATGGAAAAGCACTTTTTCTTTTCTTTGCCATTTTCTTTTGTCCTCCTTAGTTATCCAGATCATCTCTACGGATTTGATATTCTGCCATCATTTTTTTACGAAGATCTAAATCAGATTTACTCTGACCATGTACTTTGTTAAAGATTTTCAATTCTCTTTCCACATCCTCCATAGTGTATTGAACAGAACTTCTTGTGTTGATATTTAATGCAGTTGCATATAAATCATGTCCATCAATTTCTCCAAGTCCCTTATATCGTGTTTCAATTTTAGGAAAATACTTATGAGCAGAATCCAGATATTCTCCAATAGAAACTTTAACTGGTTCTTTTCCATTTTCCTCTACAGATAATATATATCCATATTTTTCATATACAGATATAAGGTCTTTCTTTACTCTACGGATTAATCGTTCATTAATCTTGATAGAGCTTCTTGAACCATCTACAATTCCTTTGATGATTCTTGTTCCTGGTTTAATGCTTACTTCTGCAAAACGTGTTTGTAATCGTGAAAGTAAAAATTTGATAAATGTCTGGTCATTAAATACTTCATCTAAGTATTCATTTGTAATTTCTTTATCAGAAGAAATTACTCCACCAATTGTCATATATGCAAGGATTGCTTCTAATAAGAATTTGTTAACTCTACCAATATTTTCTGCATGTAATGCAAGATTAGTTCTGTAGTCAAAAGTATCATTTAAGAAATCTTTAAACTCACTTTTTGACATTGGTTTGTTGCTACCTTCTGTAATTACTTTATAAATTTTTCCAATCTTTTTATGATATTTTTCAATCAATTCATGTTTGTTTCTTACAAACGGCATAGATTTATCATTAAGATAATAGAGTGGTGTATATACTTTATAAAGATAACCCTGCTCAATAATCTCTGGTAAGTATTTATAGAAGAACGCTAAAATACCGCTAGAAATAGCAAAACCATCAACATCTTGGTCTGTAAGGATATTGATACGATTGAAATATAACTTACTGATATCAAAGTTTTTTCCAATACCACATCGTAATACGGTTACCAAATCTCTCCATTCTCTGTTACCTGTTTTTGGATCCATTAATTCAGCGAGTGATTTCTTAAAAGCATTAGCTACAACACCACGAAGTAAGAAGAATGCTTGAGTGCTCGTATCAGAACCATTACGTGCTGAACCTGATGCGGAATCTCCTTCTGTAATAAAGATTTCTTTCCACTGTTTACCTCGATTAGTACACATAATGAGATTCTTCATTTCATGTTCTTTAAAGCTATTCATCTTTTCTTTCTGTGTTGCTACTTTTACCTTATTCGCTTCAATACGTGCTTTAGCATTCAAACGAATAATTTTAATATATTCACTCAATACATTTGGATTCTTTTCAAAGAATTTATCCAGCTCTGTATTGATAATCTCTGTTAAATATGGTATTAATGCTTCATTACCAATCTTCGTTTTTGCATTTCCAACAAATCCTACCTGTGCATTTGTTGTTAAGTTGATAACACAACACAAACCACTACGAACATCATCCCATAAAATAGGAGTCTTTTCTCTTTGGTTTTCTGTCATACTAGCTTTTGTTTTATTCTGCATATAATTACAGAAACATCTCTCTACAGTTGACTGATGAACGCCGCCATCAATAGTGTTAGTATAATTACAATAAGAATCATAATATGTTAAATCTTCTCTCGTATATCGTAATGCTACATCTAAATGAATACGTTTCTTCATTTCTACTTCTTTAGCATTTACTTTACCGGTTTTTTCATTTACACTAAATTTTCTTACAGTTTCAATTAAAGAATTATCTCCACTAAAATTACATTTCTGGGAATACTCCTTATCAGTACAAATTTTATCCAATAAATCATCAAAGTTTTTTGGTTTAAATGTATAGCTCTCCTCTAATTTCATTCCATCATAAATATCTACTGTAATTTTGACTTTCTTTCCACGAATAAAATATGTCATTTTCTCTATCCATTCAACCATATCTTTATAAGGGATCACAGTATTTTTACCTAAATATTTAGGACTAGGAATAAAGCTTATTCTGGAGCCATGTTTTAATTTTTCTTTTTTAGTAATACTTGTCTTTTCATCAGATTGTTTTTCTCCTTCTTTAAATTCAATCTGATGTTTATACTTCTCTTTTTCTCTATAAGAAGTGATAGAGAAATAATCACTCAAAGCATTAACAACTGTTAAACCTACACCAAATTCACCAGCACTATCTGCTCCTTGGTCACGGAAGAACTTAGAACCAGATTGATTCTTTGTACAAAAGATATCTAGTGGATAATCATTTTCTGGAAATCCACGTCCATCATCTTCACATGTAAGTTTATCTGTTGCTTTATCATATGAAATATATATGTTAGACCCATTACTATCTGGGTCAATCACTTCATCTATATTATTCTGTATGATCTCTCTTGCGAGATGAAACGCTCCCTCTGGACCATACTTTTGAATATACAAATTTGTCTTTGTTTGTATCTTTTTTATATCATCTTCGATATAAAACATTTTAGCATCTTTTGCCATTTTGATTTTCTCCTTCCAGTTTTGTTTATGTTTTTAATAAGCTTTTAACGCTTATCTTTATGTTTTATATTTTATTATAATCTATATGAGTAAGTATAGGGGTTACTCATATAGATTATAATAAAAAAATAGAGTAGATATCAATTGATATCTACTCTATAGGAAGTATAACAGATTTACGTTTACAAGTTACATTGGTAAATGATTAATACCAATTACCATATGAACGAGAACCAGCCCATTCATCTTTTTCTTTCTTTTTCTTCTTGGATTTACCCTGTGTAGAACCAAGATCAACAAGTCTGTCATATGTCTTTGGTAATAAACCAAGCTGAACAGATAAATCAGAGATGAATGAAATAGTTTCATTTGATGTGTTGCAAGCAACAGCTAAATACTTCGCCTGCTGTACAATATCCATTACAGGTTCTACAGATTTCTTAACATAAGCTTTAGAATAGAATTCTGTAACAATATCCTGCTTACACATTGTACAGATAAGATGACCTTTATATGGTTTAACCGTAGGTTTAACACGGTCTTTCTTATCATATACATGATGCATACAACGCATCTTCATGATCTTTGTTTCCTTCTTATTTTTTCCTTTTAATTTACCGTTTTTCTTTACGGCTTTTGTCTGCTCGGCAATGATTCTGTTTCTGCTTCCTTTGCCACTTGTTCTAAATACACTTTTTGCCATGATAGTATCCTCCTTTAATTTTTATATTTTTATCATATGACAATTAAATGATATATAATCTAATACAAAAAATAATTTTAATTAGATTTTAAACAAATTTGTTCTTTCTTATCTGTTGAATACTTCATAACAAATAAGATTCTACATTTATTCCAAATATCAAATGGGATAGATGCATCATTTACTAAAGTAAATGCTTTTACTTTATTACCAAGAAGTAAATTTTTGCATCTTACCTCTAAGATTTCTTCACTATTACCACCAATGTTATAAACCTGAACATATTTCATATTCTTTGTAAGTTCTTTAATTTTTTTCTCATCTTTTTCATTATTTACAAAGAATACTGATGTGAGAAGTTTATTAGAAACGATTTTAAATCTTCTCCTTCTAGTAGTATCAAGCTTCTTTAATTCACGAATGTCTTTTCCAGCTGCATCAATAATAATATAATCAGAATGATTTTCTTTATCATTCAAAAATACTGTAATATATTTATAACGATTGCTTTCTACATCTTTAGCCCAAATTTCCATGATAGGCTTATCAGAAGAAAGTTTATTGTTATTTACTACTACCGCACAACCAACATAATCTTTACCATGATATGTATTTAAGACATCATGATGAGCCTTGAACTTCAGTAATTTCAGATTATTTTCATTTAATGTGATATATACTAAAGACTCATCAATTTCTCCAATCTCATCTTTTCTGATATTAATCAGTGCTGGACTCATATTTTTACCATTATTCACCCATTTAGAATTTACTGGTAAAATCTGTCCATTACCAAGCTGTGTAAGATTAAATGTATCCCTATCATCTAAATGAGGGATTTTAATCATCTGATTAATATCTTCTCTTTCGATAAATGAACCGAACTGGTTAAAAACTATTTCCCATAATGTTACTTCATTTCCTTCTGTTGCTCCTAAGTTTACATTATAAATCATCTTTGTATCTCCTTTTTTATTTAATTTCAATTCCCCTAGGAGAAAATATCCTAGGGGTTAATCATCACATCTTAAAGATATTTTCTTACAGATTCATCCTGCACAATCATTTCATTGATGATTTTCTTAATCTTTGGATAATCAGTTTCTGATAATGTAGATAACACATATCTACGATTACCATCTCTGCCATTCAATTCGTCACGTCTACGCTGATTAACATATGCTGTTAATGTATCACGAATTTCTCCTTTAGATAACTCTTTCTCAAGGGTATCGAAACACCACTGTGTTAACTGGATGTAGAATTTCTTCTGATTCTCATCCAGATTACCAAATTTTTCTTTTCTTTCTAATAATAAGAAAGAAATGATACCCGGATAATATTTTTCTCCAAGAATGATGTCAATAATCTTCTGGAATGGTACTTCTTTTGTTTTAGCATGTGTATACATACAAAACAGCAAAGATTTTAATCGATAGATTCTACTTGACGCATAAAGTTCCATCACCTTTTTATCCGGGATGATAGATAAAACGTCAAAAGCAAGACGTTCATCGATTCCTTTCTTTTTCATTTTCTTCATTTTCTTTTTCAGAATTACTCTGCTAAGAAGAACTAAATCGGAACCATCATATGTGATGATAGCATCTGGATTTTCTGCTTTCTTTTTCTGCATATCTCGATTTAACTGTTCAAGAAATTCTTTAATAATAATTGGAAGATATTCAATATTTTCAATATCAGCTCCATCTTTAATTTCTTCAGTTAAATATTTTAAAAAACTATTAGAAGTTAAATTTGCACAAGCATTATATTTTAACTCCTGAATATCAGGTTTATTAACATAACCCTGCATTAACAGAAACATGATTGTTCCAGGTAATTCATATTCCAAATCAGATAAATACATCTGTTTGGCTTCTTTTTTACCATAATACTTTTTGTTCTTTTTCACAAATTTTTCTTCGGTATATTTACCAAAGTTTGTGATAGCTTCACGATATTCCTGAAGCTCTTTGTTGCGTTTTTTTCTCTCGTCTTTTGCCATTTTCTTTCTCCTTTCAGATTGCATGACCTATTAATGTTAATGTGGATAAAATGATAAATTATTATCACATTATCGCAAAAATAATATATCATTTCACCCGCACTATTGAAAATTAGGCACCAAACTGAGCAAAAAGGTTATCGATATCAACATTGCCCTGTTTCTCTTTTGTCGTATCATTTTTAGTAACGGACTCTGTTAATCCTTCCACATTCATTGCTGCAATTGCATTTTCTTCTTCTGCGATTTTCTGTTTTTCCTGAATCTCATCGATTCTATCATTGATTTTAACAATCTTATCATTTACTGGTGTTAAACCAGAGAGAATAAGAAATACATTGTTTGGCATTTTTCTATCTTCATTGATGTAGATATGATTGAAATCATGAATAGGTACTCCAACGAAATCTCGTACCTTTGGAATATGATTATCAAAATCTCTGCTCACGGTTTCAGATAAATTAGTAATAATACCTGTTGCAGTTATTTTATTATCTCTCTGTGATTCTACATGAGCATTGGATTTAATATTAGAAATTAACATCTCTTCCAGAGATTTAATTTCACAGTCTTTTTCTTTTACATCTTCTAATCTGGATACTGCAATACGTCCAGAGAATGATGTAAGACGTTTCATATCTTCTTCATCAATACTATCGTATCTTGTTGTATAGTTATACTTACAACGTAATACGTCAATATCTTTAATTACCTCACTATTTACCTTTTCCATAATCTGGTAAGATGGTAAGGATGCAAGATTATCATTATCATATAACATATATGTCTGTGATGGTAATGATGTATATAATTCATTTAAATACTGCACTGTATTTACCTGTGCGGATAATGCTTCACTCATTACAGGAAGCACACCAATTAAAATTGTTTTTACTTTCGAAAACATGTTGTTTACGATACTTGTTAATACTGGTGCAGTACCTGATCCAGTTCCACCACCTGTAGAACTGATAATAAATAAAATATCTAAAGAACGAATAAAATCCGTTACTTCTGTTGTCTGTAACATATCAGCGATTGTGTTTTTCAAATATTTCTTCGCTAATGATCTGTCTTTACCAGCACCCTGTGCTGCTTCTGTACCATTCTTTAATAAAATAGATGGTACTCCATCTGGAACGGTTTCTAAATCTTTTGTACTACTGTTAATTGCTAATACTGGGATTTTTAATTCTTTCTGACCCAGTGCAGCAATCTGATTTCCCGTGTTTCCAATTCCAATAATTCCTACGTTCAACATAATTCTTACTTCCTTTCGTATGTTGTATTTAATTCTTGAGATAGTAAGTCTCTCAATTAATTTCTTGTAAATAGAATACTAATTTTTTATAAAAAAATAAGAGGTAAAAACCTCTTTTATCTTTGGTAATATGTTTGTTATAAAGCATCATGTTTATCTAAAAATCGAATCATGTGTTCCCAATATATTTTAAATTCAAATAAAGATTCTGCATCTTCTAATAATTCATAATAGAATTTAAATTGTTCGTTGTAATCTTTATTCATTTTACGGAACTTAAGAATATTTGGTGCAGCTAAAATATTTAGATACGCATATTTCGCAACAGTATCTTCTTTCGTCCAACCTTCATTGAGTTTAGATTCTTTGTATTCTTTAATATCCGTTGTTGGTGTGAAATCATTAGAATTTGTTTCTGGTTCTACTGCAGCAGTTAATCCACTTATATTACTTCTTCTTCCAAACATAATTTATACCTCCTGACAAACTTTATTATAGTTACAAAAAAATAATGTATAAAGTATGAGAAAGTAAATACGAGTAAAAAAGATAGAGACAAATCGTCTCTATCTTTTTAATTAATAATAATACATTGGATTTGGTAAATCCAAATGATAAGTATCATCCCATTGATTGATTAATTCAGTTCTTTCAGATTCTGCATTTGACCAATCATCTATTTTTAAATCAATATTTCCTATAGCTGTACTAATTTGGGAATATTGTTTTAATGTAGGATATAAATTTTCTTTTACATCTAATAATGCAAGCTTCATAAAATTCTCACGACATGTCTCTGGTATAGAAGCCAGTGTTTTGTCATGTTCAAATCCCATTATGATTTTCACTTTGCTACTAGCATATAGATTATAAAGTCGAAGTGTTCTTGGTTGTTGAAATTCAAATGTGATTTTTGGTAACATTAAAGATATTAATGAAGCTCCAGCATTTGCAAGCATTGCTTGATTGATTGTACTTCCTGCGATTAATGGCATACCACCACCATAATATCCTAAACCAGATAAACAAGAATCATCATAAGTTACATCAAATACATATAATAATTTTCTTGACTTAAAATCTGGTAAAAGAAAAGTTTGATATTGTTCCGTTTTATCCAACTTTTCCAATTCATTTGTTTGTACTACTAACACATCTTGAACAGGATTATACAAAGAAAAAACTGGAATAGTAATATCTTTAATAATAGACATAATCACATTGTCTAAATCTTCAAATGGGGTTGCAATATTTATCAACCCCAATTTTAATTTAATACGTGTAATTATTGTAGATAAATTCATTTAAACACGTCCTTTTTTCTTTGCATTAAAGTGAATTTTTTCACATCTCTCTACGGATTTACGCAATTCAACAATATCCTGCTCTGGAATATCTTTCTTTTCTTTAATAGCTTTCTTTACAATTCTTGTCAGTTTCTTATTCAAGAATTTTAATTCGTTAATAGAGCTCTGAAGTTTTTCCATAGATCTTTGAACTTCTGCAATCTCTACTCTATCTTGGTACTTTTGTTTCTTTTCAGATGTAGATAAATCATTTCTATCAACTACAGAATAATCGTTATCTACTTGAACTGTAAGATTACCATCATAATCTGTACCAAGACGTACATTTTTGGTATCAACCTGTAATTTCTGATAATTCTTGCTGTAATCCATATTTAATATTCTATTTTTACGTTTAAGAGTTTTATATTCTTTTTTAATTATACTTTGTAAAGATTTGATACGGTTTGCACAATCTTTTAACTCTGGATATTTTGTAAATAAATTGTCACGTTTTGCTATGAACATCGTATGTGTGATAGCTTTAAAACCTGCAATAGCGGCTGCTGCTGAAACAAGCAGTGCGGTAGCTGTATCATTGTCTACCTTAGCACTCTGTCTTACTGTAACTGCTTCTGTATAGATTTTGTCTTTATATGCTTCTGTATATTCATTTACTAATCGTTCTCTTTCAAAAACGGAAATTTCACCTGCGGCACATTTTTCATAACAAAGTTTTTTTATTTCTTGAAGCTGTTCTGTTGGAGATAAGTATGGATCGATACTATCAATATCAAAAACACTTTCTCTATATTCTTGATCCTTTGCTTCTTGAATCATACTTTCTCTTTGCTCCAGAGTAATAGTTCCTTCATTATATAAATTATATGCTCTGGAAATTTCCATTCTTACTGTATCACTAAACATTGTATCACCTCTCATATATTTTTATATTAATAGATTGTAATCTAATAAAAAATAAGGATAGAGAAATATAATCTCTATCCTTATTAGTTATATTAAAATAAATATTACCCATGTAACTAAAACTTGGATAATATGTAAAATTTTTTTTGAAGTTTTTATTTTGGAATATCTTTGTTTATAATCCTTATCAATAAAATAATGGAATATAATATTTAAAGCTAAACCATTTAACCACATAATAAAATTTAACGAGTGCATGATATAAACTCTGTATAAAAATGGAGCAATCATAATTGCAAATCCCCATTTAAATGATTGGTCTAATGAAAGATGGGGATATATTTCATCCCAATTTTTATTTGATTCCATATCATTTCGTTTATATTTTCTTTCTTCTACATAATCGCTAAATTCATCTTCTCCAAAATAATGAATGATAAAAATAGCAAATAAAAATATTAATTTATAAATCATTATTTATTCTCCTTTTATTGTTATTTATTGTTTTTATTATCTATATTCCTCATCCCCCTATTAGATATTAGTATAAAAAAATATAAAAAATAATAAGGGTATAATATAATCAATTATATTATACCCTTTATGTATTATTCGTCCCCTCCTTTTGTTGAAGCATCTAAAATCAAAGATGCTTCAACGATATCTCTAATTGATTCAGCATCTTTTAGAGATTTAAAAGCATCCAAATATAATACCATAGATTTTAAATTTAAATATGATATTATATTTTTCAAACTATATTGATCCAGTTTTAAATCTTTAATAAGTTCCACAGTGTCTTTCATTATTTTTCTCCTTTCATTTTAAAAAACTATCCTCTCTAATCCTCTTTAATCCTCCCTTCACATAAATAATGTATAAATCGTATCTCTTAAACTTCGGTAACAACTTTATAATATCTATAAGAAGAAAGGAGAACAGAATTATGTTATGGATGGAAAGTGTAAAAATGGTAAAAGACAAGATTGCTAAGAAACGTGTTTCTTATAGCCAATCAAAATACACAACTATTTCCTACAAAGGAAATAAAAAATCAACCAGAAGAGATTGTTCTGGTTATGTATCTACCTGTCTTTACTATTATGGCATTGTACCAAAATCTTTTACAACATCTTCTTGGGGATTTTCTAAGAGTGATGATGTGGAAAAATTAATGATTAAAGGTGGATTTAAAAAAATGAAATTCACCTCATGGAATAATTTAAAAGAAGGAGATATTATTTCTCAATCTCATTCTCATGTAGAAATCTTTAGTCATAATGCTGGTAGTATCCACTATGTATATAGTAATGGTAAAACTTCCGACATGTATAGTAGTATTCCTACTCCAGATAGTGGAAGACATAGATATGATACAGTATGGAGATTAACAAAAGAACCAGTAGATAAATTTACAAAGAATACTTTTATCAAAGAAGTAGAAGCTGCAGCTGGACTTACAGTAGATGGAAAAGTAAATTTAACATTAGTAAATAAGACAATTACTATTTCTGCAAATAAAAATGATCATCATTATTTAGTATATCCTCTTCAAAAATATTTTAAGTTACTTGGATATGAAGAGATTGGTAAAATTGATGGAGAAGCTGGAAGTAAATTTACAGCCACAGTAAAAAAATATCAGAAAGATAAAAAACTTCTTGTTGCTGATGGTGTTATTACAGGAAAAGCTAATACTTGGAAAAAATTATTAGGATTATAATAATAAAAAAAATAAAGGAATACTTTTTAGTATTCCTTTATTTTTTTTATTTCGAATAAGAATAAAGACATTCGATTGGTATAATAAGTATTACATTACGATTATAACTATTTTTTTTATTTAAAACAATAATAACATCAGAATCATAGATAGTCCAATCTAATATTTTTATTGTTATAGTTTGCTCTTTTAAAGAACCATAATAGAATACCAAGATTTTATCTAATGCATTCGTTTCCATCAACATTTTTCTCACATGTTCTTCATCTTTTATTTCTTTTGGACTTGGTTCTTGTACTAAGATAAATGATGTCTGGTTCATTGATAATGATGTAGTTACACATCTACTTACTTCAATTTTATGAGTTTTTTCATTATATGTAGTACCAGTATAATTGTAAAATTCTAATGAATTTTTTGAAGTATCAATTTTTTTCAATGTGCATAATTGTAAATACGATTTACATGTACAATCAAATGGTTTCTTATTAATAATTTTTATTGACATTTCGGGTTCCTCCTTATTTTTAGGATTCTTTGTATTCATTGGTTTTATTTTATTCATATAAGGCTAAGAATTCTTCCCCTGTAAACATAATAAAATCCTTTTTTCCATTTATTAATAGAGCGATAATCACATTCCCACGGTCAATATCAATATTTAAAATTGATATAAAATCATCAATTTCTCCTTTATCGTTACACTTTTTTTGTATATATTTATATAATTTTTGTCCTTTATTACAAGCTATCAACGATGTACAATAGAAAATATCTAAGCGTTTTGGTTCTGGCTTATTATACATTATGATTGACTTGTACATATTTTCAACGGTTTCATCATTTTCATGATATAATACATCCGTCGGTTCGCTCCGACTAGCAACTATTGTATATTTTGGTAAAATTTCAAAATCATTATATTCAATAACATTCAATGTTAAAGCGTTACCTATAAAATAAGCATTCTCAATAATCGTATTTTCGGGTAAATTAAGTAATTCATTAACTTTATGCTGTTGCCGTCTTAATGAATAAATAAGTGCATCGTTTGTTGTTATGTCTTTTGTCATAATTTTTTCCTCCATTATGTATTTTATCATTGTGTATCAGTTACATTTAAATATTATATAATCAATAAATGTACTAAAAAAACAGGTTAATAAGAATCTAATAGAAAGGAGAATAGTTATGCCTAGTAATATAAAGCATGAATATTATCTTAAAATAAAAGATCGTGTTGAAGCTTACTGTAAGGATCTTAGAAAAAAGCTCCAAGTATTCCCTCAAAAAATCCTTCGTGGTGCTAGTCATTTAGATATTCCGGAAGATGAGATGATGTATTATAAAAATAATTCTTATTCATTAAAAACTCAAGTAAAAGATTGTTTAAAAATATATAAATTCTTGGAAAAGAAAACGCGAGTGGTTGCATATGCAAAATACTTTAATCTTTATAAAAAGAATTGTCAAGGAAAAAAGAATGAAGAAGAAATAAAAACTGCTTATAATACAACCGAAATGGAATTAATAAAAGAATTTAATGCCCAGAGAGATTTATTATACAGAGCTGTTACTGTTATGAAAGCATTAACTTTATATCTTAAAAAGAAAGACGGTAAAGAAGAAAAGCAAAAAACAGTTGAAGAGTATGTAGATGATATTCTTAATATGGATAATCACTTTACAGAAAAGCCAAAATTTGATAATCATCATTTTATTCCAACCGATGTTACTATGGAATCTTTTAAAAAAACCAATGAAACTATAAATATTATTCCGGGAAAAGGTGTGGATAAAATTACTTTTAATATGACACATTCTCAAGTCGTTTCTAAATTGGGTGAACCAAAGAAAACAAAAAAGAAAAAAGGAAAAGTTGTCTATGCTAAATATGACAAATACGCTATCTTTTATGATAAACATGATGGGAAAATTTTATATATTAATATTAAACCTAAATGTAAAATATTAATAAAAAATAAAGAAATTGATTTAAGGATAAAATCTTTAAAATCTGAATTGGGAATAAAAAAACTTGGTTCTTATATGTATGGTAAATCTGGTATTTTAGTAGCGACTAATTTATATAAAGCAATTGCTATAAATATTTTTCCAGATAAACCAAACTTACTTAATCAAATGATAGAAGAATTGTCTAAAAATACATCTAATGCATTATCAGCATCGGCAGTATTATCGACCTATCAACAAAATAATACCCAATTAGTGAATAATATGGCATCACAAAGTATGATGCAAAATATGATGAATCAGATGATGCAACAACAAATGAACATGCAACAAATTGCAATGAACCAAGCAATGAGTCAAAGCATGAGTCAATCTATATCTATGTCTATGGGAACACCTGTAAATATAATGATGTAAAAAGGAGACAGATATGAATATTAATCAATACGTGAATAATATTATAAATAAACAAAAATATTTTTCTGAAAATATGTATGATGATTATGTTATTACACATAAATTTTATCCAAGAAAAGGTATGGATAAAATAAATTTTGGAATGACCGGTGACAATATTACCTCAAAAGTACAACGCCCAGTTAGCAGAAAATATCTACATGGTAAGCCCTATGTAGATAAATTTAATGATTTTAAAATTCATTATAATCTCATAACCAAAAAAATTTATTATATATCAATAAATCTGGAAGAAAGCATTAATATCAATAATCATTCATTTCCAAATGATGCAAAATTATTAATAAATAAGTTTAATTTAATAAAAGTAGCAATTGGTGCATATGCTAATCCAGAACTTGGTATCATGTTTAAAAAATCTAAATTAAATCCATCCCGTTTTTCTACAATGTATATTGGTAATGATTATCTTTTTATAAAAACACTAGATGTAGCAACTACCAATTACACTCGCAAATTACTTACAATGGCAGAACTTCTTGTATTAATAAAGGTATTAAATGAAGACTGCGAAAGAATTTATAAAAAAGAGATGGTTTATAACTATGATAAAAAAAATAATCCAGACAAATGGATAGAAGAAAATTATATGAAATTACTTCAACATACAGAGATGATGGTTGGTACATATATTGATTAAAAGGAATGAGTAATGAGAAAATTTTCTCATTACTCATTCCAGTTTCATCTTATTCGTATGCGACTAATTTATGTCTGTTATTTTCATAACTGGATATAAAGCTGTCACTTAAGAATTGATATTTCTTCACTATTTCCCAATCTATGTATTTGAAAAATCTTACAATGGTTTCTTCACTTAAATGCTGATATTGACATACTAATTTCCAATCAAGTTTGTCTTTAAATTTATTTAAAAACCAATCTGGCACTAGAACGGTTTCAATAATCCTATCTAAATCAAGTGAACCATCTTTTTTGCGAAATAAATCAAATATTCTTTCTTCGGGTTTTCTCATCTGATACTTCAAGTTTTCTAATGTAATCATAGTTTTTGTCCTCCTGTGTATATATTTTATCTATGACATAAATATATTATATTAATATTTTTGCAAGGTGTAGCATTTAACAAAAACATAAGAAAGGAGTGATATTTATGTCAACAACGAAATATAAAGTTGTAAACTGCAAGGGTCTTAATTTACGTAAAACTCCATCTGTAAATGGAGCTTTAGTAAAAACTGTACCAGCAGGAACAAAATTAAATGTTGTTGATGGATTTAAGAAATCTGTCACAGAAAAAGGAACTACAAGGACTTTTTATAAGATTAAACTTGCCAATGGTTCTTTTGCATATGCTGTAAAGAAATATCTTAAGAATTTTTCCAGAGCTTCTCGTGTAGTAAGTGCTGCTAAAAGATTTTCAAATATTATGTTAAAAGAACATTGGGTTTATCGTTGTAATGGTCATTATCCGGCAAGGAATTTCGCTGCATCAAGAAAAGGACCAAAGTCAGCATCTTGTGCTCACTTTGCTTCATATTGTATGCAGAAAGCTGGAGTAGTTACAAAAAACGGTATTGTTTCTCATACCGTAGCAGGAACAAAACCAACGGCAATTAACAAAGTAATTACTGGTAGAAGTTGTATTGCTCATGCTAAAATTATTTTTCCAATTAATAAGAGTTTTAAATCTTATTATAAGAATTTAAAACCAGGAGATATAATCCTTCATGATTCTTCTATCGAAGTATATATTGGTGTAGTAAATGGTAAACCTACTGTTATCACAGGACGTAACGGTGCTACATTAAATAAAAAAGGACAGTATGTGAAAATGCAATTAAATTCTGGGTATGAATTTACCCATAATATTTTATTAGTAATTCGTCCAATTGGATAAAAGGAGGAAGAAATGAATAAATTCAAAAAATTTATGGCGAAAAGAAAAGAAATAAAAAAAGAAAAACAGAAAGATGGATTTCGTTTGATTGTAAAGCAATTACCACATGCAATCAACTATCTTTCTGATTTGTTTGTTTTTCTCATCGTTATCACATGGGTATTTTACATTCTAAATGCAACTGTGGCAGGATGGTATGAATTAATTGCAAATCAGTCTGCTAGTATCATGAGTGATTTAAAAGATGCATGTACAATCCCTCTTACTGTGGGAGGAGTAACATGGTTACTTCGTTGTGCTCTTAATCATATGTCAGCAAGAAAGAAGAATGGACAAGCATTACATAAGGATTTTCCAAATCCCGGAGATGACACTAAAGAGGAAGAAACATCTTCTTCCCGGGGTGAAGGAGAAGATCCAGAAGATGAAGGCAGTGATGATACAATCACTTTAGATTCTGGTGATGCTACCATCAATGAGCCAGATATTGATGATTTGTCAGATGATTTATTCACAAATAATCCAGACATTGATAAAAATGATTATTTCGTTGACAATCAGGATGAAGAAGACGATGCTACATTTATGGAAAAAGATGAAATGGATTCCTACGACGACCAACCAGAATCAGATGAACCTGAAGAAGAGATGGAAGAAATCATCGATAACGATGATGCAGACATCGTAGATGAAGATGATTTTGAAGAAGAAGATGTTATGGGAACAAGTTTCATCGATGATCCAGATGTTGATGAAAATGGAATTGCTGGATAAAGGAGGAAAACCAATGAGTGAAAAAAATACTGTTACAAAAAAGGAAGAGAAACAAACAAAAGAAAAAGTAGATATTAAAGCTTGGTTTACAAAACATAAATCTAAAATCATTGTTATTCTCGGTGCATTAATTTCTTTCTTTACATCATTAGAAGCATTTGGTGGTAAAGCTGCAGTATATTGTACTTGTGTTGTTGCTTTTATCGAACTTTTTGTTTTTTATATGAAAAACGGTGTAACAGAAGCATTTTTAAATATGTGTGTCGCTACGATTAAAATGATTGTGGATGTATTAAATGGTGAGTATACAAAAGAAGTGAATCAGACTGTTCATAAAGAAATAGTAGATGAAAAGACTGGAGAAGTGAAAACAACTCGTCGAAGAAAAAAAGTAAAAGTCTGTTTCTTAAATGAAGAAATGATTCGTGATTATGTAAAAAACCATAAATAATATATACAGAGGTGATTAATCATGAGTTATAAAGTAAATGGTTATATTCCATCGAAATATGATGAAAGAGATTTTAAAATCAATAAATTAGTTAAATCAGCAGTTAAACTTCCAGAGAAATATATCAATCCAACTCCATTAAAAATCTTTGATCAGGGAGAAAGTGAAATGTGTGTTGCTTGTGCTCTGGCTCAAGCTAAACACATTATTGAATACAAACAGACTGGTGATAAAGATGCATTTTCCCCTGCATATATTTATGCGAATAGAGGAAAAAATGATTATGATGGAGAAGGAATGATTCCAAGAGAAGCATTAAAACGCTTAAAAGAATCGGGAGATTGTCACTATAGTCAATTCTCTGGTTTTTATACATTAAACAAAGCGAAAGAAATCTATGAAAAAGCAAAATCAAAATTGGATATAAAAGCATATCCATATCGTATTTCTTCTTACTATCGTTTAAATACAATGGAAGAAATCAAAACTGCAATCTATACATTAGGTTTTGCTTTAGTTGCATATGAAGTCTATGAGTGTATGTATGAACCAAAAGAAAATGGATTGATTGATTACAACGAGGAAACTAAAGGAGAAAGCCAAGGTGGTCATCAAATGATTGCTGTTGGCTGGGTGCCAAATGGTTTAGTTGTGGTCAATAGTTGGTCTGATGCTTATGGAACTGGTTTTATGGAAAACCGTTCAAAAGGAGGATTAATTATTATTCCTTGGGATTACAAACCAACAGAGAGTTGGGCTTGTACTGATAGTATTACAGAAAAAGAAGTAAAAGCTGCATATAAATTTAGTCCAGTAAAATGGTTTAAAAATATTCTTAAAAAAATTTTTAAATAAATAATAATGATAGATGGTAGTTTTCTACCATCTATCATTATTATTATGAATGATATTTTGCAATTTTTTCATTTATTTTTTTAATCTTGTTATTTATTACATCCATCTGATTATCAACAGATGCATGTAATTTTTCTACTTTTACTTCTGTTTCTTTTATTTTTTCGTCTATTCCATTTATATTATTGATTAACGTTTTTTGAGTTTTATCGAGTGATGTTTTAAGTGACGCAATATCAGATTTATCTGTAGCACTCATCAATCCATCATTAGCCGTTGAAGCTAATCCATATGTTGTATCTTGTCCAGGTATTCCTAAAGATGTAATATCGTCTTTTGTAACGGGAGTTGCTTCTACGACATGACCTAATTCATCTGTTGTAATTTTATAAAGTCCGTTAGAATACTGATTATAACTTGGATGACTATAATTTGATGGTGCAGCCCAAATACCGTCAGCACGTAAATATCGATTTGTATTTCCTTTACTTGGTTTAGGCACCAAACCAATAACACCATCTGAACTAGAAGTTGCACCTTTCATAATATCTAACGGAATATTATCAATACCAACATATGATAAAGGTACATATGTATAGCTTCCATCATTTTTTTCTATTCTTTTTTGTAATTTACGAAATGTATTAGCCATATTATTCCCTCCTTATAATCCAAGGAGTTTCTTCCATGTTTTATTTTTTGCACTAATTACTCCATCTGGAGATGAGAATTTTAAAACTTTTTTCTGGAATGATTTGACAGACTTAGTAAATTTACTACCTGCCTCTCCATCAATTGTTCCAATCGGATAACCCAAGGATTTCAAATATTTTTGGATGTATTTTACAATACGATGTGTACGATTTGTTTTGGAAGAAACTGTAATTGTTTTATTTAATAATGCCTGATTTGGTTTACCTGTAACTGATAAACCAAAAATTCTCTGGCAATCTTTCACAAAATCTGTCTGTGTATATTTTGTTGTCGTTGTTGTAGTAGGCTTGGAAGGTTTTTCAACTTTTTCTGTTCCAAATACTTTTTCATTGATAACATAATTCATATCTACCTGTGAACTATTAATACCACTTACTCTTCCTGTTTCGGAATATTGCCAGATATCACAATTTGTCTGTGTAACCGATGTATATCTTGCAAGCCATCTGTAATATCCTTTGAAATCATCGAAATCAAATAAACCACGATTCATATAATCTTTATTATAATAGAATCCTACTTTATATCCTTTGGCTTTCATGATATTACCAAAACCTTTATTCATGGCAGTAAATAAAGTTTTTCCTACTTTTACACCGTGTTTTCTTGCATATCTATCACTGTCATATTCCCAATCAAAAATTACAGGTAATGTAATCTTATAATCTTTAATTAACTTATAACAGTAATCGGCTTCTTTCTTTGCCATTGTTGTATTATATGCATAACTGAACCAATAAATTCCAACTGGTAAACCAGCAGCTAAAGCACCTTTAATATTGGATTTAAATAATTTATCTACATTTCCAGCACCGTAACCAGCACGAATAATAACACCTTTAATACCAGAGGCTTTCACTTTAGACCAGTTAATAGAACCATTATGATATGATACATCAATAATTTTTTTGTAACTCATAATTATTCCTCCTTTATAAATTCTTATATATAAGTTTTCTAAAGGAGAAAAAAAGGACCGCAGTCCTTATTTAATTAAGAACTGCGGTCTGAAACCCCCAGCCTTGCGACTAATTAATGCAAGACTGAGGATTTTCTTAAATACCAACTGCTCCGGATTATCCTTTGCAGTTTTATAAATTGCTATATACGCTTTATTTAACGGTATATAGCAATCTTCTGGATATTTTTTTATTTGCAAACCTTGATGATTTGCAAAATCAATGATGACTTGAAATGTGTCATCGTTGATGAAGAAGTTTCCTTCATCATCTTGATACAGTTGCGATAAACATAGGTCTCTTATTGCAACTGTATCAGTTTCCATTTTTTTTACTCGGCGTTCCATAGGGTTTTCATAATAAACCCCGGATTCAATTAGAAGCCTCTTTGCTTCTTCTCCTGAAGCGGCACGACCGAGCAGATTATCTACTGCTTGGTCTCTTTTACCAAGAACCTTACCAATACAGGTCATTACACCTGCTGTTACTAATCCTGCTCCCTTTGCTGCTTTCCAATAAGTATTAACAATACCCATAATTATTCCTCCTATATAAAACCAAAATCATTAGATTACACGAATATATTATACAAATATATATTTTTAAAAAACTATTTTTATAACATATATGTAAAGTTTTTAATTTGTATAAGTATATTCCTAAGCCTTTTCAAACATAAAAATATATCAGAGTAGAAATTATTCTACTCTGATATATTAACCTTTTTTAAGTCTTACTACACTACTCACTCCAAGATAATCTCCATCTTTAGTCATTTCATGAGAAGCATATGCTAATATATAATCTCCGGAATATTTGTTAGTTATCTGACTATCTTCATATACTACATTCATTTTTTTATTTGGTTCAATCATGTCTATATCCGCATTATTAATACGTAAATCAATAACATTGTTTTTCTTTGAACTTTGTGCTGTATAGGTTTGTCCTAACCAACTATTTTCTGTATTATTTACTTTAACTGTAGTGGTATTACCTTGTAATCCTTCCGCATCACTTTCTGATTGGTTCATATCTCCAGATAAAGAATCCACATAGGTAACATCATTACCATTGATGACATCATTACTAATAGAATCATTTCTATTTGCCGTTGATGTATTATCACATACTAAGTAATTAGTAGTTGTTTTATTCTTTTTAAATAAAACCCCATTTTCTGTAGTATGAATAGAAGTCTGTGATGGAATAACAAATGAAGTATTTTTTACTTCTTTCTTTTCATATGCTGTACATCCTCCTATATATTTTAAAATATAAGAACGATTTAATCCATAATATATCATACTTCCTGTTTTATAAAGTCCATAATACGTATCCAGAAACTCAATCGCTTTACAACGACTAAGGGGTGGTATTACTAATGATTCATATTTTTTTGAATTTACTGGTGGGGTCATTAATAAATTTTTTATACCAGCCTCTCCACAAATATATGCAATCGCATCTGTAATTGTTACATTTTGTAATACCTTATTTACTGTTTGTTTCATTCCTTTAATAAGGGATGATTTAAACATATAAAACTCCACTTTATTATCTACCTGATTTAAGTCGTTTACATCACTCTTAGTAACCGTTGTAAAATCAGTAGAGGCTTCTTCTTGTTTTTGAGCTGATTTATTATCTTCATCATTATCATCAAGAATTAATTCAAAAGTATCATCCAACCATTTATAATTTAATGAATTATCTTGTTCACCATTATAATGATAAAATTTATTAATTACTAAATGAAACTTCACGTTTGTTTTTTGTTTAATGATTTTATAATAACGCGATGCCTCTAAAACAATTTCCATTGAAAAGATTGGGAAATATGCATTTTCATAATCATTAACAATTGAAATTTTTCTCAATCTCTCATTTGGTATTACTTCAGGATCTTTTCCTGGCAATAATAATTCTATTTTACTTGGTTTATATTGATATATTCGTACTTTATCTCCTGCGTCGAATACACCCATATTATATCACCTCCTATATTAATAAAGTCTCTAATAAAATAGGATAATTTGCAAACTCTGTTGCATTTAATACTTTCAATGATTCTATATCAATACGATCTTCTTTTTGATATAGAATTGAACGAATATCTGTTTTTGTTAATTCATTATACATAGAATCAATTGATGTACAGTAAAAATTATTTGAGAAATCTTCTTGGTCTTCTGTATCAGAAAAGATTTCTCGTAATAGTTTTGGATTGCTTGTAGTTTCCTGAATCTTTTTCTTTTCAATTCCGTCCTCTAATAATTTCTGAAAACTAACCGCCTTTATCCCATCAATATCATCTATGGATCGTAGTTTATTTCCAAGTACTGATAATAAACCACAATATAATGGATAATTAGAAAAGAGTTTCAATACTCTATTATCTAATTCTCTTACATCTTTTTTTTTATAAATGTAAGATAAAAATTCTTCTTTACTACTACGAATTGTGGTAGGTCCATTGCTTCTTGTAAAAATATGTGTAATAAAATTATTAAAATACACATATTGTGAATCGTATAAATCACCACTAATAATTAAATTTTTTCTACTTGTATCATCTTTTGCTATAATATATGGTATTAAACTTCCTTCAATATTTTTAGAAGAAATGAAATAAACATCCGGAATAAATGCACAATATGTTTTTATTTCTGGCAATATTTCTTTTCTTAAAATATCTGTAAAAAATACATATCTAGGATTTTTCATATATTTATTAATGAAATATGAACGATAATCTTCGTTATAAAAACATTGAGCAAAAGATGTACTTTCTAAATCTGTCATGTAAAGATAAACCCTTGTATCTAAGCCATTATTTACAAGGAATCGTTTATAATGTCCGATCAAATTTAATGTATTACTTATTACTATAGTCTTAAAATCTCTCTGCAATACTAATTTATTTTCTAAATCTCTAATTGTTGACATGTTTTTAAGAACTGCTTCAAAGTTAATAAATATATTAACTTTATCATTTTCTTGTAATATATTTTTTTGAGTTAAAGACTCATCATAATCTTTATATTTCATTTTCAATAAATTAAAACATACTGAAAATGGTTCTGATAAATAAGCCATTCTTTTTCATTTCCTTCCTAAGTAATAAATTATTCTAATTATAGAAAAGTTTAAAGGCGAATGAAATCAGATAAAAAAAGAGATGTGATGAAACTATTTTCATCACATCTCGTTAAGACGTTATCTTTTAATAACGTCTTCTGTTGTTATTATTATTCCGATTTTTATTATTTCGGAATTTTCCATCTGACATGGAATTTGCAAGCTGGTTCTTGAAATTCTGGTTTGCATTCGAACCATTATTTCTACCCTTCTGAGGATTTACTGGTTTCTTTGAGAATGTATAACGATAACTACCGTCTTTCATTCTTTCAAACTTTTCAATATGAATTTTATGATTGTGTTTATATTCATCATAATATTCATCTTTCGCCATGTCATGAAATACACGAATAGGATCCAGTGCAATGATAATAACATTCTGCTTACTATCAATTACTGGTCTTCTGAAAGACATAATATGTTTGATTGTATTCCGTCTTTCAATACCAGCGTCTGCCATTCCAGCTCTACTCGTTAACATTTCTGCATCTTCTTTAGTAAAACAATACTCGGATATAAGCTTTGCAAAATCCGATATTAATTTTACCTTATACAACCCTTCTTCATCTTCATTTCTAACATCGAAGATAGGTTCAATTGTCTCATCCCCTCTATCTACCGTGCCTTGCATCTTGCTATTCCAGCACTCGTCAATTCCTGTACTCATCAACATGATAAATGGTGCAAAACGTTTACCTGGCTGTACAGATATTAATTCAATATTAATATCTTTTTCTTTTGGTACATTTTTCAATCCTTTTTTAATCATCTGATAACGGATTGCTTTGAACTTATCGTAGATATAATTTTCTACGTCTTTTGTTGTTACCGGATCAAATTCTACTCTCCGGCTTTTTCTAAATTTCAATTTTCCTCGTGTTCCCATTTTGGTTTCCTCCTTGAATTTATCTTATATTGTTACTAATTAATAATATATAGTTTAACTACATATTTCTTGATTACTGTTTTGTTATTATTCCTATAATAAATTATTCAAGAGGAACATCTCTTATTTTTTATAGAGACTTTGAATAGACTCTTATGTCTACAATGGACGAGTTCCAATTCGGATTAGCATAATTTATATTACCTTGTCTCCGAACTTTACTAGACAAACTACCAGTATCTACAATAAATTCTACAACACTATGATCATGTCTAGTATATCTATTTGTAGAATCAGTATCCTTGTCAGCTTTTGTATCACCAAGGATACAAGGTATTACCGTACCATTTGCTAAAATCAAATCGACATATTTACCAACTTGATTTTCACTAGCATAATAAGTTCCAACCGCACACAGATACCTTCCATCAATCTGACGGATACCATAGTTCCCAGTGTAAGCTAGATCTCTACTTACACGGTATGCTTTTGTACCACGGGCAGTTACTGTACGATAATCCATATAAGATTTTTGATGCTCTCTTACCGTACCAAGCACCCTACTTTTTGCTTTTTTGTGAGTTAAATACTTCTGGTTAATATAACCAACAGTACCATCATTAAGTAATACTTTAGCCCAATCACCATCAACTGTTCTATATGATAATTGTGTATTCCATAAAACAGTACAAATTCTCTTGGAGTTTACACTATTTTTATTTCGAACATTTACAACGGATGTTGTACGTCCGGATCTGTATGTATAATATTGCTCCCGCTTATCTACAGTACCAAACTTTAATAGTTCTTCTTTTGGAATAGTAAATACTTTAAAATACTCACGTTCAGTTGGTAAAACATACATTTTAGCAACAGATTTTTGTACAAATTCATTGTACTTTTCTTCTTCATAACGAGCTAATTTATAAAGCTCGCTATTAACATTTGGATCATAGTTTTCCACCAGTTTTACTACTTCTGGTTCAACCTTCATTTGTTGTTCTCTAGTGAGAACGATATCTTCATTTCCTATAACCATAGTCTTTATTTTTTCTATGGTAGTTGTGTGCATGGCCATAGATATTAACGCACACAACATTAACATCAGCCACGCCCCAAGAATATTTGACCGAACAATTTTTCCTACATCATAGAAGTAAGAAAATGTTTCGATTATATTATTTTGGGGCATCTGCGTTAAATATTCATTACTGCTTTGTTTCATCGGTTCTCTCCTTTCGTTATATTATAGAATTAATGACTTACAGTAATCGCAAAAATAATATATAATAATAGGGCAAAACTAATTTTTATTTTTGCCCTTAATTTAAAGTTAGGTTATCTATAATAAGCAATATTCTTTTTTACTATCAATATAAAGGAGGAAAATAAAATGAAATATAAAGGATTAGTTATAGCCGATATACATATCGGAGCTTTTTCAATAGAAAAACTATATCAAGAATTTACTTATCGTTTTATAGAATATATTAAAAATATGAAACGAATAGATTTTATTATTTTTGCCGGTGATTTATTTGATCACAAATTATTTTTAAATCAAAAAGAAAGTTATTATGCTTATCGAATGATACAAGAAATGATAGAAGTTTGTCCAAAAGATATTAAGATTCGTTTCGTATACGGTACCGAATCACATGAATGTGGGCAATATTCTATTTTTTCTACAATACAAAATACTGATATTAAAATAATAAAAACGGTGGAAGAAGAAGAACTATTTCCAGATTGTAAAGTTTTGTATCTTCCAGAAGAATATTGTTATGATAAGAAGGACTATTATAAAAAGTATTTTGAAAAAGAAAAAGAATATGATTATATTTTTGGTCACGGTATTATTCGCGAAGCAATGAAAATGGCTGCTGTATCAAATGATAATAGTGGAAAAAAAAGAAAAAAAGTTCCATCATTTACAACAGCCGAATTAAATCACATGTGTAAAGGACAAACATTTTTTGGTCATTATCATGTTCATACTGAAATGGATGATGTTTATTATGTAGGGTCTTTTAGTCGATGGAAATATGGTGAAGAAGAAGATAAAGGATTTTATGAAATAACTTATGATACAGAAAAAAATAATTATAATGAAAACTTCATTATTAATGATTTAGCACCTATATATCGTACAATGCGATATGGATATAAAAATAATCTTTTTAAAGATATGGATTCATTAGAAAAAGGAATGACAGGAATTGAAAAGATGATTAAAAATGATGTAATGGACCATATGCGTTTTATGTTTAATATTCCGACAGAAGCTGAAAATCCAGAATTCATGATGGAATATATTCAAAAACGATTCAAATTTGATGAGAATATAAAAATTGAATTTGAAAATGGATATATTAAAGAAAAAAAGAAAAAACAGTCTGAAAAGATTAAAGAAGAAAATGATAAATATGCATTTATATTTGATAAAAATATGAAGTTTGAAAATAAAGTTGCATACTTTATTTCAATAGAATATGATAAAAAAATAAATATAGAAAACATATCGAATTATTTATATAAACCATTAAATGAAATTTTATCTAATGGATAACTATAAAATAATGTCTATAGTGTTTAAATAGACATATCCTTTATATATAATAAAGGAAAAACCAAAAAACAATGAGGACTTTATGTTCTCATTGTTTTTACCGTCTGATAAAAATCTTATAATATACCATTCCTCTTTATATTGGAAGGAATGTGGTACATCAACGTATCTAGCAATATGTCATATAAATTGTATACATCTACTCGATTCTTTTTTGAGATATCTTCTAACATCTTCTTTGTTTCAGATGATATGGTAAATTTATGTCCAATTCTTTCAACACTATATTTATCTTTCTTATATGCAAAATCTCTTAATTTTTCATACATTTCATTATTAAATAAATATGTATCTTTTTTAGGATTTAGATTACATTCATAATCATTTACTTTTCTTTTACCATACCAATCATGAATGATGATATGTATCGTATATGACAATGGAATTATAAAAATATTAATCTCAGCATCTTCATCAATATTTAACAGAAATTCAACGTCAAGATTTAAACCCCATTGTAACTCTTTTTCAATATACTTCCTAATATCTTTCTTTACTGCTACTCTCATAATTATAGTCCTCCTTAGTAACTTTATTTAATAGATAATGTATACATTATTATGCCTGACATACTTAAAAAGACAAGAGGATAATATTATCCTCTTGTCTTTTATTAATTTGTAATCTTTACATAAAACACATGAATATCTAACATTTCTGTTTGCTTCATGACTCTATTAGTAAAAATATAAGATTCCTTTTTACCATTCGATACACCCATGATAAAGAAATTATTATCTTCATAACTATCATTTACTGCAGTAAAAATAGAATAGTTTGCAATATTTGGTACCTTAATGATATTACTATCATTACCATTTATCACATATCGTTTACCAATAATCCCATCATTTGTCAAACGAATACTTTCAGATTCAAAACGATTGATGTTTCTTAAATCTGTTTTACTAACAGTATTATTTAAATCATCCCGCATTTTTTCAAATTGATAACGAACCGCATTACCAGCAGTATCATGGTGATTACCATCGATATCTGTTCGAATATCTACAATTTCAGTATCAGAAATTGTATCTTTATCAACAGCTACAATGGTATCAAGTCGTCTTCTTTGTTTTGCAATTTCTTCTGAAATCTTCTGACTGCTCCATGTATAGGAATAGGCAGTTTGATTATCTTTAATTTCACTGACTATTTCAGGTTCTGCTGAAGCTTTCATTACTTGTGATTCATTGATAGAATCTAAATAATCCTCTAATGTACCACCATTATATTCAACATTTGCAGCATTCATCTTAAAATTATTTTTAAGTAATTCTTCTATGACACGTGACATCGGTACTCCACGCATACATTTCACCTCCTAAGCGAAAATAAATACAACCCACATAATAAAACGAGTTACTGCATTCTTAATGAAATTACCAATAGTATTTAGAATTTTATGAAAAATACCGAATTTTTTTCTTAATATATCTTCTCCAATAATATTTTTCCGTTGTTCTAAATTTTCTGCACTGGTTTTCATTAATAACACTTTCGTTTCTGTTTCATTGATTGTCTTTAAAACTTTTGTACTACCATATAATTCATCTTGACAAAACTTAATCAGTTCATCAATTGGTAATTCGATTTTTTTATTACCTATTTCTTTTAACTCGTCTGTATATTTTTCATATAAACCATTAAAAGAATCCAAATAGTTTTCCAATTTTTCCATAGAACTAAATTTCGTTTTATCAAATTTTTTTGCATATACCCACATTTCATTATATGCTTGTAAATATACTTTTTGATATGTAATAACATCAATGGTTTTGGCTTTTACTGCACCTTTACGTTTATTTTCTTTTAACTCTTCGATCATTTGACGAAGACGTTTTTTAGTCTGCTTTTCTTTCATCACACCATTTAATTTGATGTGTAGTTGTGTTTTAAAATTTCTTAATGCCTGTAAAAAAGAATTGACGTACTGTTTGAAACGGTCAATCACTCTTTCATATAAAGGCTTTCTTCGAAGGGAAAACTTTTCAAAATATGTATCATAATCTGCTAGTGCTTCAATGAATTTATAACTAGCAGTATGCATACTGTTTTCAAAAATTTGCATTTCCTCCATAAAAATATTTTCCATATTATTCATCTCCAATAATATCTAATGTAATATAACTACAAACGGCTGTTCTCTTTTCCAATTTTACATCAGAAAGTTCTACTGGTTCATGATAAACGAACACATCCCCATCTGTTTCAATTTTCATTAAACTACGTGTCGTAGGGACTTCATCTAATGGATATAATTCAAAAATAACAGTACGATTTGGTCGATATCCTTCTGGGATTTTCGTTCGTACTTTTGTAGAATTTGTTATTTGTTCAAGCATAGTATATACTGTAATGTATACTATATTGTCAATACGTGTTAAATGAAAATCAATTTCACTATTCGGATTTTCATTGATTTTCTTTTTTGTAGCAAAAAAAACTGGAGAAGTTTTAATAATCTCTTTTTCCATAGTATCAGAAGAAGATGACTCAACTACCCTACTATTTTCTGCTTTAAGAGGTGCTGGGTTCTCGGTTGTTTTTTTGAGATAATCTTCTAATCTTTCCCCTGTTGATAACTCTATGTCATTTGCCATTGCAACAGGAAATGACCCTTCGTTCATGGGTTTTAATGTATCAATAATTTTGACTGCCATAATTAATATTCCTCCTATTCTTCGGTTTGAATCCATAAATCACCAATATTCAAATCAGAAGGTGCAGTTGCTCCAAATCCAATTTGCATACTGGTTGGTAATGTTATTTTATCTAATTTTGCTTTATCTTCTGCACTCATCAATCCTGCCGTAGATGATGTTGCTCCATTAATTGTAATGTATGTTGATTCAAAAGGCTCATAGTTTTTATCAATATCTACAGACGATGCAATCACAGATGCTGAATCTGTTGAATACTCTGTACGTTTAATATTAAAAGCGTTGAGTTTTGTCAATATTTGTACATGTCTTTGAGACATGAAACCTGCATGATCATCGGCAGCATCTGGATGGGTATGATTCAAATCTGTTTTACCATTAAGGGCATCAGTTATAGATTTTTGTGTCATTGTACCATCAGTAGAAGAACCTGATGATGTATATAATTTAGTAATACCAGAAGATGTTTCTGTTCCTGTTGAATAGGAAGTGGCTCCTTCTGATATAGTATTTAATTTTTTCTTGTCATCAGCACTCATAACACCAGAAGATGTTTCTGTTGCTGAATCAATTTTAATATATTCATAGTTCGATACTGGCCCAGCATTCATTTTATCATACTTTGCTCTAACAATAACATTACTTTTTCCATGCTCTATATCTGTTATTGCGAAAGAAGCTAATTCTGCTAATTTAGCAGAAGAAGATGCCGACATAAAACCAGCATTTTCAGATGACGCTAGTTCATGTGTATGTGTACTATCCGCTTTATTTCCTAATAAATCTGTTACGGCTTTTTGTGTAATAGCTCCATCAGTATTCGTACCTGTTGAACCATAAAGCTTTGTAACACCCGGTGTTGTTTCTGTTCCTGTTGAATAAGTAGCTCCTTGCCCTCCAGATATACCAAGTGCTGTAATATCAGCCTTAACAACTGGAGATACTGAGTTAACATGTCCAAGTTCATCTACACTGATTTTATATAATCCGAGATTTTCTTTTGTATAAGATGGATGTGTATAATTACCACCACCAATTGGAATTCCATCAAGCTTCTTTTTATCATCAGCAGACATCAAACCATCATTCGTTGTAGATGAAATAGGATACGTCGTATCCTTGGCTGGAATTCCTAAAGCAGTAATATCGTCCTTACTAACATCTGTAACAGAATTTACATGTCCAAGTTCATCTACACTAAATTTATAAAGACCCTTTGACCTATTTGTATAAGTTGGATGGGAATAAGCATTTGCTCCATTTGCAATATTATCAAGCTTCTTTTTATCATCAGCAGACATCAATCCAGAACTTGTAGAAGTTGCATCACTATTTGACGGAATACCAAGTGCTGTAATATCTGATTTAGTAACTGATGATGCGTTGCTAATATGTCCTTTATCATCTACCGTTATTTTATATAATCCATTAACATGAGATGTATAAGATGGGTGTGTATAATTATTAGCACCAGAAGCAATACCGTCTAATTTAGTTTTATCTGTTGAACTCATTAATCCAGAACTTGTAGAAGTTGCATCACTATTTGACGGAATACCAAGTGCTGTAATATCTGATTTAGTCACAGCGGTTGCCGCAGTTACATGTCCAAGATTATTTGTTGTAATCTTATATAAACCACTAGCGTATGCAGTTGCACTTGGATGAGTATATGCATTTGCTCCATTTGCAATACCATCTAACTTTTTCTTATCTTCTGCGGTCATAAGACCATGAGCAGTTTGACTAGCATCATCATAAGTCGTATTAGTATCCTGCCCTGGAATACCAAGTGCTGTAATATCACCTTTAGTAACAGCAGTTGCTGCACTTACATGTCCTTTATCATCAACACTCACTTTATATAATCCATTAACATATGATGTATAAGATGGATGTGCATAATTATTAGCACCAGAAGCAATACTATCAATTTTTGCTTTATCTTCTTTACTCATAAATCCATCATTTGTTGATGATGCATTAGTATGAGTGTGATTTGAAGAAGATTTTTTTGCAAGTTCATCTGTCAATGCTTTTTGTGTTAAACTTCCATCTGTATTACTTCCGGTAGATGAATATAGTTTACTAATACCGGCTGTGGTTTCTGTACCTACAGTATATGTCGGTCCTTCTCCACCAGATATACCAAGAGCAGTAATATCAGCCTTAACAACTGGAGATACTGAGTTAACATGACCAGTTTCATCTACAGATAATTTATACAAACCTAAAGATTCTTTTGTATATAATGGATGAGTATAAACAGTATCTTTATCATTTGCCCACATAGCAGTTCCATCAGATACATATCGTAATACTTGTCCTTCACTTCCACCGGATGGGATATGTTTATTACCTGATGTGGTAGGATGTACATAATTATTTGCATTCTCCGCAATATTATCAAGTTTCGCTTTATCTTCTTTAGTCATTAACCCATTTTCTGTTTTTGATACTACATTGTATTTTGGAATATCTAAATCTGCCCATTGGGCTTTTCCAACACTTTCATATTTTAAATATTGTCCGTCTTTACCACCTTCTGGTATATGGTTGTATCCATCTCCAACAGGATGAGTATAATTATTAGCACCAGAAGCGATACCGTCTAATTTAGTTTTATCTGTCGAACTCATTAATCCAGAATTCGTTATAGTAGCATCATTATAAGATTTTTCATTATCCCACTGTGCTTCTCCATCTGATTTCCATCTAAGAATTTGATTAGTAGAACCACCTGCTGGGATATGTTTATTACCCGGCGTAGTAGGATGAGTGTATTTTTCTGCTCCACCAGAAACTGAATCTAGCTTTTGTTTATCTTCAGCACTCATTAAACCTGCCGATGTAGTAGAAGCGTTTTGGTAAGTTTTTTCTGTTTCCCATTGTGCTTCCCCATCATCTTTCCATTTTAAAATGTTACCAGATTCACCACCTGCTGGGATATGTTTATTACCAGGTGTAATAGGATGTACATAATTATTTGCATTCTCTGCAATATTATCAAGTTTCGCTTTATCTAAATGAGATAAAAATCCATCTACATTATTTGATGCATTTGGAATAGTAACCCATTGTGCTTCCCCATCATCTTTCCATTTTAAATATTGCCCCATTTCACCACCAGACGGTACATGTCTATATCCTGGTGTAACGGGATGGGTATAATTGTTCAACGCATTAATACGATCTTCAACGGTAGTGTTATTATTCATAAAAATATCTCTAGCCATTGCAATAGGGAATTCCCCATCGTTTTTCTGTGTTAGAGTATTAATGATGGTAACACCACCAACGATTGATTTACCCAAAAGGAATCAACTCCTTTCATAATAATATTCGGTATTTCTTTGTACCATTAATATTATGTTTTTTAGGGTATAAAAAAGGAAAAAAAAGTATTTATTATAAATACTTTTTATCACCTCCTTTCAAGTAAAAGAATATAACTAATTTAATAGTTATATTCTTTTCCTTTTAAATATTTCGGTATGGGTTGCTCTTTATTCCAGACAGGCTGTCTGATGTAAGATTTTATGTATGACGCACCGAGATAAAACTCGTTGCCGTCAATGTCTTCAAATAAAATCTTAATGTGTCTGTTTTCCCAGAACACCTCCTTTCTGAATAAGAAACATTCGAAAGGCGATTTAGGATCACCTTTGATATCAAAGAATACAGATGAGCCTTCTTCTAAATCTCTAATCGTTGGCATTGTATTTTTATATAATACATCACCCGGCTCTCTTTTCATTACCTCGAAAAGAATGTTGTTCATTAAGCGACTCTTCGTAGACTTATTCATTGTCATAAGCTTCTCCTTATTGCCTATGAACTCGACGGATCATAGGACTTTTAAAATGTATTTTTTATGTTTTATCATTGTGATACGCAAAAATGGTATATAATTATCCCCACTCCAAATACGCCGGAACATATAAAAAAATAACTAGGAAGTATTTTATTTACTTCCTAGTTATTTAATATTATTTATCTTGTCTCATTTTCTTTTTGTAATCACGTTGACGTTTAGCCCATTTTTTACAAGTAGCTTTGTACCGTTGTGCGAATCCTAGTTCACGTTTGCGAACATGACCCTTATGTATAGTCCAGTCAATAATTCCTCGGGAACCCATTCCTTCTATTCCAAAGTCGTAATCATATTTTCCATCACTCCAGAAAAAGTGTGGACAAAATACTTCATTAACAAAAGGACTTACATAGGTAATTTTAATATTTTTCCAATTTTTTATTTTCGCTTTTATAGCCTCGATGAAACAATTGGAATAGTAATCATTGCTAATGATTTCAAATGTTTTTTTCATGTTATGTACCTCCATCATGTAATTTATCTTTATTTTCAAATAAATAGTATGTAAACAAGAAAATGAGATAGACGTAAATTGTCTATCTCATTTTCTTAAAAGAAATCAGGTTTTACCACTTCTTCAATGGTATCACTTTTTATATCGGACTTACATTGCACAGTATCCTTTGATAAATCTTGTACGGAGGGTGGTGTTTCATCCTTGATATTTTCTTCCACGGCTCTACGGACTGGTTTTCTATTGGAAGAAAAATGCCTTTGACTATTTACATCAATTGTGTTTTCTTTGTGGATATTGAGTGATTTACTACGAATAGGATTTTCGTTTTCATTGTCACGCACTTTTTTATCGTTGGAGAAATTCTTTTCCGATACATTTTGCAGAGTGAGTAAAACTTTTTCTTTTTTATTATAATAGTTAACTTCATATATTTTTATCCGATGATTGATTATAGAAACGATCTCAGATAAAGTAAATTTACTTGGTCGATGAATTGGACCATGGATACCATTACGAATCGGTAACATTCCTGCATAATCAGGAATAACACACAATTTATATTTTGTTTTCATCTTTTTCACTCCTATTCATTCATAGGTTCTACTCCAATCATTTCATCAAAAGAAATATTATCAGTTGCTTCCATAATACGTTTCATTTCTGCAGCATCTTCTTCTGGATAACTCTCTTGCATCATAATAGCAACTTCCATTGCTTCTTTATAATCATCGGAGGATTCGTGATAAATATTATTATCAACTTTATCCATAATGTCATCAATTTCATCATCATAATGCATTTCACGGATGTAAGCAACTTCTCTAGCAAATTCTGCTCTTTCCCGTTTAGCTTCTGTTAAAATATTCTCTATCATAATAAAACTCCTTTCTTATCTTTACATATTAAATCAATGTTTTACTGAACATTTTACATTACATTAAGTAAGATTTAAAGAAAGGAGAATCATAATTATGGATACTTTCCTTAACGATAAAGAGATACAAGAATATGATATTTGGTTAAATGAATCAATGAATATGGATATTCTTGATTTACAAATGATTGATGATCTTTATATGTTAGAAGATGGAGATGAACAGGAAAAAGAAAATCCAAAGTTATTAGAAAAAGTAAAGAAGCTTGCAAAGAAATTAACAGCTATGCTTGCAAAAATTATTCAAAGTGCAAAAGATGCAATTAGTAATATTGGAAAGAAAATAAAAAAGAAATTAAAAACTGCTAAAATGAAACTTCATATCAAACATATCAAAATGATGAAAACGGATAAACCAGTAGAATTCATTGATGTTTGGAAATTGGAGGATCATATAAAAGCAGAAGCTAGAGAACTTGGTTTGTTGTGTAGTGGATGGGCTAGAAGTTATGCAAAACGTGGCAAAGGTGTCATGGCTGCCAATAAGTTTGAAGATGCTTTTAATCATATCGTACGAGTTCATGAGGATAAAATTGACCAAATTAAGAAGAATAAGATTAAAGTTTCTTCTCAAAAAGCAAAGAAATGGTTATTAAAAAATACTCAGTACAATGGTGAATTGTGTGGTATGATTAATGTATATCTTAAGGATATTGAAAAAGCGAAAGATATGCTTGCAGATATTCAAATAAAAAAAGAAACTTTTATTCAGGAAACTGGATATGACAATGGACCGGTTACCTTTACAAGAGTAGTGCATAATGCAACTGGATATGTAAAACGTAATGCAGACTGGTTATCTATGTACTTCTTATCTGCAGTTACATTGATTGGTTCTCATGCATATAAAACCCATGTAATGAATGATATTGCTCATGATGCAGATAAAGTAATGCCAGATGAAGGTGTAGAAGATAAAAATGGAAATATTGTACCAGATTATAACAGTAAGAAATTTAAACAGAAAGTCAATCAATATTACCATGATCCAGATAATGAAACAAAACCAAAAAGCAGAATCAAGTCAGCAAGAGCTGTATCAGGTGGTCTTGCTGCAATGGGAACACTTACAGCAAACTCTGCAAGAAAACAACACAGAAATTCTATTTAAAAAAAAATATGGTATGGAAGTTTTTCTTCCATACCATATTTAATACTGGGCCACACGGATTCGAACCGAGGAATCCAGGAGTCAAAGTCCTGTGCCTTACCGCTTGGCGATAGCCCAAAAAAAATATTCATTACATAATTGTTACTGCCTTATTTTTTTATAAGGCAGTAACAAGGAGTGCTACTAATAAAAGTAGCACTCCCATATCGATTATTCCATACAATGGGTTCATTATTTTCCCACCTCCTTTTCTGGCTCATAGAAATGATCAGGACAGAGATATCTTGTTGATTCCTCTGCCTCTTTTTCTTTTTCATAATTTTCTCGTTGAATTTCTTCTTCAAGATTCTTCTTATATTCCTCAACAGGAATCATTTGTTTTTCCATATATGATTCCCAACGAGGAGTTACAACAAATTGGGAATAACAGAAGAATACTGTCATTCCTCCGAAAAATAAAATAAATAAAATAATACCCCAAATAGGGTTTTCTTGTGTCTCATTTCTTCTTTCTTTTGTGTTTTTCTTCATAGTATTTTTTCTCCTTTTTAATAAAAAATTTAAATACCTTTTTAGGTATTTTTACTACAACTACACCAAAATGGTATATAACTAAAAGAAGAAAGAATACTCATTAGAGTATTCTTTCTTATTCTTATTATTTCTGTAAAATTCCATTTACATAAATATTTGGTTTGTCTTCATCAGCAAGTGGACCATTTCCATCAGCATTATAACAGAAGTATGTGAGTTTATCTCTATCAATACCTGTTACATTTGTAATATTGATTGTCATATTTTTAAATGTAGTTGTCTGATTTCCATATGGTTGAATACAAACAATTGCACTATTCTCTTCAGACTTCGGATCTAATACATCATAACTAATATTATCAATATTAATTGTACATTTTGGTTCACCGATTACTCCGATACGAATACCTTTATTCACATCTTCAAAATGAACATTTGAAATATTAATAGTAGCATTTTCTTCTACATCATAAATATTAATCGGATTATGTGTACAAGCATCTTTACTAAAGTAAAGATTTTCAAATGAAGATCCATCTGCAAGTTTCATATTACATTCAAACATATTGTAAATTTTTTTCTCTTCAGTATTTTTATTCTTACCAAAGTAACATCCATTTACAGTAAGTGATGTTGCTTCTGCTTTGAAACCATTTCCTCTTACTAAATAAGACTTTGCTTCATTCGGTGTATAATCAACAAATTTCACATTAGATAATTCTAATTTCTTTGTTTCATCGGTTAAGATATATGCATTATTGGTTAATGCACATCCTTCGATAGTTAAAGAAGCATCCTTTTGACAAGTTACGCTATTTTTAATAACGTCTTCTGTTTTATCAATTTCATCAGATTTTCTATTACCAATATATGCTGGTACATTAGAATTGATACCATGGATATCTAAATTACCAGTAAATTCTAATGGTGTATCAATTACTGTTTTACCTTGTAATGAAACTCCAGCAATAGTATCATCATTATCAGCTTCTTTAATTGTTTCTGCGATATTTTCAGATGTGGAATCTACTACGATACCTTTCTTACCAAAGTTTTTCATGATATTGAAATCAACACGGTAAGTTTTTGTATCATCAGTAAGAACCATTCCTGTAATATCAAAATTTTGTCCATTATTGCATTTTTGATAAATGAACCCACTGATATTGAAATCTCCAATAACAATAGCAGGTTTATTTGCGGCACTAAATATGGCACTATATAAATCCATTCCTTCTTGTAAAACAAGATCTACCTCTGATTTATCGGACATAACCATATGTAATTTTACGCGTACCATTGGAATAACATCCACATCATCTACAGCATCATCTGCTTTATACTCTAAGATTGATGGTTTGTAAATCATAATTTTATTAGAATTATACTCTTTGGACGCATCCATAATCAAACTATCTACTTTTGCAAGATTTGCTAATTTATATGGTTCTTTCACATTTTGTGAAATTTTGGAATAGAATGTGAAAACAACATCAGAAAGACGGCCACTAATTGTTTCGATTTCATCATTATCTAAATAAGAAAAATCTTCCAGTATATCATTTTCCCAAATCATAACGTCTTCACATCGTTTTCCACCACTCATAAAATTACGAATCTTAATTCCTTTTTCAATTTCTTTTGTAAGGATTACAATTTTAGACATTTATCACTACACTCCTTTCTGGTTATTATATATTTTGTTTTGTGTAGCGATAATCTCTCGCTTTACTGGACCATTATAAATTGGTCCTGAAGGTGGTAATTCGAAAACTTTATATTTATTTTCATTACCTTTTTTTCTACATTCATTAAAATTTGCTAAACTTTTCTGTACATCAATCAATCTTTGATTAGCAGATCCCATGTATTTTAAACCTGGAAAACTAAACCGTTCTTTGTATGGTCCGTCTACCAATACGTCTATATAGGATAAAAATTTTCTTACATATTTCACACGCATTCTTGATGGACGAGTAATGATGTCATCCCAACGATAACCAGACCAAACCCAAATGGTTTTCTCTGGAAAGCGTTCTTTAAACGCTTTTACTAAATGAATCATATCTTTATATTCATTTCCTCGTCCTTTTTCAAAGTGTAATAATGGTTCTCCTCCAAGAATAGATAAACCTTCAATATGTTTATTATCACATAAATCTAAAAGAATTTTCTCTTTTTTACTATTCCATTCATATCCACCATCTTCATCCCATGTTTCTTTATTGAAACAATTTGGACAATGTCTTGTACATCCTTGCACAAATATTGAAACTCTGAATCCTGGACCATTAGATATATCTTGACTTCTAATTAATGCATATCTCATATTACTCTTCCTCAGCAGCTTTTTCCATATTGAAATTTCTGTTATCCCCATGACAAACCCTCTCTTTGATTTCTTGTGTTCTTCCCTGATTCCAGAACTGTGTGCCGATATATCCACAAGTTCTTCTAGCAACATTCATTTTATTTTGATCAGTATTGCCGCAGTTTGGACATACCCAAATTAATTTTCCATCTTCACGTTCTTTAATCTGGATTTCACCCTCATATCCACAACATTGACAATAGTCAGATTTTGTATTTAATTCTGCATACATAATATTTTCATAAATATGCTGCATAATTTCTAATACACATTCTAAATTTTTATTCATATTAGGAACTTCTACATAGCTAATAGCACCACCTGGAGATAATTCCTGAAAATCAGATTCAAATGATAATTTAGTAAATGGATCAATCTCTTCAGTAACTCGTACATGATAAGAATTAGTAATATAATTTTTATCTGTCACACCCTTAATAACACCAAATCGTTTCTTTAATAATTTTGCAAAACGATATGTTGTACTTTCAATTGGAGTACCATATACTGAATATGCAATATTTTCTTTTTGACGCCATTCAGCACACTTATCATTTAATTTTTGCATAATTGATAATGCAAAAGGTTTTGCAATAGGATCTGTATGACTACGTTTAAGCATATAATAAACACATTCTGCTAAACCTGCGTAACCAAGAGAAATTGTTGAATAACCACCATAGAGTAATTTATCAATCTTTTCACCTTTTTCTAATCTAGCATATGCACCATTCTGCCAAAGGATTGGAGCAACATCAGATACTGTTCCAAGTAATCTCTCATGTCTTGTACGTAATGCTTTATGACAAAGCTCCAAGCGTTCTTCAAAGATATCCCAGAACTTTTCTCCATCTCCTCCTGAAGATAAAGCTACATCAACTAAGTTAATAGTTACAACACCCTGATTAAATCTACCATAGAATTTATGTTCAGAATTTTCATCTAAAACATTATCTTCTACCGTTAACATTGAACGGCATCCCATTGGCGGATATGTTAAATTTGTATGTTTTAATTTACGCTGAATATATCCAGAAACATAGTCTGGTACCATTCTTTTTGCTGTACATTCTGCAGCTAATTTTGTAAGATAGAAATATTCACTATTTGGATATACATTAAAATCTTCCAATTCATATACTAATTTTGGAAATGCTGGAGTAATCCATTCTCCACATTCGTTCTTTACTCCTTGTATTCTTTGATGTAATACTTCTTCAATAACCATGGCTAAATCTTTACGTTCCTGCTCATTTCTTGCTTCAGCAAGTGACATGAATACCGTAATAAATGGTGCCTGACCATTAGTTGTCATTAAAGTAATAACCTGATATTGAATAATTTGTACACCCTTTTCAATATCTTTCTTTACACGTTTTTCTGTAATTTCATCAATTAAACTTAAATCACCATGTGATTGATGAATTTCCCATCGAACTTGTTCACGAATTTTTTTACGACTCTCATTAACAAATGGAGCTAAATGAGCAAGTGAAATGGATTGACCACCATACTGACTACTTGCAACCTGTGCAATAATCTGTGTTGTAATATTACAAGCTGTAGAAAACATATGTGGTTTTTCTATCATTGTGCCTGAAATAACTGTTCCGTTCTCTAACATATCTCTGATATTAGGTAGGGAACAGTTTGTCATATGCTGACTAAAATAATCTCTGTCATGGAAATGTAATATACCAGCATCATGTGCTTCCATAACATCTTTTGGAATTAACATTCTTCTTGAAATATCTTTGCTGACTTCTCCAGCCATATAATCTCTTTGTACACTTACGACAGTAGGATTTTTATTGCTATTTTCCTGTTTTACTTCCTCATTATTACACTCGATAAGAGAAAGAATCGTTTTATCTGTCGTATTTTCTTTTCTAAGTAATTCATGTTCATAACGATAACGGATATATCTTTGAGCTACATGATATCCATTATGTTTCATAATACGGACTTCAACTAAGTCCTGAATATCTTCTACAGATAAGATGTGATCTTCCTTTCTACAGATTTCTTCGATAGTTTCTGCAATCACATCAATTTGACGGATGGTGAGCTGATCATTACGTGGAACTTCTTTATTTGCTCCTTTGATTGCATTGGCAATCTTTTCTCTCTTAAAATCAACTTCTTCACCATTTCTTTTAATGATTTTTAATTTGTCTTTCATAAATTTTTATTCCTTTCTTCCTAAATTAAAAAAATGTAAAATAGAATATGATAGATAATAAACGTAAGGATTTACATAGCCGTATTTGGGGGAGGGGGTGATTATATACCATTTCCGTGTAAATCAATAAAAATAAGTTAAAAGACCTTATATTACATAAGATAAGGCAGAAAGGATTTTAATATGTTAAAAATGTTTAAAAAAGAAGAAAAAAAGAACACAAAAGAGCTTGTTAAATACGGTGTAGCTATTATAACAGGTGTTGGATTTGTCGCAATCTCCGATAAAATGGAAGATATGCTGAATAAGGTGATCGATGATAAAACTTCCCCATGGGAATATGTAGAAGAAATAGCGGCAATGGGAGGATGTTCTTCTCTCGGAGCTTCATTAATTTATTACTATGGTAATAAATTTATGAAAACTATGAAAGGAAAAAAATCTAATAAGTAAGAATTAATTCTTACTTATTAGATTAAATTAATCAGGATGAAGAATAGTCTTCATCCTGATTAATTTTTTTATTTAATTGTTATTAACATTTGGCATTTTGGACAACGAACTGTTCTCATTACGCCATATCGCACATCCGATGTTCTTTTAACATCTTCATATTTATATGTAATTTTTTCAAAACAGTGATTACAACGAATTGTTTCACTCTCTCCTTTCATAATATTTCCTTTACTTTCAATCTTAATTTTTTCCATTTTTTTTATGTTTCTTCCTTGCTGATTTTTATTAAATGGTTATATTCTAATTGCTTTTAAAAACTCACTTAAAACGATGTCAGTATTGATAATATTTTCATGTTTGCGTCTACCCCTAAACGATAAACCCATAGTATCAAATAAATCATACATTTCTTGTTCATCTTTTACGATTAGAATTACAATATTTTCAATATATAATGTGCAACAATATCCACGATTCCAATAAAGTTTCTTTATATTGTAAAAAGTTTGTTTACATTTTTTCTCATCACCATCAAAACTTTTAATAATAAGAGAGTTTAATAATGAATGTCTACTTAAAAGCTCATGATCAATAAAATGATAAAACTCACGTTCAGACATTAAAAGATATAGATATAAGTTACTACTATCAATATTTTTTTGATTCATTAATTCGTAAAAATCAATATCACCATTCCTATATATCATATCTATCAATCCAATCAAAGATGCATCTTTTTCATGTCTTCCAACAGTATACAATATATCAAATTGTGACAAATCTTCTCTATCACTTCGTAAAGATAGTTTGATAATAGAATTATTGCTTAGATAAATAGTATTATCTTGGAAATTAAAATATGCCTTTTTTCTATAAGCATTACACATATTAGCAAAAAATTCACAATATTCCATGTAATCTCTTGATTCTTTAAATATTAATGCCATTTTAAGTTTTTTCTTTTTATTCATACTCTTCACCAAATTTAGATTTATAAAAATTCAATATTACTTTTTCCAATTCTTCATCAGAAGCGTGATATCCGTATACATATACATCATTGACAATACATCCTCTAGTAATGAGATTATTTGTATAATTTGTATTGTATATCTTTATTTCACTATCTCGTATTTTAATGATAGAAAAGTCTCTAGCTTTTGAATGATATTTGATATTTATTCTGTCATTAATATTTAAGTCAGAATGAAAAATAATACTAGATATTTTTCCACTAACATCTCTTGTATCACGGGTTGTTAAAACAATAAAAATATTAGAATAATCGCTTTTTACAAATACCATATCATTATATCTAATATATTCCCTATCATCAACTTTATCCATATAAAAACGAAACTTATCAAGTTGAATCATTTTGATATTTGTGGCTTTTAATATCCTCTCTCTTACAATAGAATTATTATCGTATTTATGAATATAAAAAATTCTTTTTATACCAGCTTGCACAATTGCTTTCATACATTCTTCACAAGGTTCATGAGTTACATATAAATCACTACCTTGTAAAGAAGTGGTTGCATTCAATATAGCATTTAATTCTGCATGGACTACATAAGGATATTTATTATCTTCATATTTTTTTTCATGTTTTCCCCAAGGAAATTCTTTATCAGAACATCCTCTTGGAAAACCATTATATCCTAAAGATAAAATTTTATTAGTTTCTGGATCGATGATACAAGCACCCACCTGAGTAGATGGGTCCTTGCTTCTTCTGGAAGTCAGTATGGCAAGATTCATAAAATAATCCTGCCATGACATTACATCAGTTCTTTCATTCATTTTGTTTCCTCCTTTAAATTTTTTGCCAAAGGATAATATTCATCCTCATCTACACTATATCTATAAAAGATATTTGTTTCATAATCTAAATACAAAGTTACTTCACCATTTAAATGATCGTACGGATTGACAATCGTTTTTCCTTTATTGATATAAAAATGATTATTGATATATTTCCCAACAATAATGGTACTGACGTCTTTTTTATAAAGAGGTAATGTGTTATTTATATCAACATCTTTATTTTTTAAATACATATAAAACGCTATAAATGACAATGCACTTAATACCCAAAAAGTTCCTGCTACCATTAAAATTAATACTATTATTTTTGTACTCATCATTTGTCTCCTTTAAACATATTAATAAAAACCTAGCCTGTATAGGTTTTTCATTTTCTTCCTCCCATCATATAAAAGATAAGCTAGAATGATAGCCACATTCTAGCTTATCGCATTTTAATTATAATGAGAAAATGTTATTATGCATTCTCTTTTGATAAGCATTACTCTTAGCAAGTTCTAATGCTTCTTTCTCCCGTTCTTCTCTACCAAGTTTATGGTATTTCTTAATATTACTCATGTCAACGGTTTCTTTAAACAGTGGATCGTAATAAGATTCTCCATTACGAATTTCAAAGAAATCATCAGATAACACTTGTCTTTTCAGTTGTTCAAATACCAATCCAATCAATGGAGATTTGTTATACTCTAATGATTTTCTGATAGTTGTAATCTGATATGGTTCCAATGTCTTCTTGCTAAAATCTGGTCTTTCATAAATATTATCCGCTTTCCGAATCAGACGATTTAGAATAATCTCTACAGAAATTGCATTAGTAGGAATATCAGATTCAATTAATAATTCCACTAATTTCTGACTCATGGAATCGATTGTGTAATTATTATTCTTCTGATCTACATTGGTAAGATTCATAAAATCATATAATGGTTTTGTTAATTCGTTATTTACATATACTAATTCAAATAACTTAATATCATCATCCAAATCTTTAAAACGAATATATCCTTTACCTTTCTTCATTAAAGCCATTGCTTCTTCGGTAATGAATAACTCTTTTTCTTCCAAAGTATAAATATCAACAGGAACTTCTGATTTATCTTTGATATTAACAATCTGGAATTTTCCATTATAGATTAAATTATTAAATAATGAATCATAATCCTGTTCTTCCAATTTCATGATATTCTGTGGTTCAATATAAATCGCATAATCATCAATATTTTCAATTGGAGAATTATCAATCTTTGGATTAATTTCACCCATTTCCAATGTAAAATAATTATCAAATTCTTTATTAAATTCAATCATGGTTGTCTTTGTATTAAGCAGATGCTTTGTAGACAAAATAGACTGATTTAATACTGAAGTAGTTTCTTCTGCTTCATATATTGGATAACCAGATAAAATATCATTATTCATATTTACTGATGTACCAATACAACGAGCACATACTTCATTTTCACCACAAGCACAAGTTGCTATAGAACGTACACGGATTCGTTTACCAATTAAATGCTTATCTTTAGCTGGATTAATTACAAATAATTCATTCTGACCTTCTGGTTGATATAATTTACCTCCCAACTTCTTTAAGAACTTTTTACTGCTTACGTAATACTCTACAAGATGAGTAGTTTTACAGTCTAATACTGTCTTAGATACAGTAAGAGTTCTTGCTGAGATTTCTACTTGTTTACAATAATATCCAGCTTTACCCATTTCTTTCTTATTAGTAATTAATGATTTACGAGCACCGACAGCGTCTATGTAATAATAACTAGGTTTATTCAAACCTCCCTTTAATGTAGAATTAGGAATAGGGATCGGTATTGTTTCGCCGGTAAGAGAAGGTTTTAAACCAATTGCAACGATAAATTCTCGAAGCTGTTTTGGTTTAATTCCAGTCTTTGCTCGTAACATTAAACCAATAGGATTGTCTTTGATATTTTTAAATTCCTCAATAATTTTATTCTGTGAATCATTTAAAATATCTTCAATTTCATTTGGTTGCATGGATTTATCAAAATCTAAATCCATTAATTCTTTAATAACCGGATTACTATTATACGCATCAACAAAAGTAGATGCGGAGAAATTGATTCCAATTATTTGTGAAAAGTCTTCGCTTATAGAACGTAGGTTATGAGTAACATTTGATAATGCTGTATTGAATTTTGTGGTTTTGATATGAAAATTCTTCAGTTTATCAATTAAGACATGATTCATGTAATCTAAAATATCCGGAATATCATTATAACAATCAATAATCATACTACCGTCTAATGTATGTACATTGTTAACCATCACAAATGGTTCCCATAAAATAATATTAACATAAAAATGTCTTAACTCCAAAGTATAAGTTTCTTTATCTATTTTATAAAACTTAAACTTTATTGGATATTCACGTAATACTTGAATACGAATTGATGCTCGTACTAAATTACGTATTTTAGTGATAAAGGTGCTATATGTTTCTTTATCTACCATATAGTCTTCAATCACAAATAAATCTTTTAAATATAATTTCAACTCCTTTCTGTTTCTTAAATAAGGTACTTCTTTTGCCAAATTAACAATTTGGTGTTCTTTTTTTGATTCCATTTTCTATTTACCTCCATCCTAATTCCAAAATAATAATATATCGTTATTTTACTATATTAGATTAAAGGAATGTGAATAAAAAAATAAAATCTAATGAGTATCTTATTAATAAGATACTCATTAGAATAAATATATAACTAGCTATTTTTTGTAGTCTTGAAAATGATATAAGAATCATCTTCATCAATTGCATAATCAATTGTACTAATGTTATCGTTGTTACGCTGCTTTTCACTACAACCAATCCATAATTCAGATGTATGTCTTTCATCATCTAAGAAATATTCATGAGAGAATGGTGAAATTATCAATTTCTTTGCACCAACTTTAATAGATGTTTCGAATACATCCTCAATATATTTCTTTACAGGATCTACATCTTCTACTAGATTATCAGTAAGATTTAATTTTTTCTTTGTTGCTTCCGAAAGAAGAAGTAGATTAACTTTGAATGGTTTTTTCCTAGGTTTACCAGTAACATCATCAAGAAATACAAATATCTCAGGAATATACAATACATTTGTAAATGCTGTACTATCATCTACATTTAATTTCATCCAACTCTCTTTTTTCTCTTTGTATATTGCTGCTAATGTTGAGGTACGTAATAAATAACCAATGATATCATCAGATAAGAAATCAAAGATATCTTCTACATTCTTCTTATTAAAAATAGTAACGATAGTATATGCATCGTTTGTACTCAGAGCATTAAGCTCTAAAGTACGTTTCATGGAAGAGAGATTGATTGTAATATTGGTTTTTAAATTCTCTTCTAAGACCACATCTTCTTGTGTAAGAATTGAATCCATCCTGTTACAAACCACTTTATCCAATGAATCCTGAATATATGGTTTTAAAGAAACTTTCTGGTCTTTGTTAAATTTTACTTTTCCAGATTCCAGAATTTCAATTGTTTTGTCTGCTACTTTTTCTCTCTTTTTTCTCTTTTGTTTTTTCGCCATTACCTTAAATAGATCTTTCATTAGATCTTCCTCCTTTTTAGTTATGCTTTAAAGTAGTATCTATTTTCTCCAAACATTTTGCCTGAAGCTTTGCTGGAGAAATACTAAAGTCGGATTTGTTAATTCCTTTAGAAATAACGTCCTCCAACTTTAAGTCATATAATTTACACATTTCTTCTGCTTCTTTCCGATTGAAATCTTTTAATTCAATCTGTAAATCAAAACGACCATAACGTTTTACAGCAGCATCTAAACGATTATAAAAATTAGTAGTTGCTACTACTACGCTTACTGGATAACTTTCACCGTCGTCAATTTTATAATTGTATGATGGTGGATTATCCAGAAAAGCTAATAATTTTTGTAACATAAAACTATTATCTCTTCTATAATAAGGAACGATAGGTTGTATTACTTCACTATTAGTATTACTTCCTGTTTTTTCTTCATTTTTTGATTTCGAATCATTATCTGGTTCTTCTTCTCTTGCTGGACAAAATAAATCAATTTCATCTATGATGTAAAATCCTCTTTTTGGAAATGAAGTATTAATGTTATCGGTATTGATAATGACAACGTCTTCAAATCCAAGATAGTTTGCCAAACATTGATAAAATGTACTTTTACCTGTTCCCGGTTTTCCATAAAGAAGAATAGATAATTTTGGAACCATATTATATTTTTTATAATATACTGGAATCATCTTTTTCCAGTGGTCAATGTATTCCAATACTTCTTCTTTATGTGAGAAAATATATTGATCGAAAGTTTTGAATAATCTATTTTCTCCATCTCGATAAGAGGACCATACAAAAGTTTTATTATTCTCTTTCTTCCATGCTTCACAATAATTCTCAAACGCTTTCATATATTCTTTTGCATATTTCTTAGGTTTCTTTGAAATAAAATAAAGATTAGCTACAATAGATTCTTCACGTTCTCCATTATCGTCATATGTTTCTGTACTCACGACTAATGCTAAAAAATCTTTTTTCTTTAAATGAGCATAATGAACGCCAATCGCCATTTGTGTATTAAAAATCTTTTTTAATTTTTTAGATTTAAATGGAGATGAGTTTGTAAAACCATCCGCCTTAATAAATTGCTCTAAATCCGGATTGTGTTTCAACATCCAATAAGACATAAAACAATACTCTGGTGCATTGGCACCTTTATATTGTCTTCCATACACCCAAGATTTCGTAGTTATTTTCATAGCATAACCACTTACAACAAGCAAATTTAAATTATCTTTTTGCTTGTTAGTATCCGAATTATCCAATTCATTTTTATTAATATATTCATCATAAATATAATCGGAAATACTTCGGGTACCATCCATATCATCAATAAAATCTCTTTCGATATCAAACATCGTATTACCTCCAATGAAAAATATTACAAGACATAAAAATGATATGTCTTGTAATATTTTTATTATTTAACTATTTTTTCTTTTTCTTCTTATCTTTCTTTTTTTTCTTTTTCTTCTCTGCTGGCATATCAAATACATGAATGCCTGTATATTCGAGAGATAAAGATTTTGCATAATCTTCTGAATAAAGAACGGCAAAAGAACTATGCAAACCATAAGCATATGCTACATTCAAATATTCACCATATATGAAATTGATATCATAATTTGTAATATCATCGTTCTCAAGCATATCGATAAGAACTACAAAACCTTCATTATTTACATTATCAAAGTCATCTCCAAATACATTATGTAATGTATTAAAAAGGATAGCTCCAATAATTTTTGGAATTACAACTCCAGTTTCGTAATCATAGCAACAATTGTAGATAATAACATGACGATGTTTACTTTCTTTTCCATCATCTACTATTTCATACATAGTTGTACCTAAAGGTTTATCATCGCTTGTTCCCATCAAACGTAATTCCACAATATTTGGATAACTATCCATAAGCTTTTTCTTTTCCATGTCGTCTTCAATTTTAATTTTATTGAGACGATCAACAGATACATTTACTAATTCTTTCATTAGATTTATCTCCTTTACTTTTGATTTATTAGCTTGTAACCAGAAAAATAATATATTATTTTTCTCAAATTTCATTATTAAAAGTTATACTTGTCTAAATAAAATGACATATCTGATAAAAATCCTTCAGAATATTTCTCTGAATGAACTGCAACATAAGCCCAATTAATATAATCTTTAAATTTAATTAATAAATCTTCACCAAGATTTGGTGTAATATATTCCCATAACAATTCATCTTTATATTCATCCATTTGTCGTTCGGTTAATAATTGCTTCTCAGATATAATTTCCATCAGATCGGAACGATCAATAGTAGTTTGTGTTAATATGTTATCTATCATATTTTCAGATAAATATTGATATCTACAGATATTAAAAATATAGTAGTTAGGGTCTACACCAGAAGATAAAAGATATTTATTTCCAAGAGTTTTAGACAAATATTTCATGATAGTTTCTTCTTCTACATATTGATATCGTATCAGGGCATCCCATGCTTCAAGATTCATGTTGTCTTCTACATTTGTTATGAATTCATTGCTAAGATATTTTATTGTATGTGTAAACTGACTTATATTTCCATCTTCGTCTAATTGATAGGAAGCTATATTATTGGATGACAAATCTTGATACATGAATGCGTCTTCCCAATCAATTTTTTCTCGAAATTTTACTAAAATATATTCACTAACACGTTGATGTTTTATTAATGTACGCCAATTTATTTTATCCGCATTTTTAACAATATCAGATTCTGTCAATTTTCCTGAAGCAGAAATTAAATTCCAGATTAAATATTTATCATATTTTTCTTCATATTCTTTGATATTATCATATGATAAAGAAATGTAAAACTCTTTGCTAATTACTGGTGTTATATTGTTATACTCTCTCCTTGGTAACAAATTATTATTCATTATAAATTCGTGTTTCATATTTTCTTTCATATTAATTTATCCCTTCTATATAATTTTCTACATTTGGGTTTCTATCCATAAAGTGTCCATCGTCTGGCATTTTAATATCTTGATCAAAAAAGTCTGGATCAAGATTCCACGAATTCAATGGATTCTTTTCTCCATACTTATAATTCTTCCATAACCCTCGCAAAATAATTGATTTATTCCGTATATTCCTAGATACAAATACACCCATTCTACGGTGAAATGGTGTTTCCATTGCAGATGCATATTCGGGTAAATCAAATGGGTACGTTACTGATCCTTTAGATGGTATATCCGGTATGGTTTGTAATAATAAAACAATATTTTCCAGATGGTTTTTTAGATAGTTATCTTTTTCTTTAAACCTTAATGGTCTATATACAGGAAGTTGTTTTTTAATATATTCTTGAATTGTTTTAGTCGCACCAATGATTCCTAAAAATCTGTTTTGTTTATGGTTATTTAATAACTTTGCACCATTACTACTTAATGTAATATAGTTTCTATCATTTCTCAAGCCTGGATTATCTATAACATAATATGTTTCAGTATTTAATTGACTATCATTATTGATATATTCGAATGAAAATATTCTATTAGTATTAGTATTGGAACTTGTAGTTGAAATAGTTGTTGTATATGTACCTTGTGTAGATAGACTAAATCTATTACTATTACCATTCACAAAAGAATATAAAGAATCCTCAAACTTTTTTAATGATTCTTCATATTCTGACATTTGAGATTCTTTGTTTCCGTAATTTTTCCAGAGAGAAGGTTTTCTTCTCTCTGGTTTCTTATCACGAAAAACACGTTTCTCAGTTAAGTCAATAGTGTTTTTCATTTCTTTATTATCTCCTTATACATAAGATGTAGTATCGAAACTATATGTCAAACTTCCTGCTTCTTTTGACTCTTCGTTTTCTTCTGCAGATGCGACAAGTGCTTTCATTTCTTCAATACTAAGTCCATGTTTGATGGTATTATGCATTAATGGCTTCTCGTCATCTTTATGATATTCATTCCAGTTATTAACAAGTCTATCGAGAGTCAAATCACAGTATTCATCAACCCAATCACAAATATAATAGAAACGGTCGTATGCAATATTATCTCTAACTAAAGCACCAAAGAGGATTGGATCTTTTTCTCTTCGTTCTTTAGCCACTTTACGCTGAGTTTTACCTGTATAATCAGTATAGATAACATATAGGTTATCACCAAATACTTCCTTGGCTTTTACTATTTTATCAATAACTTCATCAGGAAATTCTCGTTCATAATTTTTCATATCAATGATGAAAACTGATTCATCACTGATTTTGTCAATGTATTCTTCGACATCCCAGCGATAAACAAACTGATTATAACCAGCTTTTACAATCGGAATTTCCAATTCGATAATTTCGAGTAAGAATTTTAATTTATCAATGGGTTTCTGTTGACCGGTGATTTCATAACGCTTAATCATATTGACAGCATTTTCATAGACTTGTCTCAAGTCTTCTTCACTAATACTATTTTTCTTATTTTTCACATACTGAAAATATTCAGAAGGAGTCATCTTTGCTCCTTCTTCTGCTGAAGGTTTTTCTGTTAAAATACGTTTACTCTCTTCTTTTTTCTTTTTAATTTCTGCTTCTTTTTTAAGAGCTTCTCTTTTTACTTTGTCATCCATGTTAACTGAAGTGCTTTTCTTTCCTCTTGGCATAATTTTTCTCCTTTAGTTCTCATTTAAATCATCAGTTTCTAATGTAAAAGTTCCACGGTGTAAAAATAAAAATAAATCAAAAAGATTTATTTGCATATATTCCGTATCACTTTCTTCATCTTTTTTACTTATGGTACACAATTTATCAATTACTTCCATATATTTATTCTTCAAAGGAAACATATGTAAGAATTGTTTTATTGCTGTCATTTGACTAAAAATATTATCAGCAGCATCTTGCATCTGATTTTCTTCATCATAAGTACCAATAATAGTAACATATTTTTCTCCATTATACAATGGAATATCAACCAGTTTTTTATTATAATTTCTATTCATAAAAACTGCTGATAATGTAGAATCCAACTTCTTTTTCTTAATAATAAAACAATCTTTACACCGTTGAGATAAAAATGATTTCATTTTTTCTTTTTCCAAAGTCCAAGCATAAAGATTGTTTTGATCTTTTTTGTAATAAATCAAGATAAACTTGATTGTTTCTAGTTCCATAGTTAATCCTCAAAATAAGGATATGATGGTCCTTTTGACTTATAAACTTCAAGAGCTTTATAGTATCCTTTATCATCCATCACATCTTCAAGACATTCATTTTCACAACAAAGAATCAACCATTCTAAACGTTTCATCATTTTCTTATACTCATCACAATCTACACCATCTTTGATAATATAATTATGAATGTAGTAATAAAAATTTGAGAAAGAATCGTATAAGTCTTTACACAATCCCGGATCATACTCTTTATCACATTCTTTCTTCATTTTTTCCATTTTCTTAAAATCTTTTTTCTTTAGAAAATAGTAGGTCATTTTTGTTTCCTCCTTTTCGTATTAAATGTATAGTCAACGAAAAAATAATATATAAATAATGAGATAAATCGTATATTGATGCTGATTGATTATATACCATTTTCGTGTAAAAAGAAAGGAGTGATAATAATGCGTTATAGCTTATTATAACTTAAGTATGTCAGGTTGACTAGCCGACATACGTACAATATGGAGCACGAAAACGTGACTCCGTGCCCAGATTCAACTGGGATTCATCATCAGTGATCCAGGGTCCATTGGAGGGCATGAAGAGGATCAAGGAATCTTTAGTCAGGATTCAAAAAACCGGATAGATACTGATGATAGACGAGGGAAATTAAAATTTGATTCCGGCTTCGTAGAAGATACTAGAGAAAAGGAGGATAAAATAATATGATGTGGAAATACATAAATATTATTAGACTTATCGAATAAGTATCAAAGTATTAAAAAAATAACTATTAACCTAAACACAAATATGTACTACCTCGTCTGTACATATTTTTTTATTATTCATAGGAGGAGAAAAAAATGAATAATAGTCAAATAAAAAAGAACATTAAAAAAGCATGTAAGCAAATTGTATTAGCTCAGGCTGCATCAGATTATGCGAAGGGGCATTCTGAGTTAACACGCATATTAAAAGACGCGGAATCAAATAAAAAATTTTATGATTCCGACAGTCATATTTGTTACGATTATAAAGATAAGTGTATTATGAATGCACTTAAAATAATCGATAACACACCACGATGTGGTGTCAATTACTATTATGATTGGCAACCAGATCAAAATGGTTGTAAATCCATTTTGGTTTATTTCGATATCAAAATCGATGATACACGTTTACAAGTTTCTTTCCACACATTTTGTTCTAGTCTTCGAACTAGACTAAACAAAAGAATTCATGATGGAAAGAAACCATCAAAAGGACGTAAAACCAAATGGGACCATGGAAGCAGTAGACAAAGCTGTGAATGGTTGATTAACCATTTTGGTTTTTAGTCCAAAAAAAAAGATTTATGAATATTCATAAATCTTTTTTTTATCTTCATAAGCATAAAAAACAAAATTTTAATATATGATACCCTGAAAGGAGGGAAATTATGGCTTTTATTATTGATGAGAAAAAGATGATCGATGAAAACGTCTTTCAATATGAAGAAAAATTAAAATCCCCATTGTCACGATTTATAGATTCTTCGCCTGTCTTTGTTACTTATTATCATATAGACCAAGATAATACAACTACAGATTCTGGATTTATTGATGTTGCTTCCATCTTAGGATTTCGATCACCAATTAAATTTAAAAAAATAACCGATTTTCCAATGTATGGAATTGAACAAATCGTACTATCATTACAAGATAATGACCAAGGATTGGATACTGATTTTAATGGTGAAGCCACTATTCTTCCAAATACAATCAAACCATTAGAAAACGATTTTTTTATCATTCCGATGTTAAAAGATGCTTATTTATTCCGTATTACAGAAATCACGTATGATACTGTATTACCGGATAACTTTTATAAAGTATCTTATATGCTTGATTATTTGGATGAAGAAAAATTAAGTCAATTAGAAAATCAGGTAGATGAGAATTATAATTGTATCTTAGAAAATATTGGTACGGAAAATAAATGCATTTTAGAGAGTACGTTTTATGCCAATATTAAAGATATAGAAAATATGTATGATAATATGGTAAAGACATATCTTTCTATTTTCTATAATGAGCGATATAATTGTATTCTTGGAGACCTTGGAATCGGGCAATTTTTGTATGATCCGTATCAGATTTCTTTTATAAATCGTCATAACTTATTAAACCGAAAAAATGATTTACAAACAGTATATCTTACAGAACAAACCCAAGATAATATGTTTGAAATCAAATATGAGAAATCAGTATATCGGTTTATGGAAAGAAGGAATATTCAATTAATCAAACCATTTTCTTTTTTACATTATAGTGGATGCTCACATAGAGAATCTGCATTTTGCAGGTGGAGAGATGATAGTATACAAATTGTAGATAATACCACAGAATATAATTTAGAGGAACGAATGTATATTTTCTCTGAAGAATTTGTACAAGATATCAAAGAAGGAAAAGAAATTCAATCCGACTTTGGAAAATTAATTGATAAATTTATAAAAAAAATACCAATTAAATTAGAAGATTTGGGGGAGAATTTATACGATGAATTATTAGCATTTAATAATAGTTTAGAAGTATTTTTCTTTACTCCTATTATTTTTTATATTATTCGAGTAACAATACAGGAAGCAATAAAGGAACCTAAATAAAAAAAGAAAAGAGAGATGTGGAGTCTCTCTTTTCTTTAATGAACCAATTGATGTAGATATATTAAATATCTACATCAATTGGTTCGTCTTCATCGTATATATCTGGATGGTCCAGACACGCGATGTCTACGACGAGCTGTCTACCGGCATCAACAGCTTTTTTTGCGTGACGACAACCAGCTTTAATGTTTGCCGCACCGCATGTAGCGATTGCAAAACCTAAAGCTGTATCGCCCACACCAGTTTCAGGGTCGAATGCTTTATCTAACCCAAACTTAATTGAGTCGCATCCGATCTTTGTAAATGCTGTTGCTACAGCACCGTGATAAATTAGTTTTGAGGCATCTTTACTTACTTTACGTCCTTCCATATTATAATTCCTCCTTTCCTGTTGCCTGAGCAACAGACAGGTAATAGTACCCATTGTCTTCGCCAATATACTCAACAGCCTCGAAAGGCTTTTCAAGATATGGAGAAGGTTGATCATAATGTAAATAAAAGCCAGTAGGCTTTATATTTACTTTGTATGCCATAGACTGATTCATGTACTCTATAGATTCGAGTACATCGGAATCATAAAACGTTTTTGGTCGTCGCACCCCCTTCCATCTATCGTTCATATCGTATGATGAGTCATCATACACTGGTGATGATAAAACATCATCGGATAATTTCTGATAAAAGTCAGCTGGAAAATCCAGCATGTGAGCAAGACCTTCGTCGATGTTTGGATTAAAAATCTCGCAGATCGTATCACCCCCTTTTACGACGTATGCTACCACCTCTTCGTTTAAAGCATCAATCAGACACTTAGGAACAAAATAAACTGTTCCATCAGAACCAGTTCCATGATAGATGTCTCCTTTCTGCAAAGTCATTTTAATAGTCTCATTTTCTCTTTTCACCATTTCTTTTTCCTCCTGTGATTTTTTTAGCCTCTTCAATAGATGTTACTTTTTTCATTCGATTTTCCTCTCTTTCTTTCAGTTCATCTTCTGTATAGAATACGTCAAAACAATTGCATTTCTCATCCCGGAACATACTATTTCTCCTTTCTTTTATTCATATAAATACATATTCCATATATTGCTGCCACTGCGTAAATTATAAAAATATTAAGCATAATATCATCCTCCTTTACTTTATGCTTTTATTTCTTTTACACAGATATAGTACATAATTAAAAAAATGCTACTATACTGGGGCAATACGCCCCCACCATTTTTAAATATTTCCCCGTTAAAAAAGATTCTATATAATATACGAAAGAAAATATATTTAAAAATATTGATATATAAAATCAGGTTATCTTTAGTATATTTATCTTATGTATAAAATATAGAATCTTTTAATTATCGATTCTTACATATAAATATTGTATAATCAATAAAATTTATTTTACAAAGAAAAAAAAAGAGAAGATGAAACAATATCATCTTCTCTTTTTATTATTTATTTTTATATTTTTTTCCAGCTTTCGCTAAAGTTTTAGATCTACTATGAGTTAATCTCTTAAAGTAAATCTTCATTCTCTTAATCGCCTCGTTATGATATTTCTTTCTAAGCTTAGCTTTTAAAGTTCTACGAATACGATTTACTTTCTTTAACTTATAATAATCCGGATCATGATGAGCTGCTGCAGATACATTAATACCAATAGCATATAACTGTTTCATTTTAGCATTCTTGTCAAGACGAACTACCATTTTATTGTTATAACTATTTTCCTGTACTAAATCAGCAGATTCTGCAATATCATGAATATCAGATTCCATTAAGAAACCTTCATTCATAGCAATCTGTACTTCTGTTTCAGATTCAATGAATTTTTTCTTTTCATCAACACCTAATTCACTATTTAATACGATTGGTGTAGCAGCTACACTCATCATATCATCTGCCTGCATTTCTTCTTCTGGAGATAACTCTTGTGGATTTTCTGGTCCAACAATACGATTGATTGTATCATCATCGATACCAGCCGCAACTCCAGCTAAATCTCCTGTAGGCATGTCATCGATATCATCGTCATCAAAATCACCAAAGTCTTCATCGTCGTCGTCATCGTCTAAATCATCATCAACACCTGGGAATCCATCGATATCAAAGTCTTCATCGTCGTCATCGTCATCTTCATTAAAGAAAGAAGAACCATAACCACCACATTCAAAGTCTTCACTTTCACTTTTTACTTTGTTACTATCATCAGGTTCTCTATCTGCTGGCAATTCATCATTGTCATTATTGTCATCATCATCATTTTCCATGAAGTCAGACATAAATTCTTCGAAGAATTTATCATCGTCGTCAAAATCATCATAGGAACTTTCCATGAAATCTGCATTTTTCTTAGATGGTAAATCTTCTTTTAAGATATCTGAAAAACTCATGTTTGTTCACCATTCCTTTCTTAAAGATATTAATTTTATTATTAACTTGTTTTTTGCTTTCCTTATAATAAAGAAATATTTTTATCTTCACAATAAATTAAAATTGAAAAGGAAGGGTAATAAAATGGATATTGAAAAAAGTAATTATTTAAAAAAGTATCGGTCCCGAATGACCGATATTATGAAGCAATCTCATCCCAATTGGGATAAAGATCGTATAGAGAAAATCATTACAAAAATGATTGAAAAAAATTTTAAAAATCCAGAAGTAGTGCTGGATAATAACTATACAGGAGAAAGTAAAGAGTCCACATTATTAAGTGTATTAGATTGGACATTAGATAGAAAACCATTGATAGCAGGAAATGGTACATTTTATAAAAATCAACATGAAGCAATTAACCCTATTGCTCGAATGTTAGATATGTTTGCTGAAAATCGTAACAACTACAAAGCTAAAATGTTTAAAGCTAGTGATAAATATGGAAGTGATAGTGATTTAGTTGCAGAATTCGATAGAAAACAGTTGAACGAAAAAATAAATATGAATTCATATTATGGTGGTAGTGGTGCTAAGTCATCTGCATTTTATTCCAAGTGGTCTGGACCAGCTACTACATTAACAGCTCAATCTGTTATCTCAACAGCACAGCAAACCTTTGAAGGCTTTTTAGCTGATAATTATTTATTTATTGATTTAACAGAATTATTAGAATGGATACGAGTTGTGATAAAAGAAAATCAATATTTAGATGAATTTATTAAACCGATTGATAAACAAGATATTGTAGTGAAACATTTATTACATTCTGTTATTAATCGTAACGAAAATGATGAGGAAATTTTAAATGAATATATGAAAGAATTGACTGTAGATGATTTGACAATTCTTTATTACAAAAATAATATTATTGAATTTATTAATAATCATGAATATATTCAAGATTTATTCATTGATATATTAAACACCGTTGAAAATTATCCTTATGTGGATGAAAAAGACGAACAGTGGAAAGATAAAGTATATCTTTATGAAGCTTCGAAAGATATTGATTCTGCGAAAGCATGGAATCAATTTGTAAATAGAGAATACTTTATTGACCCAAATAAACCACCGAAGTCTATTAAATATAAATTAAAAACGTTAAGCGATTACTTAATGAAATATTGCTATACAAAATATTTATCCTTTGATAGAATTTACAGACTTCGTAATTTCAAACGGTCTGTTGTTACAACAATTGATACTGATAGTAATTTCTTATCTTTAGATACAATTATGAATTTCTTAATTGATACAGTAGTTGGAGATAATACTTATGGTCGAGATATGGTATATAATACTTTCATTCTTGTAAATACTCTGACATATACTATTACAAATGTTATTGAAACTGAGTTATTATTTTATGGAGAAAAATCAAATATTCCAGAAGAATATCGTCCACGTTTCAATATGAAAAATGAATTCTTTATGGATTTAATTGTTATTGGTGAAAAGAAAAAAAGATATTTATCTAATCAAGTATTACGAGAAGGAAATAAGTTGACGCCAACAAAAGCTGACATTAAAGGCTTTGACTTTAAAAAGGCAACAACCAGTGAATATGCAGAAGAAGTCTTTATGAAAATTATTAAAGAAAACATCTTATTTACAGACCATATCAAAGTTTCTAATATTATTCAGGAACTTAGAAAATTTAGAAAAGAAGTTGAATACTCTATACGAAATGGAGAACGAAAATTTCTTCCAAACGGTAATGCAAAAGAATTTGCCGCATATGCTGATGTAGGTCGTATACAAAGTATGCGTGGAGCAATTGCTTGGAATTATTTAAATCCGGATAATTTGATTGAATTTCCTTCTAAAGTTAGTTTGGTAAAAATGAATATCTTTACTGAAGAAGATATGATAGATTTAAAGGATGAAGAACCAGAAATTTATGATATTATCATGGATAAAATATTCCATGATACCACTAATATCTTTGTTACAAAAAAATGGAATCCTGGTATTAATCCAGTAAATGTGCGAAAGAAAAAATGGTTTGAAGATATTCCAGAAAAATATCGTACAAAATATAAAAAACTTGGACCAAAAGCATGGAATGAATTTGCAGATGATGTAGATGATCATCCAGAAAAATATCCTAGAATTACAGAAGAAGAAAAAGAAGGATATTATATTTATAAGAAAAAAGGTTTACAAGTCTTGGCTATTCCAAGTTATGGAAAAATACCTGATTGGGCGTTAAAGTATGTTGATTATGATACGATGATTAATAATATCATTGCTCCGTTTAAACCAGTATTGGAATGTTTTCATGCAAAATTTCCAGAGGTTGGTAAAACTAAAAATGGAGTAAATCGTAAAACAGCATCTTTATCTAATATTATAAAATTCTAAATGAAAGGAAAGTAATACTATGAAAAAAGAATCTTTATTAACTAGATTAAAAAAGAAATTTTGTAATCACGATTTTAAATTAGAACATGAAGACGTTGCCACTTTATCTACTGGTGATGATACAATGTATCGTACCTTCGTATGTTCAAAATGTGGTAAAACAGAAGTACATCAATTTATTATAAAAAAATAATAAATTATTAAAACCCTAACAATAAAGTAATGAGAAATTGGGCTGAGGGTTTTCAGGCCGGAGAAAGATAACTGAAAAAAGTATGCGAGCGAAACCTAAAAGAAAGAGGAAGGGTTTATGCCATGACCATACTTAACGGCAAGAGGGAAATAGCCGTGGACATTCAAAATCGCAGTTATAAGCGGCAAAACCAAAGCATTTCTCATTAGGACGACAAAGTACAGCACTAACTCGTAGAAAGACGGCTATGGTTGGAAACTACTATAATAGTCTATATGCAGTGTACTTTGTTTAGAATTGTCAGGTGCATATAGACTAACTTCTTGATTATGATAAGACTCATGAGATGGCGAGTCTTATCATAATCTTATACCGCGTATTGACATTTCTTTAATATTAAAGAAAGGAGATATGTATTATGAGAGAATATGCAAGAACAGAAATAATACGTGAAAAATGCCATTATTGCGGTTGTAAAAATAAACTTTTTACAGATATTGAAAGAAGTTTTGATGGTGTGGTTGTCGGTATGACATTACGGTGTTGCAATTGTGGTAACACAGTAACCCATTTAAATCCCTCATTAGGAATTGATATTGTGGAGGCTTATATTAATAAAAAACTTTGTTCTGGTAAAAGTAAATGTATACAAGAATCATATTGTCCACATACTCAATGTCCATTATATGGAACATGTGGTGGAGGTAAAAAACCACCAAAAGATGATACATCTTGTAATTGTAGAAGTATAGATGATAAACTTTTAGATACTTCAAAACTTGTAATTAAATCGATTAAAAAGCCTAGGTTTAGATAATAACAACTGTAAAAACGAAAGGAGATTAATATTATGGCTTATTCAGAATATAATTACGAGCCATCAGATATCAATGATGAAATGTTTTTATCTGATGTACCGGTAGATGTTCTAAAGGAATCAATTACTACGCAATTTGAAAATCCTTTAGAATATAGAAAAAGAGATTATTTACAATCATACATCACCAAATATGTTATTAGTAAAGATAACATGGATGAAGATGAATTAGAAACTTTACAGAAATTAGATGATGGTTTTATTTCCTTCATGTGTTCTGTATTTGATAAATACTTAGATATCAGTATTAATGATATCGATCAATTACCAACTGAAGATCAGCATGAACTTCTTCAGTTAGTTTATCGTTTTTTTATAAAGATGATAAAAAAGAACTTTGTTAATGTAGTTATAAATTATATAGATAGAAATAAAGAAGACTTATGTGATTTATTACCAAAGAAAAAAGATGTTACCACCATGACATTTAAAGCAGAAATTGATGACGATAATGATGTATTAATTCTTGCGAATTTAAAAGATGTTATTCGTATTATTCTTTTGGAAACCGATTTTGGAGTAGATGAATTTTTAGATTTATGTATTCCTAATGGTTATAGCTTAGAGTATGAATTTGTAAAATCTAAATTCGATGATTTTACATTAGTTGGTAACTTCGTAGAAAAATATGTTAAAATGATAGATTTAGATTTCTTTAATCAATTAGAATCTAAAATCAGAAATCGAATCTTAAAAAGATATCCGATTCGTAAAAAAGAGAAAGTTGATTAAAACTTTACATAAAAAATTATTATCTTAAAGGAGGATTATGTTATGTTTAACAGACCATTTAACAACAATCAAAATCAGAATGTTAGTGTAAATACAAATTTTTACACATCATATTCTGATACTGCAATGCTTCGTGTAGGAGCATGGAACCAGCAATTGAGTTTACGTTTACAACCAGCTGTAGGTACAAATTCAGCAGGTGTAGTTCAATATGCACAGGATAATTCTCAAATTATCTTAACTGGTATTCCTCAAGATAATGCAATTGTATTATTAGAAGGATATAAGAAACATATACTTCCAGCAATTGAAAAAAAGGAAGCTTCACCAAAAGTTTCCATATCAGTTTCTGAAAAAGAAAGAAGAAAAATTATTAGCATTTATTATGACGGTAATGATTCTTATTTAGAAATTGCGGTTAATTTAAATGCTGATGGTACAACCGATGAATCAAATATTTTTAAACATAAATTCTCAAAACGAGCTTATGTTTTAGATTATGATTACGTAACAGGAAATGGAACGGAAGAATACGTTGAATCTGACTTAATGAATTTTATGAATAAGGTAGAACAGACGAAAGACTTAACACCATTTGCTTATCATAGTAAAAAATATTATGAGGCAATGCGTAATCTTTATAATAACAGAAATAATAATAGTGGTGGATATCAGAATAACAATTATCAGCAGAACATCGAACCACAAAATGTAAGTAGTAACATGGACTTTTTACCATTTAGCTAATTAAAACTATCACAAATAAGCAATCGAGTTTTCTTGATTGCTTATTTTTTTTAAAGGAGATATATTATGAAAAATGTGTATGCAGGACAAAAAGATATTTTTTATAATTCAGAATGTCTTTTTGTTGAATATAATGATGTGTTATCAATTCCATGGTTTTTTTTATTATTACAGATACGTAATGATGAGACTATGAATGAAGTATTTGATATGGAAGTTCTTAAAACATACAGTACAGAAGAATTGGTAGAATGGTATCTTTTTCGTAAGCATAGAAATATCTTAAAGAATATACCGTTAAAGAATCCAGATTTTTTTAATGGATCAAGTATGGACTATATATTGAATGAATTGATGGATATAACACCTTCATTCTATAGTGATTTTTTTAATTTAAATTTTGTCGTTACATTACAGAATGCAATTCTACATAAAAATATTATTCATAAATTTGTAATTTATTCTGAATATACTAATGATTTTATTGTAGATGCTGTAAAAAGAAACTACCCATCTGTTTCTTTTGTTAGTGGTGATTTTACAGAAGCTATTAAAAATGTACCAAACAATTCTACTTTTGTTTTCTCAGATATTAATAAAATTAATATTTTAGCAAAAATGAATAAATTGAAATATTCTTCTGTTCTAGTAGTAGACGGGTACCGATATAATTATATGGAAGATGATAAAAATAAAATCAAAATTGATATTGAAGGATTGATGAAAGAGCATATATTTAAATTAGATTTCTTTAATAACTTTAATATCATTGAAGAATAGGTTTTTATAAGTAAAAAAACATGATTTTAACGAATTTTAAAGGAGGAAGAAAATAAAATGGAAAAGAAAAGTTTTTTAGAAAAAGACCCTATGATTAATGTAATTTCAAAGGAGGAATTTGAAGTAAGGGTGCAGAAGGTCTTTCACTTATTATGGGAGACATTATCAAAATCTTTCGGACCATATGGAGCTCCGACATTAATTTATAATTATCCTTACTCTCATGTAACTAAGGATGGATATACAATTATGAAGAATCTTTCCTTAAATACAGTGGACAATCTGTTAGATCAGGCAATTGCGGATATGGCTGCTGATATTTGTGGAAGATTAAATTATTCAGTAGGTGATGGTACTACATCAGCAGTTATTGCTACAAATAGTATCTATCAGAACTACATGGAAGTACGTGATTCTTTATCCAGAGATTTTATTATGCCAAGAGATATTATCTCTTCTTATAATAATATCAAAGAAGATGTTATTACAGAGATTAAGAATCGTGTAAAAGATATTCGGTCAACAGACCCGGATGAATTATATAAGAATATTTATGATATCGTCTATGTATCCAGCAATGGAGATGTAGAAATGACGGAATATATTTCCGAGTTATATAAAGAACTTGGTTGTCCAGCAATTAGCTGTGAGCTTGCAGCAGATGGTATTACAAAGAAAAGATTAATCACAGGATATAAATATGGATTATCTTTACTGGATAAACTCTATATCAATTCTGATGGTAATATTATGCATTTACCAGAGGCTGACATCATCATCTTTTCTACAAAAATTACAAAAGAAGTATATGACAGCATCTTAAAACCATTAAATGCAATATCGCACAGAAATGGAAGACATCTTGTTGTAGCAGCCCCTTTATATGATGAAATTGCTTTAATGCAGACAATTAAAAGAGACTTAACTAATGAATATCAGAAAACAAAAGATATCAATATGGTATTAATGAACTATCGTTCTACTTCTGTTCATGCAAGAAAGTTAATTGAAGACTTTGCCACTTTAACAAACACAATTGTTATTGACGGTCCTCTGCAGCGTGCATTACTTGCAGAATTAAAAGCAGGAAAACAGATTACAGAACTTATCAATATTGATAATCGTTTTGATATTCCAAATTTAAAAATTGGTTTTTATGATGCAAATAATGGTTGTATTGCACTGGGTTCAACTTCCGATAAAATCAATGAACAACTCAAAGAGAATGGTTTAAGTAGCCCTACATTAAGTGAGAATGCAATCCGCTTAGGATATTTCCGTGATGGAGATTTGGGATTAAAAGATTCCACTATTCATACATTCTTCTATGACGAAGATCGTTATAATGTCGTCTTAAAAGATGCAGAAGAAGATTTGGAAGAAAAAGAAAAGAAATATCAGAAGCTTGGTACATTCAATCTTGAAGTAAGTCTTGCACAGCAGAGAGTATATGCATTACGTTTAAAGATGGGTATTATCGAAGTTGGTGCAGATAGTGAATTATCTCAGAAAATGATTAAAGATTCGGTAGACGATGCAATTAAAGCTGCAGCTTCTGCATATAATAATGGTGTTGTTCTTGGATGTAATGTAACACTGATACAGGCTATTAAAAAGGTAAGGGCAGATTATCTTGTAAAAGCTGGAGATAATATTGAACAGTTATCCCTTATTAAGACATTATTTGCAATTCTGATTCAGGGATTCCGTGATGTATATGGTACTGTGTTAAATAATGCATTTGAGAACTTTGATATTCCTTGTGACCATCAGTCCGTATATGCAGAATTACCTACAGAAAAATTTGATAAGGATGTAATTGATGAAATTATCAATGAATATCAAAGAAATGGATATGAAACAATCACCTTCTTCAATTTAATCATTGAATATTCATTAAAGACAAATCAGGTATTTGATGTAAGTCGTAGAGAGTTCAGTGATAAGATTGTAAACAGTTCTCAGACGGATGAAGAAATTTTGAAAGCAACGATTGATTTAATTGGATTATTAATTGTTGGTAACCAGATGGTTATTACGCAACGAGGTAACTTCTAATAATATAAGAGGATATAGTAATGGCTAATAAATTTCAGACATTTGATAACTTTATGAGAATGCCTTTTAATAAGGATTCATCATTAAGTAAAAATGAAAAGTACAATAAAAAGTATGAAGAATATCGTAAAGAAAATAAAATATATATTGCAGCTTATACTGAAATAGAAGATTCTTATTATTTACATATTAAAGTACCTTCTTCTACTTTACGAAATGGAAAATATGAATATGATGTTGTTATTCGTTTCTTTACTGATGATTTATTAGTAAAGAAAGAAGCATCATTAACACCTTACTATATCCAGTTTTTTTCAAATAGCCCGGGGTTCATTTATTATTATGCAGCTCTTTATAAGAAACATGGTTTCTTAATTGAAGCATTGTATGATAAGCTGGACCCGGACTATAAAGATGTAATGCCAGAAAAAACAAATCCGGATAATGAAGTCTCTTATGATAAATCAATATACTTTGCTTGTAAATTTATCTCGGAACATAAATTTCGTATCTTAAATAAACGAGGTTTATTATTACAAAAGAAAGTAAAACCAGATAAATTCTTTGCAAATATTTCTGATTTCCGTTCAGCAAAACTGGATAGAGAATTAATCAAATCGGATGAAGCATTACGTAAAGAACTGGATAAAAAAGCTAGTGATAAGCGTTCTCACGATTTACGAACAATAGCAGATAAACATAGAATTTCTGCTAAAAAAGGAAAAATTAGCACATCGGGATTATCAAAATCTGTCACTGGTATAGTAAAAAAGGTTGCTAAAGGAAAAATAAAACCAAAAAAGAAAATAGGAAGAAAACGCAAATTATAGTTTTGGTAATATATTATTTTTTTGGTTTCAATTTATATTTAATCCATTACTAAAGGAAGAAGGAGTTGATAAACATGGGAGCTGTAGATAAGGAACTAACATTTACCCGAACCGAAGATGATAAGATTTTCGTTAAGGGATTCCTCATACAAGATCGTGAGGAAAAAGATGACAGACCAAAATTTATTAATGATAGACCAGCACGCACGTCTAAAATTAATACATGGAAAGCAAAGAAACCAGAAGAAATTAAGGTAGAGCAAGATGGTCATTTATTCGTATGTAATTTCGATAGAATCTTTGGACAAAAAGATTTAAGAAAATACAGAAGATTTATGATTAAAAAAGGTTCATATGAGAATCAATTGGATATTATTACTCGTTATACAAACTTTTTTATGAATAATTATGATGCAGAGCAACAAGAATTAGCTTGTGCGTATTTGAAGATTAAGTTTGAAACAGACAGAAATGATGGATATAAAAGATATTCATTAGATGCTTGGCGTGATTTTCTTTATGAAACAATCTTTACACCAACGATGGTGGATAAGATTATAACAATGGTAGAAGAAAATTATCTTGATGACATTGAAAAAACGACTGAGGATAAAGCAAAATATTTGAAAAATAAGAAGACACATTTAGAGTCTTTGGAATTTACAAATATGCATATTAAAATTCTTCTAAGAATTAGTTTTGCAATGAAAATTATGTCACCAGCAATATTCCATTATTTAGCATTATCCAATATTCAAATTAAAAAAGATTCTGAAATCATATTTAATTTTTATCATAAATTATTTGAAATATTTGGATATGATAATGATTATTCGTTATACGACCAGAATGGTGAGGTTATATCATATGGTATTCGTCCAAGAATTGTACAAGAAAGAATTGATAGAGATGAACTGATCGCTTGGAGTAGTGGATATGAAACCAAATACATAGATCCAGTAGATAAATCTTATTATGCTCTCACACCTATCAATATGTACAATAAGTTGTATGTTTATGTTAAAGCAAAAGTTTTAGAATCAAATAGTAATAACTCTATGATTTTCGAACAAAGAGAAATCTTTGGTGTAGATGTTTATAGTGTTATTAAGAACTTCTTAAAGAAGGTATTGATTTCCGAAAATATTGTGAAATATAAATTTAATGAACATTGGAACCCGAAATTAAAAAAGTATAATGAAAATATTGTTGGATTAAATAAAACCATTATCAAATATCAGATTTCATACTTCTTAAAAGAGCAGTATCAGAAGAATATTACTGAAGTTACTAATACAAAGAATGCAGAAGGATTATCTGCTTCTGATAAGATGATGATGAATATGAGTAAATTAAATGAAGGTGATCATATCTTAACTGATATCAATTTAGAGACCACGATTGCTGATATTCGTAAACGAATTGATGTACCAATAAGTGAAGAAGAAATTGCATATTATAGAAATAATATGATTCCATCAGATTTACAGATACAATTATTAATTTCTGTTTATGCAAATGAATTTAAATCATTTAAAGATTTAAATACAATTACTAGACGAGATTATATTATCTTAGCATTATTAATGAAGAAACGTCTGTTGACAGATAGTGGTTATCGTACTGATGAAACTGGTGAAGTATATCCAGTAGCTTTACCTTATATTTTAACTGGAAATATTGAAAGTGAAGTAAATACAAGAACAATTCGTAATCAGAAATATTTAGCTAAGATTGAAGAATCTTATCTTTATAAGACAATTAAAGAAGATAAGTATCGTACTCTTAACGAAATCGATCCGGATTGTATTAAGAATTTATTATCACAATTTATCAATACGAAATTTACATATTGTACATATGAGAATCCTGCATTAACAGGAACTGTAATCGAGTACACTGAAGATAGAATATCAGATGAACTCTTATTCTTCTTAAACACTATTTAGAATTAAAGATTGATATGTACATAATAGTACATATCAATCTTTAACTAATTTTATTGTAAAGGAGTCACCAACATTATGAAATTGTTTGAAGAAATGAAAAAGAAAAAGGAAATTAAAAAAGAAATTCGATTAATTGAAAAAGTTGAACGATATACAGCAATGGTAGAAAATTTCTATGTTAAACATGGAGAAACAATTTGCCATTGTTCTAATTGTAGAGCATTATTGAATGATTACGGTACTCTTCTACTCGAAGATAATGAAGAAAGACGCCATATAAAATGTATGATATGTGGATACGTAACCACAAAAAATGAAGGTCCATTTGTTAGCGAGGCTATAGATAGTATTTATAGAAGTAGTGTGTTTTACAATAGTCCATTCTATAGTACAAAAATTATAGATAAACGTAGACGAGAGTTACGGCACTTAAAAGGAAAAGCTACTATGGCAAGACTCGATTTAAATGTCTATTATCAAAAACGTGATGGTTTTATATCTTATTGTCCATTATGTCAACAGCCAATGAATAGATTTGGAAGATTCAATGTGTGGAAAGAAACTTGCAATCCATATGAAGATAGAAATAAACATGATTGGACTTGTATGAATTGTGGTAACTGTTCTGTGTGGTTAATGAAAGAAGGAGAAGAACCAAAGCTTATTACAGGAAAAAAGGTGAAAAAACATGTCAAGCTCAAACCGCGAAACCAAACTGAATCTGATCAAAGCCCTCTACGAGAGAGATGTGTGGATACAGAAAGTAAATGATGTTCAATATCGAACACGTTGTCCATTCTGTGGAGATTCCATTAAGAATATGAATACGGGTCATCTTTACATAAAGATTGACCCTAATGATAATTATCCGGTAGTATATCATTGCTTTCGTTGTGAAGAAAGTGGTATATTACGAGAAGATACTTTGGAGTTATTAGAAATTGATAATGCGTATCTGAAATCTTCGATGTCTACACTTAATAAAACAAGTGATAAATTAGATACTCGTAATATTAATAATGAAATTAAATCTGTTCATTTTGATTTCAAATTACCGCAAATTTCCTATGGTCCGAAAACTCAATATATAGAAAATCGGTTGGGATTAAAATTTGATGAAAAAGATTATAAAAAGATGAAAGTAATAACTTCTATTTATGATTTTCTTCATTTAAATAAAATATCATCCGTACCATTTGCTAGAAATCTTCTCGATCGTTTTGAAGATCATTATGTGGGATTTTTATCTTACGGTAATTCTCATATATTATTACGAGACATTACAAATCGAGAAAAGTTTTCTTGGATTAAATATCCGATTTGTCCAGAAAGTAGAGATAACCGCTTATTCTATGTTATGTCTGGGCAAATAGATTTATTTACTTCGGAAGATATCACAATCAATATATCCGAAGGTGTCATGGATATATTATCTGTAAATTACAATTTAGGTTATGATAAAGATAATACTATGAATATAGCTGTAACTGGTAAATATTATAATAAAATAATTTTATTCCTTATTGATAAAGGAATTATCGGTGGAAACATCATAATAAATATCTTTGCTGATAATGATGAGCATTTTGGTAAGCACAAAGAACGACAATTGAAAGATTATTATTCTACAACACTTCCATATTATAAAAAGCTCTTTGATAATTATAAGCACTTATTTAAAGAAGTGAATTTATATTATAATAATATTGGTAAAGATGTAGGTGTTCCAAGAGATAAAATATCTTTGATATCCTATAAAATATAGGACAAATAAATAAAAATATATAGGAGGAATTAATAATGGGTAAAAGAGGAAAAAAAAGAAATGATGTTTTAAATGGTGGAGAAATCATGGGAGAACCTAATGACTTAACAGAAAGAACGGAAGAGGTAAATGAAGCAGATGTATTAGAAGCTTCTGACTCTGAAAATGTAATTGAAAATAATGATAGTTATGAATATACTCATAACGAATCATATGAAGAATCTTGTGATGAAGGATCCCCTATAGATACGGTACAGGAAACTATCGTTGAACCAGAAGCTGCACCAAAGCCACAGCCAGAAGTGCATGTAAAAGAAAAATATGATGCAGCGAATAAAAACCAGACTGGTAAATATAGACTTTGTGTCGTAAAAAGAGCTTCCCTATTAAGATGGGTTACTATTAAAGATAAAATCAAAAAAATCAATTCTATTGATTTTGTTGTTGATGGGGATTCACGTACCATTTATACAAGAGAAATCGCTACTAAAAGTGAAGCGATTACAATTAAAAAATACTTACAAGGAAAAGGTTTAAAACCTGTATTAGAAAATTTATAATATAAACAATAAGGTAAAGGTTCCTATTACAAGTAACCTGAGATGAAGAAGGCTTCTTTCATTAAATCTCTCTCCTTTAAGTATAAAATGTACAAAGTTGACAGGAAAAAAAGAGATGCAAAAATGCATCTCTTTTTTTTCCGTCTTTTTTTTTAAAATATTAAATCCATTAATGGTCCTAATATTTTTTTATAGTCATCTGATAATGTGTCATAATAAATTTTACGACGTTTTAATTCTCTATCAATTAATCCATATAATGTATTCATTGAACAGATTCCACGCTCATAAAGAATCATTTCTTTAATCATATCGACTGACTCAAGAATTTGGAATTGATAATCATCACAAATGATTTTCTTACCCTTATATGTATGCATAGTATATTCATATAATTTCATCGGTGTAATCATATTGTCTGTATCAACAAAATCGATTCCAATAGATAAACTCTTCAGAATTACATTCAATACTTCAGCTACACGAGATGTATAACTATTATCAATTGCATCAATATATCCTTCTTCATCAGGGTCACGGAACATAAGTTTTACGATATCTCTTCTACCTTTAACTGATGTACGATATAGTGCATGGAGAGATGCAACATCTTCTGGTTCTAAACCAATTAAGAAATTCATTGTTTCATATTCTCCCATACGAATAGGTGTTTCACTAACAGGCTCTAAATGTGATTTAGATTTATGACTTCTTGTTGGAAGTCCCTTCATATCTACTGCACCAGTAGAACGAGCTGAGAAGCCTCCTTTGTCAGACTGTTTTAATTTCATTATGTACATTTCTCCTACTATATATTTAGACAACGTACGTACAATATGACCCCATTTTGTTTTTGTATAAACAAATTGATCTGAAAGCCACGGAAACTCTTTCTTAATCGCACGTAAACGATCAAAAATAGGTCTATCACCATCTGCAGTATTCTCTATAGGTGGTTGATGTAAATAGATACCTTCGTCGATAACATCCTGAATAAAATCTTCTTTCCCTTTTTTATCTTCTAATTTATATTCATTATAAAAAGAAAGATATTGCTTATGATTAAACAAATCAAGATAACGAAAGAATAATTTTGCTTTCTCTGTAGTCGTTCGCATTTTTCTCATTCTATCCACAATTTGTTTACTGTATGCATTGAACTCTAATTCATACAATGGAAATGATGTAGTACGATTGATAATAGCAAGAAGATTTAAAACAACATCTACTTTCCTACCATCTTCAGTAAATGGCATTTCATCATCTGGAACTATCTTTGAAATAACAGATTTGTTACCATATCGTCCTGTGATTTTATTTCCAACTTTTAATGGTGAAACTCTACGAATATGAATACGAATAGCCATATTGGAAAATGGGTTATCTCCTAATTTCCATTTCTTTTCAGTATCCGTCATTTCCATAGCCCGCTTATATAAATAATCGATATCTCTACTGTACTTTTCTCCACTTGCAAAAATGATTTCAATTGTTTCCATGATTTTATAATAAAAATCACATTGTAAATCATACAAACGATATAACTCTCGATTGAATGAGTTTACTTTACGTTCATCATTATTATTGTATATTTCAATATCTACAACTTCTGTATTACTATCAACTAAATATGTAGTATCTTCATCGTGAATTTCATTTAAAGAATCTCTCTTTAAATCATAAAACTGTTGTCGTTTGTAACGCTGTCTGGTTGCAAGAATAACACCGGATACAATAGAACCAATTTCTGGAATTGGTTTATAGTATTCTTCTATATTATCTTCAGTTATTTCTCCTTTTTTACCAAAAAGATTTAACAAACAATCGTTATTATTAATAACAGCTTCAATTACATCCATTTGATAAGAATCAAATTTATTTGCAAAACCTTCTCTTACGATAGTAGAATCTTCCGATGTTCTTGAGTCTGTAGAATAAATGACAACTGCATTTTTACCATACCCATAATTCATATCATCATCATAAGAAGTTGAATGATATAAAACAGTTCCTTTTTTAATTGTGTCTCCTTCTTTATATTTATCTATAACATCGTTATTGATACCATAACCAAAAGATTCTGTAAGATTCTTATTACCACGTCGAGTAATTACTTCAAACATTTTTTTCTTTTTATTATAGACGAATAAATAATAAAGGTCTGCTTTATGGTTTTTTGTTTCAAATTTTGCAATCTTTTTAAATACGTCAAGATCGCTATCGGATTCGTAATATCCATCTGAATGTTTTCCTACTGTATTTTCCATGTTTGTAAAAATACGTGGAAAATCTGGATGTATTGGTACAACCGATTGATTAGAATGACTGGTGTTCATTATCGCACGATTTGTATTTACATATGACGGAATACCAAGACCAGTTCTACCAATAAGAGATGTAGATCCAGTTAAGGTTTTATCACTGGTAGTCAAAGCGTCCGTTAATGAATATTTAACTATTTCTGGCATAGTTAAGTACCTCCTTTACATTAATTTGTCTTCATAAGACAAAAAAATAATATATGGTTATAAAAAAAATTATCAAGAAAGGGAGATTGAAACTTTATCAATCTCCCCAAAGCTAGTTAGTGATTTCTAATGTACGCAATTAACGCATTCTACATCAACACCTGCTTTCTTTATAGTATATCGCTTGTTTGCGAATTTCTGGGTTGACATCCCAGTGTTAATCGCAAGAATTCTATTCTGGAATGCTCTGAAATATCTTGTAAGTTCGTTCTGTTCTTCAGAACCGAGCTCTCTCCAAGTCACATCCATTAATTGTCTCATTCGTTTCCAATCAGGAAACTTTTTTTCATCGACTTTAGTCGATGAAGACTTTGTTGATCTAATATTTAGATCAACTGCCTTTTCAGGTTTATCTTCTGGTAATGTTTCCCGTATCTTATCAAGACCAGGGATCTTAGAGGTAAGAGGTTTCGATGGATCCTCATACTCTCTGCGAGGTTCAACCTTCTCTCTTTCCTCTTTAGTTGTAGCAGATCTATATGTAGAATTAAATGATTCTACATAAAAATTTACTACATCTTTACCAAAATGCTCATTAGAAACTCTAATGCCGTTATAGAATAAGTATGTTTCCATACATAATTCTAAAATCTGCTCTCTTGGTAAAAAGTCATCATTACGGATCATACCGTAATATTTACCATTACCAATATCTCTGTTTTTAAACGTGTATAATTTATTACATGAAATATATGTAATTTCTCCACGTTTTAAACAAACAGGAAGAGAGTAGTCCTTTTTTGCAGTATTAATCTGCATACAAGTATACTCTCCTGCAGTATTTTCCTCACTGATAATGAGAAACAAATGTCTTCCTGGTTTATTAAAGAAACTAGGATTTTCAAGCCAGAAAATCATCCCTGGCATAGCCGTTGTTAGCATGTTACTCTGTCTTTCATTAACTTCATTTGTACTTTTACACATAATATTATCCTCCTTATATTGTGTAAATATTATTCAGTTACAGGTAAATAATATACAAGTAAAAATACAATCATTACTTAATAATCAAACTCTTCTTCTACTACTTCCATTTCTTCTGGAGTAATTGTAGATAATCTGGTTTCTAATACGGGAATAATATTCCCATAAAGAATTTTATACAACTCACGATTCTCTTTAAAATCTTCATGCATATTCTTTAATGTGAATTTATGGTCTTTATCTCCATTCAAATAATATCCATTTTTATTTCCACCTAAAATTCCAATATCTTTTGCATATCGAACCGATGAACGTAATGAATCCATTCCTCGAACTTTATCATATATTAATGGTACTGATTGACCAGCCTGATTTGTCCTTGATTTAATGATGTTTAATTTAACACCAAATCCATCAAACCCTTCATCTTCTTTGGTATATTTCTCTGATCCAACGGCAACAAACTTGATTAAAATATGAGCTAAGAACTGAGGAGTTTTACCACCTGGTAATGCTTCGTCCTGAGCTAAATATAAAATCTCTGCTGGTGATTTTATAATTCCCATATTTGGATTTGTTTTAATCTGGTTGATTGCAATCAAAATAATATTATACGTTCTAAGATAAGGTAAGATTTCATTAAAGAATCTTCCAATCTCACCTGTTAAACGCATCCTATCAGTCTGAGTACCAATGTCTTTCATTTTCTCCATATCTTTTTTCACATTGATATCTAAACCGTTTGTAATAGATGCTATAGAATCCAATAATACTACAGTTGGTTCGTAAAGAACAATTTCTTCTCCGAACTCATTTAACTTCCCTGTATTATATTTGAATTCATCTTTATGTAACTCTTTCTTTGCAGCAATATCTACTATACTTTCTTTCATATCCTCAAGTGTAGTAGATTCCTGACGTAAAATATATTTACCTTCTTTAATATCTCTAATATTAAATTTCGTTAATGTTTGGATACGAGTGTAATTCATCGCCTGCTCTAAATCAAAATGAATTACCGTTCCATTGTTAAATGGTCTTACAATATTTGCAGCAACCTGAACTGCAGTTGTTGTTTTTGACGTAGATGGTTTACCGATGAATAAAATATATGAACCTGCGGTAATACCAATACATGGATATGACGATATTAATCCATTGTCATCATCATATACATTTACTTTATATCCTAAATAATAATCAAGAACTGGAAAACCAGTCTTGTACGAAATGACAGAAGCATTTGCATCAAATAAATTTTTTTTACTTCCGTCTCCTCTTAATGATTCGATTAAAAAATTTTTACCCATTTTTTGTTCTCTCCTTCATAAAAAAATTTCTTTATAGAAGGGTTAGGGAAAAAATAAGAAGTTAAAAGAAAAGGAGAACTCAATCTCCTTTTCTTTTCTCATCAATAATATCCTGAATATCTTCATCAGGATAATAAACATCAATAGGTAAATTCATTATCTTTTTTACCGTAGCATCTTTCTCTTTTTTCTTATATCGTTTATAAAGTATTTTATCCATTATCTTCGTTTTCCATGTTTCCTTCATTATAATAGCCCTCCATAGTATAACCATAGTATCCTAAGAATAAGCGAAACTTATCCACTCGTTTATTCTTATCATTAAATATATTTAAACCTGTATATTCTGTAGAATCAGATGTATCATACTCTGAATTCCACATTAATGCAGAATAATATGATAAATATCCAAGACAATCTTTATATTTTTTCTTTACAAATAAAGCTTCTCTTATTGTAAAATTTCCAATAGCATTATAAATATTATCTGCAGTGGTATATACTGTGATAGCTTCACCTCTAGTACATACCATAGTAACTACATCGTATTTCATCAATGGTCTTGTTGGAACTGTTTCATATTTATAACAATCTAACTGTATATCTTGGTATTTGTCTTGAAAATGTAAAAATTGTTTTTTGTCCATCTTTACTTCTTTTCGATAAAACATTTTCATATTTCTACTATACTCAAACATTTTTGCATATTCTTTGTTTTTAGTATATGCATACATAATCGGTTGTTCGAGTTTTCTTTTCTGATTTCGTATTTGATAAAAAAGATAAACTTTCATATTACCTCCAAAAAAGAAAGAGTAGAACAAAGTCTACTCTTTCTCAAAAATCATATATTAATTATTTTTTGATGCTTTTTTCTTTTTCTTAGCTTCTTTTTTCTTATATTTTTTACTATTGATGTGATCCATACCTTCATAGTATTTATCTAACCAATACATGAGCACATCTCTGTCTACATTTGCACCAGCTGCTTGTGGATGTCCACCACCGCCAAAATAAGATTTTGCAAATCTTCCAAGATTAAGATCATCTCTCTTAGAACGGAATGAGAGTGATCTACGCGATGGAGAAATACCAATAACAAAATCAATATCATCATTATCATTATAAACCTGCTCCATAGATTCATTGAAATATGTTTCATCTGGAATCATTAAAGCTACCACATATTCAGCATATTCCATTGATACACAGTTATCAAGTACATGATCAAGAACTGCTTTTCGTTTATCAATGTATACCTGTAATAACATTGATAACTCTGGAGTGAAGACGATTGATTCTGCTTCATTTTCTACTGCTGTTCGTAAACACTGACTAATAGCATGATAAGCTGGGATTAATCCCATCTGTTTAATGAGAATAGCTGTATATTCTTCATTATAATTACCCGGATGCTTTTTCCATTCCCATGTATCATATCTACTAATAGCTTCGATATATCCTCCAAGATATGATTTAACCTTATCATCAATTTCATTATAATAGATATTATAAAGAACCTTTGCTGCTGATACAGGTGTTCCATCATCATCTTCGCTGATAACAGTACACCAATCAAGAGTTTCGTTTCTTCTATTGGATGCATGATGATCAACCCATAATAAGGTTAATTCTTTTCCGGATTCTTTTGCAGCATCACGATACTGTTCTAAAAATGTAACAGTATCATCACGTAATGCAGAAATATCTGTGATTAATAAAATGTCAGGGAATTCTGGCATTTTTCCATCTTCTCCCATTAAAAACGCTCTGATATTATTGTCTACAACATCATAGCCGTTAAATAATGAGAAAGTTTTAAATCCTTTAATCTGATCACAAACAATCGCACAACCAAGAGCATCCGCATCATTATGTGTGATATGATAAACAATGTTTTGATCTTCCTCTTTTTCTCCTGCGGCTTCATCATTTTTTTCATCAGAATCAATTAATTCATCAAATGTCACATTAGAATCAACCGATTCATCAAATGTAATATTGGTCCCTTCTGTAATTGGGATATTTTCATATCCATCTCTTTCATCAATTACTTCAGTCGGTTCTACTGTTTCCATTGTTTCTTTTGTTTCACCATAAACACTGTTTTTCTGAATTTTCTGTTCCATTTTCTTTTCCTCCTAGAAATATATTTTTTATTAAAATGTGAATCTTAGACCATCTTCAGTACCATTAGAATCTCCTTCTTCAAGGATTCCATACCGAATCAAGTTTCTGATACACTTTTTAACGTCTTTAGTAGAATAGTTTAAATCTTTTCCGATTACATCGTTGTATACAACTTTAAAGTTGTATGGGTCTTTTGTTCTTCCATTTTTTGGTGGTGCCCAACCATCCAAAATTGTGAATAAGTATAAGCACACTCTCAATTCTTTCTTTGAAAGTGCATCATTTTCGATAACGAAATCCATCAATTCCTGTTTTGGAATTGAAACGTTATACGTTTGTTGATACGTGCATCGATTCGAAGCCATATCATTTCCTCCTTTTGTAATAAATATGTAAAAATTAACTTGTTACCTAAAAATATTATATAACCTAAATAGCAATATTTAATTCAGTTTGTGCTCTTGTTATACCTGTATAAAGTAATTTTTTTTGTTCTTCTTTATCTCGCATCATTTGTTCTGCCAAGAATAATACTTTTTGATACTGACTGCCTTGGGTTGTATGAACCGTGAGAGCATATCCAAATTCTATTCTATCTACATATTTAGACCATTCTCTTTCCTGTTCTTCTTGACCAGGAATTTCATATAAGTGTTTATAGTCAAATTTAATATTCTTAAAAATTTTATCACTAAAATCTGGTCGCATATCGATTGACATTGTTTTACCATCAAAACTACTTCGTTCAACATTTGTAACAAAACCAGTAGTTCCATTTGTTAAATAGAAAGAATGATCAATACACTTATTCCAATTATTCTTTCTACAAACAACTTTTTCACCAAGATGAGGATAATCCAGCCTTCCTACTTTTTTGATTGATTCTCTAAAGTAATTATTGACATTATAACGTAAACGATTGGTACAAGTTATGACAATATTACTTTTTTGAAAATGGTACGGCTGTATATCTTGTCGATTCATTACTGCACTCTTACCATATATACCAACTTTTAAATCATTACCAGCTAGTACTTGTTGAGATAACCATACAATTGGATCACCTTCTGCTTGTCGCATTATTTTTGTCAATACAACATTTGGATGATTTAAATATCTTCCTTTACCAAATACTGGTGGTAACTGATTCAAGTCTCCTAATACGACAATTGGTATACCAAAAGATTCTAAATCTTCTCCTATCTGTTGATTTACCATGGACCCTTCATCTAATACAATTAATTTATAATCTTTATCTAATTTTTCTTTTTTCACAAATACTTTTCTTAATTTAGGTTTCCCCTTTTTATCAAAAACAATTTTACCTTTTTCATCTCGAACATATTCTTTTTCATATCTATATATAGCAGAATGAATTGTCTTTGCTGGCAATCCATTTAATGCCATTTGATTCGCAGCTTTTCCCATATAAGCCACAAATAATACATCTTCATTAATATCTAATCCGAGTCGTTCTATAAAATAAAGAATTAAAGTTGTTTTACCACTTCCTGCGGGTCCAGATATTTCAAAGACCTGATCTTTAGTGGCAGAGTGAAACCAATTTTCTCCATCATAAATTGCATAGATTTGTTCGTTGTTAAATTCTATTCCCATCTTTATTTTACCTTCCTTCATAAAGATTATTTTTTTGTATTTATAATACTAACATATTATTTAATAGGCATAGTCGCTATGTTCAGGCAATCGTCTATTATCCTTCGTGTTTTTGAGTAAAGAAATGTCAATGAAGTTGTGCTCAAAAAAAAATATCAAGTTATATAAAAAAAGAATAGTCATTAATGACTATTCTTTTTTTATATTTTATTATTTACTAATAAACAATAAAGTAAATTAGTAAATAGTTATAAAACTGATACTAATAGTATGTACGCAGTTTTACTTTTCGCCTTTCACCAGTTTGATAAAAATGGTTCAAACGTCTCATACGTTTTAAAAACCATTCTTTATCAGGGTCAAAGAGCTGTACTAGGCGGATTGACTCAGCGTAGTACTTCTTGTAGAATCTGTTGTCAGATTCTGACCCATATCTAAACATCATATTTAGTTTTGGGTTATAAGGAGAATAGTCATAAAGTATATTTAACATTTGACTATTCCGCAACTGGATTGTCTCTATATCATTTGACAATCCGTCGGTTAAATTGAGAAGACTGATACCATCACGATGAAACGGTGGTACAGTCTTCTCGATTTCCCGATAATCTATATGGTAGATACAAAACATTCTTCTCATAATACATTGCTGGTGAAGTATTTCTCGATATTCCGATTTAATTTCATCAGCTTCTTTATGGAAGATTTCTCGTTCAAAACCTACCATTAAATCTTTTAATTTATTTCTTTGCTTCTTCATTCTCAATAATAGATCATTTTTATCCTTATCATTAAGCTGTGCAATGTTTTCCTTAATAACAGGATTAGACTCTTGGTAGCAAAGTATCCATTTGTCAAAATAGTCTATTAATTCAATAAGTTTCTTTCTTTCTTCTCGGTTACTTTTAACATATAATTTTAACATCTTTCTTTTTCCTTTCTTTACATTAAAATATATTTTTCAACCAAAAAGAAAACACTATTGATATAATTGATATATTTATATCAATTATTACCCAAATAGTATATAACTATAACTTATATTTAAATATCTAAACGTAAGGAATTTCTTGGTGAGAGGAGATAAAATGATAACAAAATTAGAAACAAAATTAGATTTATCAAAAAAACTTTTAGGAATAACTTTAGAATCTACGCTTCCTACTAAAATAGGAAAAGGATTAAAAATTAACATTCCAGTTCTAATGTCTAAAATAGATAAAGATGAACCGAAGATATCTCCGTTATATTCAAAAGGTAATATGGTATTTATCAATGCTTCTGAGTGTAAACCACAAGCAAAAACAAACTTAAAAGAATTAAATTACCTTACCGCATATAGAGAATCGAATGCTTCATTAAATGAAATTTTGGTAAAAAAAGAAGATGGTAAAACTTTTGAAATACCAAAAGGAACGAAATTAGAAATCGAATGTGTTATGGAAAAAATATCCAAACTAACATTCAATACTAATAAATTTTCTAATATTGATGAAACTTCTGAAGACATAGAAGATACTTCAGAAGAAGATGAAGAAAGTGATGAGAATGAGGAAAACTAAATTTTCCTTTATCAAAGAGATTTCATCTCTTGACCTTATACTACTAAAATAATATTGTATAAATCTTATCTATATAATTACGAAAGGAGTATTATGTTATGGTAATCCCTGCTACAATTACAGAACAAATAGAAACTATAGAAAATATGGAGATATCTTATAGAGTATTACATCCACAATTAACGATTCATAACGATGAAACAAATCAAGATGTTGAAATTCCTTTTTCGTCATTAATGAATAAATATAGAGACTATCTTTCTAATATTATTATTACAATCATATTAGATGATGTCGCTCAAGCAAAATATAGATTCAAACCAAAGCTTATATCAGAAGAAGTGTATGATACAACAGAACTATGGGATACAATTTTAATACTTAATCATTGTAGTAGACTCTGTGATTTTCAACCAAAGAAGTTAAAATTGTATGATCCTGCTCAATTAAAGAAGTATATTAATAATATTTTAATAATAGAAGGATATCTTAGATAATATTTTTTTATTAAATTTTATTTTTTATTAACATATTAGTAATATAGAATGGTTAGGTATTATAGGGGGGACCCCAAGACTTAATAATAATAGAAATAATAAAAACAATAAATAACAATCACTAACAATAAAAAAAATAATAATAAATATAATAAATAATATTATTTATATATATTTACACATTTAAAAAAAATAAGTGATAATTTTTATTTTTCTTACATAACTAAATTCTCTTCTGTCATTATGGATATAGATTTTTTCTATATCCATAATTTTTATACCGATTATAATAAATTAAATTATTATATACATCATGTTAATTGAAAAGAAATGTCTTAAATTAATCATACAAAATCCATTTTAAGATTAAACCTTCATATGAGATATAATAAATAAAAGTAAAAAAAATAAACACCGTCTTGATTAATTAATAACTCCAGATTTAAAAGACATTTCTTTCATTATAGTATTCTAGTATAGAGAAGTAGCTTATCTCTATACTAGATTTTTTTAGCTAATTGATATATTATTAATATGAATAATAATTGTAAAGGAGTAAAATACTATGAATGAAAAATTGCAAGAATTACAAGAAATGCGTATCAATGGTAAAAATCCATATTTAATTTCTAATTTATTACAAGATAAAGAATTATTAAAATCAATAAAATCTATTCTTGATATTGGGGATATTATGGATGAAGATGAAATTTTTCTTTTAATAGAATACTTACGATGCTGCAGATATGTCTATGAAAAAAGTGGATATTATATTCCAATTACAGACTCTGAATATGATATTCTATATGAAATATTGAAAGACAATGGAATTGATATCAATGATAATAAAGGAGAGAAAAATGACAAAGAATATCATAAATATCCAGCATTACGAGGAACAATTGATAAGGTTTATGCATTGACAGATGATGAGGAGTTTATAAAAAATGATAGTAGGAAATCTTTGGATCAATGGATTAAAACTAAAGAAAGACAGTTAAAAGAAAATGGTTATGATAATTATAATTTAAATAAAGAGAATGTCTATTGTTTTCCTAAATTTGATGGAGTTTCGGTAATATTTGAAATTGATTCTAACGGGAATTTACAAAGAGCATTAACTAGAGGAAATACAAAAACTAATACTGCTAAAAATGTAACCAATGTCTTTAAAGATTTTCAATTTCAAAATTTAAGAAAAGAATATGCTTTAAAAACTGAAGTAATTGTTAGCAGTGAAAATTTTGATAAGTTTAATGAAAAATATGCTAACCTAGGTATTCACTATAGTACGGCTAGGTCACTTGCATCTGCTCTTATTAATAGTGAAGATAATGATAAAATTTCTTCTGGAGATATTAAAGAATTCTTATCAATTATACCACTTCGTTTAGCAGAAGATAAAGAAAGCAATATTCCTTTATTACCAGATGAAGTATTTGATTATCCATATCTTATTACTAAACTATCCGATAGAGAAAATATGAAAGATTTCGTAGAAACTATTCGGTATGTCCATGGTAAATATAAAACAGATGGATTAGTAATTTATCTTATCAATGAAAAATTACAAAAAATATTAGGTAGAAAAGATGATAAGAGTCAATATGAAGTTGCCTATAAATTTACTGAAGTATCTAACTATAGTAAAATTATAGATATAGAATTTTCTTTGGGAAAATTTGGTAACATCATCCCTGTAGCATTAATAAAACCTTTAGTGATGAAAGGGAATACTATACAACGTGTATCACTAGGTTCTATGAAAAGATTCTATAATCTATCTCTTGCAAAAGGAGATACTGTTAAAGTTTTATATGATATCATTCCTTATTTGTTATATGACGATGGTGATAAAAAATGTAAACGATCTGGAAAAGAACCAATTAAGATTACTACACATTGTCCGGAATGTGGAGAGATGTTAACTATTACTCATGATGGAAGTGATATGCTTTATTGTAAAAATCCATCTTGTCCTAATATAAAGAAAGGGAAAATATTAAATTATCTTGAGAAAATGGATATTCATTACATCTCCTTTATGACTGTAGAGACACTTTATAATTTACAATTTTTAAAATCCATCAAAGATTTATATAAATTAAAAAATGAAAAAGAAGCGATAATCGCTTGTACAGATTTAGGAGAAAAGACTATAGATAAGATTATTGCTGAAATAGATAAACATCGTGAAGTCTTGACGTCAACTTTTCTAGGTTCCTTGGGTATAGAAGGAGTTGGAGAAAAGACATTCGAACGAGTGTTTTCTATGCTGTCATATCAAGAATTAATGGAGTATTGCGATGAAGGAGAAGAAAGGGCTGTTGCAGTATTATCAGTTATTCCATATATCAAAGAACCTACTGCTTTAAAGATTTATAATGGAATAAGAGAAAATAAAAAATTAATTCATAAATTAGAAAAAGAATTAAGGCTTCTCGAATATAAAAGAAATTATGAAACTAAATTTAGAGCAGTATTTACAAAGATTCGAGATGAAGAAACAGAAGAGTTTATAGAAGCAATGGGTGGAAGAGTTGAAGATACTGTAAAAAAGAATTCAACTTCTTTTGTTATAGTACCTAGAGAAAACATTCAGTCGACGAAAGTAACTAAAGCAAAAACATATGGAATACCTATTATTCCTATTGATAACGTGAGAGATTACGTTAGAGAAAAATATGCTAAATGATGAAATGGTTATATACTATTTCATTGTGTATTATACACAATTATAAAATATTATCTTATAGGAGGTACCAGAAATGGGAAAGAAAAATGAAGAGAATAATGTGGTAAAACCTTATCAGGAGGTTTACGCAGAAAGTGTTTTCGAAGATGAAGAAGACATTGCAAAAATTGGTGGACTTGCTGCCATCTGTATCCATGATGATCTGGGTGTTAATTTCTCAGAAGAAAAATCTAAAGATACACAGGATTTTAGAATCCCGATTGTAACTGTCATTAAATGTTTTGAAGCAATGACAGAATATATTCGACAGCAGACAAGACAATATGAAGACAAATTCATTATCAATTTCGCCAATCGTTTTCAATTTGGTTATGATAATACGAAGGACGATGTCGATGATGAAAAAGAAGGGAACTTTTCACCCACACTTCAGGATATTCCAATAAAATCTAGTACAATGGAATATTCTGGAGGCACGAATCCAGTCGAACGTGCGAAAATGTGGATGAGTGAAAATGTAACAATTGATCCAGTTAAAATCGATGATGTATCGAAATTAACGTATGACAAAATGAAAGATTGTGATATTTGTTATGGAAGTATTACATTAATCGCTCCGATTGTTGTATATGTATATGACCAATTAAAGGCATATATTCAGTACAAAAGAAGAGAAGAAGATTTAGATGAAAAAGAAATTAATTTCTGTGGATGTTTCACAATGATTGCAAATGAAACAGAAAACGGAGAAGATTCTATCGATTTAGTTCCTTCCATCGAAATGAAGACTTTCATCAAAGATGATGAAAGATCCGGTCATGGTATTGAATAATATCTGACATACATAGGAGAGGAGTATTTTATATGCTCCTCTTTGTACTATGTATTATATTTTTTTGGAAAGGAGATAAAAATGAAGAAGTATTTAAAAAATTACGTATCGGATTTTGAACGTGATTTAAATATACCAATCATGAATAAAGCATATGACCAACCTTTGGTTGATTATGTTATGGATGCATTTCGTTCATTAGAAGTTGTTCCAAGTATAAAAGTGGTTGGATATGAATATACTGAAAAAGAAAGTGAAATTGATATCAATAAGTATATCTTTAAACGTGAAAAGAAGCGTCGAAAAAATGAAAGATATGACTACAAATATATCAATGATACGCGTTGTGGAAAGTTGACTATATTTGTAGAAATTACATTAACGGAAACAGATGAAGATGGAAAAAAATTCATTCATAAATATCCGATTAAGAAAGTAATATTAATTCCACTTAAAGATGATAAAACTGGTGAATTTTATATTAAAGGAAAACCTTATTATATGATTTACCAAATCGTAGAAAAATCTACATATACAAGTAGAGATTCTGTTGTATTAAAGTCTTTAATGCCAATAGCCGTAAGACGTGGTGTAATAGAAGAAGATGAGTCTATTACCAATAGTCTCACTAACGAAGCATTAAAAGCATTAGGGAAGGAGTGTGTAGATACTGTTGGTAAAGAATATGTTTTACCAGTGTATTATGTATTAGTATTACGTAAAGAAGTGCCAGCGATTCTTTTCTATATGTCTAAAGGAATTAACTATTGTCTTAATTTCTTAGGACTGAATAATGTCATCACTTTCAAAAGAAAGATTGATGAAAATGATGCTTATAAAGATTATATTTATTTCCATATTTCAAATAAGTGTTATTTAAGAGTCGTACGAGATTTATTTGATAAATACACATACATTCAAAGTGTTGTTGGTGGTATTTTACATGTGACAACAAATCGTACAACGATTGAATCATTAAATGAACCGAAGATTTGGATTAAGAAAATTTCTAATCCAAATAACTATGAAAAGGGAAAAGATATTCTTAAATTTTTCAATCGTCTTTGTGATGAAACGACAAAGAAAATTTTAAAAACTCATACATATCATAAGCGTAATATTTATACAATTTTACGTTGGATTATGATGGAATTTAATGAACTTCGTATGAAAGATAATTTAGATTTGAATACGAAGCGATTGAGAGATGAAAATGAATACATTGCATCATTGCTTACTAAAGAATTAAGTAGAAGACTGAATCGTATTTTATCTCTTGGAGATAAAGCATCGATTGATAATTATAAGGAATTATTTAAATTCCCAGGTGATTTAATCGTTCAAAGAATCAATAGTTCTGGTATTTTACGATTCAATGATTCTGTTAATGATATGAGCTTCTTTAGTAAATTTAAATATACAAATAAAGGTCCTCATGCTTTAGGAAGTAAGAATACAAATAACATTGGTATTCGTTATCGTGGTATTCATCCTAGCTTTTTAGGTAACATTGATATTCTTGTTTGTGGTAATAGTGATCCTGGTACATCTGGAATGTTATCACCATATAATAAAATGAAATCATTCTATTTTGATGATTCGGATGAGCAAGATGATAATTTGTATGAAATTGAAAAAGAAGTACAGGAAAAATATCAAGAAAAACATGAAGGTATGATCTATATTGGTCCAAATATTGAATCTAAACAGGCATTTTATGATACTATGGAAAAGATAGAATCAATTCACGACCAATGTACAATGATTGGTGTTGGTAAAGAAGATGTTATTAATGTATTCGTAGATGAAGAATCTAATATGGATGAAGAATCTACAATCACAATGCCAAAGAAAAAAAAGAAGAAAAAGAAAGAAGAGGAAAAGAAAAATGGAAAGTAAAAAAGTAGTAGTAGATATTGATATTTTAAATTATGTTTATGCGTATGCTAACTTCGAATTACTTGGTAGTTTTGGAGTTGTAATGGCTGTAGAAATGAATAAGGAATTTCTTGAAAGCAAACCAATTGAATATGCTTTCCCAACTTGCTCATCAGATGAAGCAAATGAAAGAATGAAAGAGTATATCGAAAATGCAGTATTGAATTTAGTCATAATTTCTATTCCAGATATTAATCTGGATATGATTACATTTAATGGACATGTTGATACAGAACGTCATAGCCTCTCATTAGATTCTATATTAAATAGAATGGGAGAAATTCCAGAGCATGTTGCAGAAGTTGTAAAAGATTTATTAGGACTGGAGGATAACGAAAATGGCAAAGCAGAATAAAAAGAAAAGAACATCATTACATTCAAACTTATATAGTTTTGATGATTTAAATTTTATGAGATCGAATTTGAAGAAAGTTGAAAACACTGCAGTTAATAGTGATGTAAAAATTGAAGAAGATTATTTTGATAAAGTGTACAAAGAAGGATTAGCTAAATTAGCTGCCAGAGGATAAAAAATAAGGTAAGGAAGAATTATCTTCCTTACCTTTATTCAAATTTGTATTCTGATTCGATAGGTACTGATTTTGAAATAGGTAATTCTTCCTCATTATCAGTTTCTAATCTTATTTTTAAATAATTACAAATCATATCTATTTTAGTTTCAATACGATCTAATCGTTTTTCTAAATTATCAAGAATGATTTTTTCTTCAGTCTTTTCTTTTTTCGTACGTTTCATCATTTTAATACAATGATGTATTTCACCAGTTTCTGTACTTATAAAGGAAAGATAAAGATTTTTCCGTCCATTCATTGATTCAAGTGTGGGTGTCATTAGTGATGATTTTTCATTATTAGACATAATTATCTCCTTTCTTGAATTGGTGATATATTATTTAAAAGTAACTGATAATGATTTATTAAAGGAGATGATAAAATGAAAAAGAATATCGAAGAACCCTTAAAGTCAATCTCACGTTATAGAATTTTCACTTTGAAGTATATTTATGGATACAAATATATGCCAAGCATAACAAGAAAAGGGAAAAATAAAAATGCTAAAAGCTACCATGGAGATTGCAAAGATTACTAAAGTAATGGAAATAAAATTTGGTATTATTGTTAAACCAGATTCTTTTACAAAAAATGCAGAGTTCTTAAAAATAGAAAATCAATATTCTTTTAATGGTAATGATTACTATATTTTTAAGCCAAACCCTTTTCTTGTTATAGATATATCGAAAGGTAAAGATAAAGGACAAGGGTGGAACCAAAATTTAGCAATCTCTCTTAATAGACCAAAATTATTTGAAATGATTAAAAAATTAAAGTTATTTCTTAATAAGTATAAGCAATATACTGATTTATTCTTTTATAGTGATGATAAATTATGTTTGAATCGAGAGATTGCTAATAAGGTAATATTAGATCTATATACGTCAAATAAACATGTTCGTTTTCTACCTTCCGTGGTAAATGGTGAAGGGGAATGTGAATATTATGAAGGATGTGTATTTGCTATTAATAGTTTAGATAACTTTTGTTACCTAACCTATGATGAAATGGAATATTTACTTTATGAATTAGAGAGAGTGAACTTAAATACTCTCTCTTTTGCATTATTATCTTTGGTAAAAGGATATAACAAAGAAATTATGCAAGATAAAATTATTAAAATGAATATTTCATCACAAAACGATGAGTCTGACAATGAAGAAAATACAAATGAAAGTAAAGGAGTGACGAAAATAACTAAAAATACATTGCCTTTATAAATAATTTATTTCCACATTATTATAATAAAAATAATAATGAAAGGAATGAAAATGCATGGATAAACTATTTGATTGTTTGATAACTGACGATCCATCTACTATTCATCTTCTTATGGAAAGTGAAGAAGATGAATATGATGACGATTTTGATGATGTTGATGAACGAAAAGAAAGATTGAGGAAAATTAGAAATATTTTAATACTTGCAGCAGGTGCAATTGCATTAATTAAATTTGTGAAAAGTAAGATTGATGATGCGAATAAAAAGAAATTATTCGAAAAGAATACACAAAAGTTAGAGCAAGTATTAATTCAAGAAAAAGACAGATTAGTAAAGAATCGTAATGCTTATAAAAAAATGAGCAAAGACAGAAAACGTTTATCAAGAAAAGAACGTAAGGAATGTAAAGAACTTGCAGCAAAAATTGATAATCAGATGATTTACATTGATTCAATGCAGTTAAGAGTTAAGAAAATTTCTGAGAATTATTGTAAAGCAAATCATCTTAATATCTTAAATACAAGTAATATGCTCATGAGTAAATATTTATCACAGGGTGATAAAGATTATAGACGATTCGAAGTTTATCAATCATGGAAAGATTATAAACAATCAACAAAACCACCAAAACAAAAGAAACCAAAAAGAAAGAAAAAAGTAGTAATTAAAGTAAATGCTATAAAATAGTAATTAAATATAATGGGAGGATGAAAATATGTTATATTTTACTTCAGATACACACTTTGGTAGTAAAAGAACATTAGAATTATCAAAAAGACCTTTTGAGTCTGTGGAAGAAATGGATAGTCTTATTATCAAAAATTTTAATAAAATTTTAAAACCCGATGATGTTTTATATCATCTTGGAGATTTTGGTGATTATGATAAAATTAAATACTTTCCATGTCCAGTTGTTTTAGTATTGGGTAACTATGAAAGAAAAGATATCAAAGAAAAATTTAAAGGTGATATTGATGCGTATAATGCATTTTTAAGTAAGATGGGATTTAAATTTGGAGTGATATTAGATGATCATAAAGCAATACATAAATTTACATATGATGAAGATAATAATAGCTATAATCATATAGATTTATGGTGTTGTCATGAACCAAGTAATTGTAATAAAGAGTCAAATTGGTTTAATCTTTATGGTCACATCCATGGTCGTCAAATGATTCGTCATTATGGAATGGATGTTGGTGTGGATTGTCACCATTTTCGTCCAGTAAGCTTTGATGATGTATTATTTTACAAAGAAGCAATTGAAAAGCATTATGATAATGAAGTTTTTGATGATTAATAAAATAGGAAGCTATGAGGTTATTCATAGCTTCCTATTTTTATTCGTACTTCATAATAAATGATACAATATTTATATGAAGTATATGGAGGTACTATAAAATGATGAGTGACAAATTTATCAATTCAAAGGACCGTGTGGTGAATGTAATAGGTCCTTTTAATGAAGAAGAAAACCTTATTGACAATAAGGGATATATTAAAGATGGTTATGTCTGGATATATATTAAGAAAAAACCATTAATTGATAAAAATAAATATCCATATATTTATCCTGTAGATAATGGATTTGAATTTTCTAATCCCTCTAAAGAAACCTTAGAGGGATTTTCAGAAAAGAATATTTATGATTTATCTTTAATGAGTATCGTAGAACAAACGAAACCAACAGATATTATGTATAACGAGCAAGCAATTAATGATTTGAATAATGCTGCTTCTCGATATATACCAATCGTACATGAAGAAGATGACTACTTAAAAAAAATAGTCAAAGAAGCTATTATTCGAAAGAATGTAGACATCAATCGATTAAAAAGTAAAATGCAAGTTTCATACAATCTACTCAATATGAAACAAGCGTTAGAGAAAAGTACAAAAATGAGTGTAGTTTATTTTATGCTTTGGATGGAAATTCTTGGTCTTGATTTTGAAATTAAGATTAAAGATAATGGACAAGATAGAATTGATCCGTTAAAAGAACCATTAATATATTCTTCAGCAATTGACGTTGTTGTAACAGAAAAAGAATATACTAATTCACATCCGATAGATAACGAGGAATAATCCTCGTATCTTATATATACTTTTTATATTTTAGGAGGACAAGAAAATGAGAGAAACAATGGTAAGTGCAACTACAAAAATTGATGAGTTATTAACTAAGAGAAATCAGATTCATACGAGGACAGCAGCAATTAGTGCTGATGTCGTATTGACTCGTATTAACGAAGGTAATTTGACAGAACAGGGTATGATTAATGATTTATCATCAATGCTTTGTCAGTTTACGAAAGAAGAACAGGTTGAAATTTTAAAACATGTTATAGTTGACGTTGCTTTAAATGTTTCATCATCAAACAGAAACAATAATAAACCATCAAAGAAAGATTCTGGAAGAAGAGAAGTTTTCGGAAGAGATTCTTTCTTTAGATAGAAATTAATTATTAAGGAGATATGATAATAAACATATCTCCTTTTTTATTTTGAAAGGATGAAATTATGGAAATAATATCACCACAAATTCGCATATATAATACTCATATTGAAATATTTCCATATAAGCAAGGAGATAATTTCGATCTTGAAAAGAAGTTTTGTAAATTCGATCCATCAACACATCATTATGATCATATATCCATGATGTGTACTAATTATCATGGAGAAGATAAATTATATCTTCCAAGAGGTGCTAATATAAAATATTTAGAAACTGAATTTCAAACTACAGCAATAGATTGTACTGATGGTAGAATAAAACCCCATACAAGAATCTCTTATTCAAAAGATAATAAACCAGTATTATTAGGAAAACCAAGAAACCGTATTCAAGAAGAAGCATTAGATTTCTTAACGGGAAAAAAGGATTTTAAGAATAGTAATCTTTATAATCAGTTAGGATTAAATTTAGATACTGGAGATGGAAAAACTTTTTGTACAATTGCTGCAATTATTAAATTAAATTTAAGAGCAATAATTATTGTTCATAAGAAAAAATTAAAACAACAATGGCGAGAAGAGTTCTTAAAGATGACAAATCTTCAGGATTCTGATATTATTGAGTTAGAAGGTTCTGGGGAAATCCGTCAGTTTATGAATAAACATGAATATACAGACGGTAAAATCTTCATCGTAACACATCAAACATTACATTCTTACGCTTCAAGTAATGAAGAGGATGGATGGCTCGCGGTCAGTAAATTCTTTGATTGGTTACATGTAGGAATAAAGGTAATCGATGAAGCTCATAAGTATTTTGAGAATAGTTTAAAATTAGACTTCTTTACAAATACTTATAAAACTTTTTATCTTACTGCTACATTTGGGCGTAGTGACCCAAAAGAAAAAAGATTATATAAAGTAGCGTATTCTAGTGTATTACGGTATGGAGAACAAACGATATACTATGAAGAAAAGAGAAAACACATTAATTTTGTGATTGTCTATTTTCATAGTGATTGTGGGGATATGTCTCCAGATGTTACAACGATGTTTGGGTTTTCTTCTTATAAATATATTGATTATGAATTTCTACGTTCCGACGGTGCTATCTTTCGGGTAATTGAACAAATCTTAGAGAAGACGAAAAACTTAAAGGGAAAGACATTAGTTATTAGTCCTAAAATAGCAAGTGTCACTACAGTAGCAGAAAAGATAAAAGATATGACAGATAAGAGTGTAGGAATTGTACACAGTAAAAATGATGAAGGAACCAATGAAAAAAATAGAGAGAAAGATATTATTAGTACGACGATTAAATCTATTGGAGAAGGAGATAATGTAAAAGGATTACGAATCATTATTAATACCGAACCAGTAGGAAGTGAAAATTTAATTGACCAATTACGTGGAAGATTACGTGAGTATAGTGCAGAAGATGAGACATTTTTCTTTCATTTGGTAGACACATCAGTACCTGAAAGTGTAGGATTTTTAAAAAGATTTATGCCCGTAATGAAAAAAAAATGCAAGAGTATTATGGTAATGCGATTAGACGTATAAAGAAAGGTAAGAGAAATATTTCTCTTACCTTTCTTTTTTTATCCGAATATAAAGTCCGATATTCCCCAGATGATTTTACCGAGGAACTCATTGATTTTACTCGGAATTGACTGATGCTCTTCTAATTTTTTATAAGCTAGATACGCTGCTACACTATCCAGATAACTTAAAAAATCCGGATTGAAACGTGAATCATCTAATGCATCAACTATACAAAGATGATGTAAATATTCATCCGTCCATTCCTTAATAGGAATTTTGTAAGGATAATCGAGCGTACTATATGTAGCTTGAAAACGAGGATCAGACACAATATTCCACATTTCATTTCCACATACTTCTCTCGATGCGATGTCTTTGCATAAAGATACTCTATCAACCGTGCCATTTACTAAATAATCACTTACTACTTTCATTTTTTATTCCTCCTTATGTGTGTTTATTTGTTCTTGTTCTTAATAATATAATGTGTAAACAAAAAAAGTAGGTATGACAAATGAGCCATACCTACCAAACAAATTATCTTCTAAAGAGTTTCTTCACCATATCTCTTCTGTTGAAGATGAAATAGTAAACTCTAAAGTCGTTATCTTTATTTACCTTTTTTGCGGGTGTTAAATATTCTCCTTTCATTGATTGCAGTCCCAAATCTTCTAATGGGCAATTATGTGGAATGTAATGTTCATAATATACAAGACCATCATAATTAAAATTGTAATCATTCAATGTTGCATCTTCGATGTCACTATTAATATACCTGCTAAAAGTGATACCATCGAAAGATACAATATTATCATTTTCTATTTTGAGAATAGCTCCCATTACTTTAGCGAAAAAATCGCTAAATATAAAACCTTGTGTAGCTGCAACGCAACGGAATTTGTAGTTAGATTTCAAAATGAAATCGATTTTATATCCGTTTGCTATTGTTAAATTCCGTCTTGCAATAAATGAGATGCTCTCATTTCTATTGCAGATCATTTTGTTGTTGATCAAATCTTTACAAAGGAAAGATTCAATATATTGATTATTAAAAGTATTTGTTAATAGTAATGATTTACTGCAGAATACTGGTAAATCATAATCTTTTTCGAAATGCTTTATTGGTAAAGATGAATCGGCATAAAATAACGTGTTAAAGGACATTGTTATTTCATCCACGGTGTTATAAATGTTTGTGTTGTTAGCAAGTTCTTTCTTTAATACGATATTAAGTTCTACTCTCATGTTATTCTCCTTATTGCCTATGAACTCGACGGATCATAGGTCTTTTGATTGTTTTTATCTAGTTTATTTCTGGTTAAAAATTTCTTCAGCTATTCTCCGAATAGCTTCTTTGCTTTTGTCTTCGGAATAAAATAATTTATTCCAAAATTCATTGCATTGTTCGGGGGTGATGTTTGACTTAGATTGGATCTGTAAAAACCCATCTTCGTTTTTGTTTATTAGTTGCTCAATAGGTTGATCGAAATTTCTTTCCACCTCTCTAAATCTTCTTCCAAATCTCATATTTACTCTCCTTTCTATTTTTATATTAATATGAAATTTTTTATTGATTTACACGAAAATGGTATATAATTACCCCCCCCCCATATACGAAAAAAAAATATAAGGGTAGTAAATATTTACTACCCTTATATTTTAATCCATAATTTTAATATCCATTCCTGGATATTTCTCAATTAGTGATAATCCTCTTGATAAAATTATAGAATCATATAAAGAATAAGATTCGATATCCTCTATTTTTTCTGCAATTTCATCAATTTCATCCCAATTTCTATTAGGGAATACTATATAATCATATTTACTGTTTTTGTAATTATATACCCCAATACATGGGGAAATACCAACGTATTTATCAATGACGTCGGTATTATATCTACTAATTACAAAATGACACTTTTTTTCAATTGAAATCACATAGTCTTGTAAATATTTCATGTTTAACATATCGATGACATCTTTTACTTCAAGAACATCATTGTTGTCAACCCACAAATCTATATAGTTCTCAATATCATACATAGTGTTATAAATGATATCCATAGTGACATGGTTGTGAAATATGATATCTATTCCACAATGTCTTTTCTCAGGATGAGAATTATTTGCTTGCCAAACAGTAACAGCAAGGAGTTTGTTTACCGCCCAATTTTCTTTTATCCAGGCTTCGCGTATTTCTTTCTTTTGTTTTTTGACAAGTTCTCTTTGTTTTCTAGCAGCTTCTGCCAGTTGACGTTTAATCTCTTGATTCTTTTTCCGAGTTATTCTGGCCTTTTCTATTGCCTCCCTTTTCTTACGTTCAGCTTTTTCCTTTTCTTCTTTTTGACGCTGAATTTCTTCTCTTCTTTCTTGTCTTCGTCTTGCCTCCTCGTTATCTAAGAATTTGCTATATGCCTCTTCTAATTTTTTAAATTTTTCACTTTCGAAGAATTTAAATTCTTTTTCAAGACGAATTTTATCAAATTCTCCACTATCATAGTTTTCTATAACAGTACGGAAATGATCATCAGACCATTCATTTGTTATATATTGATCCCACATTTCCAAGGCACCAGAGGCAGTTGTTTTATCATATGGCTCAAAGCCTAGGCTCATATCATGTGACTCTGGAGATATGGTTTTGATAGCATCAAAACGCATGATATAATTATCCACGAAACGACGTGGTAATACACGAGTTTTTGATGGCTTAACATCAAAATTGTACCGGTTTTTGCCAGTAGCCTGATCAAAGAATTTATCATAAGTAAATTCTTTGATTGGATAAAGAGTGAGAAACTCTTCATCGGATCTTAAGAAATACTTTAAGAAGACAAGCATTTCTCCACTCCCAATATTAAATAGAATATCACCAAATTTTAAATCAAATCTTGATGTTATGTCATAGAAGCAATCTTCCACTTCTACAATACTCATCAGGGAAGCTATTTTAAAATTTATATAGCCTTTAACGAAAGTCAATAATGACACCACCTCTATTGTTTTGGTGTATTCATTTACCGATAATACTTGATAGTACAATTGTCTAGTACCAACAGTTTTTAAAATAGTCCCTTTGTGAATAAATAAGAAATTATTATTATTTTCTTTTAGCTCTTTGGTTCCTTTCATTTGTTCGCGTATTGCGTATTTCTGTTGCATTAACATATTTAATCCTCCTTAAGTATAAAAATATGACTAGAGATAAAAATTTTTATCTCTAGTCATACATTAAATGTATATCATAACAATATTATATTTCTACAAAACTACAAGTTACATAAATTACTTTTATACCAAGCTCTTTCAATCTTTGCTCTGTAATAAATTCTAATGTATGCATATCTGAATTATAAAAATTGGCTGCAATATCATATAAACATGGTTTAATATATTCAAGATTTATCTTGTTTTTTGCAAGTAACTTAAATTCTAAGTTATCTATTCTTACAATACTATGAAAACAAACATTATTATCTTCTTCGATATTGTAATACATATCTTTATCGATTTCTTCAAAGCATGTAATAAATGACTGTTTAGATGATATTTCTGGATTAATATACATCACTCTCCTCAATGAATCCGTTTCTTCTACTACATTAAACATATAACCTCGTTTTTGTTTGAGGATATATTCCAGTGTACTTTTTGGTAATTTATCTTTTATTCCTGGTGTGAAAATAAGATATGCCTTATATCCCAATTTTTTATTTTCCACTTTAATATAATCAATTGGTGTGACATCTGTATTATAATCAAAACGATATTTTTCATCATAACTATTACATTGACAAATATGAAAATCATCAAAGAATTTATCATCTCTTTCAACAAGTATACAGTCCTCGTCATATTTAATATCACATGATGATTTGTTATAACTATTAAAGATTTCTAATATCTTTAATCGATATAATTCTTCATCCATACTATCGTGGTTGAATAATCTCTGAATTGGCAAAATACTCAATTCAGATGGATCTATCACTTCGTGTTTGAATAAATACGATTCATTCAATGCAAGTTTTGTGTTGAGATTATATTCATATATACGAATACCACTACCATATTCATAAGTTACTTCTCCATCTTCGTATAAGTATATTTTTAAGTTTCTCTTCTTCATCATCATGATTCTCCTTTTTATTTGTCTGTAAGAACTTCATTATTTGTTTTTTCAATACTATTATTAATCGTCGTGACAGAATTATTATTAACAATCACAGGATAACCTTTGTTTGGATTAAAACCAAACATATATACGTTATCTGTCTCTTTAAGAGACTCTACCTTCATCAATCTATCTGGAGATTTAACATAGTATTTTTTAAGATCATCTTTAAATATATAAATCTCTTTAGTGATATCTTCTTCACGAATATAATACGATTCATATTTATCATAATCCTCTTCTGGGATCATAGTAATAAAGATATCATTTAATCCAAATATGGTTTTAATCCAATCTTTCACAGTAAGTTCTAATTGACTTTTTTTATTGACAAATAAAACATCAATATCTATAATAAGATATCTGTTTCTAGTTTCTTTGTCTACTAAAATATCTCCTACTTTAACTTTTCTTTTCATCTGTTATTCTTCCTTTCTGTTTTTTATTTTCACAATAGATAATAGGGTGTTTGATAACTCTATTCTTGTTATACAAGCCAAAGATGTATCTTTTCCATTCATTGAATTTCTTATAGCGTAAGGATCCGATTCAGTGTCATATATAAATATATAATCCGTTTCATCTCGAACTTCACTACAATGAATGAAATGCAACTCTGCTATATAATCAGATATTATATCAATATCTCGTAATGTATAGACCGTAAAAAATGGCTCCATAAATAAATAGGTACAATATTTGATAAATGGAAAAACATGTGACCTATTCCATATATCTTTATTATAAAGCATAATATCACTCCTTGAATTCTATTCCTAAAAGTTTAGTAACATCATTAATAAACTTTTTTTGAATTTCTTCACTAGCATTACTTTTCCCAAGGTCCTGAACTACAGAAACTGGTTCAGGACCGTATGTTGATACAAATGGGTCTATATAATTATTTTTTTTCTTTTTTTGTGTTTCCATTTTTCTCCTCTGTATTATTACAAACAGTATCAGTGAATTCTTTAACGAATTCTTTCATATATTCTTTATTATTTACGTCAGCTTCTGTAATAATTTTTCCCTCTGGACATCTAAAACTTACCGGTGGGTAAGCCTCGACTCTGCTATGCAATTCATCAGGTTTTACATAGACAACACTATCATTATCAAATGATGGTAAATTTTTATTTATTGTAACAACTGCTGTAACAATATCGCTATCACTGATATTATACCTTTCTCGTATGTATCTCATGAGAATTGTTTTTGTATCACTTTCATCAAACATAATTTTACAACCATGAGATTTTTCAATCAATTCTAATATTACCATTTTTGGTTTATTAGGACCATATTTCCATTTATATTTATACCATATACTATCGTTATCTACATATTGTACAATATTATTTGGTGTATAAAAATATCCATGCTTGTAAATTAATAATGGGTCATCTGGTGTATAAAATTCGCTTTCAAATCCACATAGTTCAGTCATTCGAATTTCATCAAATGTAAATATACTATCATTATCAATTTTTTCTTTAATATACTCCCTAAGTCTTTCTAATGTAAGTTCTTGTCCATTTTCCATAAATAAATTTTCAAACATAACATTTACCTCCTATATTTTTTATATTTATGTGCATCTGTTAATAAAAAACAAAACGATAATTATAGAAATGAGGAAGGAGTGATATTTTGTATCGTTATGAAATAGAAAAAATTGAAAAAGAACGAGAACGACATGAGAAAGAACTATTTGAAACACCTAATCAATTAAAAGGTGAAGATAAACGATATGTTTCTTTAATGAGTAGTATCAGTCATACATATGGAAATGTATTAGCATGGTTTCAACAATATATGTTGTCTTTAGTACCAGAAAATACATTTAAAACCATCCATGTTAGTTCAAAAATTGCTCATAGACAAATTCGTAGTACCAATCACGAATTTTTAAAAAAATCAAGACCAATGATTATTTTTAGACCTCGTATTGGAGATATGAGTGAAGAAAGATTTTTAAAAGGTACCCCATTGATTGAACAGCAGTACAACATATATTCTACATGGGGAAAATCTACGTTACAACCATTTATGGATGATCCAAAACATGACATTTGTGTCAAGTTTCAACAAAATCGTTCTGTTATGTATGTGGATGTTATCATGATATTTTCCACACTATTAGCTCAAATGGATTTCGTTCATTATTTAAATAACGCTATTGTTTTTAATGCAGACAATTTTATTTCTACTTGTTTAGAAGGTTATCTTCCAGAAGATATGTTAAAAATTATTTCTGATTTATCTGGAGTACCTCTTTATGATGAAGATGGTTCGTCAAAAGAATTTGTAGAGTATATGAACAACAATTCGAATACTCCAGTGACATTTAAACTTTCTGGTGCAAGTGGTAATAAAGAATTTTATAGATATTATGCCACAAATATTTCTACTATATTTCAAGATTTATCTTGGGATGATGGGGAAAAAGAAGGACATGTTATGAAGTCTTATCAGATTAATTTTAGTGTAAAATTAGAATTTTACACAACTGGTTTTTATTATATTTATAATGATAATATACTAAAAATCAATTTACCTAAAACACCTTATGCAGAAGATGGAAAGATTATTCCAGTATATACAGATATTTTTGCAAAAGAAGATCTCAATCTTCAACCGGGGTGGCATATATTTAATCAAGCATCTTGTCGATTAGAAATACCACATGATACCATATCTTTCAAAGAGATGTTCAATCAATCAATTCTTACTGCAATCAAATATCATCAAGATAATGGTTTACCGTTGGTAGAATTTTTGGATATTAAAGTTCGAAGACAGGGATTTTTAATTCGAGAAGGAATAGATTATAAAATAGATTATAAAAATTTCAAGATTTATTTTAATAATAATACGACGTTTTATACCTATAAGATATTAATTTGTGTTAATATTGGTTATATAAACGATATGATGAAAACGTTATTTAAGCTTAAATAAAAGAACGCGTACGGTAATTTCAGCCAGCCGTACGCGTTCTTCTTTGAATATCTATCATCATTTGAGGTTTGCCATATGCAGAAAGCAAAATTGTATTTGTAGGTTATTTATTTACACCGGAGGATAACAATACCCCATGTCAAAAAAAGTATTGTTTACGTTATATTTACACGAACAATTTGTAATTGGACATTCTCATCGTGAGATTTAGCTCACCCGTTATTAACATTGCACCATGATGATAGATAATACAAAGCATCATCTATATATAAATATGAATTGTTTAGGATAAGAATTTCAATGCTTAATAAAAAATCTTTTCTAATACACAATATAAATTCACTCGTTGTATCTTCTCAACTACTCAAAAAATCGTCTTTAATCTATTTATAAGGTTTTAATAAACCTAAACAAATTCATAGAATTTTAACATTAATTAACAATATGTTTATTCATTTTCATTTTAACCTAAAAATAACTTTGAAACAAGGAGAAAAAAAGATGAAAATAGAAAAAGTTGTATTAAGAAATTTTTCAGCTATTGCTAATGCAATGAAAACAAATGAATTGACTATAGATTTTAGTACAGCAAAAAATAATATTTGTTTAATTATTGGACCTAATGGATCTGGTAAAACAACGTTAATGAGTTTATTAACCCCGTTTTCAGATTTAGGAAATTTAGATATTCGTAATGGAAATGAATTAATCTTAGAAGATAAAGAGGGGTATAAAGAAATAGATATAGTTGATGGGGAAGATGAATTTATATTAAAACATTTCTATTCTCCACATAAAGGTAAAAATCATAGTGTAAAATCTTACATTATGAAAAATGGTATAGAGTTGAATATCAATGGTAACGTGACTTCTTTTAAAGAATATGTGAAAGAAGAACTTGGCATTGATATTGATTATTTAAAATTAATTCGATTAGGAAACAATGTTACATCATTGATTGATTTGACAGAAACTGAAAGAAAGAATTTTATGAGTAAATTATTAGATGAGATAGGTGTATCTCTTGCTTTTTATAAAAAGGTCAATAATGATTTACGTCAGTTAAAACAAATGATTGCTATTAATAGTGATAAAATAAGAAAATTGGGAATTGATGATTTGGATATTATAGAAGATGAGATTAAAAAATACAATAATCTCTTGGAAGAAGCAAGAGTGAAATACGATAAAATCAATAATCAAATTTCTATTTATCGACACGAAATTGAAACAATAGAAGACAAAGAAACTTTAAAAGATAGATTGAATGGAGTAATTCGAAAAGTAAAGAAGATGGAAAAAATCTTAGATAAAAAAGAAGAACTACCATCAACTGATGTTGAATATTATGTAACAGAAATTGACAAATTGACAATAGAGAAAATCCGAATTAATGACAAACTTTCTTCTATGGGAAATATGATTCAATCACATCTTGAACAACTTGACCAATATGAGGAAGAATTGAGAGAGGTTAATGTAGAAATACAAAAAGAAAATGACTCCGATAAAGAACTGGAAAAGATGAAAGAAGAATATTGTAAACTTCGTGCTGATTATTCTTATCGTAGTTCTTTTCTGGAATCATATGAATATACATTCTCAAAAGAAGAATATGAATCTTTTGTAGTATCTTTGAAAAATATTCAACAGATATTAGGAAAGACATATGAATTCGGTAAAAAACCAATTAAAAAGGTTTTGGAATTGGTAAGAAAGAATCAGAATGTTATGCAGTATGTAAATAGTAATCTCATGAATCTTTATGAAGAAGCTGAAGAAGAAAATAGTAATATTTTAAGAATTTTATCTACAAGATTTGATTTCCGTTCGGATATAAATTGTAAAGAAACTTGTCCAGCAAAATCTTTATGGAATCAGATTCAATTATTATTAGAAGATAGAAACCAGAGAGATAAACATAATGATTTTTCTTTTTTTAAAGATGTTGAATCCTGTTATCTAAATCTTTCTGAAGTCATGCATCAATTGTCTGATTTGGAAGGAATTATTAAATTACTTCCAGAAAAAGTAAGAGAATCTTTTTGTATGGAAAATATATATAAAAAGATTGAAAAAATGGAAGTGATTTATAATGATAAAGATATCAATAATATTCTGTCACAAGTAACAGAATATGCAAGTATTAAAGATATTGAAAATAAAATGGAAGAATTAGATAAAGAAATTAAACGATTTGAAAAAATGGGTAATAGTAAATATCTTAATAAGCAAAAAGAAAAATGTGAATGTAAAATTCAATCATTATCTGAGGATTTGGTTTCATTAAAAACGGAGAATAACGAATTAGTAGAAAAACTAAAAGAGATTACAAATAGTATTGAAACATTAGATGAATTACATGAAGCATTATCTGAATATGATTCATTAAAAGAATTGATGAATCAATTGAATACTTTGTATGAATTATATAAGACAGATTTATCATTGATATCGACATATAATCGAGAACTTGATAAAGTGAATAATGACATTAAAAATTACACAAAGAATATTCAATCATATGAATTTGGTAAAACGCAGTACGTTACATTACGAAGCGAAATGGATAAGTATAGTAAAATATATGATGAAATGAATTTAGTAAAAGAATCTCTTTCATCGAAAAAAGGTATTCCATTATATCATATTAAACAGTATTTTGGAAATACAGAAGAAATCACAAATGAGTTATTAGATATTGCTTATGATGGTCAAATATATATTGATAAGTTTCATATTACCCCTACTGAGTTTCAGATTCCTTATTATATTCGTGGAAAGAAAATGAAAGATGTAAAATATGCATCACAGGGTGAAATTAGTTTCTTATCTATTGCATTATCGTTTGGGTTATCATCTCAATCTTTTTCTAAATATAATATCATGTTGTTAGATGAAATAGATGGTGCATTAGATAATAAAAATCGTGAGAAATTTATTAAAATATTAGAAAATCAGATTGAACGTATTGGCTCAGAACAGAATTTTCTAATTACACACAATAACATGTTTTCGTCGTATCCAGTTGATATTATAGATTTATCATTTGGTGACAGGAATACAGAATATGAATTAGCAAATTATATTAGAGTGATTCGACAATAATAAAAAAATATTAAGGTAAATACATAATGATAAGACATGTTATTACGTTTTCATGTCTCGTGTTATAAACACGCCCTTCGATTTTTAAACTTATTAGTAAAAAGAAATATTGGTATATACCAATATTTCTTTTTACCCTTTGACCATGAGTACAGCTATGAAACAAGATATTAATATCTTTTTTGTATTTAAAAAAAAATAAATAAGAAAGGAAAGGTAATAATGGTATGGATCCAACGATTATCGACTGGCTAAATCAATACAATGTGAAAGTTGGTAGTATAGTGATTGTCATAGGAATTATTGTGCTCATTGTCAGCACTATTTATAAAGGGCGTCAACGATATGACAAATTACTCGAAGATATGGTACAAAGACGGATTAAAAAAGAGGAAGAAGATAAGGAAGAAGAGGAACAAGTTGCTCATATTTGTAATACTCTAAATAAATTAAGTGATGATATTGAAAAGCTTTCCGTTCGTATAGACGATATTGATAAGCGTCTTAGTAACTCGGAGGACTTCGTTTCAAATACCGATAGAATGATTAATTGTATTCAACGTGAACTAAATGTACAAAAAAGAAATACGGAACTATTGATAGATAGTGATAAAGAGAATATAAAGTCACTACTTCTATCTCATTATTACCGTTGGACAAAAGCAGGGAAAATTGATTTATATACATTAAACACACTCGAAGAAAAGTTTAAAAAATACAAAAAAGAAAATGGGAATACATTTGTGGAAGATCTGATGAAACAAATGCGTTCATTACCAAAAGTTGTTAATTTAGTTCACGAAAATGAAGTTGATCCAATTGGTTATTTTAGGAACCATCCAGAAGTATTGGAGGAAATGGGTATTGATTTATTGGAAATCAATAAAAAAAACGAAGAGTGAAGTATAAAGACCTGATATAGTATTTCTATATCAGGTCTTTATATTATTCCTTTACTGTGTGAAGTAAAGGTAATATTTTATCAATAAAATATTGAAGAGAATAATCGTGAGAATCAACACTAAAACTTACTGTTTCAATATTTTCAGGTACAGGTAATACCATATTATTTTGATCAAAATAATCTTTTAATTTTATTAAAGACCAAATAGAGAGTTTGATATCTTTTGATGGTATATCTTTTATATGTATCCCTCCAGATTCTGAACGGAAATATAAATCTCCACTCATATTCATATGAAATTGTACCGAATTATATTTTTCTGGAACCCCATATATTTCAATTTGAAAAAATTCATGCTCGATATTTTCAAATCCAATATCACATATTAATGATTTTAAACCTGCATCTACCATCAAGTCTGTTAAGTTTTTTAATTCTTTAATTGTTGTACTCATATCGGTACCTCCTTTTATTTATTATTTTTATCGTTTACAATAAAATATTATATGTTTACAGTTATTTTTACATAAAAAAACTTTTACTTAATTATGAAAGGAAGTGAATGAATTGCGATTAGATTTATTTGATATAAAAGAATTTATAGAGATTAATAAATTACAAGAAGTAACTTCAGCAGTTCTTTTCCAACGTGGAGATGTACCTCATCCAAATGGATTAGTATCCAATGAAATATTTGGTATCACCACAAAATCAAGAAAAGAAACATTTGCATATATTAATCTTTATGGACATTTTTTCCATCCGCATGTTATGAAAGCAATTCGAAGATTATTTCGAAATGTAGATAAAATTATCAATGGTGAAATTTATTATTCTATTGATAAAGATGGACATTTAGTGCAGGATGATGCAAACGGTGACACTGGATTAGATTTCTTATATGAGAATTGGAATAAAATTAAATGGGATAAATCGGATGTCCCGGGAATGCGTAATGAACGTATTGATTTAATTACAAAGACTCCAAAGAATAAAATTTTTATTGAGTATTGTATTGTTATACCTGCGTTTTATCGTGACATTAAACCAAACCAAAAAGGTGGTGGTGAAACAGAAGATATTAACCAGATGTATGCAAAATTAATTCGTGAAGCAACATTGGTTCGAGATAGAGATATGTTTGATTTCCAGTTTCATTCTACTAACTTTAGTATTCAAAATACATTAGTAGATGTTTACAATTATTTTAAACAAAAAATCGAGAAAAAGAATGGATTAATTCGTAAATATTTGATGGGAAAGAATGTAGACTTCTGTACACGTACCGTTATTACAGCTCCTACATTCCATGCTAACTCTCCAGATGAGTTATTAACAGATTTAAAACACTGTGCAATCCCAATACATCAAATATGTACGTTATGCTATCCATTTATCATGCGGTGGCTTCGAACTTTCTTTGAAAGAAATGTGATTGAGACACCAGAGTATTTTATCTATGATCCTGTTGCTGGTGATCGTACCATGAAGACAGTAAAACTTGTAAATCCATCATTAAAATTCAATGATAAATTTTATAAAAAGATGATTGATACTTTCCAAAAAGATCCAGAATCTCGTTTTAATAAAATTGAATTACCAGTAGAAGGAGATCAGGTAAGATATCTTGGTTTTGTAGGAAGTAATATGAACAGTGCAGATGCATCTACAGGAACGACAATGAATCGTCCGATGACGTGGACAGATTTATTATTTATGGCTTGTAGTGAAGTTGTAGAAGATAAGCATTGTTTAGTAACGCGTTATCCACTTTTGGATGAATTTGGAATCTTTATTTCAAAAATTCGTGTATCTTCTACAGTACAAACCTGTGTAATGAAGATAAAAGATAAAGTTTATAATTGGTATCCAATTATTGATTTTGATGTACCAAGAGACCAGATTGGTTCTTGTTTCATTGATTCCGTGCGATTCAGTAATAGTTATCTTCCTGGTTTGGATGGTGACTATGATGGTGACCAAACCACAGTAAAAATTGCTTATACACAAGAAGCAAACGAAGAGATGGAGAAATATATGAACTCCAAATCATTCTTTATCAATGCTGGTGGTCAGAATATTCGTAAAATTGAATCAGAAGCTGTACAGACCTTCTATACAATGACAAAAGAGCCAATGAAGAATGCTAAGACGTTATCCGCAGCAGATAAGAATTTTTTCTTAGGTTTAAAACCAAAAGATTTTACATTTGAAAATATGGTTGATTGGTTTGGTGATTTGGCTAATGAAGACGATGATAAGTTAAAAGAACATAAATCAAAATTCAATATGACAGATAAAATGAAGTTATCGCATAGTGAATATCCATTGGTAAAAGACACTATTGATACCACCCTTGGAAGATTTATCTATACAAAAATCATTGTAGAAGGATGCGGTGTTGAAGATATTATCGGTTATGTCAATTATCCTTTAACAGACGATAATCATGCTATGATTGAAGGAAAATTAACGACAGCGTTTATTAATGATAAAATGACGGTAGCCCAAATGTATAAATATACAGATACAAGAGATTGGTTAGGATTCCAATTACATGGTGTTATTACTACATCATTTACAATGCGTTCTATGGTTTGTCCAAAAGAAGTACAGGCATTAAAGAAAGAATTATTAAAGAAATATAAAAAAGAAATTGAAGCTGGTGATCCAGTTGTATCTGAGAAAATTGAAAACGCTTTGATTGCGAAAACCAAAGAGGTATTAAAAGATGATATCGGAATGGATCTCTACGTTTCCGGTGCTAGAGGAAGTATTGGAAATAATTTTAAAAACAATAATATTTATCGTGGTGCTGTATATAATAATTTGACTGGTAAATATGATATCTTAACTTCATCGTTAATGGAAGGACTGGAAAAAAAAGATATTGCCCCACATGCGAATACAATCGTTGCTGGTGCTTATCCAAAAGCAAATGGTACCAAAGTATCTGGAGCTATGTCTAAGACATTAATTGCGATGATGCAGTCGGATGTACTTGGAGATGAAGGAAGTGACTGTGGAACCAAAGGATACTTGAAAGTAAAGATTCCGGCAAAAGCAAAATTAAGAAATAAATTCTTATATCGCTATATTATTGAAGGAAATAAACTTACATTATTAACCGATGATAATATTACAAAATACATCGGAAAAGAAGTAAAGATGCGTAGTCCAATGTATTGTCTTGGTGTAGGAAAACAGAAGTGTACATGTAATAAATGTGCCGGTGATTTCTATTACAAGATAGGAAAACGTAAAATTGGATTACTGTGTTCAAGACCTGCAGAAACATGTAAAAGATTAAGTATGAAAAAATTCCATAGTAACTTAATTAAATCTTTCCATATAGATGTAGAAGACATGTTTGTATAAAAAAAATTAGGGAGAATGAATATTCATTCTCCCTAATTTATTAATACACGTGGATGTAAATATTTTTACATCCACAAATTTCTCTAATTTCAATAACTTTATCTTTATCATCATCGAAATCATAATTAATAATGAAATCGAATAATTTTTCTATGCATTCGTCTATTACTTTTGTATGATATGATGCTATTTCTGTAGTACCAAGTGATGTTGTTATACATATTGGTTTATATGATTCACCACTCATTGCCGTGAATCTTTTACCAGAAAAGACATTTACCATTTTATTAGGAATTGACATGATGATAGTATTGTTGACATTAGATTTAATATATAACATATTTTTTCCTTTCTGCCTCATTGTATTGATTGTAATAATCAATACAATGAGGACTTAACTATTATTTTTTGATTTACAAAAATGGTATATAAATATCACACATTATGATGATGAATTTTAATATAATTCATCATCATCATTTTTGTCAGATACGTAATACCATTCCTCAATATTATTGAGGATATCAATCTGTTCTTTTGTCAAAATATTTTTGACATCAAATCTCTTGATAAATTTGTAAGTTTCAATATAACTGAGGTCTGGACCGAGGTATAACCTCTCGTACAGACCATCAGTTGATGAAACATCGTTCTTATACATGATAAGAACGATCTCATTGAATACAGCCCTTAAGCTGTCATCAATATTTTCATCTTTTGATATTTTCTCGACTAAGTAGACAGACTTCACAGACTCTCCTCCTCTTCCCCTGTAATTATTTTCTACGTAGCTTACAAAGTTATCGAGAATGCTTGCGGCAAAGTTTGTTTTTGTTGATGAGTTATTACGAAGTGTTGTTAATGTTAACATGTTTAATCCTCCTGTTGCCTATGAACTCGACGGAACATAGGACTTTTTACTTATTTTGTTTGATTTACACGAAAATGGTATATAATCACCCCCCCCCCAAATACGGAAATATAAAAAAAAAGAATCTGTGCATATTGCACAGATTCTTTAAAATTATTCTTCACCTAAGAATGCATTAAGATCCATTACCTGATGTACATCTTTTTTCCATTCTTTAATCATATGATCAACTATCATATGTCCTTTTTTGATGAGATGTTTTTTAATTTCGTTTCGGTTAGCGTCTCTTACAAGTTCGTCTAAATGACTTTCAACTTTGTCATCTTCATTGTCCGAAACATCTGTTATTACTTCTTCTTTATATACAACATTAAGATTACCAGATTGATGCTCAACACTAACATTTAAAATAATTTGATAACCATATTTCATTTCTTTAAGTTTATCATCGAATAATTTTTTTGTTCTAACTTTACAATCCACAACAACAGAATCGTTGTTTAGATTAAAATTTGCATAATAACCATTATATTTTATTAACATTTATTTCTCATCTCCTTAAAACCATAAAATAACTTGTCGATATCATTTAACACTTCATCATTAAAAATAATGTCTTCTATTACTGCTTTACACACTTCAATATTTTCTTTAACATCACCGATTAAAGTACTGAAAATATTTATTTGAATACCATTCTGTCTTATTAATACTATTGACACCTTCTGATCTTCATTTTTAATATACAACGAATCGCTGTGTATATTAAAATTTACATATTCATTATTACTCGTTACAATAAACATATTTACACCTCCATAAATGATGCTCCACACATCTCATATACCTTATTTTTAATATCAAACCAATTTACACCATACATTGTATATGGGTATCCAATAAATTGTCTGTTATAGAAATGACTTGCTATGATAACTGGAATCCCATTGTCAGCACACTCTTTAATATGTTTTGGACTGTCATCAATTAACATGTCACAACCATATTGTTTACATGCAAGATGTTTATCTGTACATGAAAAATGGATTTCATCATATTTGATTTCATTTTCCTTAAAATACTCAAGAGTATCTTTCTTCATCATCTCTCCAGTATATTTTCTTTCATGATGATGTTCGTCTCTTGCTGTTATAATGATAATATCAAAATCATCATATAAAGCATCAAGAACTTCTTTTGCCCCAATTTCTAATGGACAATTTCTAACATTCCATGGAAACCATTTGTCCATAAATTGGTCATATGTATCTTTATCCATATGATACATGTCTTTTGGATATTGTTTTGTACCATCAAAGCCACAAAATTTATTATGTTCATTCATAAACTGCTGTCCATGAACAATATTGAAAAAATGAGCTTGATTAATAGTACCATCAATGTCTACCCCGATGCGCATAATATTCATTCCTCCTTTACACATCTAATGATTTTTCATCTGTATCATTTAAATAGTATATATTTATTTTTCTTAAAAACTTTCGAATTTCATATATTTTATAAGGACATTTTGTGCCATTTAATAATTCAATATATGTATTTAAAGCTAAATCAATTCTACCAGTTTTAATAATATCCCATAAACTCATATTCTTAATTCTTAAGATAGATGCACATTTAAATACAACTTTATCGAAATCTTTTTCACCTGGTAATATATCTATTTTTAATGCATAGTGAAGCATATCATATACTTCATCTGCAGTAAAAAGTTTCCCATCTTCAGCTTCGTACATTTTTATTTTCTTCTTCATGATCTCTCGACCTCCTTAAATTATCTGTATAATCGTTAAGATTTTGTAATTCGTCAAGAGACATCGAATAAAGTTTTTCAATTAAACGGTTAGCCATTTTCTCACGTTGTATTTCTTCTTTGGTATATCTTGTTAAAGTATAATCTTCTTCACTTGTTACATACACTGGACCAATATCTGTTAAAAATTCTTCACTCGTATTTGTAGCACTAATCCAATCTTCTAATTCCACCTGGTTCATAGAACGTTTGTTATTTTCATTGTGAGAAATGACAATTTGACTATATCCACTTTTATATGACATCCACGATTGTGAATAATGTAGTATCTCTCTACGCCAATATTCAAAATGTTGTCCATTAATCATATATTTATGCATTGGATAAATTGCATAACGATCACCGATTACAATCTTTTCAAAAAGAATACGCTCATCATTAATCACCTCAACCAATTTTAATAAATCAGGTAAAAATAAATAATACGATGGACGATTCAATTTTGAAATAAAGTCTGCTGTAAGACAACATGATTTACTCACCTTATCCATTAGACGTTTTTCGTCAATTACTTGATTAATTAACTTACCGTCTACCTTGTAGAGTTTTACATACTTTTTCTTGCCATTCATTGTTTTATCCTCCTAATTGTATGATATAAATTATTTACAAATAAATAGTATATCAATAACATAAAAAATACATTTCTTTAATAATGAAAGAGGTGAGAACGCAAATGATTATATATGAAGAAGAAATGATGAATGATATTAATGATATTCTAATATCTAATTTGTTTTTAGAGGTAACAAATGAAGTTAATACTTATATTATGAAAGAAAAACTATATCCGAAAATTGAGTCAGTTTTATCTACTTCCATTGGTGATAGAAGATTTAAACAATATGTCGGAAATTATATTGATAGAAATAATCAAAAATTACATACTTCTGGACCTGTATATTTAATACCATTTGGTGATAAAGACAAAGCAGATTTCTTTAATCTTTTTAAAGTAACCCCAAAAGAAATTCGTACATTAGTAGATGAGGTTATTAAAACTTTAGGAAGTAAATCGGAATTTATGTTACTTCGTGGTAATCCAATCTTTTGGGTATTTTACCTATGCATTCGATACTATACTTTAGTAAAAGATAAGAAAGGATTAAATTGTGCTTTGGCGATTTATGCGTTATCTGTATACCCTTCTATCTTTAGTTTGTTTTTTAAATATGGTGCAAATGAAGGTGTTATGCAATATACCATTGACCATTTGACAGAAAAGTTCATCATTAAGCAGGCTGGGCATGTGTTTGGAGCGTTAATGATTTCTATCAATCACTCTTATGAATTCTTACAACCTTATATGGAAGATGCATCGGATAAAGAAATTATCCGTTTTATTCAACGTATTCGTAATGACCAGAAATCTATGATAAAAAAAATCTGTGATAAATATATGGAAAATCATAGAAAGGGTCTTAGAGTATCCTCTACAAAAGGTTCGAATGGAGCAATTGCTGTTGATGATGATTTTACAAATAAGACAAGTAATGTAGAGCAAGTATCACAAAAGGTAGCCCTACGAGTATTTACAGATGGTGTAGATTTAAATTATGCTGCAATTGCTGCAAAGATTTCCCAAGTATCCGTTTCTGATACAAGGTTTTATTTATCAAAAGTAATCACAGATAAATACACAGAGTCTGTACAAAAGTTTATTGAATCAATTGTTTTCTTATATCTTTACGATGAGAACAAAGAACCAGAAGATATTAATTCTAAACACTTTTTACTATGGGCAGAAGAATTATTTAGAAAAACGAATTCCAATAATGCGAATATCAAAAGGATCAAAGAAACATTGGAAGTATGGGGAGAAGAAACTGGAGTACATGCTAAGTTTAAACGATTAGCAAGTAGAGTAAATTATAAGAAAGCATTATATTTTTATTTTGTACTCATTATTCAAAAATACAATAATTAAAAAGAGATGAATAGGTTTTCCTATTCATCTCTTTGATTTTTTATTTAAGCATTTTAATTATTTCTCATCCTTACTAATATGTTTTGAATGAAAAAATTAAAACTTCTTTCTTGTATCACATCCCATTACCGACTCTACCCCTAAATACAAATGAGTATTCTTTTTAATATCGGTAAAGGTTTTCTTGATGAAATATACTTTATCATCAATAATAAAAAAGTCCTGACCAATATTGTAACCGGGTGCTAAGAAACCACCCGTTTCATCTGATTGAATCCAACGGTCTTTATTCTGTAATGCATATGCATAACCAACTTTAGTGGGATCCACTGCTTCTTCATGTGAAAGCCCAAAATAAAAATGAGAAGCCATATTCATTCTCCTTTCTTTTTTATCCTTATGGAAAGGTTTAAAAGAAAAAAAAATATGACAAAGATGTGGAGTCTTTGTCATATTTTTATGTGGGTGATGAAGATGATTATTCATCATCTTCATCATCATCGAAATCATCCACGTCATCTAAATCTTTGACATAGATTACATCTATGTCATTTTTCTGATGATCGCGGATTAAGTCGTATGAGACTTTTCCTGCAACAACACCAACGATTGATGATGTTCCGTATTTTGCTTTTTCGTAGTTAGTGAGCGTCATAATTATCTACCTCCTTTCTTTACAGGCTGTCCGTTGCGACAGTATACCTCAATGCCTTTTGACCAGAAATGATCTTTTCGGATCTCTGTGGCGTTATACTTATCGTACGCGTCTTTTCCCGCATCAAACAATGCGGCCGTTCCTGCTGCTGCACCAACACCAATACCACCTGCGGCAATCAGTGCAACTGTCTGTTTTGTGAAGGATTTGAGAAATCCTTCCTTTTTTGGTTCATCATAAAGTTTCTCATTTTTCTTTGCCATAACTTATTCCTCCTTATATGTGCAAATATCATTGTTTTACACGGAAATATTATATAATCTTAATTTTATTCATATACGCATTTTTAGCCATTTATTAAAATGACAATATTTTAATATATTTATAGAAAAGAGGATATCTATGGTACGGGTTTATAAAATAAAGAATTTTGATATTTATTCAAATAAGAATGGTGCTTTTATTGTATATAACACCAATAAGTCATTTGAGAAGGGACATACACATATTAACAATTATCATACTGCAAAATATATTGCAAATCTTGCGGTACATCAGTCTCTTCCAAAGAAGAATATATCAAAATACTTAATTCAATCGTTAATCAGAATATCTTCGGATAAGAACTATATAAAAAAATTAAACATGATGAGGAATTAAACCTCATCATGTTTTCTATTATAAATTTTTGTAGTAAATAGTAAGAAATACAAAGGAATATTTCTTATTTTACTTACTCCTTTTAATGACAATAAATCTGTCAATATCTCTTCCATTGTATTGTCGGTATGTAGTAAAGTATACCGATAAAATTCTGCCACTGAAAGAATCTTTTTTCCTCTATAGTTAACTGGACAAAAATCTTTCCAGAAATCTTCTACCGAGGAAAATATTTGATAGATTAATTCTTCTGTTGGAGTGTTTAACTTATCTTCCTCCATACTACAGTATCACCCCCTGTGTCTTTTAATTCCTCTTCTTCTTTAGTTTTACTATTAGTTATCACTTTTATTAGTTTGTATATCGTATAAATAAAATACAAACTAAATGTAGACGATAGAATCACTGTTAACCATATCATATTAACATCAGGAATGGTTATTTTATTAATAAGCATTCCATTTATTAGTAGTGTGTAAAAACCATATGCTATCATAGAGATAACATAGTATTTACCAACCAACAGGTCTAAAATAAAAGAGCCATAACACAGTATGGCTAAAAGTATAAGCATTCGTGTATTCATTTTTCTTCCTCCCTTGTCCCTTGTATCTAAACTAAACAAATTATCACAAATATCAGTACAGCTAAAGATATAGTTGATAATACCTGCACTGATAAAATTAATTTTAGAAAAGCTAATAAAAGTATAAATATAGGAATTATAAATAATAATATTCCTATATTTTGAATTATACCACTTCCTCCAAAAGTTAAAATTATCCCTACGAAAAAGCAGAGACACATAATCCCTGCTTTTATTAATATTGGTATCATTCTACCTCCTTCCAGTAAAATCAGTAACGTAATATAGTACTACTATACCAACGTATAACGATCTTACTATTAATAATAATTTGTCACTTTCCGTGTAATTATTTGCAGTAATTACTACAGATATTAATGCTATAAGTACATTGATGAGTCCATAGATATACCACAAATAATTACTCTTTATTCTACATCTATACAATAATGCTAAGATAAGCATTAATGCAGAACAAGAATAAAAGATTTCTTCCATTTTTTACTTTCCCTCCTTTAATTTATCATTTATGTAATCTTGAAAGTTATCATATCCATTATATATAGTAATGATACAACCCCAAGAAGTTACCAAATAATTTATTAAAATTAACCAAGATATAATTTTACTTATAAATGGTAGTTTAAATATTATGAATATCCATACTAACATAAAGCATGTATATTTAATGAATAGTGTATAAACCTCATTCATATGACATACTCCTTTCTTTAAATTATAAGGGATGAGAAATCCCACCCCTTATAATAAGTAAGTTAATACTCTTCCTCTTCATCACCCGGCATTGCACCAATTGTACAAAATGCATACAAATCTATTAACTGATCTTTATTTACTGAATAGTTTTTATTTAAATAGCCACTATCTCTATCAATAACCATTCGAGAGATTGGGTCATATTTTCTAAACATATAAATCAGAGCATCGTCAATTAAGCCAATGATATTTAAAATATCACCATCGAAATCAGCATTCATACCAGGTAAAATACTCAATGGTACAGACAAACAATATTCTGTCGCATCTGGTTTGATTTTACGTATTTTCATTAATACCATAGATTGATATTTTAATGTCGGGTTACGATTAATCAATAAACGTGGTTTTTCTTTATCATTAATCATACACATTACATTATACACACGTTTATCAAAGATATGTGCATCACGCCACATGGTATGTGCTTTTGATAATGTAATGCCATACAGTTTCATTATGTAATAAATTATCTTGTATTTATAAAGTTCAAGAAATGTATTATATGACAAATCTACCTCATTATCTCTCAGTGACGGATCACAGATAATTACATTTCGAGATGTGAAGTTCAATGAACCACCGGCAACATTTCCTCGAATCCATCCTTCTTTTCCATTCAGTAAATCAAAATTAATATCCCACATTTTATTCACTTTGGTCTGAATTCTCGAAAGAATGAAATCTCTTTCAATATCAACACAATTTTTAACATTTTCAGATAAGTTAAATAACGTATTGATAATTTTATCTAACGAACCAAAATAAAAAGTATCACTGGTTACAGACTGTGGTCGTAACATTGTAGAATAAATTGGTATATGTGATGTAAAGACTTTAGATTTTTCTTTTTGTAAAATCTTAATAGTTTTTTGTTTATTTTTTCTCTTTGAAGAAAAGTATTTACAAATTTCATCAAAGTTATCATAAAATTTATCTATGCCAATTCCACTATAAGGGGATTTCGGTTTTTGTTCCAAGTCTCCATCTTTGATCTTTTCTACAATACCATTTTTATTGACACGATACTTTGCATCACATATTTCGTTAAAAGCCTCTTTACCAAAAGCTGATTGAAATTTTCTATAATAGTAAGGATTTACTATCATATTTCGTCCCAATGTAATCCAACCAGTAACTGTGATATCATCACCACGTTCTTCTATTTTGGTATTACAAAAGGGACATGTCTCTCCTTCAAATTGACGAGATTTGAATCTACCACATTTACATCGAAAACGAAGAGAATACTGATGTTCGTCTTCATATGATGCTCCATATAATGGAGATTGTGGGCCATACATACTTTTTTCTTTAGAACCGTCTAATGAAATCGTTGCTGGTTCAGAAATAATGAAACCATTTTTATTAATGATATCATTATAGAATAATAAATCCCAATCCAATCGTTTGGGTTGGACTAATACTTTACCCATTTTTAAGTCCTCCTACAAAAAAATTATTTCAAAGGGGAGAATTATACAATTCTCCCCGTAAAAACAATAAGGAATATTAATATCTCATTCCTTCTTTTAATGTCCTTATCATTTTTTCTTTATAAAGATCCAATGTTAAAGGATCATTTTCATCGTTGAGAAATCCAATCACTGTATTCAAAAGTGAGCGTATTACAACGCTTCTCAAAGCATACAAAGCATATTTGTTTGTTGCATATGCAATACAGTTTATTGCAAATGATGCTGAACCATAGTTACATTTAGATCCGTTGAAAATTATGTCATCGGCGAAAGCTGTCACTAAATCATTCTGATACATGATACTTGAAAGTCATTCGGCGTTCATCATTACAGTTGTAACATTATCTATCGCATTACCATGATTTTCTAAATCATTTTTCAAAAGATCTACGATTTTATCGTATTCTTCTTTTGGCTGTTCAGTAATATCTTTACTAACAGTATTCCAAATTAACAATACGTCCTTATAAAGTGATTCAATTTCATCTTCATTATCATCTTCAAAATATCCATGGGTGTTTTCCGTATTTCCAATTGCCGATTTATCCAACTCAGCAATTGTTCTAATGTTATTTGTCATAACATAGTTTGAGATGAATGTTAAAAGACGCTTACCGATTAGTGAATCATAATCCATTTCAGTTAATGCTTTGGTCATAAGTGTATCTTCTCCAAAAAGATCTATCATGCCCCATGAAATAGATTGCAACATGGTGGTTAAACACACTTTGTGTAATCTTTTTAAAAGATCAGGATTATCTACTAAATCTGAAAATCTACTGAAATTTTTCACAAATACTACATCTGAATGAAGCATTTCTTGTATAACATCTTCTTTAGACATATAGTCTATAAATTTATCGAGTTCATCTTTTTCTTCAGGTTCTTTCTTTTCAGGTTTCTTTGATGAATCATCAATGATGCCTAAACATATAAGTTTCATTATTTCGATTCTTAAAAATAAATCCATTCCTTGAAGGCTAGATAAACCAAGAGCCCTATTTAATTCTTCTTCCGGAATAGATCCCGGGTCGATTCCCTCTGATTCTTTTTGGTGCATCATTAATGTGGCGTTCATGATATCATCCAGGATACTATTAATCTGTTTTTCTGTTACACCGTTCTCTTTTAAAACAGTCATAATTTCTTCGAATTTTTCATTTCTTTTCATAGTTAAAGTTTCCTTTCTTATGTATAAAATTTTACATTTGTTACGCAAAAATAATATATAACCATTATTATAAATAAAATTAAGAATAATGGTGTTTATTTATATCAAACGGATTCGTTGGTAATGATTCGTAATTCACTACTTCGGAATTGTAATTATTCTCTTTTTTCTTTTTCTCTCGTTGTACTGCATTTGCTTTACCACGTTTATTATCTACTGCTTCAAAAACTGTACTTAATGATTCCAGTGATAATGGTTTTGGTAAATCTAAATCATCCAGTAAACGAATTTCATTATTCTTTTCAAATGGCTGATTGAAGTAATCAAATCTTCTTAATTTTTCATTTAATTCAGAAGAACGGTATCTTCGTTTCAGCATCTTAAATGTCATAAATAATTCCCCAGTATCCATTTTAACCTCTGGGTTAATAATTGCACACCAGTCACTATTTTCAATAATTTCCCATGCACCAGCTACATATTCACGACCAATCAAACGAGCAACATCCTGTTTATTTGCCTGAATAGCAGCATCTACAACTGCGGCACCTGCACGGTTTAACTGTTGTGCTGTAATAACTGGAATATCAAAATATTTTGCTACTTCTTTCAATTCATTTGTAATATTCTTTAATTCTGTTTTTTCATCATGTGCTTTTTCCGCTGGACGAATACGTTTCATATAATCGACAATCAGCGTAATAACTTCAATACCATCGTCATTTAAATCATTGATGATGGTATACAAATCATTTGTATCAATACTTCTATTATGATATTCTTTGATAATAATGTCAATGTTATTATCAGCACTAAGATTTAATTGTCCCTGTTTACGTAATTTTTTCTTAATTTGTTTTGGTGTATAATTTCGAATATCATCTGAATCTACAGTCATATTGTAAATTCTTTCAATTGTTTCTGCGATATCGTTTTCCAATGTTAAGAATAAAATAGCTGGACGTTTATTTGGGTCTTTTGTCTGAATATTACGATTATATCGTTTAATATCCAGAGCAGATTTTAATAAAATTGTGGATTTACCTTTTCCCGGAAATGCCAGATATGTATATAATCGTTTACTGGTATAACCTGGCGATAATAGTGTGTTCCATCGTTGAATACCGGTGATAAAAACTCTATTTCTATCTTTTAATTTCTGCACACAATCATCGATTACTTCTTCAAAGGTATCTCCATCTAAACTAAAGGTCTGGTCACTACCCAAACTATCAGTTTTTCTTTTTATATTAATTATTGCAGTTGCTACATCATATAAATCTTCACTAACTTCTTTATATGTTTTAAAACAACGATCATCAAGACTATCCAAAATCTCTTGAATTAAGTCACGTATGGTTACTACATATCCATACTGAAGAGTGTCATCAATTGTCTTAATGATATATTTACTTTCATCGTATGATATTTTTTTTGTTTCTAATATATTCTTTAATGTTTTTTTCTTAAATTCATCACAATCAGATTGATCAAAACAATATTGCATGAGGTTTTCATCATTTGTGAAACCTTCCTCCATTCTACCTCTGACTGTAGTAATGATAATCCATACCCTTGCTTCTAATTCTGGATTATCTTTTATAATATCCATATCCAAATTATTAAATAATTTATATATATTGGATAAAGTTTTTCTTGTTCTCAATACGCTCTCTTTATATAAAAAAGAAATAATCATATCGAGTCTGGTTATATCAAATTTAATTTTTAAGGGTTTTAATTTGATACTTGTCATGTCTAATAATTTTTTGTAATTCTTCGTTTCCTTCATATAAGAATCCCTTCCTTTCGTATATTATCTTTCTTGTATTTACGAAAATAAATATGTAGAGACCTATATTTTCATAGGTCTCTACATATTTTTTATTCTTTTGATTTAATCATTGCCCAAGTACATGTAACACTTGGTTTATCATTAGACTCACTTAAAATAATTCCACCAGAGGAAGATGCTTGATTTCCAAGCTCCTCTAAAACTTTTGTCAATGTTTTAGAACCAACATAGACAGCATCGGAACTTGTAATAACATCAACCTCATAGCGTTCTCCATTTTCATTTGCTGGAGAATGAAGTCTAGCTGGATATCTTTTTTCACTCATTAGTATTCTCCTTTCTTTTAGATAATATGACCGCAAAGTGCGATAATTTCTTCTTTAGTCAATTCTACAGTACCGGTTTTTAATAAATGAAATGGTGCCCCATTATGCTCCACTTTATCTGTAATAACATTTGGTGCACATATTACATTACGATACCTGGTAAAAGGAAAAGCAACCCTTTCTGTACGATCAGAAGTTTTAGCATGAAGAAGGACATCTTCTGCGGTTGCAGGTATTCTATCATGTGCCATAGTTCATTCCTCCTTACAGTGTCCTACCATCTTGATGTAATGCTTCCAGACAATAGAATTGTGTTTTCTTATTACATTCAATAATAACATAGTCTTCCATATCGGCTGGCATTTCTACAGCATCTTCAATTGGTCCTGTTCGTTCAAGATAGTAGTTATTATATTTATTGTCAGTTGGATCATCCGTTACATTATTTACATCCATATAACGTTTAGCCATTATCTATCACCTCCATTGATAAATCTGTAGAACTATCTACATCTAAGAAGAAGTCATCTTTCTTTGTTTCATCAATGACAATGATTGCACTATGTTCGTAATGTTTTGTATTGGAGAAGTAAATTTCCATACGGTCTACGTCGGTTTCACTTCCACGCCATACTTCTTCTCCACCTTTATATACATCACGGATAACTTCAGCCCAAACAGTGTTTGCTGTCCAGATATCATCATCTGGTCGTTTGATACATTGAATCCAAGAAGAGTTTGATTTTAATTTAGCCATTTTAGCCATATATCTTCTAACATATGGAATGTCTAATAACGCAATAATACTTTCATTACCAAGAATATTAATCGTACCTGCATTATTTACAAAACTCATAATATTAACGAAATTCATATATATCTTTTTATCTGGTGCTAAAAACTTAGCCATATTTTCTTCAAAGTCTCTATCCATCAATACCTTATTTGCTAATACAAATCGAATTTTTGGATAGGTGAAAGATTTAATTTTTATAGTACATTTGTTATAGCCATATTTAAAATCTTTATCAATTTGTGTCATTGGGAGTAATACACACATTCCTTCATTAAAATGAATTTCAGCAGTCTGAGGATATGTCTTGGTATCAAAAGCATCCGAAACAATAACGTCATATTCCATGTGAATGTTCGTATTACCTATTACTTCACTTTTTTCCCATTTATCCTGTTCATCTTTAATGACTTTATTACTACCAATATATGTTTTCATTAATTTGTCATATTGATTTGTCATATACTCTACGGCAGCTTTATCACAATCTCTTGTCATCGGACGAATGAAAAAACCATTCGTTTGATTCGAAAGATTAAATGTAAATTGATGCAAAGTAGATTCTGACGTATTATCAATAATCGTATCATTTACTTGAATATCTGATGAAACTTCGTTATTGATAGAAACCATATCATAGTTTGTACAAACGTAATATCCTCCAATAGAATCGGTAGGATAATAAAATGATTCGTTATTTGTCAATAAGACCCGAAGCTCAAATACCAAGTCATGTAGATATTTTTTATTTTGGTCAAAACTAATGACCTTTCCATCAACCGGTCGTTTTAGAAAAATCTCTCCACTCATTTTGTCCATAATCGCTTCACCTTCTACAGAGTAATCGCGATATTCTGAACTTAAGAAAGTTGTGGCAAAACGAATCTCAGGTTTTTCTAAAAAAGTAGGACGATTCGTCGAACTAATTACCGTCGTTGGCATAATCTTCACCTCCTGTTATTAATCGTTTACCAGGAATAGTTACCTTGGTATCCAATTTTTCTTGTTCTACATTATACAAATGTCCAACCGAATATACCAACTGTCTGTTTTTAATTGTCGATTCTGTTAAACTAACATCTGGATTAAGATTAATTACTTCCGTATAATCTTTTCGTCGTTCTTTATCGACAACATCTTTTGTTTCTTTATACGGTGAAGTTAAATATTTATCATAAACTGGATAATAGAGTTCTTGCATAACATCATATGATGTTTGTTTCTCATCTGGATTCAAATATGTTTTTGGAATTAATTCATCGTGATAGAATGAATAAATTCGAATATAGATAGAAATATCTCTATTATCTTCTTTTTGTTCTTCATTGGTATTTGGTTTAATTGTTACTCGTTCATCTTTTTGTGCGTCAATAAGACGTTTAATTATTTGATTACGTTCGTCCTCGGAAACAAATGGTTGTTTGAATAATTCTTCATAAGAAAAATAATATTGATACTCTTTGTAATTTAATCCAAAATATTCATAATCTCTTTCTTTCTCAAAGATAGTAAGATTATATTTTGATTTTAAATTTGTAAGAGTCAATGTCCAAGGGTCTACTACAAACGCATTTGTAATATTTAAACGACGACCATTTAAATAGACATCATAATATCGAATATCAAATGGTTTGGTAATCACATTTTTTAAATCAATTAATGTTGTTTTATCCGTTAATTCTTCTTGATAATAGATTTGTTTGTAACGGTAAGGAGTAATATCAATATAATATTCATCTCCTACTTTACATTCATCCATTAAAAAAACGATTGGATAATTATACAAAGTATTGATAAAGTATCGTCCTCTTGGAAGTAACCGACCATTATGGAAAATCCTCACATACTCTGTACTAAAACCAAAAACATCGGATACTAAACTAAAAGCCTGATATCCTGGTTTTTTTACTTTATAAAGTTCCCCGGTTGCTATTTTTGATAAATAGACATCGAATGGAATATTTAATACAGCTTCATCGTTTGGTTTGATTGTAAAATTCGTTAACCGAGTAAACCGAATCGGTTTATCTTTGGATACTGGCTTTACTGGAAAATCTCCTCGACTATAATGAGCCGTAATATCAAAAAAATGATTATCGTATCTAGTCGTTTGATCATCTTGATTAATCGCAACTAAATCTGCAATCGTTGGTGAAATATTTTTATCTGGTTCTATGATAGAAATTGTTTTTGTATCATCTAACGATTGAAAACTCATAGTAGTCTTTGTAGTATATTCATAAAAAATCTCTAATTCAATGAAACTATCCTTTGTAACATATGATGTAGGGATATAGATATAATCAAGAAAATCTTTTCTTTCTTGATATAAATTCATTACAAATAAACCATCAACAAAAACACGACAATTTAACTTTTTAGGATATACAATTTTATTAGATATTGCAAAGACATAACGAGGTTCTTCAAAACTCGTTGGATCTTTTGGAAATTCCATAGCAGTACTACTTCGTAATCGTTTATCCAAATTTATCGTTTTTGTAAATAAGAAATGACTGATACCACGATGCTTTTGTTCGAGTACATATTCCCGTAATACAAAAGGTTCTACCTTTATCCAATCACGTAATGTTTCATCTTTATACTCTGTCGGTTCTTTATCGCTATTCATTTCTTCTTTTGTATAACGATACAAGAAATCAATCTCTGCATATTGATGATTATAGTATTTATAAAGTAAAATCTTTTTAAATACTTTTTGGAATTTGTCTGCTTGGTCTTCTGTAAAATATGCTGTTAAATCAATCTCGTTCCAATACAAACCATTGATGATTGCTTCTAGTGGTCGTTTGTTAAAGGTATCATCCAAAAATTCATAATAAAATTGATGGATTGGGGTATAATGTAAATCATATCCATTATAATAATAATAGAATATTTGATATTTATCTCCCAATTTCATTTCTTTATCTTTAATACGATAAATATTAGGATAAAACATTTCCACGCTATCTACATTATGAATCAATTCTCGTTCCCCATTGTGTTCACGAAATACCATCATATTTTCAATAGGGATTGGCATAGCATATGGTTTCAAATTCTCTTCTTCTAACACAAATAATTTTGTCTTTAATGAAGTACGAGTAATTTTTTCTGCCGTAGTATAATCCCTTTGCGTATAAAATGTATGAATTTTTAATCGAGGAATTAATATGATAGAGATAAAAAATGTCAAATCATAATTACTGAATTTATCAGCTAACGACTTTGATATTGTAGCATATAAATATCCATCCCGTTTTTCTGCTGGAATTAATTCCGTACCAAGTTCATATCCAAGTCCATTAATATTTGGAAAATGAAAAGAGACCATATAGCATCCTTCTTGTTTTGGTGCTTGCATAACTCCATAATCGTCGTGAAGTACACTATACCGTAACGCAATCGTATTGTCGGCGGTACTAAGACCTAAATTATTTTTATGCATACGATAGCGTTTATAGAATAAATTGTCAACGATTAATACTTGAATCTTATGCTCCTTGTATACAATATCATCTTCTACCGCAGTAATCTTAATATGCTCATCGTCTATTTCATCAATAACATAATAATCATATAAAAGTAAATCAATCTCATCATTTAATTCTGAAATTGTTTTACCATGTCTTAGTGCATCCATAATAACATTTCTTATTTTTACTACTTTTGCTGGTAAAAAAAGAATGTCTAAATTTAATGGATCACCAGTAGGATCTGTTCCTGTTAATGATAAATCTTTTTTAATCGTATAACTATTTCCACGTTGTAAAATATTTACATTCGGATTTCGTTTATCTTCAATTACAAAATTTCGTTTGAATGGTAAGATAACATTTGTAACATCTTTTGTTACACGCAAACGATAATCCCATAATACCTGATTATCAATAACGAGGATAGGTACTTTTTTAAATATAGAAGGATTGTTAATAACATCTTGAACATCCATTTCTTTTTGGTAATATTTTGATGTTCGGTATTCTTCTCTATCTGTTACATGGATTAAATCATAATCCACATCAAACATTGCTCGGTTACGTTTATCTAAATATAGATGACCAATATGACTAGAGTTTCTGCTAGTATCATTATTGGAATAATAAAAGTTTTCTTCATATTCAATATATGATTTTTGTAATGCATATAGATAAGAAAAAGAATTTTCCCAAGTCTTTTTTAACTCTAAATGCATTGAAGAATAATCATAACTGTTATTATTTAATGCTTCTTGTAAAAGCTTTTGAAGGTTTTTAGACAAACCAAATTCCTCCTTTCTATAAAAAAAATATATTTAAAGATATGTTTTTTAGTGGAAAATATGGGAATATGGATGTATCCATATTCCCATTGTCCTTTTGGTTATAAAAGAACTGCAAATTATAAAGGTTTTACAGTTCTTTTATAACATGAAATAAAATCATTAAAATCATTGTTTGGGTCCTTAATGAACCTCTTCACCCCCTCTTCCGACGTGAAAAATTCACGTGATATTGTGTCCACTTGTCCGTTAATATTAATAATCGGTATGTAAATCATGTTACTTCCTCCTTTTTATATCATTATTTTTTCTATTGTATCATATAAATAATGTATAAAATGTATCTTTCAAATTACTAAGATTAAATATTCAAAGATACAATTAGTTAAATTATTTTATTTATAAGTAAGAAAGGAGAAAATATAAAAAATGAGAAAAAAATTGATTTGTGTTCTTGGAGAATCGAAAAGTGGTAAAGATAATACGGTTGGAATTGCAGAATTAATTTCCAAAGAAATGGGAGATGAAATTTTATTAAATGAAGTAGTCTCCTATACTACTAGACCAAAACGTAGTAATGAAGAAAATGGAAGAGAGCATTTTTTTATTAGTGAAGAAAAAGCTAAAAAAATGATGCAAGAAAAAAAGATTCTTGCATATACCAAAATCGAAGATCCAAATAGTGGAGTAAAAGGATATGAGTATTTTACGACATACGAACAATTAGAAGGAGCAAATATCTATATTATTGATCCAAATGGATTAGAAAATTTACGAAAAAATCCTAATTTGGATATTTTGTCTGTATATATTCATTCTCCAAAATTTATTAGAAAAATTCGGGCAATGAAATTTTCTGATTATAGTAAAGAATATAAAAATCGTGTAAAAAATGAAGAACGTCAATTTGCAAAATTTAAAAAGAATAAAGAATATGATTATAAAATACATAACGTGCAGTGGTTTAGTTATATTACCGGAAAGAGATTTTACAATTTATGTCATGCATTTTTAACCGATAAATTAAAAAGGAGATAAGAATGTTACATTGGCTTAATTTTTCATCTTGTTATTCCATACAATTTTGGGGTTTTTGTATAGTAATTACTATACTATATATCATATTAGACATACGAATCCATAATACTGATACAAATAATCCTAAATTATTAAATGTGTTATACATTGTAATAATAGGGTTTTTATTTTTTATTATACTTGGTTTGATGGGTTTAGCAAGTAGAGGATTGTTATAAAAATGATAGATATGTATATTTTACGATTGATACTATTACTATTAACTATTATTTTTTTAATAGTTTTATTAAGAAAAATAATAAATCACTTTAAAGATTACTATATACCATCTTTTGATATTATGTCTATTATTGTAGTAATAGTAATTTTAATAGCAGCAATAATATTATCTATAGATTCTATTATTCACATTATATAAATAGGGAGGAATAACAATGAATTATGATAGTACAGTAGATGCAAAAAAGCATATTAAAGAAATCCAGATTCCTAATTACTTAAGGATTGAAGACCTGGAAAAACGTGCGAAAGAACATGACCAATCCAAATTACATAATCCAGAAAAATCGGGTTATTTCAAATATAATGTATTCTATTATTCAGATTATATAAATAAGGAGAAATAAGCAATGAGTTATGATAGTACAGTAGATGCAAAAAAGCATATTAAAGAAATCCAGAAAGTAATTAATTACTTAATGGTAAAAGAGTTAGAAAAACGTGCGAAAGAACATGACCAATCCAAATTGCATAATCCAGAAAAAGCATGTTATGATAAATACATTCCGTTGCTTCGTACTTCAAAATATGGAAGCAAAGAATATGAAGAAATTCGAGATAAAATGTTTAATGAAGGATTAAAGCATCACTACGAAGCTAACAGACATCATCCAGAACATTTTAAAAATGGAATTAATGATATGACATTAATTGACGTAGTAGAGATGTTTTGTGATTGGTATGCAGCGAGTAAAAATAGTGATACTGGATTTGAAGCAGGATTAAAAATGAATAAAAATAAATTTAAAATGAGTGACCAATTATATCAAATTTTTAAAAATACATATGATGTGTATTTAAAATAAAAAAATGATGAATGAGGATATATCCTCATTCATCATTTTATACATCCGAATTTACAAATATTGCATAAAAGTCTGTGGTCACATTAACGGTCATTGTATGATCACCATCAGACGTATTCATAACTTTTCCCTGTACATAGTATGTAATGATGCAATAATCACCATTGGCGTCAGAACCGAATGACATTGTAGTGTCTGAACCGTTACTAAATTCTATAATATTACCATAAGAACAACCCATAAATCTTGGTTCATATTTTAAATCCATATATCCTTCTCTAATTGCTTTGTAAATGTCATATTCGTGTGGATAGTTTTTTTGATAAACCTTATTTACCAGTTTGGTATTGAAACTTTTAACTGTGCCTTTTGTTACTGTTCCAACTGTAATTTTTTTATCAATATAAGCAATATAAAATTTTGCAGGTAATATTAATTTTAATTTTTTACAAATAGCTGCACTCATCAATCCATTTGCTGAGCTTGTTGCTTCTGGAAGTTCATTTTTACTTAATTGATCATCTCCCGAACCTAAACATATTATCATCTTACCACTTTCACTCCAACTTCCAATCCAAGGATATCCCCACGAACCATTACCGGTAAGGAAATATGTACCTTTATCTGTAGCTGGTACCAATCCGTTATTACTACCTGCAAATACATCATAAGTATTATTTGTATCTGGTGGAACAGCCCAAGTACCATCCGATCGTAAATACCGATTATTATCACCAGCAGATGGTTTTGGTACCAAACCAATTTCTCCTGCGGATGAACTATTTGCCCCTCTCATAATATCTAAATTAACGCCATTTACTCCAACTGTCCCTACTTCTTGATAATCATTACTATCACCATTATTGGCTACTTTTTTATATATCTTCTTAAATGTACTCATGTATTCATCTCCTTACTAATATTCTATTCTTAATATTAAGTTAATATTAATAATAGAATATTAGTAAGGATAACAATATAAAGGAGGTAATTAAATGGCAACTACTTTCAATAAAGTATATAAAAAAGTAGCCAATAATGGGAATTCCAATGATTACCAGTTAGTCAGTATGATTGGTAGTGATGGGGTTCCTGTTGACATTATGAAAGGGGCAACAACAACAAGTGATGGAGTTGGTGGACTAATGCCAACACCTACATCATATAATTGTGGTCTTTTAACGAATCGAGGTACTTATGATAATGGTAGTATATTTGATGTTAATGTAGAAAATAACGATGATAACGTTAATTTATATATGTTGAAAGACAAGAGTGACAAGATACAAATTCCATCTATTATAACCTCTGCTTCGAATGGAAACACAATAGGTTTAATGCCAAAAGAAACAAAAACAGAATTAGACAAATTACCAAATGGTTATAATCTCGGTTATGATAGGGCAAAACTCGTTTATCATTCATGGAATCCTTCGGAAAATAATTATAATAATAATTGGGGTGAATGGAATACTTTTCAAACCGAGCAAGATGTTAACGGTACTTCTGTCAGAATGTGTAGGTATGATTTAAAAGGTAATACAAGTTCTCAATCAAACCCGTGGATATATCCTATTTTTGACATACCAGATGGTACAATAAGATCACACCGTTACCAAATTAGTAATTATGGAACTAAAGTTTATCCATGTCATACAGATTTTGATTCGAGACAATGGGCTTCCTATGTCAACGGAACAAATTATTATGTGCATACCTGGAAAATGGTTTTTGATGTTCCAGCATTGTATGCAGTTTATAGTAGATTTTGGGTTCGTTCAACAGGTACATCAATGAAACGAATGTCTTTGTGTCCATATATTAATGGTACTGATGCACCAAGATATAGAGGAAATTATTGCTCTTATCAAGGATATAGTGTTTTTCATACCAATGTTTTCTTTCAATATTTTAATCAGAATGATACATTGAATTTTGGTGTTTTTCCAGAAGATACTGTTAGTAATAGCGCATATGTATCATTTGCGTTTGCAGATGTTGCTATTTATATCATAAGTTGGGATGGACAATTAAGTTTAACAAAATCTTGATAAAGAGGTGAATAATTAATGGCTACGTTTAAGAAAATATATAAAAAAAATGCAAATAACACATATGATAACATTGCTAATATAGCTGATATTAATAATAATGAAATTAATGTATTTGATAGAATAGATGGAAACCATCCAAATGGATTAATACCTACGCCGCATAAATCATCATATACAGAAATATTAAATGGTTCTGGAGGATGGAAAAAATTATCATTACAATCGAAAAAAACATCCGTTCAAGATGATGTGGGAATTACATTTTTTGCAGGTTTAAAAGACGATGGAACTGATGATAAATACCGTTTTGTCATTGACAAAAATCACCTTTTATCAAAAGATCAATATAATAAGATAGAGCAACTTAAAGGTGGTTTTGCAGTATTAGATGGTAATCACTCTGCTACACTAGATGGAATTAGATACACCTCATATCAAAAATGCTGTGGAAATATTTTATCTACATATGTTTCAAATTCAAATAAAGTCAGTAATATCGCTACATCCACACATTCAGTAATTAATACATTAGATTCTACAAAAGATGAACGTATTTTATTAACAGATGAATATATAAGCAAATGTACATCTGGTGAAGGTAATCGTGCAGAATTAATGGGTTCTAATATTCAAGCCAAAAGGACGTCCGGTGGTATAAGTTTATTTAATTCTATGTATGATAATGTTATGATTGCTGCCACATTCAGAGTAGCTACCATCACTCGTGCAAAAGGTTGTGTTGCCGAAGTCGTGCCTTTTATTAATGGAACGAGACAGGCTTATCAAGCTTCATATTTTTATTCTGGTGGTAATTTCTTTAATAGTAAATTACTCACGTATATATTTGATATTCCCCGCGATAATCAAAAAGCCACGGTTATTGAATTATATGCAAATTCAATAAATGGAGCAAATTCTATACAAATAACAGATGCTAATTTTACAGTATTGAGTGTTAATAACAATCCTTATTTTTTAGTAAATGATTTTGCACCATTATCATCACGAAAAACTTTATAAAAAAATATCTTAGTTATATATTTTTATATAACTAAGATATTTTTTTATTAAATAGAATCTCTATTAGTAAGACTAAGATCTTCTTTATGGAATTTCACCAGTTTTGAAGAATCTATCAGTGAAACCATAACATCAGCAACATTCACAGTAGTAGTAACTTCATCATCAACTGCAGTAACTCTAAAGTCCAAAGTACTATTTTCTGCAACATCTATAAAAAAAGAATGAAAACAAGAAATTGTTCCAGTACCAATTCCATTACTTCCTTGTGTTGCTAAAAATCTTTGTGCGTTACCATTAATATATGGGCAAATATCTATTCTACCCCATGATTCTGCACTTTTTACACCATATCGTAGTTCAACAAAATATAGCCCATCCATTGTTAATTTGATTTGATTATTACTATTTTTTATTGCATAAGTATAATTATTGTAACCCTCATTTAATGGATTGAATGTGGTAAATGCTGGAACATTTACTGTTGATGTATTTCTTACACAAGTAACTGAAGCATTACCATATCCATGAGCAATTCTTCTTCCATTATAATAAGATAATCCATACCCATAGTGTAATGATTCTATTTTATTAATATCATCGTCAGAAACTACGTTTAATTTTCCACTCCCATTAGCAGGAATAATAGTTGTTAAATGACTTGCGCGACGTAAACTACTATTTGTTTCTGCATAGCATTCGCTAAAAATCATATCAAAACCATATGGTGAATCGTCATCATCATATTCATAATTATATCCACTTTTTATACAATGCCATCCACCTGTACCCAAAAAATATGTAGAAGTATCAGTGCTCTCTGCATAATCAGGCAACTTTTCATTTAATGATGGTATTAACCCTGGTGTATTTTTTGTCGGATCCTGATTTATTTTATAAATATCCAATGGATTACCATCAACACCAACTTGTCCCACTAAAGCATAATCACTATCATTTCCATTGTTTGCTACTTTTTTATATACTTTATTAAATACAGATATGTTAACCTTCTTATTTTTTCATTCTTATAAATAAGTTTGATGCATAACATATAGATAAGAATAATACTTTTTCTAGGTACCTCCAAAGAAAATAAAAAAAGAAAAGGAAGATGAGTAAATAAATCTCATCTTCCTTTTCTTTTATTGTAGAATGTTATCAATTACCTTATCTACATTTTTATCTGCACATAAGAATTTGATAAGATAAACTGCTTTAATAGCAGTATTCGATTGCAACAACGTATTACACGATGGAATAGATGTTGCAATCAATGGATGAGCATCAACGAAAGCATTAAAGATAGGAGTCACTTTTATGTACTCCTTGCTTTCGATTTCTTTTTTGATTCCATGTCCCAGCATGACCATAGATTTATCAAAATTGCAATCTAAGGTACAATCTTGAAGATTTTTATGCTGGAACAAATTTTCATATTTCATACTTTCTATTGTAAAACAGAAAGCAGTACGTAGAAGATGAAATACAATATAATCATCATACTTCTCTCTCTTATTGAAAATATCTGTTTTACAAATCTCCCTCATATGAGGAATACACTTCTCCAGATTTGTAATGTATAAATCCTCAAAAGATTTTTTGTCCTTTCTTAATGGATAACAAAAATCCATAGAGGTTAACTTAATTAACCATTTATAGATATTTTTATATCCAGATGGAGAGAATAGGTCTCTTTCCAGTTTTTCGACATTAGTATAGACCTCTCTACAAACTATTTTTTCGATTAGTTTGTATTTCTTATCCCCTTTCTCTTTCGGAGTTTCTGGTTTCTTATCATACCTCTCCATATACATGGTATCTATAATAATCTCTAAATCATCATAAATACTCATTAAAAAGAAAGTCAGAAATCTTTTTCTAAATATTTCTGTATGAATATCGAAATACTTAGTTTCAGTATCTAAAAATAATGACGATTCTTTAAATACATCATCATCTTTAGATACGTTATTGATGTCATAAATGACGTCTTCTATGAATTTAGATACGGAATCTAAATCATAGACTTTGTTCTTTTCTTTCTTCTTATCCCCTTTCTTTTCATCTGGGTCAATAATCCTTCTCTTTGCTGTTTTTGTTTCATTTTTGTTAATATCATTAACAGCTGCTTTTAGAATAGGATCATCTCCTACAACGTCATTAACCTTCTTACTTCCGAAATTCTTTTTAAATACTTTCTCCATAGTATTACCTCCTTATTAATATATTCTATGGTTTTTAGTTCTTTCCATTAAAATAATATATAACTAAACAAAGGTGAATTTTCTATATTCTTTATTATACATTATTTTTGTAGAATTATAAGGAGGTAAATGAATATGAAGAAAAAGAAATTCAAAATCAGATGCTTGCAGGATAAAATTCGACTCTTAGAGGAAGAATATGATACAAAAGTAAAAGCATTAATATCTATACATATCATTGCTAATATACCTTATATTGATTCACAACTTATTATAGAAGATTTGTACAATAGAGAATATAAAGATAAAATAGATTCTTTAAAAATGAAAATTAAAGAATTACAATAAAAAAGAATACCATAGGAATAATTGTTATTCCTATGGTATATTTATAGTTAGTTAAATGAATTAAAAAAGTCATCAACTCTTTTTTTTGTTTTTGGACTGATATTTGCATAGATAGTATTGTATTCATCTTTAATAATTGCGTGATTATGGTCTTCGCTTATACCTATTAATGATTCCATTGGTAAATCGAATGATTCCATAATCATCTGTGTACTGATGTCAGTTTTACCAACATCTTCTAAGAGTTCCTTTAAAGGAATCAATACTGTATCCATTCCTTTTCGGATAATATCCCCCGCAGATTCTACAACGGCTTTAATATTTTTCACATGAGGTGTAACTTTTGATATTGCATGAGCTCTTTCATGGGAAGGATACCATACCGAATCATAAGTAATTAATCTTCGTACAATTACTGTTGGTTTATTGTTAATTAACTTCAAACTTGCGATTGCTCTAGCACTAAAGGAAGGCAACCAACCGGATAATATTTCTTTTGCAAATCCTATACCAAGATCTGTTTGAGCAGATTGAATTGTTGCTTGTAATAAATCTCCTGCTTTTCTTGGTTTCATGATTTTAAAAGTACGGTATTTTGGTGGAACATTTTGGATACGTTCTGGTGATAATTTTTGTCCTTGGAATTCTGGTGTAGGGTGATCAAATTCACCAAACCAACATCCATCACGTAATAAACATTGAATCTTTTCTTGTTGAATACAAGACCATACATTGTCAATATCGTAACATCGTTTATTACGATTAATATCACCAAAGGATTGTAAATTTGTATCGAATGTAATATAAAAAATACCGTTTTTATTATACGTGTCTACATTAGTTATCAGTTTTCTATCATCAGCAATACTTTGCTCAGAGATATAGACAAAACCCATATCATCTGTTATTTCTTTCGGCATAAAACTCATCCTTTCATTGTATATTCTTATATCAATGTTTTTTCTTACTCTTCATGCCGAACGATACGTATACAAATATCTTTATTATCTTGATAATATGTAATATTATCATCCATGGCTCGTTTCTCCAAATCTTCAAGAATATCTCCCAAAGATTTTTTGGTTACTTTAATATTGATGAGAAGTACATCTTCTTCACTTTCATTGTATTGAAGGTCTTTAATCTTCTCATCATATTTTTCTAGTAACCAATATAAAGAAATAAATTTTCTAAATTTATTTACAAAAATATCCTCTAAAATTTTATAGTTATTTTTGCAAAGTAATTTCACATAATCCACTTGTGATTTCTTCATCTTTTCTATGTTCCTTTCTCATTAATAAAGAAAGAAATTATGTTATTTTATTACTTTTCCAATATCCGATTCCTAATTTGTTGTTGTTGTTGATCTTTCATTTTCTCTTCTTCCGATTTTCTTTCTTCTATCAACCGGTCAATTCTTGCCGTACGTAATTCCAGTAGCCTACGAAAAGGGAGAGTCAATATATCCGTTAATGATAACTCTCCCTTAAATAAAGCTAAAGTAGTATCTAAGAAAGCTGCATGTTCTTTACATTGATTTGCGTACTCATCGACTGTTGATATGTCCGAAAAACCAGATCGTCCATGGATACCTCCACAGATTCTGTTTTTGTTCCACAATGAGGACAAGTTACATTATCAAATGCAAATGTTACCTGATATTCTGCTGCAATTGCTGCTGCTATTGAAGAGATAATCTTGATTTCATCTGGATGAATTTCATATAAGACGTCAAGAATATCTTTATATGTTTTATATGTAACATAAGAACCATCTTTCTTTGGCACACTAACCGAACGAACGGATGTTAATAAAATAACATTATTAAGATATGTTTCACTTTCTCCAAATTGCTCACGGAATGTATTTTCATCCAGAACTGGAATGAAGTTATATAAGAATTCATAAGCGGAAATAATTCCAAGCTCAATAACAAACTTACTATCTGGAAGCTTGATAAATTTAGAATTATTTACTGGAGCAGCTTTCTGGATTTCTTTGTAATCACAAGCTGGTGCTGTTGCAATACGTTTCATATTATCTAAGAATTTCTTTGTACATTTCTCAAGTCGTAACACACTTCTTGTATTAAATTTCCAATCAAAATTCTTTTTACATTCTTCATTTCCACACTGTAAACGAATCTGCTGAATTTCTGGCTGCGTTGCTACATACATGCCATATAATCCCATTGGAATATCATTATAAGCAGTTTTCTTTAAGAAATCTTCAAAATCTGCAAAAGGACCTGTGGATACATTTGTCATCTTATTATACATTACACTCATACGTTTGTAATACTGGTCAAATGTTACACTATCCATCATTAACGAAACATCTCCAAGTTCTCCATATGTCATGCCTTTCATCTGGGCACGATAACCAGAACATGGTAAACAAACAGTTGTCTTACTATTTGTTAATTCGAATTCCTGTAAGTCTTCTTTAAAAGAACGTGTTGGTGTGGAAGCTGTCATAATAGATTCAATATCTAAAAATTCAACTTCTGTTAAGCGAATTTCTTGTGATTCATAAATCTTAGATTTTTCATTTTCACTAAAATCATAATTGATACCAAGTCCGGTTTTATCAATTAAAATTTCTACTACTTTTTTTGTTTCATCGTCAATTGGCTGATTTTCATCGTCTTCATCAGATGAATCTACAACTTCTTCACTAATGTTCGCTTTTAATTGACTATCCCTTGGGGTATAATCTGTCATCCCTTCTTCAAATACAGGATCGTCTTTTGTACGAAGTCTTACATATTTAGGTTCAACTAAATTATTGTTAGAATCACGGATATCGAAATAATAGTTTCCATTCTCATCCTTGGTTAAAGATTCAATTTCTTCAAGCATTTCCATATGTTCAAGAGTATCCATTTGAGGAAATTTGGTTACAACGATATGTTTTCTCTTTTCATAAGTAGAATCGATGTCTTCCATATATTTTTTTACATCACTCATACGTCGTTCATTGTAAATTGGATTTTTCATTTCAGTTCTTTCTTTTCCTTTTTCCAATTCTTCATTACTTACGACCATACCAGAATGATTTTCCTTATCTTTCTGCATTTGCTCCAATGGTGACAATGTTCTTTGAACAGTTGGAGCTGCTGCTTCTTCTTTTTCTTTTGCTTGTTTAATTACAGAAGCAAGATCAATACTGTCATCTCTTTTAATTGTAGGTGACTGATTGTTTTCATCGAATGGTGATGATGATCTTGTTTCCTCGTTTCTTTCGTCATAAAAGCTCATTGCTTTTTCATCATTATTCATTTATTTTTCCTCCACATTTCTATATTTTTGATTTTCTTTTGCTGCATCGAGAATTAAATCACGTAACGATTTCGTTTCATCTTTTCGGAGTTTAACTCCCTGATTGCTATCAGAATCGTTTTTTCCTATTTTTAATTCGGGGCAATTTCTTTTATACACTTTTTCTCTCCTTTTAAATGGTTTGCACTTCGTCATTTGCTACAAATGTATATACCATTTCCCCTTTTTCATTTACTGTAACCCCTAATGACAAAACTGTTTCAACAGCGTCAATTAATATTGGTAATTCAAAAATTAACATTAAATGATCTTTGTAGTTTGCTGTATACACATTCATACTACCATCTTTTATATTTGGTAAAAATTCTCTACATTGACTAGCAAGTTGTGCTTTAATTTCTACCGGATTTACCTCATCTTCTAACATATAAAGATAACCTTCAATATCCATACCTAAATATGGTATTGAAGGGTAAAAACCGGGTTTTCCAAATAATATCATTAGAATATTATTAATCAATGTTTCGGATTCAGACAATACTTTTGTCTGATTAAAATGATTTACTCCATATACTGGATCTACGGAAGCTATGGTATTCACCCCCATTTCTCTATTTTAACTCAATGTATTTTTATTGATTTCTTATTCAAGCGTTATAAAAATGTAGAAAAAACAGTACCATAAGAACCTAGAAGAAAATGTGAGGTGAATAAAATGGCGAAAAGAAAACGAAGAATCAATTGTCAATATTGTGATTCTTATTTTTATAATCCTGATGATTTTGTTGCTCATTTGGAAAAAGAGCACTCAGCATCTATTCCAGAAAATATGACACCTTGGCAATTTTCTTATTATTTACGGACAGGAAAAACCGAAGGAACATGTATTATGTGTAAGAAGCCAACAAAATGGAATGAAACAACACATAAATACCATAGATTTTGTGATAATCCACAATGTAAAGAAAAATACGTAGAAGTATTCCGTAAAAGAATGATAGGAAAATATGGTAAGGTGAATTTATTAAATGATCCAGAACAACAAAAATTAATGCTTAGTCATAGAAAAATAAGTGGTAAATATTTATGGTCAGACCATGTGCATGAAAGTAATTATACGGGCACTTATGAAAAAAGTTTTTTAGAATTTATTGATCATATTATGCGTTTTGATCCTGAAGATGTATTTGCTCCTTCTCCACATACATACTACTATATGTATAATAATAAGAAGCATTTCTATATTCCGGATTTTTATATCGGAAGTTTAAATTTAGAAATAGAAATAAAAGATGGTGGGGATAATCCTAATAATCACCATAAAATTCAAGAAATAGATAAAGTAAAAGAACGATTAAAGGATGAAGTCATGTCTTCTAATCGTTCTACATTTAACTATTTAAAAGTCATAAATAAAAATAATTCTATCATGTTTCGTTATTTGGAAAAAGCAAAAAATAATATGATAGATGGGGTGAAGGATAAAATTGTAATGTTAAAATAAGGAGTTTGAAAAATGAGATACTATGTATATACTGAAGAAGATAAACGTAGTTTAATAGAAAATATAGGAAACTATAGTTTACCATTAAAAACATTCATTCGTTCAAATCTTCATGAATGGTATGAAGATGCATCTATATATAACGATGAAGCAATCTTATTAAAAAATAGAATTTGTGAGATTAAAGATAAAAATATACAAAAAATATTATTAATGATTTTAAATAAACCAGCAGATAATAAGGATTATATTCGTGATATCTTACTTACAATTAATTCCATTGTCAGTTGGGATAGTAGAGAATGTGAACTTAATACGAAAGATATTGAATTTATATTATTTGAAATCTTACCGTATAAAATTAATGCATATGACCTATCGTCAAAAGTGCAAATGAAAAATAATCATATTGCATTTTGGAATTTCAAGTCGAATTCCGAATGGCTAAGAATGATTCATGAATGTTATATTACTTCTTTAAACAATGAGAAAAGAGTTGAGAATTATTGTATTTTACTTAGTTTATTTTACAATGCATTTGATTTATCCTTATCAGATGCGAAACCATTCTTTTATCTCATACAACAGAAAGATCCATTTGCAAGAAATATATTTGATAAATATGTAAAAATGGTAAAAGATCCAAGTGTAGATTTAATTGACTTTATTGATAAACTTGGTGAAATTGACAATACTTCTATACCAGATATGCATTGGAATAGTGAGAATTATTCTAAGAGTATTATCGCAAAAAATTATAGAAATAATACTTCTATGTTTGGTTCTAACTTGTTTAATAGTGAATATGGAGAAAAATATTTCTTATGTGAAATAAAAAAAATAACACCTGAATTTATTTCTTTTTATACAAAAGATATGAAATCAGAAGATATCACTTTTTCAATTAGTGAAAGCGATATTTCTTTTATTCAATATGAATATCAACCAGACCTCACTGTTATCAATACAAATCTATTTGATAATAATAAACGAGTTGTTCGTATGAATAATGGAAATATGATATTCGTGTTATTTAAAAATAGACGAATTCCAAATAATATTTATGGAATTAGTATCAATACAGTGGATGAACCAAAAACAAGAATGATTATGACATTTAAGAAAAACCCAGAAGTACAATATAAATTAGAATCAGGGGATGTTTTATTATGATAAATGATGCTAAAAGAAAAAAGATGGAAGATTTAATTTACAAATTCTTTGACGCGTTTGATAAGACGGGTACTAATACCAAACATTACAAAGAACTCTTTGAACCAATGAGCAATCAGCAATTTGATAATTATTTCAAAGCATTTTTTGCAGATGAAAACGCGTTTCTTATTCTTAATATTTGTGACTATGAATACAGTATTAAGCTAGAAGATATTGAGAGAGCTGCAAAAGTATTAGGCATACCATTATTTGAAAATGTTTATATGCCACATCTTACTATGGATAAAGAAAAAATTATTGTAACAAAGGAACCGGTACCAGTCGGATACATTAATATCAAGCGTACACAGCAAACGGTTAGTAAAAAGAATGGATTATCAACAAATATTGATAGACGTTCTGCGTTAACATCACAGGTAACAGGTGGAGATAAAAACGGACGTGAGTCTGACCTTGAGAACTCGATGCTTGTTAGTATGGGTCTGGAAAATACATTAAAAGAATTAAATGGTCCTCGATCCGATGATATGCAGATGAAACAAGAAATGTTACAAGATATTGCTTTAAACGGATATGTATCGTTAAATGATATGGATAGTGATGTTAATAATAAAACTACATTGAATACTGTAAATGTATTTTTATTAGGTATGGGACTTGATTCTGATTTAGTAACATCTGGTATGATGTTACCATCTACATTGAAAAAAGAATTATAAAGAGAGAGAAGGATTTACCTTCTCTCTCTTTATTCATAGTAGAAAAGACGAAAGGCTTTTGTTGGTAGGTGGTCTTTTCTACAAATGATTTTGTACCATGGAGATACAAATGAGTAAACAATGGTGATATAATCACCTTAGTATATTGTTATCTTTACTAATATTCTATTCTTAATATTAAGTTAATATTAAGAATAGAATATTAGCAAGGAGATGAAAAGATGAGTACATTTAATAAGATATATAAAAAAGTAGCCAATAATGGAAATTCAGATGATTATCAAGTTGTGGGACAAGTTGGAGTAAATGGTGTTCCACTCGATATTATGAAAGGGGCAAATAGTTCATCCGCAGGAGAAATAGGATTAGTACCTAAACCATCTGCTGGTGCAAGTAACCGGTATTTACGTTCGGATGGTACTTGGGCTGTTCCACCAGATACAAATAATACTTATGATGTATTTGCAGGTAGTAATAACGGATTGGTACCAGCTACAGATAAAGGTACATATTTCCTTACCGGTAATGGTTCGTGGGGATATCCTTGGATTGGAAGTTGGAGTGAAAGTGGTAAGATGATAATATGTTTAGGTTCGGGAGATGATCAATTAAGTAAAAATGAACTTCCAGAAGCAACAAGCTCAGCAAATGGATTGATGAGTGCTAATGATAAAGAAAAAATGGATGCAATTCATTGTTATGAAGCGTGGGCTAGTAGTACATTAAAATCATGGACATCACAGACAGATCAATCATTATCAAACTTTTGGCCTTTCGTAGATGGATTTGGAAATAGTATTGATAGTAATAAGATTGTAGATAAGGTAAATTCATCAACAGTTAAAATTTTAAAAACCGGTTTCTATACTTTCAATATTCGTATTATATATAATACATATGGATCTAAACGTATATACTTAGGATACAAAATTAATAATGGTGATTTACAATGTAACGTGCGAATATGTACTAAATCCAACTGGGAAGAAGTTTTTATTTATAATTTTACCGACTTCTTATCCGTTAATGATCAAGTGAGCTTTTGGTTAGGTGCGTATGATACAGGTTCATCTATGTATTTAATACCAATTGAATCACATATTTATTTTTATCCTTGGGTAAAATAAAATTACAGCGGTATGTATCCACCTGTAAATATACTATATGCAGTATTGGAATAAAATATTTAATCAATAACAATATGGTAAATCGAATTATTCGATTTAAAAATAAGAGAAAAGTACCATTATCAAAAAAATATAGAGTAGGAATTGTCCTACTCTATATTTTTTACTGTCCATTGTTTTGTTGAGGCTGACCCTCTTGATTGGCAGGTTGAGCATTACCTTGAGCCTGCTCCTGACTATCTCTTGGGTCCATATCGTTTTCTGTCTGTGCCTCAATTCCATGTAATAAATCAATATAATCTTTGTATCTATCTGCTGCCGCGTGCATTACACCATTTGTAAATGTTCGACACATATTATAAATGGTTTTGATTGGACGTGTAGCATTAATGATACTATTCGGATTTGCTTCCGTATTTTGTTGTTGCTGATTATTTTGATTATTATTATTATTATTCTGGTTTTGTTGTGTATTATTATTGTTATTTTGAGGTTGGTTATTATTTGCTGGAGGAGTATTATTATTTCCTGCATTGTTATTTGCTGGTTGTGTACCACCTCCGGCATTTGCATTATTACCTGCGTTATTACCACCATTGTTATTATCTTCTACAAATAACTGTCCAATCATATAATCAATATTACTTTCTGTTTTATATTGATTATTTACTTCTTTTAAGTTATTATAGATAGATTTATCAATTTCCATCAGTTTATTCCAAATTCCATTGTTAAACTGGGAGCAATATGTAATCGCATCATTTACCGCAGTTTTTAAATCATTATTTTTTAATGTCAATGGATTACTTGGATAAGTTCCATGTTTATAGAATTCACGGATTTGTGTACTTGGACTATTATCTGCAGCATTATTATTGTTACCATTATTGTTATTATTCGTATTTTGTGGTTGGTTATTTCCACCACCACCTAAGATACCACTAACAGATTGTGGGAATACAAAGTTCACAATTGTAGCATCATCTTTTAACTCTAAAAGTTTTTGAGTAGTTAAAGAACCAGGTGCTACTTTTTTATTTACACTTTCACTATCTGTAATCATATCTCCATATGGTTTGATTTTCGCATATTCAATGATAGGATTTTTACTACTTACGTTAGAGTAATTACGATTTATCAAGTTACCTTTATGATTTTCAATATATCGTTCTCCTGAATATACTTGCATCTTGATAACCATTTTTTGCATTTGGTCCTCTAAGTCTTTAATCATACCATCAATTTTTTCCATAATGGCTGCCGCAGTACTTCGACCAGCTCCAGATTCATCCCCATCTTCTTTGTATAAAATGATTCCTGTCTGTAATCTGGTTTTTTCTTTTACATATGCATCAGTAACCGCCTCAAAAAGAGTATCTGTAATGAATTCTTCATATGCGATATCTTCTGCATATTCTCTATACATCTGTTCATCTGTATATTCTAACTGCAGATTATCTGCATCAAGATTTTTACTATTCATCTTATTCATCTTCTCTAAAATGACAGCTAAAGTTTTTAATCGAATCATGAATTTACCACCGACTTTAATGGCTAAATTATGAAACTCCTCTTCCAAATTATCCAGAAAATCTTTTACCTCACGGATGGTAGCTGTATTACGATATTCTGTATTAATATTTCTATCAAATCGTTCGGATAAAATATTAATCTTGGCATCACATTCACTGAACTGCTCTGCAATTTTTTCCATATTCTCTGGCATATCACGAACTTCTTTTAAAAGTTTATAATACATATCCATAGATGGTGAACATGCATCACTAATCCCAACAGAAGATTCATATTCACTCACATCATCTAAAAGATTTAATGTACCAGAAAACTTATCTTCTAATCGAAGACTGAAACCAGATTTATCTAAAATATCATCAAACACAACAAGATAATCATCAGAGTTTGCTGCCACTGTATCAAGACCTTGAGAAATAATACTAATCATATCCAAAGTATCTTCATACGGTTTATTATTATATGTCGCTTGATCTACACGAAATTCTACAGTAGTAAAAATATTTTCTTCTTCTAAATCTGGTGTACCATGAAACGGACTAGAAGAAAGAAGATTGATATTATATTGGTAAGTATCGGCAGATAATTCTCGGAAAGCATCTATATCACCATGCAATAAACTATCACCAATTGCTTTACTATCATTAGAAACCAATCCTCGATCAAACGCAGATTCTTGTGCTGGAGATACTGACCCAGCTAAATCGTCACATAATTTATTGATAGAAATTACAGATTCTGTAAAATTACCAACCTTTCTAATTAATGCAAATGCTAAATATGAACATGCTTCAATACCACAACGAACGGTATTATACATTACTTTATTTAATTTTGTACGACCAGACATATTGTCAGGTTCTAAACCATTTTGAATATTACGAATAGCACCCACATAATCTGTTAAAAGAGTTTTTGCATTACGTAACGCAGATACTGTTCTTGAAACATCAGAATCAATCTCTTTTCGTAATACTTTGTAATTATCCAAAAATGGATATACCTGCATTTCTAAGATACCTTCATTCACAGGTACAGTACCATCAGTATCTCTATAAATCAAATCTTTTAAATTAGCAGTACATGATAAAGTATTTGACCGTACCATCTGTTTTTTTACTTTAAATAAAATATCTGCAGAAACATATTTATCCATTTCTGTATCAACGTCAGAAAGCGAATTTAAATTCTTAACTGCTCTTTGAAATGTAAGACCAATATTTTCTACAAATTGAGATAAGTATTCTGGACGTATTACAATACGTTCTGACTGAACTGGTTTCATAACAAGTTCTAATTGTTCAAATTGAACAGAAGAGAATTCTTTTTCTAATACCGTTGGATCTTCTTCATATTGTAATTTAATCGAACGAAAATCAGAATAACTTCGATTAATAAAGGAGACATAGGTATCAATCTTTATTTCACTCACATTATCATTGAGTTGCATTAATGAAGCTTTTGCATTGTTTACAAAATTATTCATATCATATTCTCGAAATACCTGTAAATCAGAGAAAATAAAATCTTTTTCAATATTAAAATTTCTTTGCATATTATCTCCTCCTGTTTTAGTGCCTGTCACCATCGTAATATTTCATACCATCTTTTAATCTTTGTTTAGCATTATCAATATCGTCTTTATAATTTTTGTTAACATCTCCAAAAATAGCTTTAGCTGAACCAGTAGATGCCATTTTATCAATAGCACTTGCAAACATATTAGACATTTTTGAAACAATACTAACATGATCATTTAATACTTTTGATTGATGACCGGATTTAATGCGGTATGCGTTTAATATATAAGTCATTTTTCCCATATTAGTATATTGATCATCATTACAAACTTTCTTCATTATATCATCAATATTTTTTTTATCGATATCATTTTGTTTTCTCATTTTAGCGGAAGCTTCTGCAGAATCTTTTTGAGCCTTTTTGATAAGTTTAACGGTGGTATATAATCCAATTACCGTTGTAGCCGCACCTGCAACTTTCGCAGCCGATTGTAAAGATGACTTATCATTATCTACTTTTTTCTTAAATTTATTAAATTTTCCCTTCATACTCTTTTCATCTACTTTTGGATCTTTTGCAGCTTCCAATAATTCATCGAATGCTTTATCCATTTGTGCAAAAGATTTGAAATCATTAAAATCAAGACCACCTTCATCACATAAAAATTGAATTTTTTCTTTCGATAATTCAGGATGTTCTTTAATTAATTTATTCATTTTTTTTTCACTAGATTTAAAAGAAAATACAAGGTCTTTAACTTTATTCATACAGCTATCACAAAAGTCATGAATCTTTTTTATAATAGATTTTACAGCTTGTCCAATCTTGGCAAGAATATTCGTTTTTTCTTTTCCTATATTTTCTTGTTTTTCTACTGTCAACACACCGGTGATTTCAGATTCTAAATATAAAGGAGAAACATTGGTGCAATACTCGTTGTAGTAATAATCGATTTCATTGCCAAAATCAATCAAAGCACTTTCTAATAAATAATATGCAGATGGATTATAAGTATTGCAATTTCCTTGTAATATATAATTAATATCGATCATCGATTTAACTCCTTTCTTTAACTATAATTTTAAAGAATTGTTTTTTACGTATATTATAAGGATAAGAGAATAGTTTTTATTCTCTTATCCTTATAATTATTTTTTATTCTTTTTATTACCACCAGTACCAGTAATAAAGTTAAAAGCAGATTTGCCAATATTCTCATCACCTCGATTGACAACACTACCAGAAACTTTCTGTGTTACTTTATCGACAGCTTTATGTATAGGATTCTTAATCTTTTCATCCACTGCTGTTTTTACTCCAGACTGAACTGCTTGTTTTGCAATTGGTTTAAATGTATCATTACTGACAATTTTCTTAATAAGACCAAGATTTCCAAATAATTTTCCTTTGGAAATATCATGTAACTGTTTAAATGTATCAGTAACACATTCTTTCAAATTATCATACTTCTTTTTTTGTAAGCTCACTAAAGCTCTATGAAAACCAATTAATCTTGTATCCTTGTCGATTTCTTTCTTAAACTTTTTGGCTTCTTTTTTACCAAGATTTTTTTCTAATTGAACCATAATATCTTCATGATCATTAAGTGCTTTTTGAATTAACTTTGCAGTTCCAATATTACTTCTGGCAGCCTTAATAGCAACTTCTGTTGTCATGATTGCTGTACCAGCACCAATACCGTTTTTAACCAAATCCAGAATATTATTAAACATCTGCTCCGATGGAGGTCTATTTTCAGCAGCAGCTCTTTCTAATTCTGCTTTACCCTGTTGATACATATCATCCTCTTTTTGGATAATTTGCCGAAAGTCTTTTACTGTTATTTTTTTATTTGCAAATTCTGGATTACTTTGTATCATTTGCTGATACTGTTCATATAATTTTCGTTCATCACTTCCCATAAATAACTCACTAAAAAAGTTAGTAATAGAGGAGATGATATTTTTAATTAATGTTATTACCCCTTTTATCAATTTAATAATCAAATTATCAGATTGTGTTTGGATATTAGCATTTTTTTGCATAGCATTACTAACATCTGGTTGATCTGCTTCATAAATTAATTGATAAGGAGTTAATTCAATATATGATTCTGATAACATCTTTAACTGATAGAGAGTGGAATGGTAATCATTTAACACAAACTCTTCCATATATTTTTTCTCCTTTCGTTAAAATATCTAGGGTGGGTGAATATATTTACACCCACCCTAGATATAGGATTTATTTTTTAGTAATACTCATCGAAAATATCGTCGAAATCATCATATGATTCTTCATATGAGTATTCATCGTCATCAAATCTTGAAAGAACAGCATCTTCAACAGATTCTGTCAGGTCTTCAAGTTGCTCCTCATATTGAATCTGTGAGCAGTAATCATTTACAACAGATTCAATTACCGCAGATTCTTTTGCTACGGCTTCTTTGGAACCACCTCCGATACGAAGTTTACTTCCAAGTTTGGAAATTTTAGCCTTAATCTTATTGATTACTCCAATGATGGAATTAATTCTTGACACACATGCTACGCAACGACGTACAGCAGAGCTAGATTTAACAGACTGTTTAGCTGAAGCCTGCTGACCTTTTAATCTTTCGATTTCTTTGTAATCTACATGCTTCTTAAGATTACGGCATTCTTTACGATAATCTTTTTCTGCCTGTTTTAAATCTTTGTAAGCTTTCTTATTTAAAAGCTCCTGCTCTTTAACCCACTGTCTTGGATCTTTTCCATTCCAAGTAGCATCATATGCAGCTCTATCCGAAACAGATTTAATTTTGGAATAAATCTTCTTAATCAGAATACCAACAGCAACGGAAACAGCAAGGGCAGCTGCCACAGTAGCAATTACTTTCTTCATATCTGTAGCATCGGATGCTTTAATTTTTCCAGCTTTACCTTTACCGCCTTTTTTCTTTTTCTTACCGTCATTACCACCAAATGGTAAAGAAAGTTTTTCTTCAAAAAGGTCAGCATCAGCACTATCTAAAAATTCTTCGTAAAATGCATCGTGTTCATCATAATCGTCATCCATAATGGATTCGAAAATTGCATCTAAATCATACATATTCAGTATAACCTCCTATTTATAATATATATTAAAATAAAGTTTGATAAAATATTCTTAAAATCTCTATAAAACTGACTTTGGAATAGGAACACGCATCTTATTAGCAGCCTTGGCTACCTCAGATTTGTATTGATCTACCTCAGCAGCAATGGAAAAAATCTTTTTCATTGAAAGAATTTCTTCCTTTGTTGTATCATAATATTCAACTGATTTTATATCATTATCATATTTTGATCTTGCTTTTTTATTTTTCTGATTCTTTCCACCCTTAATTTTTTTCAGTTTACCCATTTCTGCAATTACATCAGCTTTATGGTTTTCAAGGTTTTTAATCATGCGGTCGCATGAACCAATTGGGTCATTTGGATTCCAATTATCAAGATATCCATGACGATTTTTCGCATAACTGGAATTTTGGAAACCACGGTTTGCAGCTTTCTTATATTCTGCTTTCTTCGTATTAAAACCTGTTATGTTTTCATCTCGTCTCTGAAGGAAACTATCCATACGTCGGTTAAGAGCATCTGCATTATGCCACTTACTACCGCCATATTCTGCGGATTTTGTTTTAATTTTTAATGTACGCTTTGCTTTCTTTTCCGGTTCTGGGTCTCTTCTTGGTGGTTGGGATTTGATTTGTTGAGATTGTGTGGTGGATGGTTTAATATCTTTTTTCTTAGCTGCACTTTTTACTTTCTTAAGTACTAAAAGTAAAGTACCAATGACAGCAATAGTTGCAACAGCAGTTTTAATAACTTCTTTCTTTGTCCATTTTTTTTTTTGGAACGTTTGGAGTTTTTTTCTTTGTACCAGACGTTTTTTGTCTGGATCTTTCTTCATAGATGTCCTCATATTCATCATATTCTTCCATATATTCTTCATAATCATTCCATTCATCATCAGTATCCATGAAAGATTCACTAATGTCAAATGCATCATAATCATCTATATATGAATCGATATTATTATATAAGTCATCTTCATAAAAAATATCACTCATAATATTTGTCTCCTTTATTAAACTTATATATTCACCTTAATGATAAATATTTTATATTCCGAAAAAATCATCATCTGATAACAATCCTTCATAAACACTTTCGTATAAAGTATCTAAATATGATTCAATATTCATGGTACTTTCTTGCACCTCTGAATCAGATTTTTTTTCGCTATCTTTCTTCTCTTCTGATTCTTCTTTTTTTTCCGGTAATTTCATGTCTGGTTTAGAAACAGCATTACTCTTACCTTTATCAGAACCCGATGCTACAGCAGAGACTGCTTTCTTTCCAGCATCTTTTACAGCTTCACCTACAGATTTTTTACCTTTTGTAGCTTTATCGATTGACGTAAATAATGATTGGACACCAGCATATTGAATCGATTTTTTCTCTTTCAAACACTGTCCGATTAATCCATTCACTTTCATCACAAGCTGCTGTTTTGGTATAGAGGCACCTTCTTTTAATTTAATAAGTTGCTTTTCAACATTCACAGGTTTTCTACATTTTTTGATTCTTCCTTCTAAAACACTCAAACCAAAAGGAATACTCATTTCCACTTTTTTCCCTTCAATTTCTTTCCGGCGTTTCTGACAAGAAAGATTGATTTTATTAGCTTCTTCTAATAAATCATTGATATTATTTTCTGTAACATCTTTTGTACCGAGTTTTCTTAATTCATCAATTGCCATTTCCAATGTACGAACCAATTCTTCTACATCTTCTGTTGTAATTTTTGGTTCAAACGCTTTTGGATTTGCTTTTACCCTATCGTTTAATTCTTTTAAATGTACTTGCACTTTTTTATTCAAAAAGCGTTCTGCCAAAGAATCTTCGATATGTTCAATGAATTTCTTTACGGTATTAACTATTTTTTGCATTGATAATTTTACTTTAGAACCAAGTTCTGACAATGCTTCAGTATATAGAAAATCTAGGTCCTCACTTGAACCTGATTCCGTGAGGACCTTTAATTCTGCTTCACTTTTATTTATAACGTATTCGCGGAAAATAGATTCCGCATATACATCGATTTTTTGAAGCATTGTTGATGTTTCTATATATGCATCATAAGTTGATTCTAATAAATTAGGATAATTCATAGAATCACTCCTTTTTCTATTCGCTCTTTTTACGTTTTAAACTGAGTGCTTTTTTCTTGGCTTCTTTACCATCTTCTTTTCCATCTTCGGCAGCTCCTAAAACAGTATAATATTTCTTAAGAGATTTTTTATACTCCTTCATTTTTTCAATGACTTTGTTTTTATAGAAATTGAAGTTATCTAATGAAATATCTTCACCTTTCTCTTTTGATCTCTTGATACTGTTAACAACACCAATGATTGTTTCATATAAATTGACTGCACCAAAAGTGGCAGTACCAACTAATGGAATTAAAGAAATAGCGATATTACGTCCGAGATCAGGAAGAAGATACATATACAGCCCACTAATAAATGATCCTGCATTTCCGTAATCAATTGCCATTACTTTATCAATGCCTTCACTAATTTTAGCATCACATTCTTTTAATGTTTTCTTAGCATCGTCATATTTACATGCTTTAACTTCATTTTTTAATTTTTTTGATAAAATCTTGAAATCTCTTTTATAAGCTTTAAAAAATGCTCTTGCATCTAAATTGGCACCTTCGATATATAAACTATCATCTACCAACTCTTCAAGATCACCACCAAGATGTTCATAAACACTAATTTCTACTTCATTAGAAATATTCTCAAAATATGATTCCATCATATATTCATTCATTTTTATAAGCCTCCTTAAATTTATTAATTAATTGTATCAATTATTACTCGATATTTTTACTACCTGCTTTGTGAATATCGCTTAAAATATGATCATATTTCTTTATTGATCTTTTCATGCGTTTCATTTTCTCAATTAAATTATTACGGTATATATTGAAGTTATCTAATGAGATACCTTCACCTTTTTTATTACTTCTTTTAATGCTATTAACAGTACCAATGATAAAATCATAAAGATTTAAAGCATTTACAATACCAATTCCACATAAAGGAATTAAAGAAATAGCAATATTACGTCCAAAATTAGGAAGAAAACCAGTAAATAAACTGAAAATAAAGGAACCTGCTGTACTATACTCTCCACAGTCTTCTACAATTTTAATACCTTCAGTAATTTTTTTGTCACATTCTTTTAATGTTTTACGAGCATTCTTATAATCTCTTTCTTTTACCTGCTTTTTCAAACGTCTTTGAAGCACTTTAAAATCTTTTTTGTATTGCTTATAATACTTCCTTGTATCAAGGTTGGCACCTTCAATATATACTTCATCGCTTAAAAAATCTGTGATATCACCACCAAGATGTTCATAAACACTGATTTCTACTTCATCAGAAATATTATCAAAATATGATTCAAACATATATTCATTCATTTTTATATACCTCCTTTCATATTAATAAAATGAGTTAATTATTCATGAAGAAATCATATACATCATCTAACGAATCCTCATATTCTGCTTGTTCTCGATATACATCGTCGCGAATATTTACACCAAAAACATTATCGGCGTTGTTTAACTCGTCTTTTGTTAATGAAAGATAATTACTTAAAATAGCACTTTCGGTAATACCTTGGTCTTGAGCTGCAATAATCCAAGATTTACCACCACTCTGTTTGAATAATTGCTCAGCACCTTGCTGACCGAAATCACGAATAAGGAAAGATTTAGCTTTATCTTCGGTTAAGTTTTTAGATTCTGGCTTGCTACCGTTTTTGTCATCTGTTTTAGCTGGTTCACCATTGCCATTGTTTCCATCATTTTTAGCATTTGCATCATCTGAAGCTCCTGAACCAATACCAATTTTAGCAAGACAATTTTTGATAAAGTTACCAAATTCTTGTAACTTTTCTTTTACACCATTGGCAAGCCATCCTGTTTTATCTTTTGCTTTATCCAAAAATGAAGTTATAACCTTTTCATTTTCTAACGCTTTTTCACTTTCGGCAGTTTGTTCACTACGTTTAATTTTTACTTTTTCCTTTACTTTTCCAAGTAATTTAAACGCCCCAACACCAGCACAAACGATACCAGCTAATGATGCAAACGCTTTTAAAATGTTCGCAGGCGTTGGTTCCGGAACAGTTAATTCTTTTTGAATTGGTCCAAAGTTAACGTTTATTGATTTAGTCGCTTCCCATGCTTCTTTATCGACTTCAACTTCTTCATCTGGGTTTTTATTTTTGTTTCCTTTGATAAGATTACTAAGTGCATTACCGATCGATTTAAAGATAGAAGCAATTGCATCTACAATAGAGCCAACAACTCCTTTCTTTTCTTCTTTCTGTTCTTGTTCGGCTTCTTCATAAAGATATTCTAAATCTTCATATGTGCCACTTTCAACAAGAACTTTTAATAACGCCTGCTGCTTATTCAAATCTGTACGCATATCAATCATTTGTTCCATGTAATCCAATTCTTTTAATCGAATATCTGATTGAATAGATTCAATTAAAACAGATTTTTCCAAATCTGTAAGATTGCAATCAAAACTTAAATCATTCATTATTATTTCCTCCTTGATTATTAACTTTCTTATATTTATTTACAAGATAACATAAATAATTATAATTAAAATTATCGTTTCTTCCACTATCAACCATTTTATCCAAATTTTGTCTAGTAAGATATCTTCTATTGATTCTAAAACTTCTACCATCGGAACGATTCTTACTTGGATCATCTCGAACCATTGGCTCACTGAATAAGTCTTTAATATCTTTTTTATCTAATTCTCCTCGTTTAATAGCATTAATAATACCCGTTTCATTAACCGCACCATTTTTAATAAACGGAAGAATTTTCTTATTCTTGGTAATAATAGAACGAACATTTGCTGCAGCCTTCCCTTGGTCAAATACGACTCCATTAAGTTTTGCTGCTTCTTGACGATCATGAATTTTTTTTTCATTATCGTCTTTTTTCCATTGTTTGAATTCCTGTTTGTCTTTTTCACTCATCTCAGATTTATCTTTTCCAAAATTAATACCAATTTTAGACAAAATAGATTTGATTCCATTTTTTAATTTTTCAAATGGAGTTTTGACAAAACTAAAAACTTTTGAATCAGTAAATTTATTACTAATATCTACAATCTTTTGACATATTTGACTAATTTTAGTTCCTTGTTTCTCTTGGTCTGCAGCACGGACTTTAATCTTTTTACCGACATATTTTCCACCAGCTACAATGCCAACTGCTGCCAAAGCACCAGCTAATATTTTTGGAACTGCGTCTTTCCAATGATTTTCATCACTAGGGTCTCCATCCAATTGTCCGGAAACTTTGTCCCATTCCATTCCCAGTTTATGACTAGCTTGCCATGCCTGTTCATCAACTTCTACCATTTCTTCTGGATTTTTTTCAAGTTTAAAAAATTTACGTATACCGTTAATTATTGCTTGGAATGCACCAGTAATAGCAGATACAATCGATTGAACAATTCCTTTTTTCTGTGCAGTAGCTTCTTGTTCAGCTTCTTCATAAAGATATTCCAAATCCTTATATGTACCGCCTTCAACAAGAACCTTTAATTCTGCTTTACGCAAATTAATGTCAAGATGACGATCAACCATTTCAATCATCAACATATAACGATCAACATCATAGTCTTCAGATAATGATTCTGCGGTCATCAATCGTTCATCTAATGACATATATTCATTATAAATGCGATCATCCATTTTTTTGTCCTTTCTTATTAAATATACTAAATAGTTTTTTTGCTAAACTCTTTTGTTCTTTGCCAAGTCCTCGGAGAATTGAATTCATTTTGTTTGCCACTTTAATAGCATCATCTAATTCTTTATCAGAAAGATTAGCATTTTGTATTTCTCTTCTCATTTTTCTTGTCATTTTATTTCCATTTCTAAAAACCTTTTGCATATATTTATTCATTGTCCAGCCAAGACCTGCAGAACATATTTTTTCTTTATTTTCATTTGCTATAGATGCACCAAATTCCAGATAGTTACTTATTTCATAAGCATCATATCCAGTTTTGTTGGCGATTTTTTGTATTAATCTCTGTCCTTCGACTAATTGTCTATTAACTTCTTCTGTATATTTTTCTTTATTTTCTTCCATTTTAATTTTGGCAGTAGATGATTTAAAGTATTCGTCTGCATTAACCATTCCTTTTCCGAACATATTTTGAAACATGTGTTCTATTGAATGAACAAATGCAGTCATAGCATCACAGATTTTTTGAAAAACTTTGATTTTAGATAAGCCAGCAACAATCTTATTTTGTTTCTTTTTAGGATTATCGTCACTTTCTTCATCATCATCGTATTCTTCATACCCATCATCATCTTCTGTTTCTTGGTCTTTTTTTCCGAATTTCTCATAATAAATAGAATCCATTTTGCAATAAGTTTCATACTCTAACATGGCACGTCCAATTGCAATATCATTCTGTTTTTCTATTACAAGAAAAGCTCTATCCAATGAAGATAGATTTGATTCTGCAAAAATCATTTCCATTAAACAAATCCTCTCCTTTCTTTTATTATTGAACTTTAATTATATGTTTTTAGACATGTTTTCTATGAACCGCTGGGGTTTATTGATATAATATCTTTATGTAAAAATAAATCAATTACTCATAAGTCCTTATACAAAGGCAGAAAGGAAAAACATATGTCAACAAAAGAAACAAATGTAACTGTAAACGAAAAAAATAATGAATATACTAAAGTTGTATTGTCTGCATTTTTATCAATTGATTCTGAAACGACGATGGAAGTATACTTAAAACCTCTATTTATTAAAAATAAAAAAGATTTAACTTTTATTTCCAAAAATGGAAATGTCTTTCGTTTCTTTACTAAGATTTATAGAAAACTTGATAAAACTTATGTTAAATGCGTAGTACGAATACAAAAAAGTGGAGAAAAATTTAATTTTTATGTAGAAGAAAATAAAAGTAATAAGCTTATAGAAAAATTGGAAGATATGATTAAATATGATAAACCAAATATGTATGAATATATTCAATTTTGTGATGCTAGATTTAACAAAACTGAGAACGTAAAAATCAAAGCTATTAATGGAATTGCAAGTAAGTGTTGCTTTAAACTAAATGATGGACGAAAAATGTGGTTTAGTATGATAATGGAAAGCGATTTAATAACATGTCATGTATTCGATAAAGATAATTATCAAATGCTATATACTACAAAAGCAGAAGCTAAAAGATTAGCAAAGATACGAAATGAATATTTACTCAGTGTAATTAAATAATTCGTATATGGGGGGGGGGTAATTATATACCATTTTCGTGTAAATCAATAAAAAA